AATCTCTCACCCTTTGTTTCTGTATAACTACAACTTAGCATACTCTTTTCCCAATGTCAAGCTATTATTTATGTCCCACAAAAAAAAATCCTCCACCCAGATAATATAACCCACACTCGTGTTCATTAAAATATAGGAATGAGTTTTATATGTAACCGTGTGTTTATGTGTTTTTGGATTATATTTCGGCTTACGAACTATTTCATCAATCACGTCATGAGCATATGGCTTTCGGCAAACCTTAATAGCAACTTGTTGCATATCAATCTCCTTTTCGTATCACACTATCACAAGAGAGCTGATATGTAAACCGATCTACGTTTCGTCTGCTGGTTTGACGTTTTCTCCCCGGCTTCTAGCTTCATTGAAGCTTCTCCAATACTGGGAAGTTTCTCCTGTCCAATCGCACATATCCGTCTTGTTATTATACTTCAGCTCAAACGAGCCAAAGGCCGGTTTGCGTGTCATTGGTTTGCTGCACCGAGGACAAATATCGGTTGGCTCTTCTTGATATTCAAGCCTAACATCCTCCTTAATCACTTTACAATCAAAACAGACCACATCACATAATACCTTCATTAATTAAACTCCTTTAATTCTGGTGCGTCTGTCGCATTTTTTGCAATTCAGACCACCTTTAGATTTGTTGATCACAAAGCCTGTCGCTTCTATGATATAATCAATGTGTTCCTCAGCCCCTAAATAGCTTTTACTTAAAAATTGTTCCGAACTTGCCCCGCACTCTTGGCATTTCACAATACGATATATGTATGCCTCATCGGGGTCACTGACTCTTTGTATATCCTGAACCAAACCAACCACCACCTTTCAGTATAGAAATTTTCTAACACTTTCTTGTACATGTTTTTTGTGTTCACACCAATCACTTTCTTTTATCACCAACAACTCTATTCCCTTCCACTCGCAATACTTTTTCTTATATTGATCACGCTCCATTGTTTTTTCCAACCCATGCCAATAGTTTCCATTAAACTCTATTGCTTTCTGTTTCTCAGGAAACCACAAGTCAAGCTCTAAATACTTACCTGTCTCTTGGTTAAAAATTATTGTCCTATCATTTTCTATAAAAGGAACATCCAATGTTATAATATGTTCTTTTAATTCTTTTTCGGGTTTTGATATTAGGTGGCTACATTTACCACACCTTCGCCCACTCTGCCAATTACCCCATGAAATATCATGTCTATGTCCTGCTGGACACCTAAAATCCATTTTTGTGTTATTGTTAGCACATTCATCTGAGAGCAATACGTACCCCTCATCTTCAAATGACTGTCTCACCATGTCTATTGTTATTTTAGCATTACCATAACACTCAGCGCACCTTTTGCCACATTTCCAATGATCCCAGTCAATGCTATGCTCGTGTCCTTCTGGACACACAACATTCAATTTAGTTTGAGAATTTATATATCTATCTGAGAGCAATACATAACCCTCACCATTAAATGACTGTTTTATGTCATCATAACAAACATCAATATTACCACAACATCTACCACATCTATGTCCACTTTTCCAGTGATTCCATTTTATACTGTGTTTGTGGCCGTTTGGACACATGAATTCCAGTTTGGTACGTGAATTTATATATTCTGTTGATATTAATATATAACCTTCTTTTTTGAATTCATTTTTTATGAGATTTATATCTATTTCGTGTCTCATGATCCAGATTTTGTATAACCCGAACTAAACCACCCAGATCCCTTCAATTCAAATGTTGTTACACTGGGGGTTTTTGTGGCTTTAGCGCCACAAATCCGACATATTACTTCTTGTACATCCCATTCGCTTATTTTCATTTTATAGGCCATCGGGGTCTTGTCTTCGCACACCGTACACACAAATTCATAAATTGGCACTAAAGTATCTCCTTCAAAAAACTATCAATCTGGCTAATCATTTTCTTTATATCAGACTCAAAACTATGATAAACTGTTCTGGATTGATTGTTGTTGAAATGATATATTCCATCTGGTTTATATTGTCCAACGTTTTCGCCCCATGATATTACAGGAACTCCCTGCAAATTCGCTATTGCTGTCCAGTGAGAACACGGTGTTATGACCGCTTTGGCGTTAGTTATAGCGGTGATTATCTTTTTGTACCCAATCTGTATATAATCAATGTCTTGTAATACTTCGTTTTCTTCAAGCAAATGACACTTCATGTCACCTATTACAGAAAATCTCACAGTATTTTTTAAATATTCATATATCTCGACCGCGTGTTCTTCGTTCATAGATAAATCTGGGATGAATATTATATTGCCTTTTCTTTTTGATATAGGAACTTTTACAGGTTCAAAGACCTTTTGGTATATACTCACTGGAGATATATATTTAACATACGGCAGTGATTGTTGTTCGATGTCTTTTTTTGCGCACCCAACTGACTCAACTATCATGTCCTTAAACTGCCGCACCATCATAATGTAATCCCGTTGATCAACGTCTTTGTGGGAATATCCATCTTGATGGATCTCTTGTCTGGTAATCTGTTTGTACACCGGCAGATACCGTTTGTTGCTTATATGGGGATAAAGAAACTTTCGATTAAAATGGGACGAATAGAACACCGATTTTATACCATAATTAAGTTCTATCCATCTCATATGTGGTCTAAAGGTCAACATTTCTTGTTCAAACGAGCCAATAAACGGACCTAATGCCAAAACTTTTTTACTCACATCACCCTCAGACAATTATCAAATTTCCTGACCATTTATTAAATGGTTCAGGGTGCTCTCTATAAAACTTACGCTCTGCTATAATAACCTCAGTATTATTGAGCACATCCGTTAGGGCAATAGAGAATACAAACGCTTTTTCCAGCAAATTCAGTTTGGTTGTGTCCAACAGAACCTTGTTATTACGTTTGAAAAAGGTAATCAGGCTGTCGCCCTCAATATTAGCAATATAATACTTTTTGTTGGTGTTCTTTAACATCGCATTATAGAATTTGATGTTGTTATCCACCACAAACCTGTTTGTTAACTTAAATGTTTTTAATACATAGTTTACTTTTTCTTCTGTTGGATCTAAAAAATCTAATTTTATGATATGTATCCTTGGTATAGCCAACATTGCGTCACTGGCCATGTTTGTTTCGGTTATGCGAACATAATCGCTCCCCGGTTGGGTTAACTTCATTAAAAATCCTCCATAACATAAATATACAATATGACAATTTCATATATATTTATGCTTCTGATTGATTTTTATGGAGGATATAAAATGAGAATGGCTATTTTTATCAATAAAATCTAATAAGTTGAAACCCCAACCCTCAGCAATCCTCACATCATTCAAGTCTTTATGCGTTTCATTTGGCATAAAGAAATATCTAACCCTTGGTGCATGTATGGATTCTCTCATAAACTTGGCATAACATTCAAAACCTGAGTCATCTATTAGAGGGTTATCTAATGCAATAATGATATCGGCTTTTCGGTGTGTATGAAAAATCTTGTCAAGAAATGTATCACTAGGACACGATCCCAGACAAGAGGTGCCGTTATTTCCCTCAATGGACATGCCACACAACAATCCCTCGGCTACCACAATGGGCTTCTGAGCGTCCATTTCATTGAGATTGAGTATTACCCTCTCTTTTACTATATCTGGGTTTAGGTACTTGTTTCCTGATGCCCCGGAGATATCCCTGCCCTGAAAATATATCATCTCTTTGTTCTCAAATACCGGGATTATATATCGATTGGAATACTTGCCCGCATAGGCAATTGCTATATTATATCTCAAAGGTATTTTTCTATCAACATGAAATTTCTTTAACATATCAACATATCTTTTCCCCTCAGAGGTTTCCGGCTTGTCTTTGAGGAAATATGCCTCATGATTTAGATCTATATCCAAACTAGTGCGCAAAGGATCTTCTTCTTCCATCCAATTTTTCTTTGGATCAAGTCTTGCCTTCCATTTTTGGGGGTCATATGACCTATCTTTGAGGTCGTCGTTTGCTTCTTTCCAATCAATGCCTTTCATGTAAGCAACAAGTGATTGAATGTTTCCGGACTCCCCACATCCCCCATTATAACACTTATAGATCCATTCATCATATTTTCCAAAATAGTCAATATGAAATCGTCTAATATTAGGGTTTCGTTTGGAATCGCCGCAGAACGGACAACGCGCTCGATATCCACTGGAACCTTTGCGCTTTACTTTGTTTAGGCGAGTAAAAAGGAACTCTTCAACCTTAAATCGTTCAACAGACATTATTTAGCCTTCGAGAATACTCTGCCAATATATCCCCATGGCACCTTTCTGGCTTACAGAAACATACCAATACTTTGCCATCAAGAGATTTAACTTTGTTAGCAAAAGTCTCATCCTCTTTAAGCCTGTCTTCCAAGTAAGCTCTATACAAATCGAGAGTAGATCCCCTTTTGTTCCCTTTCGAGAGTGCAATGGGGTTTCCAAACTCACCGCCAAGCCCATGACCAGCTCTGCCAATATAGACATATCTTGGGTCGTTCTTCCAGCCAACAGGCGCATATTTTATGTTTATAACTTCTATCATTTAGGGAGTATATCACATTTTTTGTGGAATGTTAACAAACTAAAAGCCATGAAGCATCTCATGGCTTTTTGGTAAATCATCTTGCGTCGTAGTGTATGCAATCAAATTCAATGGGGGTGTATAGTGTGGATTTGTCCACCCTTATTGGGGGAAAAATATCCCATTCACACTCTCTTATAGTTTTCAACACAATACAATATGAACAATTCTTGCAGAACGTTGTGCCATAATTATCAGTCATGCCTAACAAGTTAGTGACTTCGTGATTAGCGGAATCACTCAATTTCGTATCTTTCATCGTTTCGTATCTCATCCTGTATCTCTTTCGAAAGCAGATCGAAAAATTGGTTGATATCCTCGTCATCCATAACACCAAACCATTCTCTCATAAACATCACTGTTTCTGTCGGAGTTTCTGTCAATCCCGATTCAAGGAGATTGTAATACACTTTTTCCATTCCGCGCCGTAATGCTTGTGACACGGCTTGCCGGGTAATCCCCAGTGTTCGGGAAATTTCAGACCCAGACATAGCTCTTTCGTATTTCACGCTTTCTAGCATATTTATACTCCATTATCTTCCCGCGATTCCATTCGCAGCAATATTTCTGTTTTGAGGGCTAAGTAGAACACTCGACCTTTCTTGTCTACCCCCTCAGACACGATCTGCATTGACCGGTGACCGTATTCTTCCACAAGCGCGGTATTTTCATATTCTGCTGTTTGCAGTAAACACTCCCAAGCATAATCATAATCGATCTCTTCACGTGGGTCCATAGGTGTACCTCCTTTTATAGCAAGGTACCCTATCCCACACTGAAAGTCAAGCTATTTATCCAATAGTTTTTATCTCACATGAATTACCAGAACAAGCCTGTGCTGTATAATTAGATACATCATTAAACTTAGGTTCAATCAAAATCTCTTCAAAATTAATGTCTCGTAATCCCCTAACTATCTTGCACCACTTGTGCCACAAATGAACATCTTTTAGGCAATATATCAGGGTTTGAGTGTCCCCTTTAAAATTGTTTTTTGCAAACTGTTTGGCCCTTCTCAACCAATCAGACTGTAACAAGATATCTTTTCTTGTGCCTGACAATTTTCTGGTCTTGTCGGAAATACACTCACATGCTTCCCACAAATCATCCCCGAAATATTGCAAACCATCAACGATCAGCCCGGAAGCAAAAATTACACCACTACCATATTTGTCCAACAATTCTTGTGAATCCAACACCGACGTAAAGGGAGATTGTGGATAATCTTTATCCCCAGTATCGCTCAAAAAGCTAACTGCGGTGAACTCATTTTGATTGTCATATAAATATCTACTAACTTTATCGTAATCATCCACAATTACAGTGCATGAGATGTTATTGGATAGCTCTGGCACCGTGCATAGTTCAACATTTTTTCCATTGTTAATCCAATGCTCTTGTGCAAACTTGATTTTCTCAAGATGGTCAATCCCCTTAATATCGTCTTTGAACACACTAATGTCATCGTTTTCGATTGGAACATAAATCACATAATCAGTGTCCATTGAACTCCAAACAGAATCCTCATACATATCAGACAATACACTCTTCGCCATCCACTTGCCAATCTCACTTTCCTTATTCACCTGCATTATTCTAAAATATCTCTTGGAATGTTCTGCATGGATACCAGAAGCACACCCAAGGAGCACAGAGGCATTTCCGCTTGGTTTTGTTGTCGTACATCTTGCTGCGGGATTGATCCCAATAATTGCTGCTATCTTCCTATTGGTTTCTTTAACGATTCTCGCGCCTTCTGCCAATACGTCAGCATCAAACAACTCTGGGTTGTCCATCCATGCGGTGATTGACACACCAATCAATGATTCACGTTCAACGATTTTTTCTGTAATCTCGCCCAGATAAGGGAAACTCGTATAACCAGCTTGAATTGTCCCAATAATTGCGGCGGCTTCACAACAATCATAAAATTTTTGTTTATCAAGCCTGTTTCTAGTAATACATGATTTGGCATTAATTTCAGTGAGATTGCATTGTTTTGTTAGAACATTGTTAAACACACATTGATGTAACCTATCTTCGGTTAAACAAAAACTTTCATATAAACCACCAAGTTCTGTTACTGATTTGACAATCTGATATTTTCCTTTATATTTGGAATCATCACAGTTTTCTGTAGCCAGTCTCTGTGTTTTTAGTTTACAAGTATTTGTTATCTGTACATACCAAACATCATTTTTTCTTTCTCCCAAATTAGTCACAACACCCTTTTTGCTCATTAGATTAAGAGAACAATTAATACCTACTTTTGTTAAAAGCAGTTGACAATCCCTCAACTTACTCTCATTCCCATAAATTCTAATACCTTTTGATGCTTGGCTTCCATCTGCATCAGCCCATCCAGATACAAAATCTAATATACTATTTTCATCCCAACCAAAAATCTCTTCGGGCAAACCATCTTCATATTTCAATCTTTTACAAAAATCAAAATCCACATCATCAAATGAAATTTTTGTATACGGAGTCCCATTATAGTTAAAATATTCCCCTATCACAGTATGGGATTTAAATTCAATCTTTTTGTCTTCAGAAAATAACCCAGCATAAACTTTTTTTGAATTTTTGGGTATATTACCATCACCCAAAATGAACCCATAATTATATGCTTGAACTTCTTTTTTACCAAACCCCTTATACACCATATTTGATCTTGGAACTTGAATTGCATATTTTGAATTATTAAGTAGCTCCTTTAATTCCAACGTCTCTACTTCAAAAAAATCCTTGTTGAACCTATCTTTTACCAAAAACTTGTGGTTATCAGTTGCGTCAAGATATGAACCATCGCTCAACTGAACACGATGAAGTCTATTGGCATCTCCTGTTTTAAAGGGTTTAACTTTAGACCATTCTTTCCCATTCCAAATTTCAAGTTCGACACCAACTGCTTTTGCGATTTCTACTATACCATGTTTTGTTATAAGTTTTGTGTCCCCAGCCACGCAAAACTCTATTCCAGTAATTTCCTGTTCAATATCCCAGATAGGTGCCATATCAATCTCAAAACAGGGGTTTAATACTTCATAATCCGATGTCAAAAAACAGAAACCAAGATCAGACATCCCATTATTAAGTTTGACTAATGATTCAAGGGTATCATATGAAAAATCATTCCGCTTTAACCCAATGGAATTGTTTGACCGCTCACGTTGTTTATTAGTTTCTCTCCAGTTGCCCGTCCTTGCGGCGATCATATCTTCGTCGGTTGGATCGATTATCACCGAAAAAGCTGCACGTCTAACCCCACCGGACAGTGTAGCATCAGCCAAGTGCATCATCGCATCATATGCTGTGATAGACTTCATTTGTTTACCGATCAAGGATTCGTCGCTCAATAACGATTCGATTCTTTCGAGGGACTGCTTCAGACCATCTGGTCCGGGTGCTTTATATCCACCTGAAATCATTGCACCTTTGGGCCGGATAGCAGAATAATCAAAATGGATAATACACCCTCTATATTCAGGAAAAGGAACTTCTCCGTCACAAAAAGAACTGATCAAAACCCCAGCAGCATCAGCCCATCCCTCAATACTATCTTCCACCACCACATGCTTTACCTTGTTGTCATCACGCTTGATGATATTGGGGAGTTTTCTCACCCAACGTTTAAGCAGTGATACACCAACACCACACCCACAGAGAGACAGAAAAAATGCTTTATGAATCTTATCTACACTGTCCATATACGTTGTGGCGCAATTGTAAATTCGTTCGTTCTTGGATAATACTTGCTGCCCTCGATATTGCAAATTCCTCTGCGAGGCAAGGATTGATTTGTTCTTATATAACACAAGAGCTTTATCCAAATAAGGCCGCAACTCTAACAGAAACTCTTTATATTTAATCAAATGTGTATCAAATACTGATTCACATGCTTCTTCCCATGTTTCATATCTCCCCAACTCATAGTTCCATTTTGAATAATCATTATAGAATTTTAGATCAGATAGCAACTTTTTGCCCTTATTCTTTATCATACTTTCTCCGATAAAAATACCACCCCCCCAGAGAGGGTGGCACTTCATTTTATTTAATTGTATTTAATTTTATTTTATTTTTTTCTCTGCTGCTGACGAACTTTTTTTGCGAGTTTTTTGAGTGTACGGCGTTTTGCCGTCCTTTTACTTAGTAGTGGTTTAGTGTACCCCGCTCTCCAACCTTCACCCCCAACAGTGTTGAACCCAAAGCCGGATTTGTAAAGTTTCTCTGGCCCAAGAGCTAGAATAGTGTCTAGATGTCTTTTTTCTAGAGATTGGTGTTTATGTCGAACACTATTAATCTCGTCTTCCTTCAGCTCTCTTTCTGGATCTTCTTCCACTTCTCTGACTTTGGCCGTCATGTGGATGATTTCTTGTTCACAAAGAAGATTGAAATGGTCTTTGACTTCCTGAATTTTTTTACCGTCTGGTCTAATCATCATTGTACTCCCGTGGAATTATAGGCACCATCGCCCCTTTCTGTAACACCAAGATCTTCTACCTGTGTAAAAACAGCTTGATACACCGGACAAATAACACCTTGGGCAATTCTTTCGCCACACTCTATGGTGACAAGTTCGTCTGATAGATTATGACAAATAACACCAACAACTCCCCTATACCCACTATCTCGTTTGTTATCCTACGGGCTTTTTATCCCATAGTTCTGCACTTTCATTGTCAAGTTATATGTGCATGTCCAGCATACATCTTCAATATTTCTATTGTCGGGCGCTCGTGGAAGGGTTATTGGTATAACATCCTCACCTTCTATGCGTTGCACCTTCCCCACTACTAATCTGTTAATTCGTGGGGCTTGGCTCAGGATTATCCACTTCTGGACTTCCCCTGAATTCACCCAATTTTATAACGGCAGTTTTTGATTCAAAATGTTCAAGTCTAACAATCTTTCTGCTCTATCTTTATCGTTAGACCAAGATATCAATGATTCTTTATCTATCTTGTTGTAATAATATGCGTATAATGTAGCATTTCCGAATTGTTTATGTATCCACCTATGGTCTTTAGGACACAGCACTACTAGATTTTCGGGAACATTGTTTATAGGATTGCAGTCTCTATGATGAACATTAAGTCCTTTTGGTATCTCACCTAATATTGATTCAGCAACAAATCGGTGTTCTTTAACACTACCTATTGACGGTATATGTAAAATCTTCATACCATCTCCACCATATAGTCTGTTTCTAAAATTGGGGTTATTGCATCCTCGTTGGCTTTCACTTTTCCAACTGGCAAAACACCCCACAGAACAAAAATTATCCTGTGATCTTTTTTTCCTATAAGGTTTTAAATGAAATTCTTTACCACAAGTCTTACATATAGTATTATTATCGTCTTTAAAATACTCGGCAAGACATTTCATGCTACAGGTTTTGAATTTCTTTGCCCTACTAGGCCATACATCCAATTCTTTATTACATATTAAACATTTTGCTATCATATCAATCCCCCCATTCATTCTACAAGTATTTATAAAAATAAATAGGAACGATTGATTTTTTGGGATTTTAGTTTACCGTTCCCGGAGAGTTTGCTACAAAAAATCCCTTTTTGACGGGAGATCCTGAGCGTGTTCTAACCTGAAGCTCGGTGCCTTTCGGGACCGCCACTTTGATGCCAACCGGGATAACAACTGTCCCTTTTGGAGCAATCTCATATCCCCCGGCATCATTTGTTTCTGCCCTAAGATCGAAACCCGAGTCACCATTATAAGCGTATCTCAGTGGTTCGTTGTCGGCACCGCCATTGTATTTATCGGTATACACCACCCCCACTGATACTTTACCAGCAGCGTCTGAAATGATGTTACACCATTTTTCTACCATGTTAATGTAATCGTCTTTTGCTTGATCATCCGCAAACGCTGTTCTTTCTGCATACTCGGTTATTATTGTCATAATTTTGTCTTTCACATATATCTCCTATACTAACATATTTAGTCTTGCTGTGATACAAACGTGGGGGCTATTTCTAACCCCCACAGTAAATTAATTATGGGTAGAGGTATTTAGAAGAATAATCCTTCGCTCACATAATCCTCATAATCCGGCGTCCAGACTACTTCTGCGACTACACCATTTAATTGTTCGATTGATGCTTTCACATCCCAGCCCTGTTGAGCTCTCAGTGCCTTTTCGAACGTATCAAAGAGCTCGGGTAGGGATTGGTTCCAATCTGGGTTTGTTACTTTATACACACCTTCATACTTTGTCATGTCGTACTCCATTGCTAGGGTTAAAAGGGGGGTTTTCTTTTTTTGCTTAGGGTTTCATCATACCTCACCTAAACACCAATGTAAATCAATAAAGCTGCATTATTGTGTTTTCCACGTTGGTAAAATTTTCCACATATTCCGGCCACGGGTTTGTTTTAAAAAAATCATATATTTTTTCCGGGTTTGGTTTAACATAACCATCATAATCCCGCAATACTCGGCGCTTTATCTCTGCCGGTATTCTAGCAAAATCCATGAGATTACGATTCTCTTCATATCGTTGACGTAAATTATTTTCTTCTAACCATTTATCAACACCATACGCCAATACCTTTTCCCAAGCTTTTTCACCAAACCCCGGCTTACGTTTGTCTTCTGGCCAATCTGTTGGTGTTTTGATATTATAGATGTTATCCTTGGCTTGTCCACATAAACTTTGTTCAACCAAAAACAACTCTGGATTTGGATGATCAACCAGAACCTTTTTTAGGGGGTTGTAGATCTTACATCTAGGTGACGATAACTGCAAAAAGTCTTTGTCTGTTGAGATGAGATAAAAGTCTTGTGGTTTTTCCAGCACCAAAACTCCAATAATATCATCTGCTTCACAATTAGCAATTTTGATTACTTTGAATGGGAAATTCTCTTTGAGTTCTGTCATGATTTCCTCGAAAACCCGATAGAACTCGTTCCAATCCAACATAATCTTCTCACGATTGTCTTTGCGATGGGATTTATATCTTGACCAATAAAGCTTACGCCATGAATTTTTGTCATCCACGGCTAATACAACTTCGCGAACTCCATTTACCTTGAACAGTGAACGATAAATGGAGTCGAACACACGAAACTTCACCAGCTCATAGTTAATATCCAAGATCTGAGATTTGTCTTGGGGGTCATATGTAATCACGTCCTGTCCAAACAGATTACGCATCACCAGATTATTCATATCGAAACAAATAGTTACCAATGTCCTTTCTCCTTTAGGTTAGTAAAGGTATTATGGCATATTTGTGTTGATCTGTAAACCTACTTTACTCGGCGCACAAAGGTTTTTCCTTGCGCATCCGTGTGTCTAATATAAAACGCTCGATTGTATCTAGTTCCGGCCATATACTTCTGACAATTACTGCCTTGATTGAAACGTAACCTACGTCTACCATCTTGCATGTTTTGATAAAACTCTGAATGAGAGACATCAAAACAAGGGAATTTATCAGTACCAACCTTTACTTCATCATCACATGATACACCCTCGACATCAGTTGAATACTGTTTTTTTGGCTCTTCGGTGGTCTCAGTAGGGGTTTCTGTGGATGCTCCTGTTTCTGCTGCTGCCGATGTTTCTTGGCTAGTCTGTGTTCCTTGTGCTGCTGCTGCTTCTGCACCGGGGGTTACCGTTGCTGTCGTATCTGTTGCTGTCGTATCTGTTGCTGTCGTATCTGTTGCTGTCGTATCTGCTGCCACATTTTTTGGTCCAGAATCACTAGAAAAATTCATTCTTCTGTTTATTTCTGGTGTGCCATTAAATTCACCCATTATTCGTCTTCCTCCGTTTTTTCTTGATCCATAACATATTTAATGATTTTATCCATTTTCATCTCTGTTATGGGCATAGATGTTCTGTATCTTTCTTCTTTGACAATCTTAAACACCTTTTTTATGATGTTTTTTATATTTCCATATTTAATTTTGCGTTCAGTTGTTTTTGCTATATTTTTTGTAATATTGATTTTTGCACTACTAGATTTGCCACTAAATACATCAGCAATCATCTTATACTTCAGGCGGGTTTCCGCGTCCATATGTAAATAGTAGATCATTGTTTGTGATTCAACACCCTTTGCTTCAAGGGTTTCAATAAATTTTTTCCATAGAGGGTTTAATTCTCTAAGTTCCTCGTTTTTGAAATTATCCATCAAAAATGCAACAACAAAATCGGGCATTTCGTCTGGTGTAAGAGTTATTTGACTCATCCTATTATTATCCTCACATCATCTGCCTTATTTAGGCTACCCATCAGTCTTTTCCCCTGCACTTTGATTTTAGGTTCAATATTATGTTTAGCCATTTTTAATGAACTTTCCATCGGAAATTTTGAAATATGCACCAACAACCGTTCGTATTCATCTAAATCCTGTGTGTCGGTTAATAAGAGTTCTTTTCCTCTATTTTTGGCTTCCTCTATTATATAGACCGCGATCAACTCAAGAAATTGATCTTTGGTGAGGCTCAAGTTCATTAAATATTCCTTATGTCGTCCGGTTTAATCGCTTCCAAGAAAGCTGTCATATCATAAAACGCGACCTCTGGTAGATCAACTTCATTGGTCTGTTCCTCCGAGAACCGCATACATACCCGAGGTAACCCCAAAAGTTGATCCCTGAAGTCCCCCATCTCAATCCCTATCAAAGCATTACACCTCAGTTTTTTGTATATCAGCAGGGGTTTTTTTGATGCTTTGATAGCGTCCCGACAACATTGTTCCCAAAAATCTTTGATTTCGTCATTTTTGACCCCTTTTAAATGTTTGTGAAAGGATGAATTAGGATACCCAACCTTGGCTTCTATACTATACTTATCCGTCAAAAAGGCTCCTTCTGGTCGAAGTGGCATTATATCACCTGACAATTCTTTATTTTCTTCGGATATGGTTGCCATAGCACCACTGCTCGGCATCCTCCACCACACATATGGTTTGGGTGCTCCTGTTAGCCACGTGGTAAGAGTTTTAGAAATCTCTCTTTCCCAATCTCCACCCTTACCCATTATTACATCTCAAAATCTTCATCACAATTCTCCACTATTTTGTTTTTTATGTCAAAAAACTCCTTTCCCTCATATAAGGCATCATTGGCCAAATCAAATATTGTTAGGTTACGTGTATAATGATCTTTAAATCCAATTATCTTAACAGGTATATATTTGTCGGTTTCTTTGTTACCATTCACACCTGTATTTAGCATTGTATCAGCCCACGAAAAAAGAATATCTTTGACTTTTTTTGTCATCGAGCCAATCGTTACAGAATACCCCTCGTTTCTATATCTCCGTATTCTTATCCATCCCTTATTAACCAATTCCAATATTAGTTCTTCTCGGGCTTTCCCTTCTTGCCCAATTGGTTCGTTAAATTTGTCAAATATTGCTTTAACATGGTCAGATGTCATCCCAAAAGTTTTGGGGTTTTTTATAATAGCGGTAACATGATTGGTGCCAACGTTGATTGCTTTGCCTGTTGGTGATATCCAATATGCCACCGTATTAGATATTTCGTTTAAATATGTATGATATTTCATGATAGCTCCAAGGGAAAAAAGGGTTCTTCAGTATTTATACCAAAGAACCCTTTTCATTACTTAATGCTGAATATTTTCACATGTCGCTTAATTCTGCTAACAGTGCATCAGTGTCATCATCGGTTTCAACCGCAATAACAGGTGCCTGTGGGGCAGGGGCCGATGGGGCCGCTTCCCGTGTCTCCCGTGATTGAGTAGCTGCCGTTGTTTCTACAACCGGCGCTTGTGTTGACATGGCACCCTTAACCCGTTTCTCGAAAGTGTGACCAACATCATCCCAAAGCATTTCTGCTTTCAGAAGTTTTTCCATCTCTTCCGGGTTTTTACGCAAAGACTTGATGTACTCTTCGAGATCAACCCTTTCGTTCATCACTTTATCAACCACCGCATCGTCTGAATTGATTGGACTCGGTTGGCGGGCAAACATGGAATCGCCATAATCCGGCCACTCTTTTCCATTTTTGTCCTTTGGCTTTGCTTTAATTTTTAGGATAAAGTCGTATCCTTTTTCTGGATCGAAAATACCAATACCATAACCTTGCTCTTTGTCAGTAATTTCGTTGGAAATTTTTGACTCAACCGTGCCGGGGAACTCATACAAGCGAACAGTACCGCTCACCTTGTATTGCTCGTCTTTGGTTTCCACGTCACGTGGATCGTCCACAATGTATGCATTTGTGACGAAACGCTCTTTGCGCTTGTACTCTCCTGCTTTGCGCTTATCGGAATCACTTCCTTGATATAAAATTTTTGTCGCATCACAAAAGGGACAATACGAATCCATATCAAATGTTTTTTCGCACAAAAAATAGTGGAAAGATTCTCCGCTCATAAACCCGTGGTAAAGGTAACTTTTGTAGTAGCCTTTTTGGGGATCGGGAAGGAGGCGAATTTTATACTCTTTAGCCTTTTCTTGAGTTCCCATCTGGGGGTTTTTCCATTTCTTGTAAAAACCGCCTACCGTATCACTTGAAGCTTTTTCTTTTTCTTTTGCTTTATTGCCAGCGAACATGTCATAATCGTCTTTTCTTAACCACTTACTCATTCTGTCTCCTGCGTAACTGTCTTTACTGAAGTTACTGTTTGTTTTATTTTCAGGTCAACCCTGAATTGTATGTACTGAAGTATACTGTAATCAAACTCTTTTGTAAACCAACGGTGTACTACTATTTATGGTTTTTCTTCACTCATTGAGCATTCTTTTCTTCTTTTCCCTTGATTCTTGTTCTTTTTCTTGTAACGTTTCCCCTGCACCATAAATCATTTGCTCTTTGGTTGTCTTCTGAGGTACGGGGGTTTCTAGATATGGGGTATCACTGATCTTTGTACTCATCTAATTCTCTCTCCTTTTGATCCATGTAATCTTGCATCTCCACAAGGTTGTCACACAAATCCCTATATCTCTGAGAAATATAAGGGGTTATCGCTCTCTCATCATCAGACAGAACAATATATCTTTTCTTCAGACAATACACCAATGTAATGGTGTCAATTTTGTCTTGTACATACAGGTTTATGATGGTTCTAATCTCACCGTCCCTGAATTTACAAAAATTCTGTAACTGATTATATCCTTCTCGAATGGGTTTGGTTTTCAAAAAGTCAGCAATGTAGGCGAAGCTTTTATCTACTTCTGCCGTATCGGACATGATTCGACGTTTCTTTTGTTTATCGTATTGCATATACAAATTCAACACAGGTTTCTCAAAAAAGTGTTGATAAGAGAAACTTTTCCATATCTCAAACCCACATGACATAAATTTTGCCATATCAACGTTGCGCATGGATGTATTGAAATGAACCATTAATTTGTATAACTGATCATATGCAAACTTGTTCATTTTTTCGGTCTTATATACATCCCAATCTTTGGGTAACCTAAAACCGGTTCGACCTTTCGCGGCGGCTTCCGCTGTTTTATAGGCTACATATACATCCAAATCAGTTATCATCTGGTATCTCCTGTGTCTCATGTTCGGTGCCAGATATCAGTCTATTCATATTCACCCACTCGTCTAGGATATCAGAATCCACCAGATATCCACTCGTTGTGTCCACCAACCCACGTCTCATCAAGGTTATCCACGCGTTGGGGGGGTTTACTGTTTCCCCACTATATTCCTCACTATATTCCTCAACTCCGAGCATCTGTAGCTGTTCTGTAGATAACCCATCGACACAATCATCAAATGGAGGGATCATTTGCGGTTCTTGGTCGTCCGGCACTTCGAGGAGAGAGTCTATTTCCGGGAGAATAGTTCCAGTATCGGCTGTCATCGTTGATTGCTCCTATATCAAGTCCAAGCATTAATAGTTGATTATCATCAAAATACCCACATTCTTCGTCGCTATCAAAGAACAGAATGCGTATGTCTTGTGTTATTTTTCTCGGTAGTTTTTCTGTTGGTATAAAAAATCGCCCAAACAACCAGCATAACCACTTTTTTGTTATTGTCCCAACATTGGTCAACAATAACGTCTCAAATTTACTTAGCACCATCTAGAGGATTCCTTTCCACAAAACATGCCATATATGATTATATCCCGCTTCTGATGGAATGTAAACCAAAAGGGGGGTTTTTCCCCTTTTGTCAATCAGAACAATTATATTGCTCCTTGAATATTTGCTGGATAAGCTTATCTATCCCGTATCGCTCAGTATAATACTGTATATGCTCGTTGATAGTTGGTTGATATGGCTTAAATCTCAAACTCATATGGGCCTGAGTTGGTGTACGGTCTGCTTTAGCATGGTTACATGTCTTGCACGAAGTCACGCAATTTCCCCATGAAGATTTCCCGCCCTGTGCTCTCGGTATAACGTGATCCACCGTACATTCCTCTAGATTTTCGATCTTTCGCCCACAATACCCACATGTTTGGTTATCACGCGCAAACACATTCCGCTTTGAGTAAGGAACCTTTGACTTAAAAATCGAACGAATAAACTTTACTAGCCTTATAACTGTTGGAACTGTGACTACAACACTTCGGGTAGCGTTTCGGACGATTTGTTTTGTCTCTCTTAAGGCCTCCGCTTTTCCCTCAATCAAAAGACACACCGCGTTCTTCCATGAGGTTACGGACAGGAATGAGTAGTCAGCATTTAAAACAACCACTACTTCAGACATAACATTTCTCCTTTCATCTTTCTATTTTTGTGTTTTTTGTTTTGGGGGGAGTTTACTTGTACCCGCCAACACTTTTGCCACCTTTTCGCTGTTCATGAGATCCAATGTATATATACGGTAATTCTCTACCGCATCCTCTTTGGATAACTGATATTCCATCTTTCCCGTCTCTTCGTCTTCTACTGTGATGGTCTTCTTATCAGTATAACAGAACACACACTTACATGCACCAGAATCTTCATCAATCACCACACACAAATCTGGGTGAAGAAACTTATTACATTTCACACATTTTGACATTACAATCTCCTTAACAACATAGTATGTTAATATTTATATGATAGCATTAAAATTTCCCCAAATCAACCAACGAATTTTCTATTTTTGCCCCAATATCAGCTCGGTTTTGTTCCCCCGTTGAACAATATGCATTCAACCCTGAAGTCTTTATTTTGGAGTGTTCCTCTACCACTGCTAACACTTCAAGTTTAAATAATCCCGTGATAACATTATCCAGTGCCAAATATGCATCTGCCACATCCGCCGCTTCTACATCTTTGACTGTTAACGTAATCGAGGGTTTTGCTGATTCATAATTACCCAACCCTAGTGTTAGGGTACGGGTGACGCTGATATCCATCTTAGCCATATTATTTCTCCCTTTCTATATCCACAATTTCTTATCTATTGTTAGTTAACAGGATAGTTTATCTACTTTCGCCATAAAACAAATCCTCTTTCGACAAATTTAGTTCAACTTCTTTTGGTTTATATCCTATAATATCTACCCCAAAGTTCCAATAGGGATCACCATACTGGAACTTATGGCAATGACCGTGCAAGTTATATTGCACGTCATTGTCTATGAGCCAATCAACACTCATTCGTCTATGACTGAAACAATACATGCCAATGGTCCACTTATATTTAAATACCCGGTCAAATCCTGCTTTAAGAAACCACTGCTTGCCTTTCCGATCATGGTTACCTGTAACAAGTATCTTAAATCCATTCAATTGCTTGGTTATCGTTTGTACCTGCTCAAACGTACCGCCACAAATATAATCACCCAAATGAACCACAATTCCATCAGGCGGTACTTCTTCATTCCACTGTTGAATGGTATGTTCATGCATTTCTTCGATTGTGGCAAATGGTCTATTACAGTATTTTAATATATTCCCGTGATATAAATGATGGTCACTTATAAAATGTGCTCTTACCATTCTTTCTTTATCTTCTCCCACTCTTTTCGGGTGACATATACTTCTTTGTTCGACGAATATCCCCCACGAGCATTGATTTTTTTTGTCTTTTTGTAATTAGACATAATTCCCATTGCGTTTCCAACACGAGACAATACTATAGCTCTTTTGCAAATGATATCACCCCACATACCATAGGACAAGCGACCAATAGGAGAAACCTCATAAACCTGCCATTTACGGGTGATATCACCCCAAATGGTCATGTGAGGTATGGGTGAGATGGTAACAAAAACCCCCGCATATCCCATACCGGGATAGTTGTGGTCTTCTTCTGCTGAAGGAGAAACTAATATATCACCTTTCTTGAATCGTTTCGGTGAACAATGATAAAATTTGGTTGATGCCACAACTCACCTCTTCCCATTCACCGTCCACAGTGTTTTTCGGATGAATGCTCCCAATTGAGTGTCATTCATTGACATCAATTTGTTCCCAATCTCATTAATATACATGTGAGGGGAGACTTTATAATAAGGTTTTTGGTCTGGTTTTTGGTCTGGTTTTTGGTCTGGTTCTGGTTTTTGGTCTGGTTCTGGTTCTGGTTCTGGTTCTGGTTCTGGTTCTGGTTCTGGTTCTGGTTCTGGTAGCGGCTCCCCGGTCATCCTATGAATAACTGCTTGCTCAATGTAATCCACCACTTCTTGGTCAATGAGTCCTATCGTCTTCATTGTCCTGACGGCTATATTAACCTCGTCTCGTAACGTCTTGTCATCCATATCTTATTCCTCGACTAATACTCTTTCGTCTTAATACTCCAACATGGACATAAGCTCATCGTATCCAATAATATCAATGGTAGCACCTTGGGCGATGTATTCACGGGCTTTTTTTGACTTTCCGCTATTACTGGCAGGATCTGCTGTAACCAGAACATCAACATTTTTGCTCATGCCTTTCACATACCCACCGTTCTGTTCGATTAATTTGATTAACACATCACGTTTAACGGTACCATTCCCCGTTAAACAAAATGTCTTGCCTCGCAGGGTGTTGGTGGAAGATGCCCACTGAAGACCTTCTTCTTTAAGATACTCATATATACCCCTGCGACTCGGAAGACTTTCAACCAAGTTGGTTGCCAAAGTATCACCAATCCCATTAATAGACACAAAATCGTCATAACCAAGCGCAAAAAGATCATCAAAATTATATTTTTTAAGAATCTCTCTAGCACCGTTAACACCAACCCCGCTGATGCCAAAACTTCCAAGCAACCGATCTGGGGTGGTTTTCAGGGTCTTTCGTATTTCAGAGACAATTTGTTCCGCTCGTTTGATACCGAAACCGGGCAACTCGGCGATATCCCATTCATCCAGCTCATATGCCGCCCGGATTGAAACAACACCAAGCTTTTTCAAGGTCACCTTTGTGACGTTTTCGCATCCGAGTGTGCGGAGAAAATATTCGATCACCGCAAGGTTTTTATCGGGACAATTATCGGACACACAAACCACATCAACACCCAAATATTGGAGTGTTGATCCACAGGAAGGGCAGGTATCCAAGTATTCAACCGGAACAGGATCTACAACAAAATCGATGTAAGGAATAACATCCCCGCTCCTAAATATTCCAATTTTTGCACCTACCCCGATTCGCGAACCAAAAATGAAGTCAGCATTAAACCCTGTTGCGCGTTCGACTGTTACTCCCCCAATAATCATGGGATCAATGACAACTACCGGTGTAACTCGACCTGTACGACCAACAGACCATTCAACACCACGAACCGTGCAGATAGTTGCTTCCTCATTTACTTTGAAAGCAATTTTGTTATCAGGGTAATAAGTGTCTTCGCGCTCACTCTGATCTGGTGTAACAACAACCCCGTCAATATCGAAGGTGGATGTTGATTTCCACTCCCTCAACATTTCCACCACGGATGTTACGGGCTGAGCACTAATCACACAATGAGGGGCTACATTCAAACCAAGCTCTTCCAATCGGGAAATCCTAGCAGATTCGGTTTCTGGCACCCCAGTGGTATCACTAATAAGCTCATAATACACAACCTCGATTAGTTCACAATTAGTCGTGGAGTCCGAGTTGAGCATACCAGCAACCCCGTTTCTGCGGGTTTTATACCCCATCAATATGTGATTATTACCTGTTAATAATGCTTCGGCTCTGAGACACACTGTTGATCGTCGCTGGATTGTGGGAGCAACAAACAACCTAGCCTTCTCGGTAACATCCTGCCCGTACTCACCATCCCCACGGGTTGTTGCTCGGGCAAACGCTCCTTCAACATATTCCACATATAGAGACACGCCGTCCAGCTTCGCCCAATACACCATAAGTTCGTTGCGATCCTGATATTGACGAATCCAGTCATCGTAAGACCCATCGGTCGCCTTGGTTTTATTCAGCGAACCCAATACATAAGGCAGTTTGATCTTATCTCCACGAACCATTGCACCTACGTGCTGGAAATAGGGGTCATTGGGGAAAGATTTCCGGGCTACCGCCTTCAGTCTGTCATATTCGATATCCGAAACTTCGGATACACCAAGAGCATAGCTATCATCATAGCACTGTAATTGTTCGATAAGTGTCATTATATAATCCTTTTTTTAGTGTATCATACACCCAAATCGTCAGGATGTCAAGATAATCTTTGATTTGGTGGATTCTTCCTCTGCTTCCTTTGTAAATTGGGCGATAATATCAGTGCCACACTCTGCACAGATAATCTTTCCCGGTTGGGGTGAAATACCTGCTTTCCCTGTTTGACTGAGAACTGCGGGTACTTTGGCAAACATTGTCAGTTGCAAAAACTGATCATGCCCACATTTTGAACAAGCCACATATTCTAATTCCATCACTTTGTTACCTCACTTTTTAGTTGGTTTTTTTGTACTTCTCCATCATAATCAATACGAGTATGATAAATTCCATCAAGCTCCCGTATGAGCCTGTTTTGCACCTGTCTGAGGGTTCCAACCTTCATTTCATCAAGTTGCTTGTCATCCCTCAACCTCTCAATAGTGTCTTTTACCACTCTTATCTTCTCTTCTGGTGTTGTTAGTTTGTCCGAAATGCTTCGTGCTGTTGCTTCTACTGTATCAGCAATCATCAAAATACTCGAATATTCATTGGATGGTTTTGGTGCTTTGTATCGAAAGTTATCAATATTCTGGGTGACGGCTTTGTTGAAAATAGCTTTCAACACAGTATCGCCGTGGTGCTCAGAAATGATCTGCAAAACCTGTCGTGGCATATCGGTCTCGTTAGTCAGGATAAACACTCCATCGGCCACATGGCGGGTAATGAATTGATATGAAACAAAGGGTTCAAGTAAATCATGGGGGTTTGCTTCCCCGTTCTGGTTCTCCGTAAAATACATGGGATTAACGGTTTTACCTATATCATGATAAGTGGCTGCCACTCTCATCAAGGTAACATCCAGCCCCAAGTCCGAGGCAATCGCTTCTGTTAATGCTGCAACATTTTGGGAATGTCTAAACGTTCCCGGTGCCAGTGCTTTAAATCGGTCCAACAACGGATAATCAGAATCCAAATACTTTTTCAGATCATCCGGTCTAGTTTCTATTCCAATCATTATATTTCCCCGTTTCTTATTTGCTCACGTAATCTCATGAGTCTAGAACAAAACTCTGATGTTGTCAAGATAGTCTCATTGGATTTTCTTCTTCCAATAGAAGGAGTCAGCAATCCCGTACCAGAAGCAATCAATGCGCGCCTAAATCCCTCACTCTGGGTAGCACATGCCATGTAGGCTCGATCCAATAAATCTTGGTATACTTGACTATTCCTTTTAATTTCACATCCTCTCCAATACAATATTTGTCGTCTACGCCAGTTCTTGTCTTTGCCTTTTATTTTAGCGGCATACCCAACCAACCCACACACCTCTTCTTGCATATCTGGATTAGAAAATTTTAAACTTTGAAGAAATCCCTCAAGAGACGAAATTTCCACACCATCAAGGTTAAACCCATGTCCAGCAAAATTGGATAATTTATTTGCTGGGTATTTCCCGTCAGACCTAATATCCATACAGCCCTCCCACATATCACATTATTATTTCATAAATGATATACTAATGTGCCATGGTTGTCTAGCAACCTTCCACTGTTTTGCCATTTTATTTGGATGTACTCTATAATTAGACTCTTTTAATAAAAAAGAAACAATCTCAGAACACCACCATCTATCATTGTCTTGTTTTTTGAGAGGCAAAAACATCCAAAGAAAAATGCCTTTCCAATCATATTTCCTTCCCGCTAAGTTTTCGGCTTGCGCTCTTATTTTTGCCTCGTCTATTTTGTTAAATAGCGGTAGTTCAACAAACTCCCACCTGTCTGGAACAAAATTAATACGCGCAAATCTCACTAGATTATCTCTGGATGAAGCGGAAAAGCTTACTCCATCAGAAAATACCAACTCCACATGAGAATATCCATACATGCCTGTCCACAGGTTTATGGCTTTATCAAACATGTTACCGGCGCTGGCCCTATAAAATGCTATTTTCATCATAAAATAACCTCCCTGTACTGCTATCATATAGTTATCCCCAAACAAAAAAGGTAACCCCGTGTTAGAGGTTACCTTTGTTTCATCACCTTGTCGGGTTTATTCTGTTGGTTTTACCGGAACAGCATAAAACACATGGTAAAACTCTTCATCAATCTGAATCGAAACTATGTCTTTTCCTGTTAAACCCAATCGTTCAAGCTGGACATTAACAGCCTCGACCATTGCCGGTGCTGTATACGTTTTTCCTGCTCCATTGAACCGTGGAACACCAAATGCTTTAATCATGTAGTACCTACCTCATATATTTATTGTTGTTCATCCATCTCTTTTTGTTTTTGACACAAAAAGTCTGTTTCTTCTTGATACTTTTTATCCTGTAGAACCTCAAATTCGATTGATTTTGTCGTAAAGGACATAAATGCTTGTTTGAATAGTTCCAAAACAACACCACATACACCCACGACAACAACAAACGAGGCTAGATATCCCTCACAAACATCCCGAAAGAACACTGCTTGTAACTCTGCGTGTACACTGAAAAATTGTTTCACATTCATGCCTTTTTCCTATAAAAATGTTAATTACAAATCAGGGGATCAAACGAGCAAGGTGTCTTTTCGTCATGTGAAGTATCCCTGTTCTACGCCACCGTCATTGTATGTATTACATCTTACGCTCTTAATATTGATATGTCAAGTTCGTTCCGCAATTTCCGCAGAATTTTGCGCTTGTTTTACAAACTGTCCCGCATATGGCGCATTTAATTTTGCGATCCACTGTTACTGAAGTCTGTTTTTTATTTGACCTCACGGGTCATTTCTATTTATGTCAACAGTCCAATTTTTGGATACATTCTTTTGCCTTTTCTACCCATTTTTCACCAAATTCTTTGGCAAGAATTTGATATATATCAAGAATATACACAGATTTCACATCTCTAACCCATTCCATACTAATCCAACGGTCAAAAATATATACTTCAGGTACATACGTTTCCATATTGATTCTTTTGTCACCAGTTTTATTCATATTATTTTCCTATCTGAACCCGCGAGAACCAACCACGGGCATATTTTTCCTGTTTGGGTGATTTGTTCATATACTCAATATAATGCATCCCCTGAAGCACATTAAGCATTTTTACCAATACCTCAGTGCCATTTTCGTTTAATAGTACCTGAAGTGCTTTGTGGGTTGTTGGTCCATAATCCCCATCTTCCACCATATCGGGATATAATAATTGATTTCGGTTTAACACGTTTAGTGCTTTTTGGAGGAATGTAACCGCTCGACCAACACCCATGTTCACGGCAGTATCGAACATCTCTAATGCCAAATCTTTGGGCATAGCATCACCTTGGTATGGATCAAAATATTTGGATTTGTATAATTTCCTTACATCAAGTTGTAATGTTTTGTTATCGGTTAAACACTCTGGAAAGTCAGTAGATCCTCTCAATGCGTCCACAACGAACCAACCACCCCATGATGGATTGTATGCTCGTGCAATACCCTTATACGTCTCACCCCCAACATCATCTGGATCATTTACGTATCCACCCTCATGTTGGAGGGTTATGGAATAAGCATCTAAAAAATAACTCATCTTACCTCACATGGCAACCAGTACAAATAACCGGCGCAAAATCGCTGTTCATTTTTTGGTGACAACTCCTGCAATAATTATGCCCCACGTTCTTGTTGACCACTCCCCCCAACAACTTACCTCCCTCATGACACCCAACACAGTCGGCCAATGTTGAATGAGATTGGTGATTGAAAGTTATGGTACCTTTTGATGTTTGATAGGTTTTGGTGAAAGTTGCGTCAAGTGCGTTCGCTGTGCATGATACAAACATAAGAGCAATAACGAGCCAATAAACATCTATCACAAACTGAAGCCATTTCATTATAATATCCTTATTAGCGCGGCTTCTTAGCGCGGCCTAAGCTCCCATCCAGTGGTATCTATTCACCTTCGCATGGTTTGGCTCACATTAATTATGGAGTTGGTGGGAGTCGAACCCACGTCCAACCATTGTTCAAAAGTAACATTCATTACGTGCGTTTCGCCTTTGGCGCTCTTTTTTCTCGAAAATACGGCCAAGCATAACTTCCCCGGTGACGCGATATGAACCAAAAAAAACCGTATTTCATACCATTAAGCATGGTCAGCTTTTCCTGACTAATGATGCCGCTATAGTGACTATCAGGAGTTGTCACAGCGACAAGCGGCTTATGCCGCTAGTGCGAAGTTATCTTCAGCGTTTATCTGTTTGATTGATTTTTTAAGTAGCCAACAATCATCTACTGCACGTGTTATCTCCATCCCAACGACTGTCGAAACCTTTACAACCCCTTAAAATTTGGTGGACCTGTCAGGACTCGAACCTGAAACCTTGGTGTTATGAGCACCCCGAACTGCCAATTGTTCTACAAGTCCTTTTATTCGTCTACAACAACATCTTCAAAAATGTATTCTTCGTCAACATACCCGCAATCCCGACACTCAAAAATGTTTCCATACTTCGGTACAATTTCTTCGCTGTCGCATTGGGGACAACATACTCTTATATATTCAGACATTCTTATTTTAGATTAACCCCCACTACCCTTTTTATTAGTTTTTTAAATGCAACCCAATCATTTCTAGAAATAGCATCTTCCATACTGTTGTATTCGGATTCAGTGGATTTCTTATAAAAATCCACCATTTCCTCGAATCCTATATTACCTTCATATGTAGCCTCATCTATTTGATCTGTTGGGGCTGTTATGTAATGTTTAAATTTAGACATGCAATTTTGTTCCTTACAGGCTCTTAGCCTGATTTTATATAATATGGAGGAAGACTAGGAACTCGAATCCTATCCGGCGTTTCTGCCGAACCCACTCCTTTCCAAGAAGGTGCAATACCCTGATTGCTTAATCTTCCATATCTGCTTTTATTGGTAGGCCGTTTACTGCTACTCCCTGAATAAATTCTTTTGGGGGAGCTGGATACCAATCGTGTCCATCGACATACATCCAGTGTGTCACATCGTCGGACAGAAAGCCCCCCCTCCCATAGAAAGTATCCATATAACAATCTCCCAACCCATCCCCCCAGATTTCGGGGTCGTAATATGTCCGGCGATACTTGCCTTTGGATACACCAGTATGCTCAAAAAAATAGAACAGCTCTCTATCTTCTTCTGGTTCTTGGTCTTCAATATTAATCCAAGTCATATTTTGTCCTCGGGTCCATAGAAGGTATCCACATAAAATTGGGGCATTTATTATCCTTGTTTATGATTTGACATTTTCCATAAATTTTCACTCCGCCATACCAATCATCATCCTCTCTGATGTTTGCGGGATGAGAGCAGTTTGATTCACTCTTGAATCTACCTTGCCTATATTTACATTTGCCGCAAAATGATTTAGTCATAATATAAGAGTCTCCTCGTACGATTATCTGTCTGTTACACCATCGCCGCCTATCTTACTCGTTTACACCAATTCACTACACTCTTTACTCAATAGTCCAACGGTTTGTTCTAGACTCATTGCATAGCATCGAGGACATCTAAACACCAAACTATCATTAATTTGTCTTAAATTTTCTTCATACTGAATCGAGTACATGAATTCTCGGCCACAACCACACAAAACTTCACCTTCTTCGTACTTCCCAGTAACACCGGGATCATGTTTTGCTATCACGGTCATATGCTTGAATTGGATAGGGGCTAAACTATCATCTGCCATCATACACCACCATTATACGAATTCAGGAAAGAATTACTTCCCTTCTTGTTCCAATGTTCTCTTTTGTTTACCATAACACCATGCAGTATGCTTCATCGCGTCATCAAAAAAATCATAAGGATTTTCTGTTACCAGCGAATCATATCCTTCTTGATATTCCGAGGATAAATGCAATGCCATTGCTTTAGCCTTTGGCAGTAGAAACGTTCTCAATCAATAACAACCTTTCTTGTTAGTTCAATATATTAGAATATGTTATATGCTACAGCAACACAATCGCTATACGTACCGTAAATAAATCGACAGCGGGCCAATAGCTATCGTCCATATTACGTTTGTCGGTAAGTAAACGACGCGCCAGACACCTAGACCAAATCCCGCGCCGGTCGAAGACCACAGCGTATAGGTAAAGCGCAACTTTCTTTTGGGGTCCGGTGGCGTGCTGTCAAAAAATCCATCATCTGTCATTTGTAACTCCTTGATTTTGCTCCATTGCTGGGTTCTTGTTTCTATAAGAACATACCCCATGCTTTACCCACGTATGCTTTGGAAACTCACATCACTGTAGATTTCCCCTTGATTACGACTCACCATCCAGTAAATGTATGTTTTCCGGTTCTTCCCCAAGCATCGCAAGCACAGACATATAGAGAGCCTGTGCATTTTCAGCCGACTGAAAATTTTTCCAATCAACAGCGGCCCGAAGAACACATTGCTGTAGATCACCCTTAATCCACGAGATGTTGCCGAATTTGTATTTGCTTGTTTCTGCCGTTGTTGGACCGGGCACAACAAGGCACTCAACGGCGGGTTGCGGTTTTTCTACGCATAAAGGATCTTTTTGCCGTGGTTTCATCTGTCTACCTCCTTGGGCCACAAGCCCGTTAGCCAAGTGTTAAACTCCTTTTGTCATCATGCTAATATGAATCCCTACAAGATCCATTATCACATGCTTCACATGGCTGTATATATGATTCACACGCACAATCAGTACAATTGTGTTTAGATAACATCGTATTTCTACAATCTTTGCACAATCCCTCTATCACAACAATATCACCACATTCTGGACATGTCATAAAATTCTCACATATTGGCCAAGCTTTTCTTTGAAACAGTGCTGGCACATATCAAGTTGATATTCGCATCCGTCACCAAACACGGAACTATATCCACCAATATCTGCGATTAAGATTGCTTCTTGTTCTTCAAGTGGTGAGTTTATGATATCCATACCACAGATATCACATTTCAGGCTGATAAGCAACCTTGTTTCCACTGTTTTAATTTCATACTTACGCATGTTTTGGCCTGTTTGGATTTGGTTCTGTTGAAATTATTGATACTCGGTGAAGATAAGATACTTTCAAATTATTATTAACATATTTAATAGCGTCTTCTTTCTTATCAGCCAATATTTTATATGTACTAACAGGAGAACCATTACCACCCCAATAAAATACACCAACAGTGTATAAGGCAAGATGGTCAAATGTTACAGTGCTCAACCCATACGCCGAAATAACCTCGTCGTGATGCTTTGACATATAATTCACCTCTTTGTGTTAACAAAAAATCGCCAAGAGACTCATTCTCTTTTTGACTATATGGTAGCGGTAGAAAGAATCAAACTTTCCCCGGTCGGATATGAGCCAACCAGTCATAATCATACATACCGCCATACTTCTATTTATACAAAAATCAATCCACTCGGGAGTTCGCATACGCTTTAATGCCATGTTTTTTTAGAACAGATGCAAAAGCCTCGGCGTATTTCTCTTTCCGTTCAAGTGACTGTCCGAACACAAAAACAGGAATCCTATAACCGCGATCCCCAACCCGGCCAATATCGTTTTTCTTTAAATACGAAACGAACTTGCCACGAGCGGGAAAAATCTCAACCCACGCAAACCCACAAACCCCTGATTCAACATAGTACACCTTTTTGTCATAATCAATCTCATTTGAGAAGAGGGTTTTTTCCTCGCCCACAATCATCGGAACAGGTTTGTGTCGGCTACCTGCTTCCAAACCCGCATTAACCGCTTCATCATGAATATCACTCATTTGACACATAGTTAGCTCCGTTCGACAGGGTTGTTTGTCGCTACAGGAACACTATACCACCCCACATTCTTTGTGTCAACAAAAAAAAAAATCAGTCTACGTCACTTTCGTATGGTCTAATTACAATGGTTGTGATCTTGATAAGTCTGCCGGACTCCTTGCACGTGTTACACGGAACGTTCTTTTCGGTATATATGCCCCTATGGTAGTCTTCTAACACTGATTTAATCAAAAACCCCCTACCACAGCACTCCTCACATATCACGATTTCTTTACTCATCTGACATCTCCAGTGCTTCGGGTATAGTGGGGAACTGCTGGCATAATATATCCCACACTTCATTTGCAATCAATCGGTGCTCAAGCTGAGTATCGCTTTTCCGTCTAACATCACAATAATGAATGAAACTGCGAACTGTGCCTGACATGTACATCACACTCCCGGTAATACCTTCAGGCAAAACCTTTCGGGCCACTTCCTTTGCAATACCCTTTTCGAGAGCGGTATTATACAGAGCAATCGTCATGTCCAAAAGCCTCCCTTGATTCAAAGTCCACCAATCAAGCAATGCTTTATCACTAACCTCAATTGAATTTTGTCGATTGAACTTGTCCTGCAAACGAGCCTCTGATAGCACAAACGAATCAGGGGTTACCGCTGCATATCTCTGACTATACTCTTGAAAAGAAAACGATCTGTGACGCAAAATCTGCCGAGCAATGTCGCGGGTTGTTTTGATCTCCATAACCATATGGGCCATTTCAAATGGACTGAAATGTTTATGTTTTAACATGTATCGAAGCAACTTACCGGCTGTATCATACTTTCTTTGATTGTCTGGGTTTGATACCCTAGCACAATACGAAATCAATTCTTCTGCTGTCTCACACCCATCCAGAACAGGTTTTGTCACAGCAATCAGCTTTACATTACTCATAAAACTCCTTATAGTGTTCAGTGACAGCTTCAAAAACATTATTCATATCATAACTGCCACACGAACCATACATATGAATACTCAGATGTCTAGGTTTACCTGTATGTTTTTTGTGTATATATTCATGTATTTTGCATGTCCCCCATTCAGCCCTGAATTCAAAACAGGCATTGTTACATGTACCACAACACTTACGAACAGTATACCGTATATCTCTTAATTTGTCAAGTTTGTTATTGTCCATTATTCGTATCTCCAAGGCACAGTATGGTGCTTCCAAACACCCCCACCCTTGATATACCTTATAAGATCGTCTTCTGTGTATATAGGGGATGCTGTCTCATTATACCCCAATGACAATGATATCACACTATGGGCATCCGAGTTGCAAAAGGAAATCAAACCATCAAACTCTTTGGGCACATTTCTAAATTTACCAAACTGGGGTTGGCCGGAATTAATCCCTTCATATCCATCAATAACATTAACCCCGCCTTGGGTTATCCAATTTTTCATGGGTTTGGTTTTTTGGGGATTTTCGGGGTCAAATGTGGAAAAATTATCGCCGTATACGGGAATGCTAGGGTGGCATAAAATAACAGCACAATCCCGATTATCTCGAATATATGCAAGATCTGCTATGTCAAGATATGCGTCTTTAATGTTCATATATTCTTGTCTCATAGAATATAGCTCTGTGATTGCCTGTGTTCCAAACACTAAGCATTCTTCCATTCGTCCAATGCTAAATTCCGCACCGACAATAACAGGAATACCTACTTTCTCTTGGACCTCACGGGCTTCTGGTAGGATTTTATGTAAATATTGACTCTGTGAAACACTTGGCCGACGATCATCCATATAAACGTGGTCAGTAATAACACATGCAGTGAATTCCAAATCTTTGCAGGCTTCTGCCATTTGCGCAATAGTGGCCTGACCATCGGAATATTGAGTATGGGCATGAAGATTTATCTTAAACATAAGTCATCCTTTCATTAATGGAGGAAAGCTAGGTACTCGAAACCTATTCAGTATCACTACTGAACCAACCGATTAGCAGTCGGTGTCAATGCCCTGATTGATTAACTTTCCTTAATATGGATACATCCATCCAGATCTTTTTCTAAGGTGCTCTTCTGTCCATCGTGCATAAACAGTTTGGACCATATCGGGATCAAGGCACAACTCATTAGCAATGCGAACGTAACCTACGTTTTTCAGCCAAGCTTTTCTAAGCTTCGATAATGTCAACATCTTCTTGAGCCTTTTGTTGTTTAAAATGGGGCCGCTACGAGGACTCGAACCCCGAAATCCTGATTACAAAACAGGCGTTATACCTTTTAACTATAGCGGCGAAATAAAGGACTTATGCTTTGTCCATTGGTGGAAGAAGGTAAAGGAATCGAACCCTCGGGCTTTCACACCCGGCCTAATTTTCAAGACTAGTTTGTCGCCATGACGCTACCTTCCATGTTCTATTTTTATCTTGGTGGGGCAACTGGGATCGAACCAGTGACCTCCTGATTAAGAGTCAGGTACTCTGCCAACTGAGTTATACCCCCCCCAAAAAATGGTACGGGTACAGGGAATCGAACCCCGATAGGTATATTAAAAGTATACTGTTCTTCCATTGAACTACACCCGCGCAAATCAAAATTTTGGTGGGCGCGGTGGGACTCGAACCCACAACTTACCGGGTAAAAGCCGGATACTCTAATCCAATTGAGTTACGCGCCCATAAACACTGTTGTTTTACGTGCTCATGGGCGAGTGTTAATCTATCCCAAGAACACGATGAGTTTATCTCTTTGTTTTCGTTTCATCGTCATTCTCCTCAAAATATGTTGTACGGCTTTTTAACAACATCTTTTTTGTCATCTTTAACTGCCATTGCCTTTTACTTCACTTTACTCTTTTAATGTTCCCACAATGTTTACATTGTAAGATATATTTCGTTTTATATGGATGTTTTGAAAAACTATATTCAAAGCATTCAATTTCTTTGATGATCTCCCACTTATGATCACATAGACCCAATAATTTCTTTAACCAATGCATGATTATTCCTGTCACTTAATAAGAAATACCTGATTTCTTCGTTCTCATGCCATTTGGTGCAATAATCATTTATCGCCCCTGACCACGGTATACTTTTTTGCCATGTTTCTTTTGGTGAGCTTTGTTGTATACAGTGTTCTTGCTCTTACCAATAGAAGTTTTCATTTTACGTTTTGAGCTTTTGGTTGAACCATTTTTTGCTGCCATGATTAATAGTATCCTTTCTATAGTGTTTTGTCAACATATTTTTTCTTTTTATAATCATAACCAATGATCTTATAAAACTCCCAGATAGAATCAACCTCAGCAACTCCTTCTGGATCAAATCCTCTAACGTCAATTGCTTCCCTCAAAGACTCCCCATGATACAGGAAGTCTTTTGTTTTGTTTCTATGGTGTTTGCCATAAAAGAAACAATTAATACTGGTACGACTTCTATAGTTACAGCTTTCATTTCCATCAACATCCACTATCCACTTTCTAATGTGAATAAAAGTTTCATTAGAAATCTCTTTTATTAAGAATTTCACTGGTTAGCCGATCAGTAACTTCAGCAACGCTAAATCGTTCTTGCAGTCCTCGTATTCATCCTCGCACATCTGTTGTTCATCGTTTTCGTGTGCCCAGATACGGCCCTCAAGTCTTGCCACTACCTTGTTTATCGCAGTTCGCGTGTCCGGACATTTGAACCCAATGTTTAAGACAGATTGAATATCATGCGCGGGGTCACGTTGTAATGATTCTTTTGCGTCAATGTTTACTTTCATAATCTTTTCCTTTCTATTAGTACGGGTGATGAGATTCGAACTCACACTGTCAGGGTTTTAAGCCCCGCGTCTCCTGCCAATTGGACTACACCCGTTCATCATCACGAAGTCCCAGAGTGGGTTGTTAGGTTGCCGGTATAAACCCGACATTTTTTGTTTCAAAATATACCCAGAGCCATCGGCCACACTTCTTTGTTTCAACGATGTACCGCCCAACCACGAAAGGGATTTTCTCGTTTCCGCAATCAGGGCAGCAATCCCAACTCGGTTTTATCGTTTGCGGTTGAAACCACCCGCACTTATGGCAGTATTGGGTGCCCGTTGCCGCTTATCATTGTCGTTATTAAAAAAGTGGTACTCCAAGGGGGAGTCGAACCCTCCAACAAACAATTATAAGTTGCCCGTTATACCGTTTAACTATTGGAGCATAACTCAAAATTTCGGGTAACAATCAATCAGAGAGATTTAGTGCTCTACCGCTGAGCTACAAGACCTTTTTGGGGATCTTGGCTGGATTCGAACCAGCGACCACTCGTTTAGAAGACGAAGTAACTCTAATTTACGACACCGAAATTTGTCTTTAAACACTTTCAATTATAATTTTTGTGTGATAACATTTCAATTGTTAGTGTACAAAAAATGTTATCAAATGGCGCACCCACTAGGACTCGAACCTAGAACGAGAAATTAGAAGTTTCCTGTGATTTCCTTTTCACCATGAGTGCCTTTAATTTGGGGTGTAATGTGAGAATCGAACTCAATCAATCCGGGTCACAGCCGAATGCCAAACACCTCTTGGGCACTACACCATAAACTCTTTTGGTAGGGGATACGGGGATCGAACCCGTAAAATCTCTTGGTTTTGAATCAAGCGGCTTTGCCAAATTGCCCAATCCCCCGTAAACTCTTATTAAGAAAATCTCCTGCACATTTCTTCCTCGCCCCATGCACCGGAGTCAAGTTCTAATGGCCATGAATCTGGATCAATTCTGTTATTTCTTTCATAATCTTCTCTCATGAGATCCAATTCTTGTTTAGCCATTTCAATATATTCGTCAAGCGTCAGCTAATTACCTCCAAGTTAAAAATAGTACCGTTCTCTCTCCAATCTTAACTGATTATGGAGCTAGTGGGAATCGAACCCACCTCAAGAAATTTGCAAAACTCCTATGCGGTCCCAGCGCCAGCCCCGTAATACTTACGACCTATACATAAACCTTTTTATGCTTCTTTGCATCAAAAACTCTTCTAACAACATAATTTCGCAACAAGCTTACTAAAGTAAAATACAGAGCAAGCAATAAATTATCACTCCATGATACATAAATTCCCACCAAAGGAAACACTAATAGTTGAGATAATACGCCACATGAATATCCGATTAACATGTTTGTTATTGCTTCAACAAAAGATTCTCTCTTTGTTTGTCTCATTCATGATCCTTGATATACCAAAATCGTTCACGTTCACCCTTTGCTTGATAAAAAAGGGAAGCGTTTCCAGCTTTGTTCCACTTTTTGCTGCGGCTTTCCTGAACCGATCTTTGATTTTTCGATTCTCCCCATCTGTTAAATAACCACCCGAACAAAGAAAGGATCGTGACTCATTAAACCTCTTTAAATAATTGTCATCTTCGAACGTGTTAACCATAATCATCTCCTTGATCTCGTGTTAACACAAAATATTACAGGGCATAGGATCCAAACCCATGTCTGAGAGGCAAGCCCTCTCTGTTCTCCCTTAAACTAACCCCGCTGAAATGGCTCCTTCTGCAAGATTCGAACTTGCGACATCTTGGTTAACAGCCAAGCGTTCTGCCACTGAACTAAGAAGGAACAAAATTCTGGTACTCCCCCAAGGATTTGAACCCTGATTCATCGCTAATCGGGCGATTGCTCTGCCATTGAACTAGAGGAGCATAACTGTCTATCTATATAACAAAAAATGGCGATGCTAGCGGGACTCGAACCCGCATTATCTGGCTGACAACCAGAGGTAATAACCCTTATACGATAGCATCAAATGCTTTTGTTACGTTACCTACTCACCTCAAGGGGTTCATCGGTATCCATTCACCCCGAGGATTTCGGATATATGTTCGATATTCGTAAAAAGCGGGTAGGGTGAATCGAACACCTAACGATAGCTTGGAAGGCTACTGCCTCACCATGAGACTGAGTTCTACCCGCATAAAAAATTGTTTGAAAGTTGAAAAGCCCTGCTCGGCAAGTAGTTAAAACGCTATAGGGTGCAACCCAAAGTGCGTACCTTTCAAACATGTAGTATAATATATTGACATGTAATAAATATCGAACTATTATAAATAGAGATAGGGAGATATTTATTACATGTCAAGTCGGCATGGCAGGAATCGAACCTGCGTTTCCATCGTCCAAGGATGGATGAGTACCATTCTCTCACACACCGGTAAATTCTTAAAAAATCGGTCTAAGCTAGTTGATTTGAGCCCGTCATTGCAAGGGCTTAAACCTTATGCCTATGCATTCGTGGGCTAATCCCCCACGAATCTTATAATACAGTATCTATAACTGTAGTGTAAACAGGTGACATGATTTATCCCAATAAAGGGTCTAGATGGGTAGCCTAGTGGTCAGGTAATCCGTTACGGAATATTACTCCCAACCCATTCTCATGTTCTTTAGAGCGTTTACCTGTTGCATTTTGGTAGGAGCGAGGGGATTCGAACCCCTAAAATTTGGTTTCTAAGACCAACACGTATGCCAATTCCATCACGCTCCCATAAACTTGTGTTGATTGTTGGATGGTTGACAACTCCATCTAAAGTGCTTTGTGCCACCCCACTAAAGGTGGATTCTGTGGACGTGCCCTAACTCGCCCATATTATACCGCAACAATCAATTCTAATTGGCACCCCCAGAATGAATTGAACATTCCAATAGTAGTTCGTAGCCACCATGCCAGAGTCCACCGGTGAGGGTTTATATTCTACACTCGTATCCACACCATGATCGTAACCATGATTTTCGCATAGGATAGATGCGCCATGGGCGCGACCCATGAATAAATGGTCCCTGTGAAAGGTATCGAACCCTTCTATACTGCTCTTCAGGCAATCGCTAATCCATCTCAGCTACACAGGGATAAAGTTTAGGGGGAAAGTTTTTACGAACCCATGGTTCAACCCTAACATGTTTTAATGGTACCCGATACAGGAATCGAACCCGTGTCTACTGGGTGTAGGCCAGTTGCACTCCCATTGTACTAATCGGGTACAAAAATGTTTGCCAAAAAGAATTACTAAATCCCACAACCTTTAACGCATGGTCAACCGTTCTTTTCTTTTCAACAAAACCGCGATATTAATGTTTGAATGGAATTTGTTTCGTTTGTTCCACTCTTAAACGAAAACGCTATAGGGTACTAATCGCCCCCCTTACGTTCACCAGCCTCCGCTGTCTAAATATGTCCCATGCGTATTAACTATTTCATGGTCACATTTTCCTTGCGCTTCGTGAAGACCACCCAACTCTTTTTCTTGAGAGCTTAATTCTTCTCGATCATACGCAAGAAGATCGCAGTCCATCCCGCAGAAAGAAATATTTACCGCTTTACACTTTTTGAAGGCTGCGGTTAATTCCTTTAATGCCTTCATTTGATTTTTACTTAACACTTCCCTACCTCCGCGCCATAACAAGGCGCTCCAAAGTTACGCGAACCGATGCGTATTCAATCCATTTTTCACGTCTCCATTTTTTCCAGTTCTTCTTGATTAATTTCTTGTTTCATGTCTTTCTCCGTGGTTGACAAAGCACTCTTTATTTGGTACCCACAAATTGGAGCCCCCGGCTGGCTTCGAACCAGCAATTATAGTTGCTATCAACTATCCCAGATAACCGTTCACCTTCGCTTGATGCGCCTTTCGAGTCCGGGCTAGAGTCCTTCACGTTACTGTAATCCCCTCATGAATGGGATATTTTTTCTCGTGTTGGCCATATTTCTACACGGGAGCATATACATTTAAATTGCTACCCCTTTATCGACTCTAGGGGCAAACGCTTAATAATCTGATTTAACCGGTCATCAAATTATAGACAGGATTTATTTTTGGCCAGCTAAACCGGAATGTTACCTGTTTTTACCATTTAAATTGTTACCCCTTTATCGACTCTAGGGGCAAACGCTTAATAATCTGATTTAACCGGTCATCAAATTATAGACAGGATTTATTTTGGTTAGCTAAACCAGAATGTTACCTGTTTTTACCATTTAAATTGGTGGGGTAGCACGGAATCGAACCGTATTTGCGTTGTTTTACAGACAAGACCAGATGCCAACCTGTGCCCTACCCCCAAAATGTTTAAAATGAAAGCTCTCGTTTTTATATGACTATTCGAATTCGCCACGTTGGCCCCAAGCGATTTAATGTGCTGCACCCATGAACACAACTTTCATTTTAACTTGACTAGATAACAGACCTCTAACTGTCATAGACTTTGGTTTCCAACGTTTACGATTCGTTCTCTGCGTTGGAGAGGTTTTGACTTGAGTAGAGTATATCAGAACTCACACTCATTGTCAACAACTATTTCCTTATTTTTTCTTTCTTCTCTGAACTCATGTTTATCCAACCAAGACAGACCATCCATCACCGTGCCATTGTTCCAATTGGTGTCTCATATGGGAATCGAACCCATGTTTTTAGCTTGAGAGGCTAATGACCTAACCCCTAGTCGAATGAGACAAAACTGGTTTTGGATAGGAGGGCGGTTTCCCTAAACACGGCGTACATTTCTGTACTGCGATTTACGAGGTACTTTCCTCACTTTGCCCATATTAAAGGGCACGTTCTTCGTCATTTAAACTACTATCCAAAACGACTGGTACTCCTGAAGGGAATCGAACCCTCGTACTTGCCTTGAAAGAGCAATGTCCTTCTCCAATTTGGACTACAGGAGCATAACAACTGGGAGCGGTAATCGGATTCGAACCGATGATCTTTGGGATATGAACCCAACGGGAACAACCAAACTTCCCTATACCGCGACAACTTTTCTATTGAACTGAGGTGGATTAAAACACATCTCACACCAAATGTCAATCTTTATTTTTTCGTTTTTGTTTTTTGCGGGTAGCGTAGGAATCGAACCCATTAAAATCAGTTTTGGAGGCTGACATATGCCCAGCATATTTTAATCTCACTACCCATTTATTCTGTTATCAAAAAACGTAAATTTTTGTTTCGTGTTGCTTAACTTAAGACGGATACTATCAAACCAATTCCTCTTTGTCAAGCTCTTTTTTTATTTTTTTCAATTCCTCTTTCAATTTTGATCTAACGGATGTTCCATCCTTCTTATGATACGTAGAACTGTTACATGAACGATCATTAATTTTTCTATAAAACTGTGAATCATCCATATAATTCTCCTTAGTGGGGACATGGAGGGAATCAAACCCTCCTTTACCTTGCTATTGGAATTCCCTAACGGAATCGAACCGTTGCTTGTGAGGTTGCAACTCACCGCCCTACCATTAGACTAAGGGAACATTTCAAATAAATCTGGTTCAAAATGGTTAGGTCCAGTGTCTGGGGGAAAAATCTCCACCACGAATCCACCATCAATTAATATCGTTGCCTCTCTTTTTGTCATAACCACAACCACCGGTTCGCGGTCTTGCCAAATTTCCTCAATCAAATCTTTTGATTCTATCAGTCCATATCCAAGTGCGGCACGTATGGTTCTGACTGCTTGGATCTTAAGTCCATCATTTTCTTTATATATTCTAACTGTGATTATTTCCTCACTGCCATCATCGACAATACCTTTGGATATGTTATTTGGTTGTTTAACTATAAATCCCTTTTCTGAGAGTTCCAATGCCGTTTTTGGGGATAAATATAAAATTACACCCCCATCACGTGCTTCATTAATTAACCAGAAAGATTCCTTCAAACTCAACATAAACTGGGTTTCGCCTGTCGATGGATGTATAAAAGAAAACACCCCTCTCAGTGCTCTGATTTTATCCATCACTCCTTCCCCAGATCTCACGGTTATAGATACTTCATACTGTTTGGTCATGACAATCCTTTCACAAATTACCGGGGGCTGAGAGAATCGAACTCTCGGCAACTGATTCAAAGTCGGTTATGTTTCCACTACACCAAGCCCCTATGCTTTTTGTGAATCCCCACAAGACTATTCACTGGTCTATAGATATTTTTTAAGCAACATCGCCACGGCGTTACCACCGTTTGTTATGAACTTATATTCATCTTTCGTATATTCATTGATATCAAAATCGGTCTCTTCCTCTAAAAAGGATTCTTTGGCGTCTTGGAGAATATATCTAATATAATCCCCCATCTGGCCAGATTTTTCGATCTCACCGTATTTACTAAAAACCGAAAGTACCCGGTTGTCATTCAAATACTGACAGAAGGTGTCGCGCCATGATACAACTTCTGGAGTATTACTCCCATCTAGTTGCCTCCATGGTTTGGTTGTAGACTTCTCGGAGAATTCGTTATTCGTCTTTTTTAAATAGAATGTTGAACCTTCCGATGTTCTAATAACTAATTCATATGGTTTGATTACCCCACCTTCCATTATATTAGTACCACCCTCGGCCTTTGTCAACATAGAATTTAAATTTACGTTACACTCCAAGGCCTCTTCAAGGGAATGGGCATAGGCTATGACCGGAACCATCAAATGATCGCACTTCAAATCATATAGAAAGTCTTCCACTTCCCTTGGGCTCAGCCAGAATCCATCAACTTCTATGTCAAAGATCAGGAACCCTTTGTTTGGTCCATAATCTACTCTACCTTGAATTTTGGGTCCAAAGAATTCACCATACAACCGCACGACTACATTCTCTATACGAGAATATTCCTGAATATGCCAAAGACCATTATCCCAAATACCCTCAATTACTTGTCTAACCCCATTGAACCCGTCTTCGGGTTCAAGGATCATCTTACGGCTAGCATAAACCAAACTATCTTCTGGCCGAAAAATCAACTGAAGATTAGATCCATCCACTTTTTCGTGAACGACGTACATAGCATCTTTCAGTTCTGGATGATATGTTATCCACTTGGAAATATACTTTGAGTTGTAATGATGTGTGATCGAACAATATTTTTTAAACACGTTGGTCTCCTTTAAGGGAGTTTTAGGCTCCCCCAATCATTTTTGTTTACATATAACTGTCGAGCAAGCAGGATGGTATCAAGAATTGGTGAGTCTGTCAATACTCTCACCAATTCTTTTTCTGATACCACAACCCATTTACCTGTAGGACAAAGACCATCCCTGACGGGCGGATTGCCATTAGACTCGGTTGTGACTTGAATTATGGTTATTCCTTGTTCACATATCTTCTTACATAAGGGACAAAATTCATAGTCAGTATAAACGGGTTGTCCTGCCTGCTCTTCAGCTTTAGCTCTATTACACCAAAAACATACATTTATCATGGTTTATAGAGTATCATGCTTTTTACTACATGTCAATATTCAATTATCAAAGACCTACAAAAACAAAAGCCATCTACAGTTCTCATGTAAATGGCTCATTAAAGAATATATGCTTCAACTTTAGACCATTTACATTTGCCCCGTAATATAATTCCAACTATCCTGAAAGCGTACGAGTGCCGCCTCGGGTTTGCCCGAATTACATGTGGTTGACAATGGTTGTAAATGTATACTAAACATGTAAGTTTGATCTCCTGTTTTTTTTCTTTCTTACTTCTATTTATAAAAATTTTCTATTTTTCTGAAAAAAATTTTAATTATTTCTTGCCCATCACATAAACCTCTGGTTCTCTACCTGTTATTGTGTCCTCGTCTATGTCATGCCAGATAACTTTTATACCATCAGATGTCATGAATTTGCCCTCTATGACCCGGACACCACGATGAACCAATCCATGGCAGATTGAACATATATGGGTTATGTTATGTTTTGCGTTAGAACCTCCACATGATTTTGATACTATGTGGTGTTTCTCTGTATACGCTAATGTAGAACAAATGTCACATTTTGTCATAAAAAAATACCCCCAGCTTTCACTAGGAGTATTTATATTCAAATCAAGCGATGATTAGTGGTTTATTTAGTGTCCACTCTCTCCATCATTAACTCACCACAAAAAGATCAGAGTTTGCATCGAATGTCATGAAGTCTTGAGCCAATTTCTCAAGCCTTGAATATCCCGCTGAGAAGATACTCGAACCACCTTCGCGCGCCTCCGTGTGATGGGTTGCAATCGCTGTGATGACATTCAGACTCGCCCAGCGAGTCTCGTCGTCACGGTATTTGTTCAGAATCGGAGCGTATTGATCGGTGATTGCGTCAGCTTGACGATCACTCAAGTACCCAATAACCTTACCTGCATCGTTGGTACGTTTGACCCGAGACTCGATAAAGTTCTTGAAATCGATATGGGTGAATCGTTGATTGGCCATTGACTCCCAGACATCAAAATTCTGTTGAAATCCTTGGAATGATTTATCAAAATCCCGTTGGATCTTGGTGATAACGTGGGGTCCAAGATGCGGCAGATTTGAACCGAACATTTTTCTCCATCCCATCATGCCGTTTTCGCAGATTTGGCGGTATGCTGAAAGGGCAAACCCAACCCCGGTACGACCATCATAACCATTCCAAACCGAGATTTTAGTCTTAACCACATCATTCAATCCAATGGTGCGGGTAAACTGATCACCATCAAGAATGATATCACGTTGCCAGCGTGACTCGTTTGAGTTCAAATGGTCTTTAGTGAATTCAACGGGAAGATTTTGAAAAGCCTCCTCGAAGATAGAATTAACTTCGGCATTCGGCACCAGTTTATACTTGACACCAACCGTGCCCAAGACACCACCGGTTTCGGCATTCAGCAAACCATCCCGGTCAACATATACTTGCTCGTCCTCGAATGAGGCAAAAAGTTTTTGACGCTCGACCGGAAAAAATGGATTAACGTTAGGGGTAGAAATTGTCATTGTTGTTTCTCCTTTGTATGGGTTATCTTTATAGTCCAACAGTACCATAGATTACTTATATATGTCAAGGTTAATTTTGGTAAAAGGTGGAATGTTTGCGTTTAATGACATTGTTCGTGAACGCAAACATTCTTTGGTTTTATTAAACTACGCTAATAACCAAACCATCTTCTCTATTAGCATCAACTTGAATGATATCACCGTCTTTTACAATTCCCCGGAGAAGGGCTTTCCCGATTTCGGTTTCGAGGTTGTGGATCAAAAATCTTTTCAGGGGACGAGCGCCATAGATTGGATCATATGCTACTTCAGCAACAAACTCTTTGGCCACATCTGTCAACTGTATGTCAATCCTGCGACCAGATAACCGATCACGGATATCTTGGAGCATCAATTCAATAATAACCTTGATTTCAGCCATACCCAATGGCTTAAAGAGGATGATATCATCAATCCGATTAAGGAACTCGGGTCGGAACCCCCTCTTAAGTTCGTCCATAACCTTGTCACGTGCCGCCTCTTTAATGTGACCAGAACCGTCAATCCCTGTAATAAGAGGCTGTGAACCGATATTGCTGGTCATGATGATAATGGTATTTTTGAAACTAACTGTTCTGCCATGGCCATCAGTGCAACGTCCATCATCAAGGATCTGAAGGAGGGTATTAAAGACATCTGGGTGCGCCTTTTCAATTTCATCAAACAGGATCACTGAAAATGGTTTGCGGCGTACCGCTTCGGTAAGCTGGCCACCCTCATTGTATCCGATATAACCGGGAGGAGCACCAATTAACCGTGCCACACTATGTTTTTCCATATATTCAGACATATCAACCCGAATCATATTTTGTTCAGTGTCAAACATTTCGCGAGTCAAACATTTTGCCAACTCAGTTTTTCCCACCCCAGTGGGTCCAAGAAAGATGAACGATCCAATAGGGCGGGCGGGGTCTTTAATGCCAGAGCGAGAACGAATGATAGCATCAGACACTGATTCTATTGCTTCCTCTTGGCCAATCACCTGACCACCCATTTTTGCTCGGAGACCAAGAATCTTTTCGATCTCTCCCTCGGTCAGGCGGGAGACGGGAATTCCCGTCCAACGAGAAACCACTTGCGCAATCTCATCTTCATTGATCGCGTCATGGCACAGAGCGGAACCATTAAGAGCCGACAATGCTTCTTCGGCATTATGAACTTCGGATTCCATTTGGGGAATCAGGCCGTACTGAAGTTCCCCCGCACGTTCCAATTCTTCTTGTCGCTGACAGGTTTCAAGCTCTTTTCTGGCAGTGGACAGGTTTTTTCGAAGAGTGGTAACACTCAAGATTAGCGCCTTCTCATTCGTCCAGCGAGTGGTCATATCATCTGCAATCGGGGTTAGTCCGGAAATTTCCGCTTGGATAGCAATCAATCGATCCGCCGAACTTTGGTCAGGTTCGCCTGTTAACGCGCTTTCCTCGATTTTAAGTTGTTGGATTTTACGGAGCATTCCGTCAAGTTCTGCCGGATTCGAGTCAAGCTCAGTCCGAACCATAGCACATGCCTCGTCAACAAGATCAATTGCTTTGTCTGGTAGAAACCGGTCCGAGATATACCTATGGGATAGCTCAGCCGCAACAACCAAAGCCGTATCACGAATAGTAACTCCATGATAAACTTCGTATCTAGACTTCAGCCCACGAAGCATTGAAATCGTATCTTCAACACTCGGTTGATCCACGATAATGGTTTGAAATCGTCTTTCCAATGCGGCATCTTTTTCCACATTTTCTCGGTACTCATCCAAGGTGGTAGCACCGATACAACGAAGTTCCCCACGAGCCAACATTGGCTTGAGCATGTTGCCCATATCTACACCGTTGCCCGCTCCCATACCCACCATGCTATGGATTTCATCGATGAATAACATGATTTGTCCGTCTTGGCCTTTGATGTAGTCCAAGATATCCTTGACTCGTTTTTCGAGTTCTCCTTGCATACTGGCACCGGCCATCAGTGACCCAAGATCGAGTGCATAAATATACTTATCTTTCATTGAGTTCGGTACATCGCCCCTAACAATCCGTTGAGCCAAACCTTCGACAATGGCGGTTTTGCCAACACCGGGTTCTCCAATCAGAATAGGATTGTTTTTTGTTTTTCGTGACAGAATACGAACTACCCGGCGAATCTCATCATCACGCCCGATAACCGGATCTTGGTTTCCTTGTCGGGCTTCTGCTACCAGATCACGACCAAACTTTAAGAGAAAATCATTAATGACCTTGGTATCCATTTCTTCATCGAGAACTTCAACCCGAAAAGGTTCTGGACGCGACACCTGCATGTTATTTGTGTTCCAACGATTCATTACATTAGTCCTTTCTTAGACCACGTGAACAAGGTTTCTGTAGGGGGTTTCCCCTTTAGCTTTCATCTCTTTGATAAGAGCTAATTCTTTTTCATACTCAGAAGAGACCTTGCGACCTTGGCCAAGTTCACCAGAAAATGCTTTCATTTTTTGTCCTTTTGTTTGGGATTTCGTTAACCACAACTACACCATAACACCAAAATCCTGCCCTGTCAACAAAAAATACAGGTTACTTTAAAAAAGAATTTTTTCTGTTTTGTTTGCGGTATGGATCTGTTTACAAACAAAACATCTATGGTTTGGGTCATGCATGATTACTAGGAAATTTCTCACACTCAACATTGTGATATGTGTTGTGAGAAATAGGTGAGTGTCGCATATTTCTTTTGCAAGGTCAATGCTTTCAATGGAGGGTCTGATATACAAACAATCATTTACTTTTTTCTGCACGATTTATAGCGTCTCCGATTTTCTTTAGATGTTTTCTGTCCAGAGTACCGCCAACAGAAAATTTTTGCAATAGCTCTCTAATCTGTTTGATGTTCTTTTTGCCAAAAGATGTGGTACAGTCCTTTGGTAGTTTTGATAGCGGTATAGGAAACATCCGTGATATCGAAGTGTGGGGAGTTGAATACTTAACATGGACAAATCGAATTTCTTCTGCATCACCGAACGACATATACACACTCGTGTTTATCTCAATCAAACACGTGCCTTTGTCCGTGTACTTAAATTCCATAAAATCACCTTTTCCTTTTATTCGCAATTGTAACATATACAAGCATGACATACTTTGTCTTTGATGTAAACAAAAAAGCGAAAAATCTTTTGATTTTAGGTATTTAGGTTATCAAATTAAAAGCCCCTAATCTTCTAGGGGCTTTTGTTTTATTCAAAAAAGGTCTTTATTCTCTTTGCCACATTAATCACATCCGCTTCGGGTAAGTTGTCGTTGATGTTCTGGTATATCTCATAGACTGACCCAAAGCCTATCCTGTCAACTGTTCGGAGAAAATATTCGATTTGATCTTCGCCATCAACGGTCAAATCTCTAAAAACACTATGATACCATCTATGCTCCACGGGTAACATTGGAACTATACCAGCCTCAAGATACTCAAATAATTTGGGGTCAAGTCTGCCAACTCTATAATCTTGATCGGTTCCCAGTAAAAGCGTCATTTTTGTTTTGTTGATATTGGTCTGAGGCCCCACTGTAACACCGATTTCTTCTATCTTTCTGTTAATGTTCTCGCTCCCAATCTTGTCGAAATAGTAAACTCTAAATTCGCCAATCTCTGCGATGGGAGCGAAGTATTTTTTGAACGTGGGCATTTTTTGTATCATCGATGACATATACGCGAGATCTATGGGTCTTTTTTCCGAATCAAAGTCCCATGGAATGTCTTGGGGTGTTAACCGCAACCTACCCCAAACAGGCTGAAATGAAAAGAACATCCTATCAGCCACAGCAGGTTCCCACAGAAAAACCCCTGACTTCATCATAAACGATATTTCATCCGGGTCCATGGTTTGATATTTGTCAAAAATAATGATAGGCATCTTTTTGTTGATAGCAGTTGTGATCAGGTGGGTCTGCCTGTCAAACATCTCCTTTTCGTCTGCATTGGTCCATATAAGAAAAAGACCATTGCTAGCATCATCAATATCGACAATACTAGCAATTTTGCTAAGTTCAACTCTCAACAAGGAATCAATGTTATTAACGGATATCTTCATCAATATAATCCTTTTTTGATATATTCTTCTGCTTTGTTTTTCGGCAAGTTCCCAATATCAACCCGTCCCGGTTCCATTACTTCTCCTTTTTGTGTGCTTTAACTATATGCATCTTTAATGCATGATTCGACAAATAATCGGTTGACTCACACCACGGGCAAAGCAACTTAACATTCTCCACAACTTTTGCTTCCTGTTTTGGTCCACGAATCTTGTCTAATACTTGAGTAGTGATTGCGTGTATTTCTTCTCGGGACTCAAAATTGTTGATTCTAAATCCCTCTTGGTCTCCCATCTCTGCTTTAAGATAAGACATTGCATCCGCTTTTGACTCTGCCAACAAATACGCCTTGAACGTCGAAACCTTTGTTTCATAACTTATTACAAACACCTGTATTGCCACCATCTAGTTACTCCTCCTCTTGTCCGGTTAATCTCTCCATCTCTTGTTTATAACTAATATTACCATTTGTTTGAACTTGTATCACAACATAGTATGTAATCATGTCATTGACGTGTTTGCTGTCAACTTGGTTTAATACTCTTGCGCCAGTCAGGAATTTATCACCTACTTTTAAACCATTGGTTCGCGACATATCCTTATATTGTGGTAGTAATCGAAATTCTTGTATGTTCATAGATTCTCCACCCGTATCAATATCTTGTCGAATCTCACGTCCATATCTCGTATAAAAGCATTATAATCATCGACAAGTTCATACAATTCACGAAGAACCTCTTCAGATTTCTTTGATCTATTTTTTGATTCTAACCGCCGAGCTATCAACTCAAGTGCATCACTTCTTTCTTCTGAGGTCATGATAGCACTTCTGTGGGTGTCACCCCATCAACAACATCAGCCAAAACCTTCAATTCATCTTTAGCACTGCTGTATCCTCTACCTTCCAGAATTTTTTCAATCTCATCAAACAGGGGTTGGATATCAACATTTTCGAGGTCTTTTTCTAGGTTACCTTGGCCTTGGGATTTTATCCCCAGACATGGAACTGTATACCATGCGCCTGATTGATCAATAATACCCATTTCTTTGGCTACATCAATGATACCAGCCAATCGTTGTACACCATTATGATATGAGATTTCAAACACTGCCTCCTGAAAGGGTGGTGCGTATCTATTTTTTATCGTTGCAGCATATATTCTGGTACCAACGACATCCCCTTTTTCTGCCGCAGTTTTTGCTGTGGGGTTTTCGTGGATAAGAGCTTTTTTCAGAGTTATGATGTAATCTGCGGCGAGTCTCGGGTAAAATCCCCCACCGATCTTTTCTGGTTCTCCATATCCTGTTGGGTTACCATAGTAATGTCCAGCAGAATAAGAAACAGAGTCTTGGCGCTTGGTGATATCAACCAACATTTTCATAAGACGTTTGATTTTCTTCTGCAACCCTCCCTGATCGGCAACAACTTCTCCCCGCTTCCCCTTGCCGGTAACATCGTCGATCATCTTAAGTGACTCAACCGCACCAATGGAATCAAACGCAATAGCCAATCTAGTCCAACCCTCATCAATGATCTTAGCAAGCTCTATCATAATTTCTTCTACCCATGGAGTAGAAATTATAAACGCTCTTGTGGTATCAATACCCCATCGTTCACAGAACTTTTTTGTCCATGCTCCCTCGGCATCAATAACAACGGGGGTATAACCCATTTTTTGGGCGGCTGCGAGATTAAGACACATAAAGGAAGATTTACCAGATGCTTCTGGTCCCACTAATAGGGTATGGGTTCGACTTGCAACCCCGTGGTACAATGAGCCTGACAGGATTCTGTTCAGGTCGTATGCTTCTGTTGGTATATACACTATCGGCGCGGCATTTTCTGATTCACTTAGAATCATCATCCTATCGCCTTTTGCCGCCTTTTCCAGTTTTTCTTTAATTAAATCAAACGTATTGGACATATTCTACCTCACATTTTTTTACTTATTATAATAAATATTAACACATTTGTAAACCAACTATTCCCAAGTATTTATATTATATATTTTACAATCCTCTATTCGTCGCCGGATATGGGCGAAATTTCCTCATCATATACTTTTTTACAATCGATTTCGAACTTTTTGACCTCCTCGTCGTGATCATATCCAATAAAAGCATAGGCCGCGCCATGAGTATAATGATCCAGTTGATCAAAATATTCGGTTTCAAAGGGCGACCAGTATATATCTGTCTCAAAATAAAAATCCGAAAACCCTTCTGGGGCCATGTCTGGTTTCCAGTATGGGGTGATTTTATATGTTCGAAATCCCTTCCCATGATTACTGGGATTTTCATTGACCATTTCAAATACAACTTCTTCAATTAGGTCTTCTTCTAAAAATTTTTGAAATTGACTCTCGCTTTCGCTCATACTAACTCCTTGTATACATATTTTACCGCACCGTTGAAGGTGAACTTTCCGATATATTCCATACCACTATTCTTTGCTACATCCTCTTCTGTCCATTTTGTGTCATACGGGATTAGTTTATATGCAGCGTGTATTACCGGGATTTTGTTGTACTTCTCCCATGCACATTGAGCATAATGTGCCATTTTCACAAAATCCAGCTCCTGTTGTCCCTGTCTGCTTTGCTTGTCGTAACGTTTTGCATATTTCGCAACAGCTTCAACACAAACCTCCACCGAATATCTTGATATTTCGTCATCGGGCTTATCTCCATATTGAGGAACGGTGTATTCTCTCAAATGTTTGGCTACACGATCAGAGAATTCCAACCAATCTTGTTCGCGCAATGACATTTTCGTTTTTGGGGTCATTAGTCGTGGCATAGGTGGTCGCATTGAAAATGCACTATCTTGTTTCTTTGGTGACATTCCACCCATAGTTGATCCTTCTGTTAATGGTTTACTCATTTTCAATTACTCCATATCTAATATATCTATATTCATCCACACAGGAATCATCAAAAGACAGATTTGATTTCACAGCAACATCTTTTGATATAAAATTATATGTTTGTTTGACTGAATGGACCAACACTATTTTTGGATTTTTGATTACAATTTTCTCATACACCTCATCCATAGCCTCGTTTATATCACCACGCAACATCAAAAAGGTCTGCATGTTGATAATTCTGTCTTCGTATATAACTAAAGGATTGGTTGCTTTGTATACGGTCAATCCTTTGTCCCGTAAGTAGCTAATACAAGACGCTGTTAGTGTATCCTCGGACTTGTTGGGTGGAACATTATATTCATAATCCACCCCATCTGTTCTTTTATCGTTCATACTTTAAACAAGTCTCCCTCAAAATGGTCTGTTCTGTAAAAATCCTTTTTGTCAATGGACGAATCTTGATCAGGGGAAAAGGGGCGCTTGATATAGTCAAAAAACCCCTGATAGTTTATGTTCCTGTCTTCTCTGGGAGTCATGGTTGCCATTATACCCCGTCTGGAACTGTTGGTTGATGTTATATTGGATACTAGGTGTTGATACGACGCTATAAAAGAATGTATACATCGATCCAAATCATCTATAAACACACAGGAAATCGGTCTATGTCCCCTACCCAAAGGACTTGTATTGGTGAACGGTAATATATCATACATTGGTTTCAGGTTAGATCCTCGGCCATATTCTATTCTATCAGCCCGCTGACGTAAATGATTTAAATGACTTCCATAGGGTGTAAGAAACACCGAGTCAGGGGTTTGTAAAAAAATTTCAAACAAAGCGGTAGTCTTTCCTGAGCCTTTAGGACACAAAAACAATATTCGCGAAAACCCCTTCCCTGTTGCGTTTGCATACTCAAACGCTCTTCGCAGGTCTGACGTATTTAACCATTTTTCCCTCAACATTCATCACCTCCCGAATCTCACCACACACAGTACAATATACATGCGACAAAATCTCTGCCCCTTCTTTACTGAACCTAGGGTTTTGCTGGGTAGGCATATATTCTACCCAGTTGTATCTATATGGCACAAATTTATGAAACCCAAATCTACAACCAAACATCATTTCTGCCCTTTGTTGCGGATTTTTCCTTTACCTATTCGATTAACCCATGGAACAATAAAAGGGCTATAGGGTCTAACTTTTATGTAATGCTCTAATGTGTCATTGACAACATCTCTTAGTCCGCGTACAAGTGTTTGGTGTTGATATATTTCGTCGTATCCAAGTTCTTCGTACACATATTCCACCCCTATTATATGGGTGGAATAATTCTCCAAAACTTGGGTCAAAATCACCAACTCCTCGGGAGAAAATACTACTTGTACCCTGTCAGTTTTGTGTGGGATACCGTTGAAACTGTCATCCATACCAATAAAGGTTTCTGCTTCAGATGCTTTCTTCTCTTCTTCTGCATAGAACTCTGCGGGAGGTTCCACGTTATGGAACCCCCCATCAAAGTCTTCTGGTGTGAGCATGTATTTTGCTCGTTCAACATCCTCGTCGTCTTTATGCTTCCCCATTGGCTTCGGCCTCGCGCTCATACACACCCTCCGCGATCAGATCAAGACGTTCCGCCCAACGAGGGTCGTCCTCATTGTCGTGAATTTCTTCGCAGAACGTCTGTACCGTTGGTTTACGACAAGCATATGGATTTTCTTTTTCAAAATCCACGTCAGAATGATAAAGACCATGAGAAATGAGACGGATACGGTCAGATTCGCTCAACTCGTTATATACCTTCTGGTCGATGTATAAAATATAATCCAAACCAAACTCATTGGTATTATCCGCCGAAATATGCTTGATGATAGGGGATGCCTTGTCCAGCTTGACTAGACTATATTTACCCCCCGATTTGCGCTTTTTTGTGTCCATCACAACCTCAATAAGACATCCACTGAGGCTGGGAAACTTGGTCCTAACAACCTCGTTTACTTGCGCTACCACATCACTTGTTGCTTCTTCAAATCGACTCGCCATGCTTTAATTCCTCTCTTTTATTGTTGATTAATGTAAATATATACCGATATCACTATTAACATCGGATTCCTTCTTTTATGGTAATCAATATCCCCACACTTTTGATGCTATTTACTCCCACACCCAAAACAAGCTCTCTTCAAAATGGTTGGGTTTATCTAATATTCCATTTTTGATGATATGTATGTCACATGGCTTGTCGTATTTCATCATCAAATCAATCATATGCTTTGTACCACGACTCTGGCCATCCCACAAAATTATCGCAACATCGGTATATCTTGCCATTTGATCGTTGCGCAAATATCCCGCTTTTCTCCCATACTTTTCCCAATCTGCGGGGAACAATGAGCACTTCAATCCTCTTGATTCCGCTAAAATTTCTCCCAATCGATCAACCCCTTTAGCCCCCCCCTGATACTATTTCCACTATCTTATCACGCCAGAAGTGTGTTGTAAACAAACAATCCAGTATCCGATAATCATCTATCTTTCTGCTACCAGCTACCACACATTTCATACACTAAACAGATCCTCGTCTAACTCATTTTCGTCCCAATATCGCTGTACCCTGACATAATCGGCCCTTCTTTCATATCTACAATCTTTGTGTTTAACCCACAAAACATCTTCTTGGTCAAAGTTTGTGCATGATTCACATTGCTCCATGCCGAACGGCTCAAAACATTCTTCACATTGAACACATGGCTTTTGTGTGTATACACATACTCTATGAGAGCAGATGGTGCATACACCGCAATTTTTCCCCCCACCATATCCTATTTTACGGGCAGAAAAACATGTAGAATTCTTCCTGTGATACTCTTTGGCATAATCACATATGTCACAATCAAACCCTATACATACTCGTTTATTGTTCCAATAGTGACAATGATCCATCAGACCACCGATATAGCAGAAAACCCATTCTCTTTGACCACGTTATATGTATGGTCAAAATCAAACGCGCCAATCTCGTCCCTATGAGAAACAACAAAAACTTTTAATAAATCCTCTCTTTGTTTTAGCCGAACTATGTCAATGGTTCTTTCCAGACCAAAACTATCAATGGAACTGTCCAATAACTCATCCAGAACCAAAATATCCAGATAAGATCCTGCTTGGCTTCTGGCTACATCCATCATAGCGAATTTCAACGCCAGATCTATGCTCTTACCTTCCCCACCAGACATATTACCAAAATCGCTCTCCCCAACACCGAATCCCTTAATTGTTCCCTCCAGCCAATTGTCTAGCTCAATATAATAATTATGGCCTGTCTCTGCGAGGTAATGATTGGTCTGTTTCTGCACAAACGGGACAATGTTACTGATAGCATACTGTTTAACATTCTCATCCTTCAAGGTTTCTTTGATGTAGGACAAATAATCCTTCATTGTATCAAGTTTTTTGTACTGAGCATCCCATCCAGCAAGTTCTAGCTCAAGTTGTGCTTTGCTGGCTATGCGAACTTCTTGGTCCAGTTTGATTCTCTCGGCGATTTCTTTCTGTGATGCTAGAATTTTTTTCTCCGACTCGACCTTCTCAACCATTCTAACATATTCAGCACTAACTCGTCGATATGTATCCAACATCTTTTGAGTCTCTTCAACCAAAGAATTTGCCCTCAGAACTGATGCTTCTAATAAGGGTATTGACCCATTTTCTGTTGCATGGCTGGCCGACAGAACAGTCAATTTACTATCACATTCCGTTAATTGAATATTAATAGATACTAACTCTGCCTCTTTTTCCGAAACATTTGATAACTCTGCTATCCTCTTTTCAATAACGACTTTCTTGGAATTTTTATCTTCGACCAGCGTCAAAGCCTCACGAGCTTTTGTGAGTTTTTCGACAACATCCCTGAGTGTAACGAGCTGGGTTTCAAGCTCAACCTGTAATTCGTTGAACTTGGTGGTATAGAATTGTACCTGTGTATCAACATGTACTTTAATGTGCTCGGGATTTGATTTCTGAAAACAGGTCGGGCAGTCAGAATCCTCTAATATATTAGTGCTCTGCCATTTACGAATCTCTTTCTCCACCAACCTCATCTCAGTCTGTAGTTCGGTTTTTTTCTTTTCAATAATATCCTTGTCAAGTGAGTGAGCGGCCAATGCTTTTCGGTGCTCATCTGCTTGAATATCAAGGTTCCCTATGAGAACAAGCCCGTCTCTTAATCGGTTTAACTTGTCTCTCTGGGCACTCAAATCCCCGATATCAATAACACGCTTGGTTAAAGATGCTTTTTGTACCTCTAAACCCCTTAATTCCAACTCAATGGCCTTTATTTTACCTCTTAACACGTCAAGTTCTTTTCGCTTCACCTCAACAGTGGCGCGAACACTTTCGAACTGTTCGCTGAGAGTGGTTTCATTATACAACAAAGCTTCTTTGTTTGATGAACGAAAATCATTCAATGCGGCTTCTGCTGCAACAACAGATAGCTCATAGTCCTCAATGTTTGGTGCAATACAACGTCTTATTTCATCTTCAAGTTCTACCGCCCTCTTTTGTTTAAAAGAACGCTCTGAATCCAATTCGGAGCGTTTTAGCTCTATCCCACGCAGCTTCGAGTTAGCCAGTTCATTTAATTGAGAATACACCTCTAGATTAAAGAATTTCTCGATAAATTTTCGTTTATCGGCTTTTGGGGTATTGAACATAGAAATCATATTGTTTGCGTTCTGGAAATGGATAGCCTGCGCTGCTCTAAAGTCCATCCCAATAAGATCAGTTTCTATCTCTTGTTGAAATATCCTCTTATCAGACAACTTGGGTACATTTGATCCATCTTTAATAAGTTCTAATATTCCGGGTTTTATTCCCCTTTGAAGTTCGTATTTGATCCCATCTTTTCGGAAATGAAGACGTGTCTCTGCCGCTTTTCCGTTTTTCCAGTTAATGATCTTATTTAAAGGAACCCCCTTCCCTGTTTGGCCGAATATAGCAAAGGGAATCGCCTCTAGAAATGATGAGTTGTGTGACAGTATACCGTTGGTGTAATATTGATGAACTTCTTCTACCTGAAAGTCATATAAGTCTTCTCTTAAGTCCAACTTTGATATACCATTAACACTTTCAGAACCATCAACGGTATCAATCAAGTCACCCAACCTCAAATCAACGACATGTACCCATTTGTTGTTGAATCTCACTCTATGATTAGGCGAACATTCCAATAATTTACTGTCTGTTGATATTGAAATAATCTCACTATTGTATGCGGTTATGTCGGCGCCCTGAATGGTCTTCATCCCGAAGGGTGTCAGTGTTTTTACTTTCCCTATATGTTTTGGGTGTTTTTTATAAAAATCATATATTTGTTTAACAGTTGTTTTCATCTAATAACCTCCTTATATAAACCTCAAATTCCTTGGATTTGGATAATTTCACGAAACTGAACAGTTCTTGCTTTTTATCCATCCTTTCTGTGTATAATTCCTGTCCGACCTGTCCATATAACGGGCATATCTCAATATATACATCAAAGTCTATCAGATAAAAGTCATATCTAAAAGATGAATTGGGGTAGTTCTCATCCATCTCAAACTTTATATCATTTTCTTTCAGTATATCATAGAAATACATCTCCTGTAAACTTCTCAACAAACCGTCTTCTGTTCTCATATGTGTCTGGTTATATTTCCCTCTAACTTTATATGACCCTTTCTTCAACACACCTTTCAACACATCTTTGGGTTTTATGCCCAAATAATCACATTGAAGTCTTGATATATTATGTTTTATACAGAACCTATCCCGTGATAGATATCTTCTCTCAGGATTGTCATTAATACATTCTTTCACATAATCTTTTAGTTCATCTACTGTATTAAATAATTTTATTCCTCTACTTTCCACAAATAATCTGACCTTATCTTTATCGCCATCAAACTTATTCATTAGATATGCAAAGTTTACGCAATTACCCTTTCTTTCGTTTATACTTTCAAGTTCTTTATCCGACTTTGTATTGAGAGTATCTTGCCATTTATCCTGTCTTTTTTGCCATATAATTTTACCGTCTTCTTCGCCATGCTTCTCTACACATTTGTCTAATGAGAAGGTTGACTGTTGATTAGAAACCTCGGTCTTAGCATCTTCGTGAGAGTAGCCCCTTTCCATCCAATACTCAACACACCTTGGACTGGATTTTCTCAATTCCACCGAATCTCTTTGTGAAGAAGATAGTGCCCCTTTTTTGTTATTATCAATTTTCGTTTGAATAGCCTTTTTCTCAGCATCTTCGTAAGAATAACCCTTTTCCAACCAATACTCTTTTCGTATTGGTCTGAAACTGTTTCTCTTATAGTCGGCTTCCTCCGGTGACATACCCTTCTGAATCCAAAATTCCTGTGAAAACGGACTTAATCGTTTTGTCATAATACTTACCTCTTCCATTGTATTACAAGTATTTATACAGACTACAATGGTTCAGGTAAACAAAATAATTATAATTATTCAATAGACTCTAAGAACAATCTTTCGGTTTCAGGGTCATCGAATTCAATACAGACTTCGGTGTTACCCCTAACACACTTCCCCGCGCCGTTGGACCGTTCCTTGTCAACATCATGCCCCAAAACAATGTTTACCCCTTCATGTAGATCAATGGTCTGCCACGCATTTCCATAGGAAAAAAAGTTTTTCAGTTCAATTTTATCAACCTGTATTTTACTCATTCGTTTCATCCCCCGCATCTACGTCAAATGTACGCAAAATTCTAACTGTACGTGGAGCAAATATATTCAGATCAACAACACCGTCATCCGTTGTAATGTCTCCCAATTTATCCAAATGTCTTTGTTTGATAATTAAGCTGTCGGCGGCATTTTTTATAAAAGAGTTCACTTTATATGGGTTGTGGTCCAGAAAACTTTCAATACATTCTCTATACACCTCAACCCAGTGTTCGGGGCAAAGATGATATACTCGATCAACTCTGGACCCTTTCATCATAATCTCACACTGAACACCTTCTGTGCTTCCACACACATCACATTCTATTATCATATCTGCTTGTATCATATCTACTCCACGTTAAAGTTAATATCATTTTCAAAAAAATCAAATTCCCTCAATCTTTTTGGTATATCTATTTCTGTTTGTTCCAAACCTCTAAATCGGGTCTTTATCTGCTCAAATTCTTGTCGATCAAGTATAGGTTTTTTGTTCATCTCTTGGAGGGTGCTCTCAATAACACCAAGTCGATATCTCAACTCCCCCTCGTCTATTTTCCCGAAAGGATTGGTATTTGAATATCCATACCTATCATATCTATGGTTAGGCATTGCACTATCTTCGATCCTTGTGCCCTCGGGCACAAGGGAATAGGTGTATATTATGTGATATCTCCCCTTAGATACCCCATTTTCGACATAATCTTCTATCCAGCTCTGAGTACAAAACCTCACCAACTCAAAAACCACTTGTTCGACAAATGGTGCGCCCTGAACCTCCATATTATTATAGTATGATGGTTCGGTCCTCCGATGTATGGCAACCCTTACGCGGTCACCTTCTGGTTTCACCCCTAGGGTTTGGGTTACTGGAGGGGCTATCTCCTCTCGGAGCAAGCCATTATCGTAAGAATTTATAGAACATATATAGTCTATCATATGTCAACCGCCTAGCTCTCCGTACATTTGTTCGACTATTTTCGCCATTACCTTTTTGTTTAAATGAGTTGGAACATCACTTTTATCGATAAAATGTTGATGTACATCCTTGGCGTCCATCAACACAACAGTCTCCTCTTCTCGGGTGCCCGTTGTCATTCCCTGACTAAACGCATATTCGACAAATATTTGATGGGGATTAGTGCTTTGTACATCCGCGATAATCTGATTGTTGGCTGTTGTGCCAAAATCCTCTGCAAAGATAACCTTCACCACATGTCCCGTAAATTCACCACTTACAATATTGTCAGGCAAAGCGGTCCATTTAATATACTTGGGGGATTTTCTCCATTCTACAAACTCAAGATCCCCTGTTTCATCATCAAATACATACCAGCCCCTAGGACCACTGTCATTGAAATCCATGTGAAAAGGAGATCCTATATACTCAACATTGTGATTATATACCCCTTTTGTGTGGAAGTGCCCAGAAATAGTTTTTTCAAACTTCCGAAAATCACCGAAGTTCCATTGACTGTTCTCTGCTACCGTTCCGGCGACATTCATTTTGGCTCCATTGATTTCCCAATGACCAAGACAAAACCTAGCATCTGTTGCCTGTAGGAAGTCCCCAAAACTCCCACCCTCTTCCCCCTCAACAACCCATGGAACAAGCACACAATTACCAATTTTTGTTGGCTCATATATGACATCAATATGATTCATATGCTCGAATAACTGGGAAGAGTTTGGCAGATATCGATCTTTGTAAAAAAGATCATGGTTACCTAGAATAAAATAGGATTTATCGAATCGCTTTAGGTTCAGTCCAATTTGATTGGCATAAAATAGTGTTTTGAGAGACATGCTTTTGCGGTTGTCGAAGAAATCACCAAGATGGACAAGTTCTTTTATCCCCTTGTCCTGAGCATAAACTCCTATATCCTCGAATAAACCAAAGACCAATTCTAGATAAAAGTCACTTGCTTTTTTACACCCCAAATGGGTGTCTGTTACTAATATTCTTTTCAAGAAAATACTCCCTATATACGTTAATACAAGGGAGTATACACCATACCAAGTGATATGTAAACGTTATACCGGAATTTCCGTGGTACTACCTCTCTTATCCAGTTGAATGTGGAAATCAGAGCTTAACAAGTATATGATATCCGCGTATGTGTCATTTGCGTCTGACGTGGCCAGCCGTGCAACCTCACATGAGATTATGGTACTTTCGACTATCCCTGTACCGGATATCGTCCCGAACCCTGTAATGACTTCTTGATAAGCCACTGATGTAAAAGGCACGGTTGCTGTCAAAGTTCCTGACACAGGCGCAACACCAACATTCCATATGGTATATCTCAATATCATGACAAATTGATCCGTCGCTACGGCATCGACGAACCAATGGAAATGTGGCTTTAAATCAGAACCCGCCTTATATGTGTGTGGCAACTGTACTTCAAATGTTAATGTTGGATCACCCGAAGCGGGGAGACGCCAACAATATCCATAATTCCCCCCACCAATCGCTGTATATGTAGCGTCTGCTCCGGGTGTGTTGGCTGAGGTCAGCGAAAAAGGAATATCAGTCCACAAATCACCCACCAAGTTGGTGTGGTTAGTGTTGGTCATGTGATAATATTCATCCACTATACCACCCTGAAGCCCACTCATGTTATTGTGGCTTGTCGATCTGGTGCCCACAAATGTATGTGTAAATGCACTATCTATCTGGGTCGCAACGGTAGCATTCTTCAATACTACTATCTTCCCCACCAAGAACCCGTTAGGCAAAAACTCAGGAGGCAGATCTCCCGGTGGTTGTGCCGCATTAGCCTCACTTAACGTTGCATACGAGTCGTCTCCCAATACATACCCCGCGTCCCCATCAACATCAACGAATACCCAATTGACCCCATAGTTATTAGTTGTTAAAGCAACCAAATCCGTTGCACCCTGATATTGAGTGTTATTGTACTGGGTTGTTGTTTCGTTTTTTGTCCAAACCCCCGCAAGTTTATACCAGAATATCCAAATCCCGGTAGATGAATCAAACGCTGATACTGTGCTTTTTACTGCACCCACCCACATAACCCCGGTAGATATTGTAACAATCCTCGTGGCAGACTCCCCCAAAGCTAGTCCAGATTCCCATCCAAAACGAGCTGTCTTGACAATGCGAGTGTGTAATTTGTTACTAAGCCCTTGACCAAGAGCGTCCCATTCTATTGGATGCAAATCAAGATTAGTATCATTATACAGTGTCACCACTGGAATGACATCGGATTCGTTTATCAAACTCACATTAGTTGTGATCTGGTACTGAGGAGACCCTGCGTTATAATCAACCACTAAATAGTTGGTGGCATCGATAGTTGTGCCCGCCCCAGCAACAGCACTAATACTGTATTTCCTCAAATATCCATTATGAGTGCTGTTATCATACAACAAAACCTCACATGCACCAATATCAAAGGTACCATCCAAATTATCAATGAATGTTGGATGGGCACCTATAATACCTGCTGATAAATCTCTTGAATTTAGTGTTAGATCACCGTTGTCCGAAATATTAGCCATTATTGTTCTCCCTTATATTACTTTATATCTCCAACCATATGTACCATCCACGTATGTCATAATAACTCTGGCCCCATCAACGTCAATCACAACATCCTGTGACGCAACACCCTCCACCAACAAATTAAGTGAACCACCATCACCGGCATGTGCTTGTATCGTTAAATTATACAACGATGCATCTTTGGTATGATTGTCTATAATAAAGAAATCACCTATCACAGGTGCTCTAACTACGGTATAGGGAAGGGTGATAATCCTTGCCGCAGCACTTGGGTCAACAAAATAGCTCTTGCTGTATTCTATCTCAAAATCCGTTCCTGTTTTGAGTTCCCACGCCGGTTGTGCTGATGCCTCTGTTATCTCAACAATATGACCCCAACTATCAAATGAGATACCCGAAATATTGGCCCCAGCCGTGACAGTGTATCCGCTTATATACAAATCAACAGGAGTTGTTGTTGACTTAAAATGTGAATATTTTAATTTCTCTGATACGGGATTGATAAACGTTACGTCTAAATCACCCAAAGATCCCGCTGTTCCATACCCTGTTATGGTATAAGATGCTTTTGTCGCCTCTGTCAGATTATAGGAAGCAGAAGTGTATCCATCTCCATATGTTGGCACAGTAAACCCAGCAATAGTCCCCACGATATAAGGTCTCAACACAAATATCCCTGATATACCCTCTATATACGTAACATCTAGGGCATATGTGTATCCAACACCAACACCGGCATTGAATCCTGTGGTATTTCTTCTGACCGCAACAATTGTACCAGACACCACCTGCGCTTCCCATGTTGAAATTGTTGTATAATCCCCCACCAGAGTGAACGAATACCAATCATCTGCGGCAATAAGACCGGCACCGCCATCAACAATTTCCATATACTCGACATCACCGATGACATTTCTGATACGCACCTCCGCATCCCCAGCGCCGGGGTTGGTATCAGAAACAGGGTATAATTGAGTTTCTGTTAGATCTGTTCCTGACACCCCAAGATTATCAAATATACCACCATTGGTCACATCAAGAAAGGTGTTTGGATACCCAACGTCTTTGCTATCTCGCACAAAAAACAATGCTGTGGTTCCGCCATTGGCTACAGTAACATCTGCCACCGTACCAGCTAATTCGCTTGTTTTCTCTACAATAACGCCAGTGTTGGTGCCATCATAGATAGTGGTTACCCCTACAGCGGGATTTGTTTCTATCTTATCCTGAAGAAAGTCATAAAATGCATCTGTGGATGATAATAATACTCTATTTGTGTAGAAATCGGAATATGATTTGGTGACGAAGTTACTGTCAAATATTGGATCTACCCCACCAACGACTCCCAGATAGGGTCTTGTCCCGTTGACAAGGGAATATTGAGTGTGATCATCACTAGACAATCCTGTCAATGAAGAGTGAGCAACAGTAGAAACACCTGACACTAGATCATCGACATATCCCTTTGAGGCGAGATGTCTAACATCGGTAATAGAGGTTATTTCGTTTAATGCTACATCGAGGATCGGTACCCCTGTGTAGGGTCTGGTACCATCAACCAAAATATAATGAGCATGATCATCCGCTGATAAATTAGTCAATCCACTATGGCTAGTTATGACAACAGAGTCAACATAACCCTTTGTAGACAAATGACGAGAATCTGTTATAGATGCTACAGCGTCCAGCGCAACATCGAGGATCGGTACCCCTGTGTAGGGTCTGGTACCATCCAATAAACTATAAATTGTTCCATCAAATGCACCCGAAACCAGATCATCGACATATACTTTTGTCGTAAAGTCTGCATCCGCAATAGGAACTATTAACACACTATCTGTCACCCGTGGAATAACGCTGTACTTGTTGGTGTTATCATTCAACAAACTCACATTTGTTGATGTTATACCATTAAAAAATTCTGCATTTAACCCAGTACACAGAGTTGTACTTGACGTTGTGATCGGAGCTGTTCCTGTGGGCAACGTTGATGTTATAGAACTAGTGGTTGTTATTGGAAGACTTGCCGCTATTGTAGTATCTGATATAGTCAACGCCACGTTACCGGGAGTATATCCCAGTTTCAAAGCAGCATCAAATCCATATAGATCATTAGACAGTATATATTTACCCGTATCAACCGTCAGATTTTCAGTGAAATAACTTTCCGACACCAACAACCATCTACCGGACCCAACACCCACGTCAACGGGTGCTATCACCTTTGGCAGTGATGCTGTTGTTGTGGATGAACCACTGTAGACATAGTAATGAATGGCATTTAAGGTGTTATCCTTTACTATTGCCATATCATTAGTTGATATTGATGAACTATTAATACTATCAAGGGCACCGACAGTACCACCTGATTGTGCTATTGCACCAAATATTCTATTTACAGCCATTAATCGTCCTCCAATTTAACTATCAGTTTTCTTCTTTTTCTTTTTCTTTTCAGTGACAGGTGCCATTGAAGTGTAATCTATAGCTTTTACTGTAAATCCAAATTCGCTGTCTGACATGTGGTCTTTTCCATTGAAACATGTATCTTTGATATCTGAGTGCTTTCTCTGTTTATTGATATAATTAACAAAAGCATGAGTACATATTGTTGTTATGTATGAAAAGGGGTTATTTGATTTTTTAAGATCAAAGTTTTTTAAATATTTACAACAAGTCAACGCGGCTTCTTGTACCATGTCTTCTTTCCATGTATAATTTATAAAATTCCCTTTATTGGAAAGATTTTTTGCTATTAATAATAGCATTCTTCCAAGTTCTTCAGACATAACACCTTTAGCGGCCAGCTTTTCCATTTCGGGGATGAGATCTTTGTTCCTCACGTAATACAGCGCCTTCTCGTCCATAACCACTTCGTCTTCTATATCAATCTCTTCTATATCAATCTCTTCTATATCAATCTCTTCTATATCAATCTCTTCTATATCAATCTCTTCTATATCAATCTCTTCTATATCCAATTCATTGTTTTCTGTTGACCCCATATACCTTCTCCGTACAAATATAGTATTATCTGAGATATATAGTATCATTAAAACTTACTTTTGTAAACCTTGTTTGAGCTTGTCCTCAAAATCTATTTGAATACTCGAAAGCTCATCATTAAATTTGAACCACTTTTCTTTCAACTGACGAACTTTTTTTATTTCAATCCTAACTTCATCGGGAGTAAACCCTTGGTTTTCTGTGCAGAAATCAAACTTCAACTTACCTCTATACATCTTTTTTAGCTCTGCATTGGCTCTCTCTAATAACTGTATAGCGGTGTCATCTAATGCAAAGTCTTCGCTCATTCTTTTGACCAAAGCAGTGTTGCCAGTTTCTTCCTCAACCAAATCCAATTTCAAGGCACGAAAGGTGCTTACCCCTTCATCCGTGCTTGATAATGCCAAATACCTATACAGTCTCATTTACGAACTCCAATATAATTATTATACGTATCCAATAGTAATCCAACCACGATTGTATCCAACAGAATCAAAGTCACCATTATCGAAACCACCACCGGCCAGTCTCGTCAAGTACACACTAGTCCCATCCATCACAGCAACCCAAGAGTGGTTTGTTGTATCGCTCCCTCCAATGACATATGTTCCGACAGCGGTATCATTCCTTATAACACCCTCCACAGTTCTAATGTTAGCAAGAGTTAATCCATGTAAAACCGACACATTAGCTGTTACATCCATATTCCAATCCCCGATTTCCAGTGTTTTATATTTCAACGGCAATGTTGGTGCGGTAATATCACCGGATACCACCAAATTCACGGTGCCTATACTGGTCGAAGCACTAAATACTGATGCTGTAAGTGTATTAGTAATAGTCAAGTTCGCAAATACGGGGGAGTTGGTTGTCATTAGATTTTGATTAATCTTTGATCCATTCACCCATGAGCCACTTGAATAACTAAGAACTTGATAGTCAGCGGGAGCTGATATTGTTGTATCTGTCAGTGAACTTAGTGTTGGTTGTGTGTTCACCCAATACCCGGATTGATATTCTAAGATATCTCCGTCTGAGGGTGTGACTATATTGGCATCAAATAATTGGTCAAATGTTATATTTGTCAGTAGACTACCGTTACCCAGAATAGTTCCTGCAACAGTAACTCCAGCAAATGTCACAAAATCCGTTGTATTCAAATCTTGGTCAAACGGGTTGGATATGGCTGTTACATACGCTTTGGTAACGAAATCATCAACACCAACACCTGAAACTATCGACCCATTGGCGTATCCAACCCCAGCAGTATATTTTCGTGTCCCGTCAACAAGAGAATATTGGGCATGTTCGTCAAGGGCCGTGTTTGTTCGGTGTTGTTCCCACCCATATGCGAGGGTATTGCTTACTGTTTTGTTTTTTGTTGCCTCCGTAATGGTTTCATCAACACCACTTATCCCATGAGGGGAATCCGCCATAACAGCATCGGCGTGAGTATCCCATTTATATGCATACTCATTGCTTATAAGTCTGTTGTAATCGATGTTAGTGTTATCACTTAAATTCATCGCCAACATGCCATGAATTGTAGTAACCCCGTTTGTATAAAGCACCGAATTCGAATGATCTTCCCAGCCCTTAGCCAAGAAATTCGAGACCGCTTTATTTCTACCAGTATCTACACTGGCCAAATCAACTTCTGCTACAGAAGTGGAAAACACATCAACATAATCTATATATCCAGCACTAACACCGGCAGAATACCACGCTATTTTGAATTTTGTGGTATACGGATACCCAATGCCTTCGGTAGTATCTCCCACCCAAAACTCAAAATATCCCTTTCTACTGGTCGTTACTTGGGGGGCTGTGGCAGTACCAGCACCACCGGATTCCGAGGTATACACGAAAACCGGGGTGTCTGTGCCTGCACTGGTTATAGTAATATCGGCATTCTCTATAGGATTACCTTCATCTGTAACAAGAAACTGCCAATAATGTCTTCTAGCCATAATTACTCCATTGTCCTTCTATATTATTTATCAATTATCACAGTAATACATCAAACCCCTATCTCCGCAGATTTAACCCAATATGATGGATAAGAACCATCATCATACATTGTGATAATTAGTCTATACTTCTTACCTGACAGTAAATCAACGGTTACAGGCAATGAATTGGTTATGGTTAATGTTACGTCAGCGGTTGTCGTAACATCCAACACCAAAGCCATTGCGTCCTGTGGGGGGTTTAGAATGGTAATAGTACCTGAAACTCCTGTCTGAACTTTGAAATACCGCTCATTCTGTAAATCCATATCAACACTGAAAGAGCCTGTGACTGTACCAAGATTTACCGTTACTGCACTCATATACCGATATCCATTAGCCCGTACTATACCTTCACTAGTCACCTTAAACTTTTCAACGGCGGATGATGGTGTTGTATATTGGATAAAAGTTATAAAGTCACCAGTAAGCGCAGCAGGTTCCCTTCTATTAATTTCAAATACAGTGTTTCCATTTGGATTGTAATCATTAATCGTAAGTGTTGGTCCCCAGCTAGAACGATTTGTAATGGTTTGTCTCCCCCTATTATCAATCTCCCATACAACATCATCAACCCCGATAACCCCTTCACTTATTGTAAATGGCTCTTTCATCCTGATTACAGGAACACTTTGTTCCAAACTGCCACGAATAGATAATTGGGGTTCGTAAACCATAGCATCAGAATCAATTTTTAGCTTTTTAATCCCATCTGTCGTTCCCCTCCATAGCCCTGTTCCGTAATCAAACGAGATTAGCCCATATTGCTCAACATCAGCCGTCGAAGGGCCAATAAACTCAATGGCTTCTACACTATCAGTAGCAACGAGACCCAAAAAATCGATGTAATATAAATTATCACCAGAAGACCAATCAAGCAAGTATTCCTGTCCACTGACCGCATTCGCTTGATTGAGAATGGTACCCTCGTTATCGGTAGTCAAAACAAGGGATACAGAAGGTTGAGCTGTTGTGAAGGTCACCTTCACTTTTGGAGGCCTGTACCCCGTTGCCCAATTTGTAAGCTCATCGCCGATAGTTCTAACAGTGATATACGGATCGGTGCCTGTTACGTCGTAAGCGGTCCCATTAAATACCATACTGGTATCAAGCCAATGAACTTCACCAAAATACTGACCGTCTGACACCTCGGCACCATACAAAAATTCAATTTTTGTAACGGTAAGATCAGTACCTGCACTACCGTAAGCATAGAACTCAAATATATCCAAATAATAACTGGTATTTAGCTCATATACCTGACCAGACACTGCATTATAAATGTCAGTATTAAACATGGCATGATTGGCAGTATCCTTGATAACAAGGGACACTGTAGTGGTAGGGACGTCAACTTCAAAATGCACCCTAAAATGAGTAGGCCGGAATCCCGCTGCCCATGGTAAAGCAAGATTACGTAGTTTCAAATCACCCAAATCTGTTCTGTATGCGGAACCCGTCCAAGAGCCGAAAACTATATCAGGCCAAAAAGATGCTGAATCGGTAACATCCAACCACTGTTTATATGCTATAACAGTATCAGATAACCCCACGAGCGTATTGGGCGATACAATGCTGCTAATGGTGGCACTTTTCGTGGCACCATTTTGGTATATAACTACTTTTTCTGTCCCATCAATGAGGCTGGGTGCGTCATATTCAAAAAATCTTGACATTTGGTTACTCCTTTACTATATTTATCAATTATGCATACAACGGTTCACCGAATGTATCCAATAGTACGTTATATTTATGATCCAACAAGACAGCACCCAAATCGCCGCCAAATATTCTATAATGTCCCACAAAATTAACCCCATATGGTTTATATATTCCGCTTATCTTACTATACATTATTCTTTGCATATCGATTCGTGTAACCATGGTATTAACCAACTCGATCGAACGAATCATATACCCCTCTTCGTTTAACTGTTTTTTTGCTTCATTGGACACAGTAAATGTATAATAATACCACCCCCCACTGGTTTCCTGTATATCAGTGGTACCATATACATAAGGCAGCGGGTTGGAGGGATTCAATGGATCATGATAATGAATTGTTTTCGTACCATCCCCGATCAATGCAAGAGCCTCACTACTTCCCTCTGTCAAGAAAGTAAATATATCTGTCTCATTTTCTATGGTGAGTCTCCATTCAACAGGCAATGGATCACCGTCTAAATTAACAGGCACACCTCCATAAAAAGATCCTAGGTTACCTATTTTTGTGATAGCAGCAAACCCAAAGTAATCACTTGGATCATTTTCTATAACATTTTCGGCCCACAGAACAACCACTTGTGGTGTTAAATCGATATCAGAATTTTCGCCTACTAAAATATTTCGAGGAATAACATACTCGTTGGCCGCATTAAAACAGTTAACTTGGAAAATGTTTACAGGTAATGGGTGATTTATCACCCATGCGATATACTCAACCCCTTCATAGACATATGTCGTTACTTTATTTGTCGTATCACCCGACACCCACACATCATTAAACATCCAAACATCAGATGTCAAAACACTGTCTTCTATTCCGTCATCATCACTGTCATAGGTGTCACCTATCGATAACCCCGCTTTAATATGGGTGACACTTCCAGACTCCGCATTAGATATAACCAATGTATTAGAATCCTCTATATAAGATTCTGTTGGCTGATATACCATGTTTGAAGAATCTATTACTTGGTGAACGGATTCGTTTCTAGCCAAGCCATGATGGATCTTCCACGCAATAGCATCAAAAGGCGAATGTGTATTAATGGCTCTAGATACCACAACTATACCAATAACACTAACACCAAAGGTCAAAGATACTACATTATCCGATACTATTTTCGTGGTTGTTGGAGCTACTTCCTCTAGATTTGAATCATAAACAGTAACAATAACCTCGGTGGTGTTCAATCCATGTTCAACCGTCCAGTTAGGAGTAAGAACTCTCTGAATGTGTATATAATTATTCTCATCAAACACCAAATTAGAAGGAGAGTAAGTTACGCTTTGGGGTGCGTAACCATCTTCATATAAAGTATATGACTTGCCTGATATGTCACAATATGGAGCATATATCAGATTATACTCGGCTTGTCTGTTAACAGGTCTTTGGAGCTCCCAATTCTTGTATAACGCCTTTGCTATATCCTCCGGCAATATCTCAAATGTCGTTACTGGCTGGACGCTTAGGTCAAGATCCACTCGGTAATACGGAGATAATATCTTGTTATCAGAAGCCAAATATCCTTGGGGGTATGCTACAGTATTAAACTTTGCATACCAAAAATCCCCTGCCCCCAACGAACCATCTGGATTCTCTTTTCCATACAGTTCGGTGTATATGTGGTCTTCGTATTCAGTTGGGTCTACATGAGGATCACTGTGCCACCTCTCCAACACATTAAATATGTTTGGTGAATTGCCACACATCAATTCATATATAATGTACATTGCGGCGTATGTTCCTTTGCGTTTCATCAACCACACAAGCTCTGATGCATATTCTCTATATCTATCACTGAACCATGAGGGAATATCATCGTCCTTTTCTATTCCATAAAAGGTTGGTATATACCCAAGGAACTTGTTATTGCATTCTCTGCCATCTCTCAGGGACCAAACATCTTTAAGCAACTGATATCCCTCTGAGTATACTTGGTCGAAATGGGTATCCAGAAATTCAACTAGATTATCTGTTCTGTTGTTAGAAGGAAGTGCTGACTGAACCCAGTCCTTCATGCCATTAAATACTATGTGATATCTATTAGGATCACCTATAGAATCTTTTGCTGTTGGGTATATATCACCAAAATATATAAAACTTTTGTCCGTATTGACATAATTTCTGGAATCAACTTCCACGTTATAATTTTCTAGATAGTATCCATTAGATACGATATTCAGCCAGTCATGAAAAGCACTGTCTTTTCTAAAATACATCTCAGTACCATTGTTCAATATATCATCTATAGTAAGATCACGCCAGCTAGGAGGGGTGATATCATACATATAATCCATAGTCTGAATACTGACATAACTACTATCAAAATAGGGTTCGTCCGCTGGCAGATCGGAATTATATACCACAACAGTTCCATCATACAACAGAGTGTTAATCTCAACAAAATCAAAGCGAAAATATTTTTTTTCTCGGGGAATCTCTGCCACTGGTTTTAATCTAACGGGAACAAACCCAATATTGTCTAGTTTGGCGTATATGTCTATAAACTTCCCACCATCAACAACTATTGATCCCCATGAATCCCCGCCTCTAAGAATACCAACAGAAGGAAGAGTGTCATCTGAATAATAGGAAACAGCATTAAGATCAAGAATGGCATTCCACACAACAGCATCTGATTCAAATTTCTGAGCATAGTCAGTGTTTATATCAAAATCTACATACTTGTCTATGGTATTTTCAAATTGATTGCTTGTCTCGGGGTATTGTGCTCCCCCAACAAATATTATATCAGTAAATACCACATCTGGCCACTGATTATATTGCTCCACAGACAGTACTGCGGTTTCAGTGGCTGTTATTTCGCCAACAAAATCCTTTAACAAAAAATATGGAGAATCTGAAAATCTAGACATGTCTTATCCTTCGTTTACGAACACACAACAATCAGCGGCCAAAAACGGAAATTGGTTGTGACCCAATTTAATAGGTTGAATTATATTGTATACATCATCAACTGTACTGCGGGTTGTCCTAAAATACCCAGTATCCACAAACCGTGGATAATAATTATATACGTTATCTGGGAAGATATACATCTCGTCGGGGATGATAGAACACGATCCGGTCCATGTACCACCCAGACCCTCACAATCGGGTTGATTGTCGATTGAAGCTACCACAACCGGATCACGGTGAATCAAAACATCTCTCACCACCAAACTCTGAATACCTCTGACCATAGAAAAGGTGTCGGTCGGTGAGACATTCCCCAAATCCAATATGTATTCGGTTACCTCTCTAAAATCTACTGTTTCGCCAAAAGATTTATTGTTATTTCTGAAATAATAAATCAGCTTGTTCTTTATCGCTTCTTTGACAACCGTCCAGCTATAGCTTCTCTTTACTTTTAACCCAAAATCAAATCGGAAATAGATTACCTCGGGAAGAATAAACTCTTCCCATATACCTAACATTCTACGAGGCTCTAGGTATGCTAGGAGTTGAGATGTCCATGCTGGGCTGAAGATATCAGACTCAAACGAATCAATTGTTGCCACATATGATCCTGTCCCGTTAGACCAACCACCAGTGGTCCCTTCATATACTACAACAGTATCTCCAATCTCATAGCCCGTACCATAGTTATTCACCGTAATAGACACTAATACTTGATTGTATATGGTAATATCAACCGTCATCCCGATACCAGCTCCATCAGTATCAACGGCTCTGTTGGTATATATTCCACTCGCGATTATCTCACCATTGGAAAATGTGTCCACGTCAAAAACTGAAAACACTGGACGATCCTCTGCATAATTCGTCGGATAAGCCAAGATCGTTGATATCGTACCAGAAAAATCGGTATTTGGCACAACCTCTTTCAGATTAATGTTATTGTGGGTACCAGTAGCCCATTCGGTTGGTATGGCTGATATATAAGCTCTATTGTAATAGGTCGATGTCAACACGCCGGGGTTTTGTTCTTGCTCCCCCCACACATTGGATACCGTGATATCTCCTCTAGAGTTAAGGTTGCCTATATAATCTGCTTTTGTGACGTTTCTAAGTTGTGAGTGGGAATAAGCAGCACCACCAACCTTTAATTCATCGATATCCGGTGGATTAGATCCACCAACAGAATCCGATGTATTAACAACAGTATACCTATCCAACGGTATGGTTGTTGCGGAGGAGATGTTGGTCAAAAAAGGCACCTCAACTGCACCAAGAATAGTGTCGATGTCTGGCTTGTTGGTTGCCGTGAAAGTATTTCTCGCAATTACACCATCAGTGCCAAGAGATTTTATTAAATAAACTTTAATGTCATCATCAACGCTTGGTATATTTCGTGTGCTAGAAAAAGACAATGCTGCCCTTTTGTATTTGTCATAGGATAAAATGTATGCATTGTTTTCTTCGCTGAGACCGGATAGTTCATCGAAGAAATCAGACACTCTCACCCAAGCAGTTTCGTTAGACCCAACAGTAACCAACAAAGATTCTTTGGTATCCTCGTATGGATAAAGACCCATATCCCAGTTATCAAAAGGCAATATTATTTGATTTGAGATTATATCCCTACCAGTATATTCAAGGGGTGCCTGTAGAGGTTCGCCTTGTTTCAGGGTAACATCAAATTCCACATAGTTATAATTGATACTGAGATCAGTGTCATAGTCAGTTTTTATGTCAGCCAACGTAACATCAAATGTGAAGTCCTCGGACATACAGTAATATATTATATTACCGGCATCATCGGATAATCCCGTATTAACTTTAAACCACCTAGGAATATATAGCTGGTTTCCCTCAGAAAAATATGTAACCAGTTGATCATCGTCTTGTTGTCTCACTCGTATGGTAACAACAACCTCAGAAGAAACATACCCAGTGGGAGAATATCCTTGCTGTCTAACCAACGAGTGAACTACTTCATATATATCAGCGGTTTCTGTGTGGATATTCTGTGCTAATCTATTTGTATAGAATGTATTAAGATCACCAACATAAGCCATTAATTCAAGAAGAACCGTTATATTAGCACCCTCGAAATCATAGTCCTGAAAGTTATCAACCTGTTGTAACAAAGTCTTTAGACGAGTTTTCATTGTATCGAAATCAGCGTCTACATAGTTCGGTATTAATTGTTTATCAGCCATTATATAACCCTCAATACTGTTTCGAATGATTGTATTTGTTCTTTGGTGTTTCCTATAACAGTGTAGTTCAGCGTCACTATATACGTATTTTCGTCTGGTCTAGTATCAATCTCTACGCCTGTCACCACTATTCTAGGCTCCCATATATTCACTGCCTGTATTATCAGCTCAGCCAACACATTAGCCGATTGATTGTCAATCTGCTCGAACAGCAAAGTATATATGGGCAGCGCGAACTCTGGGAGCATTCTTCGCTCCCCTTGGAATGTTGTGAATATGTTAATTAATGAATTATTAATAGCATCAAACCCCACCATATCCACAATGTCACCGCTGTTTTTACGATTCAATGCGCCGTCTATGTCTTTCCATGTTTTTATTGCCATAATTACCTCAGTAATATTTATCAAAAAATGTCATCACCAGAGTGCCGGGGGTGAAGGTTTTTTCTGTATCGCCAACTTTGCGTTCTCCTTAATACCCGCTAATACTTCTTGCGCTTTGGCTGTTGCTTGTTGTGTCATAATATTTGCCTGTTTCCCCATCTCACCCAGTCCATTAGACATGTTTGTCGTAAATGCCGGGTCTATGCCATGCATTGCACCCGAAGCACTCAAATCTCCTGCCATTTTTGCTTGAAATGATTCGTCTGTGATTTGTCCAGTACCGTCCATTCCAAACGCATTCATGATTTGTGCAAGTTCGGCTGTCGTATCGGCTATCATGGAACTATCACTCAAACATCCCAATTGACCCAGAGCGGCGGCAACAAGTTTATCCACGCCCAACGCTCCGATCATATTACGCGCACGGGCATACAATCCATATATCCCCATCATTTCTGAGGGCATATTCAATACAGCATTAAACCCCTCTAATGCATTACTGACCAAACCAAACCCATCACTGGTCATTGCCGTCAAAGCCGCCATTGGACCGGCCAAACAAGACCCTCCTATCTGGCTTATCTCGTCCAACTCTAATAGTTTAGCCGACACCTGTTGTTGGACAACGGTAACTTGGGCGCTTATTCCCGGTATAGAAGGTAAATCAGGCAATCCCGGTAATTCAGACAGACCCTTCAGGTAATTGTCTACCCCAGAAATTTGCTGATCAAACAACACCTTTGCCACCTGTATCTTGGATAAAGTCGCCGCCATACGGCCCACAGTACCTGATTGTAAGTCATTTAAATTTGTTGGAAAACTAGGCAGTGCCATTTATCCCTCCGTAATCCCGCCGCTTGTGTTTGTTATTGTGCCTGTTGTTGTGCCCGTGCCATCGGTCCAAGAATCCCCTTGTTTGCCCACAGGAACACCATTACATGTCATATCACTAACAGAAGCAATCAAAGTACCTGTGTGTCCACAGGTAAGGTTTACTGTATGGCCATCACCGGAAACCAAAATACCATTCATACCAAACCCATCAAACCCCTCAACCAATACCCCCGTAACAACCACAGGGCTATCGTGAGAATAACAAATCCCGCTTCCATTATCTCCCACCTTCAATATATCGGACATTAGGACACCGTGAACGTGTTGGAGGTACCTTTCAGCACACCAATAGATCCTTGTACTGTTGCTGGTCCTGTAGAAGTTACACTAGCAGACCCCCCCGCAACAACTTCCACGTCCCCCGTGGCGTTAATAATCGCCTGTCCCGAGACTATTATGGTCCACCCAGATCCAACCGTTTCTGTTAGGTTACCTGTAATGTCTATCTGTTCATTTGCCCCAACAGTTTTTGTAGAGTTACCCCCAATGGTTTCTGTTAGGTTACCTGTAATATCTATCTGTTCATTTGCCCCAACAGTTTTTGTAGAATTAGTTCCTACCGTTACAACCAAGTTATTACCAACATTCTTGGTTGCATCTATTCCAACAACGACTGTTTCGTTGCTCCCAATATCAAGAGATTCATTAGTACCAATAGTTGTTGTTCTGTTCAATCCAACATCAACAGTCTCGTTTGATCCGATTTTTTTTGTCTTATCGATATCGATAGTTTCGTTATCGTCGGCAAATATGTGTTTATTTCTATCACCCTTTGTTATCTCAAATTTGTTTCCTTCGTTTTTGAAAACCACATTACCCTCAACATCTATTTCGATATAGGTATTCGATGGATGGTATAAATGAATCCTCTCCTTTCCCGCTGTGTTATCAAGTTCTATCAATATACCTCTGTGGGTGGAAAGAACTATATTGTTAGGGTATGTCGCGGCATATGCTGATTCTGGTTCATCCCACGTGCTAGTATCTGCTTTGGTTACACCAAGATCAAGGTTTTCGTTTTTGTGTTCAACTATTGTACCGGTTATTTCTCCACGAGCAAGTCTATGAAAATCAGGCTCATTTAATCTATCAGAACGTGGATACTTACCTTCTGGATCATTAAACCCCTTGGATGTGTCGGGGGCTTCTGTTGGCAGGCCCGGCGCGGTGGCAAAATATCTTGGAGCGTTCCAATTACCCCCCTCAAAGAAGAGAAATACATGAGACCCTTGCAATGGTACGGAAAACAGCCCAGCTCCAGTCACAGACCCTTCCAGAAGCCCCAAACATGGCTCAGACCACGGCAGACTAGCGGTTGGAATGCCCTCTATTCTTGACGCCTCTTTTAGCTCGTCATGCAACCCCCATACCCGTATCTGGCATCTCCCCATTTTTTGGGGATCAACATTGTTCTCGACCACCCCACGATATATACCCGTTAAAGTGGTTATCTTTGGTATTATATTATCCACACTTTGCTTGATCATAATAATCCTTATATGTTAGTGTTCACAGATTTGATGAGAGTGGAGTTATCAGAATCCTGATATCCATTCTTAATACATACTAATTTTTGTTGATATGCTGGCATAAAATCTTTCGAAAAGTAATGGGTCACTGATTTTATCAAATATTTCCCGTTCATTTGTTTGTTGATTATGCCTTGCACGGAATCAGTGCTAGGCCATTCAATTTTGATCATCCCCCCGGCATGTCTTTTTTCGCTACCAGCAACGCTTAGGGTAATGGTTTGTTGTAGACAGTATTGTTTTATCCACCTACTGAACCATAAATTATCTATCATATTCTCATTGCCATATGTTTCGATCTTTGTCATATGATGATCTGGTGTTATTGTGTTGGTAAATAATGTTTTCTTACCAAGAATCGTAAATCTACTCACTGCTTCTTTGTAAGTGAATTCTCTCTTAAGCAATTTTTTTCTGTTAATATCAAATCCATGATATACCGCCCCCGCGAGGGTTCTCAATGTTGCATAATCAACATGTGACATGGAATAATTTAATATCTTGTTTTGGTATTGCTCGTTCCTGTCACTGAACACATACAAATTACGGTCCCCTACGGGGTCCATCAATTTTGTTTGTCTCAAAAGAGTTTCTAATGATACGAAATTATACTTGTATCCAGTAGAATCTGGGTCATTGAATGGATACAATAAATGTCCAGCTTGGCCGTGTACACTGCTGCTACATCTCTCAGATAGCCACTGAATACCTTCTGCTGGTGTTTTGAGATGAGTATCAAACTGTGATATCTTTTCTTTGGTTTTTTCTATCTGTTTAAACGAAACCCCAACATGATTTGTTGCTATATCTTCCACTATATCATGGATATATGAATCAACCCACGCTTTACTCCAATTTCTGTTATGAAACTTGGCAAAGGTATCATCCACCAATATCATTTCAATAAAACTACCAGTAGTAACTGAGGTGTTACTGGAAGGTATAATACTTTTTATTTTATATCCATACAAATTAATTGTATTATAATATTTATCATTTTCCGTGTTGCCGAATTTTATCTCAAATCGTTCATTGCCGTTTATTGGACCAAATTCGAGCAATCCGATAGTGTCAATAAACTTTATCTTCCCCATGATAGAGGTACTATAGATATCCTCAATAAAATACAAGGTTTCTATTGCATCTGAACCAATAATATAATCCCCGTTGTTGGTATATATTTTTACTCCCAATATTTCTTCTACATTAAGCATTATAACTCCTCTATAACAGACAAGTCTTCGAATATTTGGGGGATATAGGAATATCTCAAGATTTTTAACTGCGATCCCACCTCAAGTGTCTCAAATGGGTTTGTTATATTGTTAATAACCGGCGCTATCCACCACAAATAAGGAGTCTCATAGAACCTAAAAGAGATAGTATCCCACCAATCTTCTTCCTCAACGGTATATATCTCATATATGTCTTGTCTCTGTAATTCAGGGTTTGTTTGGTATGTTCTTGTTATGTTACAAAACCTATCCCCATTATCATCTATTAGAATATTATACAATCTAAGCATCGATGTTTGTGGGAGCTTTCTCGTAAATGTAGTATCTCTTTTAACTGCCATCATAACCTCCAACAGGTTGTTTGTTACGGTAAATTATATCCCATTTTCTCTTATTGTGATAGGTATGGTGTTCCTTGTCTCATCTGTTTTATAGGAATCAGAAAAAAGCACATTTAGATCCTTAAACGTTATGGTCATTTCGGCTTTTGAAGGATATCCCGAAATATATGGTTGTTCGTACTTCGGTTGTATGGATGTTATAACGGCATCCTTTACCGACAATACGGGCACATTAAATCCATTCCCGGTTTTGGTCTGTAAACTGAAAACATAAGGAATGCTAATGTTGACATTTTCTGTAACAGAATTTCCAGTTGCGGCAGAAGGTGCTGACATTCGAAGAAACTCTTGGATAGGCAACCACACATCTTGGTATGCGTCAGAGTGTACGATAAACTGAAACTCAAATACCCACTCTCTTCTATCAGAATCAGTATACATTAAAGGAGCATCGGCTTTGGCAGAACTCCCATGTATCCCGACCACGTTATGTGATGCATGGGTTACTTCGGTCACGAGTTCACTTACTTTCGAACCAACTGTCTCAAACTTATCCCATCCATGATTCTGAGAGGTTGAATAAGTGGTTGGCATTAAAAGTTTATACGTGTCTTGATCTGTTGCTATGGATGTTGTGATTGCCTGTGGTCCACGAGTGTTCCATCGGTTTATTGTTATTATCTTCTTCGGTTGAACCCACAACCAGAGAGTATCCGACCCCTCATTAAATGCATTGTCATGAACCCCTTTGGGTGGGTATTGTCTTACGGCCATTACGCTCCTCCTATTGCATTGCCCATGAGCGCCAAATAGGTTTCTTCCGGGGCTGTAGGAATCATTGTTGCTGTTTTATTTATGACCTGTATGGACGAAGAAATTTTGTTCCCCATCTCATTGATCGTTTTATCAAATGAATTGCTTGTATGAGAGCTTTGCATGTTCATCACATCTTTTTGTTGTTGTTGTGTTTTTGCCTCAGCGTTTGCCTTGGCTTGTGCTGGGGCGTTAGCCGACGCCGTTCTGTTTGCTATTGCTTTCTGTTTTGTTGGGTCAGCATTCAACCCGGTACCAGTCTTCATTCCCCTAACCTCATCTGCCAGAGTGTCAGAAAATGGAGCTATCATTTCGGCCATCAACCCCACTATACCATTGTATATAGTGTGCATAGTAAACTCAATACCCCCAAAAATCATATCTATGACCTTAAATATTCCATCGGCGGCACCCCCTTTAATTTGTATATCAAATAGGCCCAGAACATAATCAGTGATCCACCCAAACAGTTTTACCGGAAGATAAAGAAATCCCTTAACAGCCTCCCCCAGACCCTGCACCAACCCACTAATTATACCACCCGAACCGCCGCCCTGTGATTCAAATCCCCGAACAAACCCCTTGACCGCATCAATGACAGTCATGAGCAATGTGATCGGCCACGCTATCCATTTTAGACCTCGGAGAAATCCTTTCACGAACCCACCACCAAACTGACCAAACAGTCCCTTGACAACCTCTGCTATCTTTCCAATTGACTTAAATCTCTTCCCAATAGCACCCACAAGACCCATAAACCCTTCTATTTCTTTTAATATTTTACCTTTCAACCAAATTATAGGGCGCATAATGATAGATATGACTTTATCCAACCCTTTGAACAGTCCTTCAAATCGTTGACCCAATTTTAATACATGTTTATTAAGGAAACCCAATGCTTGTACCTGAACCCCACCCAATAATCCAACGATAGCACCAGACACCAATCCAAGAATACTGGCAATCCAAAACATCGGACCTTTTTTGTCTCCAATACTATGTCGCTTAGAAGCTTTTTCTGCATCTTCGGCCAAGTCGAGTTGTCTTTGGTTTATACTAAACCCTTTCGCAAGAGTATCATCTATCCGAAGCATTCTGCGATCAATAATATTTTGCCAACGAGCTGTTCTTGTTTCGGCCATTGTTGGTTTTGGGTTTTGTAGTAATTTAAATAATATACCCCCTATCTTAAACAGTGCCTTGAAAGGACCAATCAATATCTCAATAGGTTTTAATATATCGGACATATGTTCTTTGAATATGTCTTGAATATCCCCTGCAATAGTTTTGTAATGCTCCATCATAGCATCAGAAAAAAACCGACCAAGAACTGGCCATTTTTTTAGATTATGTTGAATTGAATGTGCCATATTCTTCAACGACTTGTTCATTGAATACATTACCTGCTGAGAATCTTTCATTGCCTCAGAAACCTCTATGGTGGCTCGTATCTGCTTCTCGACAAGTTCTATAGGTAACCTCTGAGAGGTTGACATTGCTTTGGCCATATCTCGTATAGCAACATTGACCAACTCTTGCCCCATACTCGAATCTTTCTTGTAGATATCAACGAGCTCCCTGTTTCCATGAAACATATCGGTTAATGTTTGTTGTGCTGTCCGTGATATGGCGGTGTTTCGCCCAATATCATCGGCCATCATCTTTATTGTTTTGTGTAATGGCTCGGATTTCTTAATCTCTTCTTTCACAACCTCCTCTTGTTTCTTTTCCATGTTGGCAAGTTTTTTTGTCATCTCAGCAATTTCGGCAAGAAGAACTGCGCGGCTTTCTTCATTACTCGCGGCTTTAAGGAATGTGTTCATCTTTTTTAGCTCTTCCTTAAGATCTCTTCTCATAAGGTCAATACTTTCAGTTGTGGTTGGTTTATTCTTTGCCATTGCGTTCTCCTAAAACAAAAGGGTCTGGGATTATTTATCACCCCAGACCCTTTGTGAGTCTCATTGGAAGTCAATCCTTCCAAGAAATTTATTATCTACCAATGTTGTTATACATATCAGCTTCTTCTTTCAAGTCTTTAGAAGTCATCCCAACTAATATGACTCTCTCAAAATCAGCAAGATTTTGGCTATCCGAAAACGAGATGTTTGCTCTACGTGCCAGAAAATATTGCTCCCCGATTATACTATCCAAATCGCAGTCACTACACAGAACAAACATTAGCCGAAAAAATTTGTATATGGAATCTCCATGGTATGAGTGAATTCACATGAAGGGTTCGCGCAACCAACTTTCTGTAAAAACTCAACCCCAAAGTCGTTCTCTTCCATCCATTTCTGAATAGACGAAAGCACCTCACTTTTTTCGCTGTTCAGCACAATATATTTATCCTCTAATGTCGGTACCACTTTCCCGGCTGGAGTGGTAAAGGTGGTCATACATAACGCATACGTGTAAACACCTATCTCAAACATTCTTTCGGCCTCGGTTATTCCTTTGAGGGATTCTGCTATAGCAACGGCCTCTCGTTGAATACCTCTAGTCGGGAACCCAAATTCTGCTTTAAGAGAATCATTTATATCAATAACTGTTGTTGTGTTCAACGCCGACACAATATCCATGTCACTGATTTTGGCACTGGCCGGTTGATCTAATTCACATATGGGACATTTCCATGTGAAGTCATATCTATCGCCTTTTGTTTTGCTTCTTATCTGAAGCAACAAAAAGAAACGGTCTTGTAAATACAGTTTGTTAATGTCAAAGTCAGGCGAAATTACACACTCCTCTATCAACGAATCCAATGCCTTTTCCATTTCCATGGGAGAATCAGATTGTTCATAAGCTAACAATTTTTTCATCTGACCTGTGGTTACAGGTTTAAATTTTACAGTTTGACCATTTCCCGGTAATACTGTGCTAAATTCGTATACATTAATATATGATTTTATATCAATGGCAACTAATGTTTCCGCTATTGGTTTCTTCTCAGCCAATCTTTTTTCACGGTCCTGCGGTGTTTCCGACACAAATTTTTGGCTACTCATCGAGTACCTCCACAAATATTTTAACTAATTAAACGGTCCCGGTTGGGTCAGCAGTTACCCCATTAACGCTATCAGCATAATGGTACTGATATGAAAATGTGACAGGAAATGTCGAAAAATCTTTGCTTGTATGTTCAAGTGCGATTTCACCGACAACTTTCGGCCATATCTTTATAAAATTGTACTTCATTTTAACTTGTCCGTCTGGTCCAATATGATCCAATGCCATTTTTCCATGATAACTAGTAGGAGTACCGTGAACGTTTGTGATTGGGTTATGTATAATATTAGCCCATCTAAGGAATTCACGTCTGAGGTCATGATTTACATCGGCACGAAATGTAACGGTATAATCCTCAAACTCGGTTGTTGTTCCAACTCTATAAGTATTCCCCTGAAACGCCGCTTCAGCATGACCAATCGTTGTGGTTGGAAGGTTAGCGGATGTTACAAGATATGGGTGATTGTTTTGTAGTGCCCCACCAAGAATCCCTGCGGGTGCTTGTACTATTTTGCAATAGAACAAATAATTACGCATAAAATCAGTATATCTATCTGTCATTGCGTCAATGTTAAAAGCCATTTGTTTTCCTCCTAAATGTAGGGGCTGTTTCCTCCCCCATATTAACTGTTATATCTATTTATAACAAAAAACATAATTACCACAATCCCAGATCCTATCATATCCATTTACTTGCATGTTATCCCATTCCGTTGTGTCAGGGTTAAATATATCCAACCTCTTTTCCAATTTATGTTTCATGAAAATAGATCTGTGAAATATTGTATATAAATCTTTTTTATGGCAATACCAGTAATTAGGTGGGCTTATATGTGATAAAGTAAATCCCAATTTATCATACAAATCACCTGTGCTATATCTTCTGTCAGCATATGTATGTATTTCTTGTCCATCCCAAAAATTATTCAAAAACATTTTAAACAACTTCGAAGCACCACCAACTACATTAGTATTCAATATGTTACAATACCTCAATAATTCAAACGTTGTTTTTCCTGTTATCCTTCTTGAACCAAATGTCATAATTGATACTAATTTATCATTATAACATAAACCTAATCTTATTTTGGAATTATCTTTTCCTTGTAAATGGTTTTGTTCTAAGAATTCATTTTTGTCGTTTACACTAACTTCTTTTATTACACATTTCCTTGCATATATAATGTTTGTTGATTTGTGTAATTTGTTTGAAATTATCGACTTAACTATTTCGTTTTTGAGTATCCATTCTGATTCCAGAATATGAATTAACTTTACACCCAATTCTAACGATTTTTCTGTTTTGTGTAGATGATAACTTCTGTCTTTCCCCCCACTATTTTCCGTATGAGTATAATTTCCATTACACTCGATACCTAATTCATATGAGGGGACATAGATATCAATTTCGCGATTGCCTTTGTTGCCCTGCTGAGTTTCATCTTTTAATAACTTTTTGTTACATGTTGTCGCCACATCAAGAGATTCAATAAAATTGTTTACCTCTTTTTCCCATTTGGATATTCCTTGTTTGGAGCAATAAGGGCACCCATTATGATATGCTAATTTTCGTGAAAATGCCTTACCACATTCTCTGTGTATATAAGATAATTCACCGGTTTCAATAAAATCGTTTTTGTTTGTTGTTATAATGAATTCATCACTTAATGTCTTTTTATATAGTTCAAAATTTTTTGTTCGTTTATTTGTCTTGTGAGTGTCACTGGTTTTTTTGTTTAATTCTAGCTGTGAACACTTTTTGCACAACAAAGATTGGTATCCTTGTTCAATTGTCACAAAATTAACATCCAACAAAGAACCACACTCTCTACATTCTGGGATACATGACAAATTATTTAATATATGATAATACTTTTCTTTGAATTTTCTGTTTTTTATGTATTGTGTATGATATTCTATTGATGGTATCAAATTTACATCAACTTTGTATAAACTCTGTGTAATGTTATTTTTTGATATAATACTTTTTTTGTGATATTCTTTGATTAAAGAAACCGTCTTATTCCTGTCATATATGATTGCAGTATCCAAAAGGGCCTTTCTATCACGTCTTCTCTTTTCGTTGGTATAAATGGAACCACATTTTATCGAACAAAATTTTCTTTTTTTGTTTGTCTCTGCTTCGCACACAATACATTTATTCATAATACCCCTTTATATTATATTAAATGGTTAGAGTCAACTAAAGGGTAAGTTGACTCAGCATCGGCCAATGGTGTCCCATTCTATATAATTACATAACCTTCTTTATATCGCATTAACAGCTTCTTCAAACGAAGCTCCCGTTTTTGTTGCAACGAAATTCAGGACAATGAACTCAGCGGAACGAGTAGGTTTGATAAGAATATCACACCATAGTTCATTTCTATCAATTCTCTCATCTGTGTTATTGCTTTCATCACAGATAACCTTGAATTCATATATTCCGCGTCTTGACTGAATATCACGCAAGAACGGATCAATCATTGATTTCAACAGAACTCTCGTTGCCGAATCATTGGGCTCGAACAAAAAGTATTTCGCTGAAGTGCTGATCGCTTTTTCAAGAACCATAAACAATCTGCGAACATTAACTCGATCAAATGCGGAAGACTTTGCAAGCATTGTCTTTTGGCCCCAAACAACCTTTCCTTCACCGGAAAAAGATACGATTGGGTTGATTCCGTTACTGTACAGAATGTCTCTGTTACCCATTTTGGGGTTCCATGCAAGTCTGCGAACCTGTGTAAGAACTGCGCGGTTTAGTCCCGCAGGGGCATACCAAGGGTCACGTACATCATCGGTTTTTGCATACACTCCTGCAATATACCCAGAGGATGGAATCCACCTATACTTCTGATTGTACTTATCATACACTTCCAACCAGTTACCGTAAACAGCAGCATATGAAGAATTTTGATTAAAGTTTGTTGTTGTATAAGAACCAGTTCCATTTCTCCAATCACGAATGTCTGTGGTCTCATTGCCTTTGTTGTTAACAACAATAGCTTTGGGTACGTCAGCAATCAACATACAATCAAGCCTTGACTCGCATAGAGCTACCAGATCAGCCTTAACTGTTTCTGATTTATTTGAATCAATGATGAGATTGATGTCAACTGTTTCCGGGTCTTCATATAAACGATATGCTGCGATAACTTCAGCATCTTGTTCTAGTGCTACATATGTACCACTAGTACCGCCAACCAATGTATACCATCCATCCTGTGCTAAGGATGCATCAAAAGCTTCGCCTTCAACAACACCACCAAGAGCCACGCGAATGATATTAGAAGACTGGTTGATCACGTCTTCAGCATATCTCTTACCACCAGTATCATCGAGCGCATTAGGATCGGTTGACACATTAAATGTTTCTCTTGTTACCCATGTATTTTTTCTTTGCGGTTTTTCTTGGACCATCACCAAAAAATCAGTGGTTGACTCCAGAGCATTATCCTGTGAAGCAAATTGTTCGTATGACCCACCTGCAACATATGCCCCAGCAGAACCATCAATCATTGTGCGCTGAGTGGCGTAATCAAGGAATGCAACACGAACATTGTTCCCCCATGCTCCGCGAGACGCCGCAATAACCCACATTTGATCGCCTGCGGTTGTTACGGTCACGTCATTACCAAAATCATCGGGATCTTCGCTTGGAAGGTCTGCCATGGTCTGAGTTGGAAAACCCAAATCAAGAGCAGAGAAAGCATTTCCACCAGAAAATGTTGCCAGTGACACTATAGCAGCATAACCAGAACCACCTGTCGAAACAGCCACTGACTCGGGTATACCATCAGCGTTACCGTCTGTAATCTCCACAGTAAGTCCTGTGCCAGTACCGCCAAGAACAGGCACAACCTGTCCATCAGTATATCCCGTACCAGAGCTTGCCATAGACACTGCTGTTACCACACCATCGGCGATGGATGTCACAACAAAAGTCGCATCTGCGTTTCCACTTGCCACAGTAAGAACATCAGCGGCAGTGTATCCACTACCACCCGCATTAAGCGTAACAACTGTCACAACACCAGCGGAAGTTGTGATATCTACGGTTAACCCAGTTCCTGTTCCACCCGTGGTTGCTTCTGCAAGACCATCACTGTATCCTGTACCACCGGCAGTAATTGCACCAAGTACGGTACCAACACCGTCTGCGGTTGTATCGATATCAACTGTTAGCCCAGAGCCTACCGGAATGGTCAAGCCAGCAAACGTTGCATCCCCCGGCAACACTCGTGTCGCGTACAGTTTATTTCCATATTTAAGAAAACCCGTAGCCGACAAAATATCTTCATAAGAAGAGTTATCAGGTTCCCCGAATGCCTTGATTAAATCTTGTTCATCTGTGACGAGGGTTTGTTTCTTCTCCGCGCCCTTGTAGGTATCTCTGAGGGCAATTACTCCGATACTTGTAGCAACGGCACCAATGGTTGTAGACAAATCAATTTCGTTAACGTCTACAAGTGGAGACAAATAAAAAGCCATACTGTTGTTCCTCCTTAAATTACTATGGAATATTTGTAATTCCCGCAATCCCATATTCTATAGTATTTATCTTTTTCCATATTTTCTTTTTCCGTCAAATTATCGTTATAAGATGATAATTTATTTTTTAGTTTGTGTTTTTGGAATACCATTCTGTTATATAGGTTATACCCTTTGCTATACCAATAATTTGGTTCTGTGTATTTCTCAAATATAAAACCATTATTTGCATAAATCATTCCATCAAAATATCTTCTATCAGAATATGTAACAATATATCCACTACCAATGTTTTTCTTGAAATGAGAAAATAACTTAGAAAATGAACCAGAAATAGATGTATTCAATTTATTACAGAATCTTAATATCTCATAATCATATTTATTATCAAATCTGGATTTTCCTATAGTTAACAATGAAACCAGTTCATCTTTAAAATATAATCCCATATTGTATTTTGATACACAATCCCCTTGTAAATGGTTATCGCCCAAGAAAATTTTTTTTTCGGCAAAAGAGGTTTCTTTTATCACACATTGTCTTGCGTGTATTTTATAATCCAATTTGCCCAATTTTGTTTTTATTATAGATTTAACTATGTCTTTGGTATTAATCCATTCATTCTCAAAAACAGTAATTAATTGATAATCTTTTTCTTTGCATTTTTCCAATTTATGTAAATGATATCCTTTACTTTTACCAAGTTCTTCACTGTGCCAATATAAACCACAATATTCGATTGCTATTTTCTTTTCTGGTATAACTATATCCAATTCAAGTGGAGAAATTATTGTTCTATCATTCGATATCACATGAACATCCAAGCTTTTAACAAAGTCGGAAATCTCTATTTCGGTTTTTGAAACATTCCCAAAACACTTACCACATCTACATCCTTTGTTCCAATTGCTTATATAATATTCTTGAATATGTCCTTTTGGACATTTTGCTATGACAAGACCGCCTGTCAGTATATATTCATATATACTGGTTAATATTGTATACTTTTCGTCAGAAAATTCTTTATATATTCTCTGATATCGTATATTTCGTTCTTCTGATATTAGCTTTTTCTTTTGTTCTATAAAAAGATTTGATTTAAAAAAATTATCAACTCCATAATTATCTAACAATCTTTCTTTTATTTTTTCTGATACACCTTTTATGGAGAAAGAATCTTTTACATCATATCGTTCTATTAAAGTTTCTATTCTCTTGTTAGGATTGGTGTAATATTCGTCATCATATATTTCCAGTTTCGTTGATTTTGTTTTTTCTGTAATAGATTCAAAATCGCCATATTTTTTTATTTTTGTTCTCAATGCTTTTTGTGGATTCACAAAATTTTCATCGCCATATTTTATATTTTTTGTATCTTTTGCCTTTTCTCTTATGTCATGATTGGATAGAGGTTCGGAACATCCATATTTAATTATATTTGTTTTTGCACGTTTCAGTGATACATTTTCGTTATTTGCTGAACATTTTTTTGTACAAAATTTTCTTTTCTCATCTATACCCAAAAAATCTTCCCCACATTCCTCACATATTAATAAGGTATAAGTTCTTTTTTGTACACGAGAACGATATTTGCCGTTTGTTGTGATGTAGATATCATATTTTTCTATAGTATCATCTGTTAATTTCATTGTATACCCCTTTCATATATCGTACACCATTTGCAATAAAACGTAAATAATACTGTGTTCCTCCTTATATTAGATATCTCTTACTTCATATCTATCATATATGAAATTTGCTTGTGAATCTAAGTTTTGGTCCCCTTCTCGGTAGGTTAATGTTATTTCACCCAACATATTTATCCAAACGTTACGTATATCTATTATCATTACTTCTTGTCTGAAATTGTTGAGAACACGAAGCACCGCATCAACCTTGTATTCGTCTCGTGGTCTACCAAATCTATCCTTATTATTATTTATAAAAGTTATCCATTTATATAACTTCTTCCAGTTATCATAATTCGAATCTATTGTAAAATTTACATACCATGGCTCAAACGTTAATGTTCCAATTTCATAATGAGCAACCCCGCCTTGCCAGTTTATATCAGTGGTTTCCAATGTCATAGACGGTATTACGGTTGTATGTATATTTAATGTCAATCCTTCCATCGCACCCAAACTACTCTCAGTGGGTATCTTGGGGAATATTAATTCAAAATTATTGGAGGTAGCTTTTGCTAAATTATTAACTGTCATTTATTGCTCATAATGTTCGTATTTGTACATCTCTCTAACGTCGTCATCAACCTGAACCAAATCAATAATATCTTGGGGTGTTAATGTTGTCGATACAACCCCTTGTACAGCAGAATGTCCAACCTCACCTATTAAATTGTTAATATCATCAAGACGATTGTCAAACCCAACCTCATTAAGAAAATAGTTGATACCAATTGTATGGATCGATTTTGTCTCTTCTATTGGAGAGAATAGGTAACCTTGAACTTTGAATGTTAGGGTCCACAGTAATACCCGAAAGTTTGCCTCATCTATCTCAACAGTAGCATTCTTCTGGGATGATTCATATACAACCTTTAAATCAAGATTATCGACACCATCGGCACCACCGACCCCCGCACCAGAAATGTTTAATTCTGGTATGGTGATTCTTATATAGGCTTCTGGGGTAAAGAATGGAAAGATTTGTTCCACTATCTGTGTTATATCCACCATATATTCAGCAGCAATCTGAACGCTAAAAGTGAAATCATAGGGAACGGGATTATAATATCTATATCCTGTTGCTCCATCATTGGCGGCTGTTATTTTGTGATTACGATTAACCTGTCGCTCTTTTGCATATTCAACACTTTCAAGTTCCACTGCAATCATGGGCAACACTTGGTCCCGACGATCTTCCGCATTTCTCAACTCTGTCCAATACCATTGTTTGGTTTTTGGTGCAAACTTCAGGGGCACCTTAACATATTTAATAACCTCACCCTCTTGGGTATATCGAGCGATAACCAGATCATTGAACAAATCCAAGAACTGGACAATGGTTTTGCGCATTGCATTGTAAAAGTAATGCTGTCTGTTCATTAGTCTTTACATCCCATTTCCATCTTTGCTAATCTTGTATAATAGTCAGAACACTCCGCTAGATGATCCAATGCGATACGATAAGCAATTAATTCATTATCAGTATGCTCCATCTCAACCTCGACGCCCATCTTTACTTCTTCATCATTTAATTTAAAGTTCATACCCTTTTCCATAGCACGTCCTTTTGACCAAAACGATTGAAGCATGGCATACACTACTTCCTCAAGTTCGCTTGGCTCTTTTATCCCAAGCTTCTCGGCCAATGAATGAATATCTTTATGATCTTTGATTTTCTCTTTTCCTTGGAAAAGTTTGATGAGAGCTAGTGTTTTTTTATCTGCTACCATATGTCCATTAAATTTTTCTTCGTTTAGTGTTGGCTTAACGTAATCGCCAAATTTCATACGACTCTCCTTGATTCCAAGTTTCCGTTTCAGTATGATCATTGCTGTGCCATAAAAAGCATCATCGCCCTTGGATTTTTCTCCTTCAGCGGCCTTCTTTGCTTCGCGCCATTTGGCCTCAACTTCGGCTATAGATTTTCCTGTCTTTTGAGCCAACGACTTTATGCTTGCATTTGGCATGAATATCCCCCAACATAATGTACTCATTGTATTTATACAAAAAGAAACTTTGTATTAGAATACAACCAAATCCATCTCTTCTCTTGTGGTACATGCGTTAAGGGCATCGCGATACATCCCTTTTCGAGACCACAGTCTCCAATAATATATCTTCATCTCTAATGCCAAATTCAAAGCAGCTTCAATCGTCATTTCGTGCCCGATATTATTTTTGTCTCTGACTATAGTGGTTGTTTGATCCAAACCACCCGCTCCCCCTTGGTCTACAGAAGTGACCAAAAACAAACTAAGCCCATCATTCATCATTTCATAATCTTGTTTATCACACTGCATAACAAATTCACCGTTATCATAACCAGCTTCAAGCGCGCTGGTCCACGCTTTACTTACCATACCAGTGCTGGCCCCTTTTACTTGCTGTGCCACCTGTTCGGGAGTTTTGTCTATGACAGATTTGCCCATTACCCAGCGATCCCCAACATATACCGGCTCGTTCGAACTAACCACATACTGGGTAAACGGGTCAAACAATGGCATCTCTTCTTGTGCAATTTCAACCATATTGTATTCAGCGAGTATGTCTCTCGCAGGTTTGGCTGGAAACGAAACATTGGGATAATCTTCTCTTAAATTTTGTATTGTATAGGGAAATTTTTCAATCAACCCATTTTTTATCTTTGCATATAACATTGTTTTTATTTTCTCCTTTTTATATAAATATGTAAGCTTTTCCTGAGTCGGTACCCCCAGCATCATCTTCAAACTTTGCCCCAACAATTGCATGTGATTCGCTTATACCAACTGAAGAACCGAACCAGTCTCCTGTAGAGGTTGAATACGCATTTGGATTATCTAATGTCCATAATAATGCTCCTGTAGCTGGATTAAATATATAAGCTTTTCCTGAATCTTCATCTGCCCCCTCATCTTCACCATATGCACTAACAATTGCATATGATTCACTTATACCAACCGAATAACCAAAGTAATCGTAAGAAGACGTGTCATAAGCATTTGGATTGTCTAATGTCCATAATAATGCTCCTGTAGCTGGATTAAATATATAAGCTTTTCCTGACTCGGTGCCCCCGGCATCGTCTTCAAAATATGCCCCAACAATTGCATATGATTCACTTATAGCAACCGAATACCCAAACCAATCACCAGCAGAGGTACCGTAAGCATTTGGATCGTTTAACGTCCATAATAATGATCCAGTAGCAGGATTAAAGATATAAGCTTTACCCGAATTAGTACCGCCAGCATCATCTTCTGTATAGGCACCAACAATTGCATATGTTTCACTTATACCAACCGAAGAACCGAACCAATCTCCTGTAGAGGTTGAATACGCATTTGGATTATTTAACGTCCATAATAATGCTCCTGTAGTATTATCGAATATATAAGCTTTTCCTGACTCGGTGCCCCCGGCATCATCTTCTGTATATGCACCAACAATCGCATATGATTCACTTATACCAACCGAAAACCCAAACCAATCATTGACAGGGGTTGAATAAGCATTTGGATTATCTAATGTCCATAACAAATCTCCCGAAATTTCAATGGGAGATTTGTTGCTCCCCATTTTAAACCTAGTAGATAACATTATACATAACTCCCCACATAGGCTCCGTACAAGGTCGTACCTATCTTCCAGAAAACAAATGTGTCTTTGGCTGTGATGGTTGGTGCGGTATTTCCTGTATTAGTAACCCATGTCATAGTAGGCCACGTTAAAACATAAGCGGAAGCCCCTGTTGTCGATAACGTCATGCTTTTTCCTGTAGTTAAGCTATCAGTAAAGGTGGTTGCTCCGGTTAATGTTTTGGATTGAACTGTTCCATAGTCTGGATTTAAGGCAGTACCCGTAAGATCATACACCCCTTCTGTCATAGACGCTGTGAATTTTATACCACCAATAACATCTAGGGATTCTGTTGGATTATTTTGTCCTCCAATACCGACTTTGACAACATTCTCGTCTGTGCCACCTATTATACATTGATTTGTGGTTGTTGCCGATAATGGACGCGCTTGATACCCAATACATATATTATATCCCCCTGAAGTTATATTATCACCGGCATATGATCCAATACAAACATTTTTTGACCCCGTTGTTAACGCAACCCCGGAGTTATATCCAACCAAAACTCCATCGTCACCTGATCCCACAGTAAGACTAGCTCCAGCAGTATACCCAATGTAGGTGTTACGCGCCCCTGTTGTGTTATGTTCACCTGCACAATATCCTACATATACATTTGGTGTTCCTGTTGTATTCTCTCTACCAGCATTATTACCCAGAAATGTATTATATCCTACCGTTGTGGTATACCCTGTTTCATATCCAACGAAGCAGTTACGCTCCCCTGTAACGTTTGCTATACCAGCACCGTATCCAATATATATTGACTGTCCTAGAGTAGGATTTAATATATTGGCGGCTTGATATCCTATTATAACAGAATAGTCTGCGGCTGCCAAAGCACTACCTGCCTCAACTCCTATTATAACATTTCTTCTTGATGCCCCGATAGCAGCGCCAGCACTGGTACCAATGCATACGTTCTGACCGCCCGTGGTAAGACCTGTACCAACACCATATCCAACAAACGTATTGTCCACCCCTGTGGCTGTCGTGTTACCCGCACCTGTACCCACATATGTTGACTGGCTGATCGTTGTTATGCGTTCAAGTAAAGCCAACTGGTCAGATAAATTCCCATAATGAGAAGCAATGTGCCCACCTATGGTCGTTCCACCTCTTAATTTGCCCATTACAACGTTACTCCTTCGATTACCTGATTACTTATATTTATCTCATTATCTGTGCTTCTCATGCGAGTCCTGAATATCGTTTCTATTTCAATAGATGATAACGCTCTTTGAACAAAACAGTAATCCCTATGAAAAGCATTGGATTCATGATTAGAATATTCTCCTATATGCCAATACTGCCCTGTTTCATCTCCATCTAACTGATATGCTGTGACTGAAGTACCCACACCAAATCCACCAGAATTGCCTATGTATAGATACATCATGGTGCTGGATCTAACCAGTGCAAAAAAATTCCATTCTCCTGCCACCACCGGTATCTCCGTAGGCGCATATACCAACGATTCATCCACCCCGTTAGATCCATGCCAACATGCAAGCCTACTAGAATACGTTCCCGCGCCCATGATTAAAATTCTATTATATAAACTATCCGCATTTGGTATATTTCTTGTAATACATGGTCTATACACCCCATCCGCATACACTGGGGGTTTCCAGAACCCATAGACGGTAAAATCTGTCTTACAATCAACCACTTCATATGGGAGGAGGAGAGATCCTTCCCCTCTTGTCCCGTCAACAAAGGGTGTTGAATATGCCGTTTGTTCAAGCTGAACTTGTGTATAATACACTGTATAACCGGGTTTTACATATACCCCCACCAAGTCATTCGTTCCATTTTGTTGTATACCTTCGGCTTTACATAAATAAAACCCATTACCAAGATGATTTATTGATGTCCATGTACCACTAGGAATGCCCCCGGACGCAGCATTCCATGCTGGAAAGGTAACACTCTCATCTATCACACCAAAATCACTTCTACAACAAATCAACTGTAATGATCTATCGGTATCACCCACAGCAGGAGCTTGATATAACAAATAATTCCCAGTAGCCGCAATAGCGTTTGTGATCCAATGAGAGTATGGTTGATATGGATTGAATATATACCGAGGAGCTGTGTTCTGCCCATAAGACCCACTACTTCCGGTCGCTCCCCAATGCAACCAACCCCCGGATGCAGCAGCGATGTTAAACGTTGGATATACATATTCGTTTACGGTTCCGGTACCAATAAATACAGCACCATCTTCATAGACAACATTAGTCTGCTCATATGCATCAAAGGTTTCACGCTCATCTTTTGCATCAAAACCAAATGGAAAGAAATATCCATCCACTGGGGTCAAAGGTCTTTCTTTCACTCCATCTTCTATGACGTTACCTTCCTGTGAGATAGAAAACCCATCATATAAACTTTTTATCTGAGTGGATGTTAATGGCTCATCATAAAAACTTAGACCATGAATCGTTTGGCACATTTTATAGGTGGTTAACGTGTTGACCCCTGAATGTGTCCAATTAGTACCCAAAGAGCCAAGTTTTCCTATAAACCCGGTCATTTTTGCACCAGAAGTATTCAATATGCCATTTCTATAAATATCCATAGTACCATCAGTGTCATCATAAACAAGAGCAACTTGCACTCGTTCATTTCTGATTATCTCATTATACATAGTCAGGTTATATATAGTATTGGCATTGTCTCTTATGTACCACCAATCCGTATCATGAAACTGAAAACAATTTGCTGTATCCCAATCAACGCCATTACCAAAACAATATTGATCCGCTCCCTGTAACCCGTTCACGGTGTTGTCTTCGTGAAAAGTTACGTCAACAACAACGGTCCCCTTGTTAGGATTCAAAACATTGGTTAACTGAAAATCTCCTTCAGCTCTAGATCCATCAACAAAAGATGTTGAAAAAGTTTTTTGCTCACATTGGAGACATGCGATATCAACAGTGTTGTATGCCGGGGCTGAAGGAAAATACATAAGGGTCACCCCTGTCGCGGGAGCAATTAGTCCTTCAAGACGATATTGTTGCCATTCATCTGTTAATGTCATGCTCACACCACCTCCTGTCCAATAAGACCCAGCAGTGTATAGATTCAACCAAATAGTACCACCAATAGATTCAGGTGTGGCCGCTCTCGCCCAAAAACTCCACGAATAAGCCAATCCCACTGTTACTGGAGTCAAAACTCCATACGCCATATAGTTCACGGTCTGTCCTTCTGGTTTACGATGCTCGGTATGCAATCTTAAATGATCATAATATTGGCCGTTGAAATTAAATCCTCTGGGAATGATCTCTTTGACCAAACCCATATTCGATTTATGCGCTGAACCCGCCCATGTTGTCGGAAAACTAGTTGCGTTGATCGAAACTCTTGTATCAGACCAAATTGATTCATGTACTTTGAATCCCCCACCGGCAACAACATATCCCTGACTTCCGTCCTGTGAAGCGTTGTATTCATGTATTGTAAATGAATTTGTGGTCAATCTTTTTATGAAATAATCAGTATTGGCTGTTAATCCACCTCCCGTTGTTGTTGGATGAACAACATCATACGTATAAAGAGGGTGATCAACTGTCACAAGCGTTACTATATTGTCTGTTATATTATCAATTGTTCCGATAACATATGGTACATTATTGTTATACGTTGTACCCGTGGAAAAAGTTCCGTGAGTGTTCCCACCACTAAATGTTCTGTTTACTGAAAGTGGGATTATATTATCTGTTAATTCTTCTACTGATAACCCATTCTGTGTTATGGTATTATTATCATTGGTAGTTGGATTGGATATACTGCCGTCCCCATTAGACCCTGTAATAAGATCTTGAATAGTAGGCTCTGACCCGTCACACAAATCCATTCTCGGATAAACCCACAATTGTTCTGTTGTTGGGTCGGTTGAATAATATAAATATGATCTAGAGCGCAACGAAGTTGTTCCTGCTTGAGAAACATAGTCGGTCGCAGAAGAAAGTTTAACTCCTTCTTTGGTGTATACACCAGTGTCAACATGCATGTCTCCTGTACCCGAACCAGCAGGCCACACGTGACCTACCACCAAAAACCAGTCACCTAATATCTCTGTACCAGAAGCTACCCTAAAATAGGGGTTGGTGTTTTCTACCCCTGTAGACCTGTACAGAACCGGCGCTCCCCCACCATATAAACCAAAATAATATGTTCCATTGCCCAAAACTCTCCTTTGAATCCAAACAGAAAATCTATACATTTGGGTTGGATCTGTAGCGTAATATAACGAAATCCATCCACCATCGGCATCACTCGTTACATCATTGTTTAGAGATCTCCATATAGCAGTGTTATTACCAAAAGGATCGGTGTCATATATTATAGAATTGCACCCAGTTTCGCCATTCTGGGTGAATCCCGTTTGTGAACCAGAGCTACCAATAACCCATGTCGAATAGTCAATAATATTTTTTCCGGTCGATGACTGTACCGTATCATCAAAGGGGAAATGTGTGGTTAGATTTGATGTAACACTAGGTAACCTTTCATCGATTTCTCCAGAAAGCAATAAACCCTCATCATTTAGTCTCGCTTTTGTCGCCATTAATAGTCCTTATATAAAATTAAAATCTATTGAATTTTCTGTGTCATTCCACACCATCTCAAATTTGGCTGTTGTTCCTGTTGACTCCGTTCCAGTGTATTTTTTTGACTGCAAGGTACCGGATACCGATACAGTAGTTCCGTCATCCGACATGATACTGTCGTCGAGAATAACACCCCCGAATTTAACTATTTTATTCGTCACAATATTTGTGACGCCTAAACTAACCGCTGTTAATCGCCCCGTACTGGAATCAAACGTTAAATTAGAACCAGACTTTGGTGCCAAATCTCCCGTGGCCGCTGTAACATATAAAGGATAGCATGTTGTATCGGCGCTTTCATCAGCAACAGTGACCGTTGTTGCTACTGAAGCGGTGCCAGTCAATGGACCAACAAACCCTGTTCCAGTAAACACTCCCGCCGAGCTAACGTTAGCATTAGTGCCACTGGCACCATTACCAAAATATATCGCACCACCCCTGATATAGTTTAAATACAAAGCACCCACGGAATCAGAGTCAATATATAGGTTACCTGTAGAAACATGGATTTGAGCGTATTTCCCCGGTGTTGCTCCCCATAGCTTTAATATGCCTTGAGTGGTGGACGTACCAATCTCTGTCTGTGCGCCTTGTAGATAAGAATTAGAGGATACCACTTGGGTTCCTGTTATAGTAACGCCAGTGCTTGTAATCAATGCGGTGGTCGCTGCTCCGTGAACCGACCCCGTGCCCAATCTTATATCTCCCCCCGCATTTGTGACATATATTGCCGTGCGGTTGCCTATTATCCCATAACCATCAAATTTAGAGGTATTTGCTGTGGGGGTGTTATTGTCGGGGGTTGTTGTTGCTTCAAATTTGGTACCTTGTACGTATCCAACGGATATCCAGTTGCCTGCGTTGTCACAATAAGAACCCCATGAGGCTGTAGAGGTTAAAAAACCAATTTGATTTGAATTGCAGTGTATAACGCGAGTTGTGTTATCAGTATCCGTCATATAAATATGACTTGCTGTCGAATTACCAACAGTTAGTATCCCAAATACTTTGGCTCCACCTGTACTATCAACAGTAAACCTATCGGTATCTGAGATGCCTTGGATTTTGAATGTTCCGGCTGAACCTGTACCAATTCCGCCAATGCATATTCTGGGGTTATCACTTAACCAGTTAAGCGACATAAGTGCTGCTGTATTATTTGGATTGGTTAGAACAATGCTATTGTTTACGGTAAGAGCAGGCCCCGTGAAAGTTGTATCTACATCACTCCGAAGAAAAGATGTTGAGTGTAAACTGTCAAGATAATCGGCGTTAAGATTAGATACAAGTGTTGTTGATGTGACCGTCAATGGAGCAGTACCTATTGCAACAGTTGATTTTAATTGTCCCGTAACAGACACTGTACTTGTATACAGTATCCCGCTAGCAGAATCAAACAAAATATTTGTTCCTGATTTTGGTTGCAATGTTCCTGTCGCGCTTGTTGTGTATATAAGATAACATGCGGTATCAACGCTTTCGTCAACAACATTTATCGCATCTGCGCTTGTCACGTTCCCCGTCACGTCACCTATAAAAGAAGAAGCCGTGACCGACCCAAGTATTGTGGCGGTTGAATTTACTTTTAATGTACCGAATACCTCTGTACTGGACAATTTTGCCATTAATAAATCTCCTTAACTTCTCCACACAACCCTAAAGTGGTGTCATTTAATTGCATTTTACTTGTTGTATGAGGTGACAATAACTTATATACCGTATTAACCTGCTCTAACGTGAGACATTTATTGTATAATCTAACATCCTGCACTAGCCCGTTGAACTGATACGTAGATCCTGTGTCAGATGATCCTATTCTGGTAACAGCAGATACATTCATTATAGTATTGAGAGAATATGTAATTTCTTCTATCCCGTTTATATACACCCTAACAACACCCCCATCCCATGTAGCGCACACATGATACCATGTATCAAGAATCGCCAAGGTTGTTGTTGTTCCTGCGGCAAAACCAACACCAGTACCTGCACCAATGGTAGCTGTTATGTTGTCAGTAGAATTCACTCCCAACCAAAAGTCGCTGTTACCTATGGTATTGTCTGCGCTTTTATGCAATACACACTCAAAAGCACCACCTGCTCCTTTTTTGTTGAACCATACAGACATGGTAAAAACTTGACTGGACAAATCTATAACATCATTTATTACCATATAATCAGAAGTACCATTGAAGCTATAACAACTGGCCCCACCTAGACCATAAGACACGGTTGGTCCATATATAACCCCATCATATTTATTGGAACTAAAATCCTCGGCGGTACCGTTTAACGGCCAATATCCAAATAAACTATCCATTATCCCTACCTCAGATATTTCATTTGTCCCTACTTCCCCTGTATCCAAAAATACATTCTGATTAAAGGGAAAGTCTGTGTGTTGTCCGGGGTTAGTTATATTATATAATTTCATATCTTTCATATAAGAGGTTTCGGTGCCAGCCTCTCTATTAATCAAACAACCCACTCTAACATATGAGGTACCCGCTCTCATACCCACAATATGGGCAGAAGCATAAGTAGATCCTGAATAATAAACCCAATCAGGTGTCATAAGAGCATTAGATGCGGCGATATATGAATAAATAGATCCTGAATAAGAATTTGTCACAGGAGAACCGATAGGCACGGTTCCACCGCTCCACACAGTATTCAATCGTAATCTATTCAGTGTCTTGTCAACAAACCTAACAAGATTAACGTGCCTCGAATACGTAAATGGGGGGTATTCTGCAACACCTATAGGCCAACAAGCAAATGTTTTTTGGTGTACATACCCATCCAATCCATCATCATACCAGTTTGTTAGATCATCAACATATACATATTCATCCCCATTGTTTATTGTTTGTGTTGTTACTGTCTGGGTATTAGGATAAAAAGCCACCCTAGTATGATCTATAAAATTTTTGTCTTTGTCATAACACACTATCATATAATAAAACTTAGACATAGTTCCTGTTGGTTGCTTAAAGAAACCAGACAACATATACTGATCGAACGTATCAACCCCATTCCCTATAACAGGAATATAATAATTGCTTATCCATTGAGAAGACGCTGACGTATAAGTAAAACATTTTTCCGGTGAATAATATGTCAGCGGAGAAAAATTTGAATTATCACCAACAGAAGCATCCCCGTTATATAAGAGATTTGTATTATCAATACCCTCGTCCCAATACGTATTTTCTACCAGTTCATTCATATATAGGTTACCCACATCATCCAAAGATTGCTTTGTTTGGTATAACTCCAAAATATCCTCGGAGGACAAATCTGTTGCATATATTCTAATATCATCTAATTGGCCTTGTACCCAGTCACCAAAGATGGTTGAGTTAACAAACCCTGCGGGGGTTTCGGTTCCTGCATAGTTGGCAGATGATCCATGCAGTGATCCATTTAGATATATTTGACATCTAATGGTGTCAGTATTGAGAACAAATGCGAGGTGAAACCATTCGCCTACTGGCATTGCCCCGGTTGAATAAGTATAAGCATCATTTACCCCATCGTTAATATACAAAAGCGCCTTGGTGGTTCCTCCTCTAATAATGTTGTTACCTAGATTAAAATCAACCAATCTTTGTGTCGTATTATTAACATCTAACTTAACCCACGCTGCCGCTGTCCAACTTTGAATATTAGTGTCCATGAATATTCTGTTAGTAACGATTCTATGAATACCATCAAATCTATAACAGCCACCCCCGGTTTTGCCATCAGAAACCCATTGAGGAAATGCGTTAAACGCCGAAGTGTTTTCCACACAAATATATAGTTCGGTTTTATTAACCGCCACGCCGGGGCCGGGATTGCCCCCACTTGATCCCCCATAAGCGGTTATCTGACCAACAGACCACCACCAACTCACCCCATCACATCCATCCATATATGTTGTGGTGGGGACACTACTACGAGCAAGTCCGTACCAACTTTGAACAGTCGAGTCTATTGAAATTGCTTCATATCCAGAAACCGCATATACCCCATCAATATTTGGATCATTTGTTTGATACCAAATATTCGTCACATCAACGTCTGGATATGATAATTTGAATTTATATTTACCGTCCTTTCGCACAAAACTTGGTATCTGAGATAAAATAGAAAATTTGTTGCTTTCTGGATTATTTGGATCATTATACGACGCCTCAGCGGCACTCGCGAACAAATTTGTGTTAATTAAGGATTCATGATTAAATATTTTCAACCATGTGCCATACTGGTCAACGTGGTCTATTTTATAGCTATATGAGTTGTCTATAATAGAATATGCATGTCTGCCATAATCCGAACAATCCCCAATAACCCCATCCCTCGAATTATGTATATTAACAAAAGGGGTTGCGTGATCTTTGTTTTCTATCTGAGCACAACACCACTCCCACACACCTGTCCCCAAATATTCACCGATATCAGTAAAATGATGGGCTATATTTGTGTCATGGTAAGCAGTAACCGCAAACCTTCTCCAATCGTATGTTAAATTGTCAACCAAAGACCCAGCAAAATTAACTTCATCCACTAAATCACATATATCAAATTCAAATGTCCCTGATGGTTCGATTTCCCCCAGAACCTTTCTTAAGTAGACAGAGAAAGTATAAGTGGACCCTTGGTATAATGTCCCCACGTCAACACCGACTGAATTTCCAAACCGAACCTTGCCTGTGATCCTTCTCACAACATTATCCGTTCCACCAAATGCGTCCAATTCACCTATCTGGATATCACCCGGCCCATCGTATGTGCTATTAACCATAACACTTTCGTCAAACTCATTTATGGTTGGTTCCTGAAAGTCGTTAAATTTGTAATGCAACATTTTGGTTTTTGCTAACTCTTTAACTTCCCTCAAGGACATTGCGTGATCATATATTCTGACATCATTTAGCTTTCCAACCAGAGCCCCAACATACGACCACCCCAATACTAACGGATATCCTACTGCCTGTGCTGCTGGGTAATACGGAGAGGCCCAAGTGTGAGACACAAAACTAACCCCGTTCTTAAAAAACTCAATGGTTTTGTTTGTTATATCTCTAACCACCGTAACGTGTTGCCATTTACCTACTTCTAACATTGAAGTAGCTGTTACTACTTGAAATGGTGTGATCCGTCCACCAGAGGTGCCACTATAATACTGAACAGACCCAATAGAAGTGATGTTAATAGCAAATTCCGCACCATATGCCGTCTGCATGATTCCATGTCTAGAGGGTGACACTGGAAATGAATCTGGATATACCCAAAAAGAGATGGTCAAATTCTGGGTCATTGTAGGCAACCCTAAAGTATCAACGTTACCTATAACACTTCCTGTGGTGCTTGCAAAATTAACACACTGCCCTATTTTCCCGTCAGCGAACGAACCAACAGTTGTTCCGTGATTTCCATACACAGAATAATCATCAAAATCCCCATCTAATTTCCACCAACCAACCAAAGACATATTGTTACCTTATATAAAATTAAAATCTAATGAGTTTGTTGTCTCATTGTATGTCAAAGAAACTTTATCAACATTAGTTGAGTCTTGTACTATTTGTGCTTTAGTGGAAACACTCACATCAAAGTTTGCTATACCAGTGTTTGTGATAGAAGCAACATTGACAGCGGAAGAAACATCCCTGAATATCCATCCACGATCAGATCCATTATTCACGTTGAAGTACATCGCCCAATCACCAACAACCGATCCATGGGTGCCAAATGTTGGGGTTCCGGCAAACATCATACCATATGTGGGTTGACCTACAGTGTATCCACCATATAAAGACAATCCATTTCCAGATGTTTGTGAGGTATTGTTTAGGCCGATATATGCCGCGTTTGTGCCACCAATCACACTTAATGCATTAGTTGAAGGATTATATGATATCCCAACATCGACATAGGCATCTCTAAACCCAGAACTACTGGAATTTACGAATGGAATATAATACGAACCATCGGTTTGGGTATTCGTGTAGTATGTTTGTGTGGCGCTAGAAGCATTGCCACTAAAAGAAGAAGCAGTCATAACACCTGTTATGGTCATATTACCTGTTGCGCTATCAAAGGTAAGTCTTACGGCATCTGCGGCATCTCTATCTCTTATATACCAATAAGATCCTATGTCATAATATATATTACCAGTAGCAACATCCATTGTATAATGAGTCCCATTCCACACATGTGCAACGTCAGTTCCCGTGCCCAATACCAAAAAAACATTATCATCAAACGTTAATGACCCAGAGGTTTTTGTGGCAGCAGCATCACTCCGAAGAAAAGATGTTGAGTGTAAACTGTCAAGATAATCGGCATTAAGATTAGATACAAGCGTTGTTGATGCTACCACAAAAGGGGCAGTGCCTGTTACTATGGTTGACACAAACTGTCCATTAGCAGCAACCATCGAACCATAACCAGTAGCGCCGTTACCAAAAATAACACCAGATCCTGTATAATAATTTAAATATATGCTGGTTGAAGCAGAAAAAGCATTGATGTGTAGGTTACCTGTAGAAACATGGATTTGAGCGGATGCCCCCGGTGTTGCTCCCCAAAGCTTTAATATGCCTTGAGTGGTGGACGTACCAATCTCTGTCTGTGCGCCTTGTAGATAAGCATTGCCGGTGGATTGTATGATGGATGTCGTTACTGTGTTAGTATAAGGATTATATGTAACTCCAGAATCGACATACGTATCTTTGTATCCGGATGAGGAGCTATTAACAAAAGGAAGATAATAACTTACATCATCCCCAATTGACGTATAATACAATTGATCTGCGCCGGTCGCTATACCACTAACCGCCCCAACAAACGTTGTGGCAGAAATAGTTCCGTTGACTTGTAATTTATCTGTTCCGTTATCGATGGCAGTACCAATTAAAACATTACCAACCGTCTCAGCAAACCTTATGGTGCCATCATCATCCACTTCTATAGAGGGTATGCCGGAAATATCATTGACTGCGAATATGGTACCAATAAGAGAGTCTGTGATAGAAAACAATTGTCCACTATCACCGCTTACGGAAAGGGTGTCACTATCAAGCATGGTTACTTGTATACTGTTAATTGTATCTGGACTCGTGAAGTTGATATTCTGAGCCCCTAACCCGTTTTTAACAACGAATCTATTATCATTAGCCATAACGGTTCACTCTCCCCATATGGATTTATTGTACTTATATTTATATTAAATATTTAATCACAAGTAGTTATATACCGAACCTCCCTCGGGTGGATTCAAACCCCCGTTTCACTTCATCAACAGTAAGCATTCTATTATACAACTTTGTTATAGGAATAGATCCCCTAAAATGAAACGAACTGTTGTTAATGTCTTGTCCAATATAACATCCGCTTGTTGGCCATCGAGTAGAACCAGACCACGACCCCGGAGACGAATTGACAAATACCCCATCCACATACATATATTTCATTGTGCTGTTTGCCTGTACAACCAAGTGATGCCACGAGGAATCATGAAAATTATAAATGCTAGGGGAGCTTACAGAAGTAAAAGCAATTCCATCATCCAGATAAAAAGTTATATATGTCGGGGAAACTTTTGTCGCTATACCATACGTAAACCCACAGAGGCCGTTGTCTGTCCCTGTTGTTGGTGTTGTCCCATCACATCTAAACCAAAACTCCATCGCAAACTCTGGTAACGGAAAGAAATCGTTCCCGATCCCACAAACAACCAAACTATTAACCCCAGTAAACTCAAAAGTATTATCTTCATTGTATTGCATATTAGAAGAAGTCAATGAATGGTTCCCTGTTATGTCAATTAAATTATTTGTTGTTGATCTGCTACCAACAACAAACGGGGTGGCAAATTCATTTGCTTCTATTTGGGGTTGTTTTAAATACAGTCCTTCGCCTGCCGCCCCAGAAAAAGACCCCAACCGGGTTGAATTAATATTCTGAGCTAAACAGAAAACCATCATACCGCTGCCAGTGCTCGTGCTTGTTTCTGTATATGTGCAATGATACCACCCATCACCCATATAAGTTATTGTACCAATACCAGTTCCTGTTATATTCATCACACCATTTATGAGATCATAATTTATAAAACCACCGACACCCCCAAAGCCAGTTGATGGTGCTATCTGTAATATGGTTAATTCTCCGGCTTTTGCTAGCACTGATTGTGTGTATTGTGTCCCCGTTATTAAACTCGAATCACTAAATATGTAATGTGATGCGGTGGTTGCGGATATTAGTTCAATTTTATCTCCAACCACAACAACACTATTAATTGCCCATGAAACATCGGACATATCCAACGGAGAAGAAAACAAGTTGGTTGTAGGAGCACCTTTCCATGATTTACCCGTATTACCCATATCATAACACAAAACAAGGCCATTTCTAGATGAACTATTTCCGTGTATCAGGCTCATATACCATATCTCCCCCGTATTGATTCAAAGTTTTTCTGTACTTCATCTAAACCCAAGGCTCTGTTATATATTCTCATAAGCCCTATTTCTCCGGGAGCGTAATACCCTGTTGTTACCGGGGACAGTTTGCCCATAGTAATGCCTTTGATTGAAGTGTTCAAATCGGGTGTATGGGAGGTGCCTCTGGCCACAGTTAGATCCTCGGCTGTATACCCAACCCCATTAACATATATAACTACTGTGTTCACATTAAATAGTTTGGCATTTTTGGCCCACACAACATGAACCCACTCATCCAATGGATAATCTATCCCACAATGAAAAGTGGCTGTCCCCCATAAATCAATGCTTATCTTATTGGCAACAGATGTGTAGCCAGAAATACCGGCAAGAGATGCATCTCCAGCAAGACCCCAATACCCGCCGCCATTAAAAATATCTGTCCTTTTGACCACCATTTCCACACTGAACACTGGATCACCATCCAAATCAGTGTTATTATATGTAGATGTTACATGAGTATCACCACTAAACGTAAGATCCCCGTTATAATAAAATCCTGCCGTGGATAATTCAGCAACAGCATTGCCCATTATATCAACCAGACCCTCTGTGGATGCACGTGTACCAACTGCATGGGGAGCGACATAAGGGTTTTTGTTCCATTGTAGACCGTTAATATATACACTACCGGCGCTTGAACTATAATGCCAACTCGGGCCATCAACAATAACAGCATTGGTGTAATCTTCGTTTATCTGCACCACCGAATAATTATAATGCCATTGACCATCTGGTATTATATTACTAACTGATTCTAATAAAGTGGTATCATATGCTCTATCCCAAGTTTCTGTATAAAAAAGACCCACGGAAAACTGCGAAAGAATAGATGAATTAGTTTTATACCAATAGCTTACACCCCAAGTATCCCCGGCAACCCCTGTAAAACGCCCTATATATGAACCTTCCCACCCATTCCATTGACTAGAAGTTCCTGTTTTCTCGAATTTCCATGTCTTTGACTCTTTAACCGGTCCTTGGTCCGAGGTACCTGTGACGTCGGTGTTTACACCCCCAACAGTCCACGGCGAAAATGGAGTATATGGTGGCACAACTGTATATAGACTGTTTATTACTGGTGCGCCTTTCCATGACTTTGAGGTATTGTTTAGATCAAAATACACCACTAAACCATCCCGAACAATAGATGTGTTATAAGCAATCCCCATTATATCACCACCAAACTTTCTGATATTTTGTATTGTGTGCTGTTTGCGGTGCTTCCTGTCGCCAACACTCTCAAGTTGCCGCCACTAATGTCAACATCGAATGTTGATATCAAAGCGGTTCCGCTGTACAATATGCCATATTCTGTTGCAGATGCTATGACTCCATCATGTAGCACCAACAATTCTGATACCTGTCTTTCCCCTGTAACAGTGTCGTATGCCTGAATGATCATTTTTCCGCTACCATAAGTTGCCACGGGAAATGATGTTATCATTGTCGGCGTCACTGTCGCCAATGTAATACTATCGGCATCAATGTTAACCAATGAATTTACTCTAATATCCCCTGCAACATCCAATACAGAAGAAGGAGTTGTTGTCCCTATACCAACGCTGCCATTATTATCTATCCTTACCGCTTCCGCCAGAACATCGGGAACTCGTCCTTGTTGTCCGGTATAAAAGGCAAGTCCTGCATATGCTCCATTTATTATTTCTGATACGAGAGCAATACTACCCCCAATACGGTTAGTGCTGGTCATTGACCCATCATTTTGTCCAAAATCTAATCTAGCATGTATCTCTCCTATGGCTGCAACGGTAGAATTTCCCCCACTAATGGTCAATACACCCGTGATAGTATTTGGAGCATGTACTTCGAGCAATGATATAGGTGTTGTTGTCCCGATACCAACCTTTTGGTCACTCAGTATAGTAAAAGCTGTTGTGGAATTTGTTTGGATGTAAAACTCTCCAGTAGGATCAGTATTACTGATCATCATACCAGAAGAGATACTACCTTCCCATTTCCAATAATTTATATAACTATCAATCCCTGTCTCTTTTAAATAAACAAAATTGGCGGAGGGAATTCTCATATCACCGTTAACATCTAATGCACTGATAGGAGTTTTTCCGATACCGACATAACCTGTTGCCGCTAGTATACTAAGTCTTGTTGTTGGTATATAATCGCCACCTATAGTAAGTCCATCATCAGCACAAAAATCTACGTTACCTGTGTTTCTGATGTGCATACCCCCCGCTGTGGTGTATGTAGGGGTAAACAGAAAACTATTTGCGTAATAGGAGTTTACTGAGTAATACCCACCAACCGATGCAGCGACCGCCCCCGAATATATCGCCTGAGAACTATTATACCCTTTGTATTGTACGTATCCACCATCCACATGCAATTTTGCCACTGAGGGAGAAATTGTTCCTATGCCAACATATCCATTCAATCTTGATATGGTTACCGCAGAACTCCACACAGAACTATAATACCTGTCAATGTTCAGGTCTTGTGTTCCCGATGAACTTATTCTCAAACCAAACATTTCACCCGAAGGATTATCCCCTAACCGCAGTAACTGAGATGTTCCGGGGGTATCAGATCTCCAAGTGGTACTGTTAATATGCAACATTGCTTCCGGGGAAGCAATACCTATACCAACAGTCCCGTCATAATCAACTCTAAACAGTTCGCTTACGTTGTTATTAACAAACGTAAATGCGGTAATCCTGTTTGAATGGAAAACCATATCACCTTGTTGACCAACAACCCCAGACCCATAATGCAAAATGCTGCATTTATCAAAAACATCATTATAGAATTTTAATCCACATGCAAGAGTTGCTGAGTTGAGTATCGTGATGTAGGGAGAACTTGAATCTATTGTTATCTCAGAAGAAGGGGCATTCGTACCAATCCCAACCCATCCGCGCTCTGATACAACAAGTTTTGTTGCGCCAATGGTTTGACATTCGAATATATTGGTATTTGCGGCAGCATTCCCCGCAATATTAACCAACAAACCTTGACATACATATGCCAATGCGGGGGTTGGTCCGGCTCCAGCGCCTGTTATTGTTACAATGGGGTCAACTCGCTGACCAATCGCAGTGAAATGTGCCCCATTTGTGTCCACGATACCCGCAACCTCAAATGCGCCTTGTGGGGAGACAGTGCCTATACCCAAGGAAACCGCAGCAGTCAAGGTACCAGATAAAGTTATGCCGGTCGTTGATAGTGTGTTGGAGCTTGGGTCATACGTAATCCCGGCATCGGTGTATATTGATTGGTTTCCCGTAGCCACGGCTGCGAATGTTGGATAGTGAGTCCCTGCGGTCTGTCTGTCAGCCAAGGTCAATGTGGTTGCGGTGGGCGCAGTTACCACTGACAAGGGACTTGCAATTGTGCCAGCACCGGACAATGTAGCATCAGTATATACCTGCGACAAATATACACCGGAACTAGAGGCGGTCGAACTTGCCTTGGTGCCTGTGATGTTGTCTACACTGATAATCCGCCAATCTCCCCCGGTATATCTGATAATGATTTTTGCTATAAAAACAAACTCAGTGGCGGTTGTTGTTAATGAACCAAGGTTAACGTCAGACGGAAAACTGGCCTGTTGACTTATCAATGTTCCACTTGACTGTCCTTGGACCCATAGATATCTATATTTCTGTGAAACAAGATCGCTTGTAACAGGAACTGCCACCACCCACACAGACATATAATCATTTGCAGTCAATAAAGTTTGCTGCCACGTAGAACCATTCCATTCGTTCCAATAAGGTTGGTTTCCAGATAAGGGAACTATTTCTGCGGTTTCTACAGTAAAGGCTGCGGTCCCGGCTCCTGTTTGGGTTAGCTTTGTATAGAGAGAACTATTAAGTACCGGAAGAGTTGTTCTATTGTCCTCGTCTTTAACAAACGTTTCTGCTACAATTGGTCTACGATTTGTTGCGGTAACGGAGTCAAGGATATATCCGGACAAGGTACCCCCGCCTGTTCTATATGTTCCGGCAATACTGTGAAACTCTTCGTGTACCTGCCATGGCATTACACCATGAAGTTCTCTCAAACAATACTTATCGGTCGCTCCATACCAAACATACGCGGTCATCACGTTTTTAAAAGACCAAGCAGTTGTTGTCCATGTGAAATTTGCTCCATCTGATGAGTGAAGGAAATACGCAACACCTGTTGTGGCTGAGTGAGCAGTAGAAGTCCAAGGAGATGTTAGTTCAAGAATTTGGCCATAATATTGATATCTAAGATCACCAGTCAATGTTACGGTTCTTGCGGCACTGTCGTAACTCAAAGTTATTCCGTCATTATTGATCCAACCCGTTGGGTCTGCCGAAGCGAGTGCTGTATCCATAATACTAACAGTAGATGTATGTCTATTCATATCAACATATATAATACCATTCACCGCACTGCTAATAACAACCGCCATTGGTATGGTGTAAGAAGGGGGAAGAGGTTTTGCTATCTGCATCCCACCCGAAACGGTGTCAGACAAATACAACACACTTCCTTCAGGAAATGTCGAGGTATCATAATCGTGTACAAGGCCCCGTGTGGTCACAAAACCAGTCGTCCCTGTTGCTATGTCGTGAGTAGCCACGCCCACACAGGCAGTTGATGCTGTACTATCGCTGGAGATAGATTTTGTAACCGAAGGAATACCCGAACTCCCACCAATTATATGCACAGCCTCACCATCAAAAATAGTTGACCCTGTGCCATTGTATACACGTGTACGCTCTTCTTGGCCAACTTGAAGAGAGGACACCAAAACATCTCCTTGAACTTTTAATGTATGAAAAGTGTCATCCCATGAAAGAGTACCTTCAATTGTTGGTACCGTGGTTGGGGTTATGTCAAATGTGAAATGATTAACGTTGCTATCACCGAGAAGGGTTACAATTGATGCGGCACCATCATCTTTTTTTACGAACATTCTACCATCATATGTATTGATAGCGATTTCGCCTAAATCTAGTTGAGCTGTAGTCGGAACATTCCCTTGAACCGCAGATCGTTTGACCTTGATCGTATTTGCCATATGGCTTTCCCCTTTTTGTCTATATAGACAGGATTATAATTATATTTATACAAAAATACCCCCTTGGCAAATACCAAGAGGGTACATAACAGCCTGAAATATTATTTCTATATCAGAATCCCCCACCATCAATAATATTTGTCCATGTAGGAGTACCAGAAGAATTTATGGAAAGAATTTCTCCCACCAAATAAGTGGCATCCCATTGACTACCGGCAACGGTTACCTGTAAAGCACTTGTGCTATTCCCATATAACACGCCATTTGTGGTAAATGATACCGCACCAGTACCCCCGTTACCTACTCCCAGAGTCCCGGAAACATGGGTCGCCAACCCGACCTTCCCATATGAGGGGGCAACCCCTATACCCCCGGAAATAAGAACGTTACCTACTGCCACATCAGCCAGTTTACTTAATGCTGTGGCCGAACTTGCATATAGGATATCACCAATAACATATGATGTCATACCGGTACCACCATATATAGCGGCAACCGTGTTTTGTGTTATCACCTGATCCACAATAGTAAAATATTTAGGTGTCGGTATAGTAACATCGCCGGTATTAGATCCCGTTAATTGTATGTTATTATCTTTTACTAATTTACCTGATACACCATCAAAAAAGACTACAAAGTTGTCTTGAGCCGAAGCGGGTCCGATAACAGCCCCGTCAATGTTCGCCTGAATAATATTCCAGTTAGCCCCAACTGTTGCTTGATCTCCTGATACTGTAGCATCAACCAAACAAATAAGCATATCGCCTGATTGCACATTGATACCACTAGCCCCACCTATCTTACCGGCAACCGAAACTCTATATAACCAACCAGCATCAGCGGCTGGATAATCTGGATTTGTGGAACAGTCAATAGCCCCTTTATATATCGTTGCATTAGCAGCGGCAATTATGTTATCGGTATATGTTTTGATTGCTTTTTGAGTGGCAACTTTGGTATCAGAGTTGGCCGCAAGAGTTACATCTGTATCAAGATATGATGACGGTACAAACCCGGCAACAGCGTGAGTGTGACTGTTCAACGACAATGAGTTGGTAGTGATATCTGATACGGTGCTTGGGGTTCCCAGTGTTATTGATCCAGAAGTGGTAATTGTGGTAAAATCAAGACCATTACCCGCAGCGATAGATGTAACGGTTCCTGTGTTGGAAGTCCATCCACCATCATTATTAAATCCTGTTAAATTTACATTAGCCTTTGTTAATCTACGTTGATCCCCTATAGAATCGACCACCACAAAAAATGCGCCATCAGCATCAGTAACAGAGATTGACAGTTCTGACAGATCTACATCAAACTGCCCCGCTGTCAATGTAATACCGGTCCCCGCAGTATATGTTGTATCAGTTGATGATATTGTTATAGTATCGGTTGTGGCGTTTGTTGCAATGGTGACATTTGTTCCGGCTATAAGGGTCAGGGTGTCAGAGGACGTGTCAGCAACCACATCATTTTGACCCGAAACTGATATGGTATTAAATGATGTTCCTAAAGCCCCGGTTCCGCCTATAGCGGCTATATTATCACCACTTGTACCGATAAACAAAGTTCCGGATACTTCTGAATATGCTAGTTCGCCTTCTGCCAGAGTTGCCGGAGAAGCAGTAACCAACGATCTTTTGATTTTAATAGTATTAGCCATTCATTTTTCCCTTTACATCACATCACATTTCATTAATTATATTTATTAAAAGTATCCACCATTCAACACTAGATCTCCTGTATCGGATGCCATAGTGCTTTTGTATACAAACAGAACCCATGATCCACCAATATACAATGACATATCGTTTGTCAAAGAGTTGAGCCATAGTGCCCCTATTTCTGGATTTAGTGGCTCGGTTTCTGATATAATAATACCGGTACCGCTACTACTAACAAAAATAAACCAATTTAAATCTGATAATGTTTCTGATTTGGAAATAAGTATGTACAATTTTTGGGTGGCATTAACGAATACACCCATACCCAGTTTCTGTCGATCTATTGGTATATTGTCTCTGTCATATAAAGTGTCTACACTCTGATACCCACCTTTTCCATACTCATCGTAATGTGTAGGATAAGTATCTGCTGAATTATTGGGTACTATTGGCTGAACTACTCTGGTTCCTATTAAGTTGGCCATATTTACCCTACCGGTATCAAATCTAGAACGACTCTACCGTTTATTTTATATTGAGACTTGTGTATTGTACAAGTATAGGCCTCTCCATCAAACAAAAAGTTATCTGTTGTTTCTTCGAATACCACTGCAAGACCATTGATTATATATTCATACAAATTAACAGATACTGGAGTAACTATATAAAGATAACTAGCATCCAATATGAACTCAAGGGTGTATTTCTCTCCTTCAATTGAGTTGAATTGAGAGAAACCATTTATATCAGTTTGTGTTATAACCGCATTAACAGATGTACCATACACAACAGGTGTGGAGTTGGCATAGCTAAACATTATATCGTCTATATTATCGTATCCATCAATTCTGTTTGATTCTGTTTCCACGAATTCATTATCTCCAAATGATGTTATAAGTTTGTCCTCCACTGGCTTGGCTGTCAGTTCATATGTAGGGTGTGGGAAATAGTCTTCTTCAACATCAACCGAAGGAGTCATTATGTCGAAGCTGCCATCTGAATTTCTGTGATATGTTGATCCACATGCAAGTTCACTTGCGTCTATACCCAACTCATCGAAAGGAACGCCCAATACTTCCGTACCGTCTGCATACGTTACATCAGCAGTAAGTCCATCAGGATATATATAAACCATGTTCCAAGTAACCTTGCTGCGGTAAATCTCTTCTGCTTTAAGTGATTGTTCGCTGAATCTAAATGGTCTAAGAATAAATTCCCATATTAATTTTCTGCCCATAAAAATGGATTGTTCTGCGCCGATATCAACCACTTCATAATTTCTATTGTTCCACAATGTTTTTATAACATCACCGGGCATAGGCCCAATATCCACGGTCTTTACGCTAGCAATGTCAAATGTAGAGTTTGAATCCCCACCGACTATTGATATAGTATCCCCAACCATATATCCACTACCGGGATTATATGCATTGATTGTTATCTTGGTTATGGTTCCACTTCCAGTGACAATATCAACACGTAGACCTGTTCCGCTCCCACCTGTTGTTAACACTGATTGTCTTGTAGAGTAACTGGTCCCACCGTAAGCATTATTAATTGACGCTGGTACACCCGAGACCGAACCCCCAATGTCCCTTGAAAAGGTTGATTTGGGCAATAACGAGTATTGCAGGGTCTCATCAGATCGAATACCCATACCGTCTATAATGTTTGGCTCTTCTGTTGGTTGATAGTATAATTTGGTTTTCTGGGGCTCATAAAAATCTTGATTGGCATCTTCCCCGTACAGCCTGTCTAGCTTGGATTTTGCTCTATAATATAATACAGGGAAACCGGCAATATCAGTATACTCACCTATCACAGAATCAAAAAGACAAAACTCTGGATTGGTGTCTGTTACATCATACAGACTCCAGAGAGGTGTGCCTTTAATGCAATTTGGTGGACAACTAATAGCCATTCAACACTCCTTATACTTGATCGGGCACTTGAATCCAGAAGTCTCTGGACATGTCCCTGACATCTTCTGTGGGGGCACCTTCTGATAGATATCTGACCTGTATTTTGCCACTGTTAACCAACTCAACGTTAATACCAGCAAGAATAATATCATCTTTCAGTGAAAGTTCGTTAACCCCATTGTTATCAAACAACGCAAGTTTGGTGTCGTCTAATTTTATCCATTTGGGATCTAATTGTGTCATGTCATAACTCCTCTACCCGATCTATTACTATCCAAATCCTGTGCTCTTTTATTGGAGGGCCATATCAAGCAAGTTCAATCCCATACCCCTCGAAAGGTTCTTCGTCTCTAAGGGTCTGTTCCAGATACTCTTTTTCTGTGTTTCCCTCGCTCACCAGTGAATCACCATCCATTGTAATTCCTTGATTTCCCAAAGAACTAAAATTAGAAAATTTACGTCTAATCAACCCTAGAGATATCTTAGACATCGCTGTTACATAATCAAAAATCCAATCTTCGTCGTACAGTGACTCATCAAGCTCTGACATAATGGGAACAGATGAAGTGTATGTCATGATTATAGAATCATTTTCTGCGACAAGGGGTGCCATGGCATATCCAACCCACCTAACAGTGAACTTGTTGTTTATTTCATCGTTAACTATTGTGTAGTCTTTGTTGTAGACTTTGCTCATCCCGCCGATAGAAAGTTTAACCCCATCTCCCACCGCAACAGTATCATCAAGAACGGTCAAATACCCATCAATAACATTCTGAGCGGATACTGTGAGATTTTCTATTTTTGTGACATATTGTTTTATCATTGACTGCCCGCCAGTATATGACGGATCTGTTATGACCGTTCCTGTAGCATGAACATATGTTATCTCTATAATATCACCCTCGACAACAATATTTTCTAGTCCAAGATCTGCCCATGATATAGTTTTTTTGTCATAAGGGTTTACTATATAATCAACAGAATATACATGATCAACTTTTCCGACAGAGACTCTTATATTATCTTCCCAAACAGTACGCTGCAAGGTGATTTCCTTTGCGACAATATCATTTGGATATAATTGATAGTGTTCTGTTTCAACACACGTTTCAGAAACACTCGTCCAATCCTCGTCTTGGTATAGTTGTGATTGAAATATTACGGGATATTTGACATTGATTATATCACCCGCAGAAATTTCACCATCAAGAGTAAACCCATCCCATGTGATAACCCGAAGATTTTTTGTATAAAAATCCCATTCTATGGTTTTTGTTCTAGTGAGACCACCAACAGAAACACTCGTATCTTCTATTATATTATAATCAGTGGTATCACTTGGGCATGGTGCTGGAGTATGTTTTAATGTAACATATTTGTTAACCACGTCTTGTGCTGATACTGTGATGGATTCGACTATAACCTTTTTTTCCTTAAGCACATCACTCCATGCGGGAGAATAATTAGGGAGAGTAGCCCCTGATGCAGTAAAACAACGGAGCATAATCCATCCCGGAGAATCAACAGCCACTGTATCAACTATACCTGTGCTGGGATTTGTCCACTGCACATCCAATAATCCATTGCTTGTGCCGGGAGTCGGATTGATCTCCAATTGATTTGTTGATTTATGGTATCTCCAATTATATGGGGTTGCACGGTATTTTCTCATGGTCTTCATGAAATCCTGAACCAAATGATAACTCACTAAATCATATCCACCCCAAAACATGTTCCCATAAAACCCACTTGAGAACATCATATTGTCTATTGTGAATAGAGTATTGATTCCACCTGACTGTATAGGTTCATCATCATAAGCAATAACATCAAGAATACCCGCAGGAAGATCATAAAACTTTTTCCCTGCCTGAAGCAGAACAGTAAAATATACGTCCTGTGTGGCATTACTGGTCGCCCATTTCAGCCACTTCTGGCGGGCATAATTAATATGATCGATAATTTGCACATCACAAAGCTCGACCTTCACCATAGGCTCACCTAAACGTCTGCGAACTTTGCCTATAAGTTGACTACGTGAAATTCCCATTAGTGACTCGCCCTCCGGTCAGAACCACCCCTCATTTTCTCTTGGTGTCTAGCCAACTTTTCTGAGAAGTTTTTGATTTTTGTTCTTGTTGCTTCATATCTGGCCTCAAGTGCCTCTGTTTTATTATCCCACGCCAATTTCTTGTTCATGTCACCGGGAGGTATAGGTTTTTTTGAAAGAACCTTCATTTCGGCTTCAATGAATTTGAGCTGAGCGCGGGCCTGTTCCAACCGGAAAGTAATGTCTTCGAGATTCCAGTTATCTGTTTTATAGACGCCTTCTTTCAAAAAATCCTTAAATTTCATTTCCAATTCCTCTGTTATTATTTATCATTAATCATGAAGCCATGACCAATCAACCTCGCGGGCCTCGTCTTCCCAGTCGCTCAAAAAATCCCCCCAGAAATCATCTTCCTCGTCCTGTTCTTCCGAAAAAGTAAATGACTCGTCGAATACTTGCATCTCAATGACATATATAGCCCAATACAAAGAGGTAACCAAATCGTCGTTTATATTAACGCCACCAAACTTATTGCCACCCAAGTCTTGAAAGTCTGATATCTGGGCAACAGTTCTTTCGTCATATATTTCGATCATTCTGTCTTCAAGAACTTTCTTCATGAGAAGAACGGCCCGAGGTTTGGTGCTACCTGTAGCGCGAATACCAAGGTCTTTGACTTTACCACCTGTATTTATCAAATTTTGGTTCTCGTATTCCCACCACAGTCTCTGAACAACTACTGACCCCTCGGCGTTATTCTCAACCATCAAATATCCATCATTATAATAATACGACATTTTATTGACAACTTCGGCAAATTTGTAAACATCTGTAAATTTATCTTCCCACACCGCCACCTGTCGCATTTGGATTGGATTGACACCTAATATCTTTATTACCTGAATTACACTCGAATCACCACCAATACCCTTGGATGTATCCACTCCAAGGACGTAGGTTGCCCCCTGCTTGGGTTTCTCCCATATACGCAGCTTACCCCCCATATCCAACGACTCGGGCTCTTTACGGTGCTTCATAAGCCTCTCAAGAGTTTTTCCATCAATGACAGTGTTACTTGATCCTATAAACTCACAATTATGAGACAAAATACCATTTCCGTAATACAAGTTACCATTGGATACGTCCATTAAATCATATACATCTGATTCCCCTAAATACTCTATACCAACAACTTTGGTATACCATTTATCTTGGTGGTAGAGACTATCACCAATCACCACGTCATCAGACAATAATATTTTACCATCAATATAGAATTTATGGCCTGTGGACACGGTACAATCAGAATCATCTTCAAATATAAACCTAATGGTTGGTTTCTTTAGTTTTTGTATTGCAGAAAAATATTGAAATCCTGTGGGGGTTAGAATTTTATATTTTGTGTTGCTAATTACTTCTGTCATGCTATTCATGACCAATCTCTTGCCCCATTCGTTTATTTAGTTCCCCTATGGTAATATTTTCGATTAAACCTGTTTCTTCATTTTGTATAGTGATTACAGTATCTTGAAAAAAACATCCAAATTCCTGTTGGAACTTGATTGGCCCTAGGTTCATTCTCTGAACTTTAGCCCACTCAGCATCCCTGCCCGGAACGGCTGAATAATCATATCGAGTTGCTATGAATGAGTTGGTTTTTTCGTCTGCGTTTTTGTATATTTCATGAAATTTATTATACAGACCGTTAGGTGTCTGATGACCTATAAATCCATTATATATAACTGAATGGCACCACTCATCATCGATATTATCGGGTAATGAGAAATCATAAACCGTATTTTTTGATTCTTCTATGCTTTTTATTTTACACCACTTGATGTTTTCTGATACATTCCTGTTAAAATATTCATGAATCTCTTCGCTGAATGTATCACCAAGGGATTCCTTTATCCTAATCATCAATCCTCTTGAAATGTTATCAGACAATCCTCTATTATATACATATGAACCCAAAACTTGTTCGACATCCTTGACTATACCTTTACCGTCAATAAAAGTTTTTGAATATGGTATAATGTCATTTTTTGGTTCATTGACCTTACCTAAAATGTTCTCATTTAATTGTTTTCTTTTTAGTCTAAAACCAATTTCTTCATAAAACTTCTTAGATGAAGATTTATCCAAATGATATCTGTGTTGTATTGAATGGACTTTGACCTTATCTGTTGGTTTTGATTCCACCTCATACCACTCACCCAACATACCCATGTTCATTAACAACACTCGTATCTGTTGAACGAGTTTTTTTGAAGACAATCCTATTCCTATGGTTCCTTTGTCCTTTCGAGAAAAGCCATCACCATCAAAAATCCCACTCAACATTGCCGCTATATTTTCTTTTGACATACACATCAATCTGTCTGGTATTATTTTATCTGGTGCGTTTTTAGCTATATCGAACCCAACGTGCTCTAATAATTCTATTAATGATAGATTGCTTGTAACATAATGCATACCATCACTGCATGAATATGAAAGCCCCAGTCTATCAAAAATATCCGATATATCATCGCCACATGAAATATTGAGTCTGTACTTATCAGCACACCCCTCTGATATATATAATCCAAATAAATATGCCCAATCCTCTGTTATATTTTCGACATTTAAACTTTTCCCTTGTTTATTTCTTCTCTTCTGTGATACATATCCAATATGATCATTATTACCCCATACATTCATTCCATATTGCAGTGAAACATAATCTCCTTCATTTAGTTCAGATATTTTATGCCAACCAATAACACCGTCTTTTGATGACCATAGTTTATGGTCTAAACTGCCCTCCAATTCCGAATTTGTTGTGATGATTTTTCTGGTTTTTGTAATACCGCTATTGACGATTAAACGGCCACCTCTTATCTTATCTTTACCCAATACCCCATAGGATTCTATTTCATGGCCACCAACACATCTATCACCGATAATATTGGATATTTGTTTTACGCCATTATCTGTGTAAACATAGGTATCCCCCGCAACACATGAGATGATAATAATTTTAGAAGTCTCTGCGGCTGAAATGGTTGGGTAGTTTGATGCCCAAAATTCTTCTGCTTTCCAGCTCGGCTCAACAAACGCAAATTCGTCACAATTAGACGTAAGTATTTGATTTATATGGACTTTATGTGAATCACTGTTGAATATATCGTATGTAGTGTTTTGTTTGCCTGTATATTGTGTTGATATAACCTCTTCGGTAATGCCACCCTGTATAAATAAAATGTCACCCCTTTCCACCTCATCGGCTGTACTCACGCCCTCGCTGGTATATATTTTGTGCTTATCTGTACATTTTATTGAATGGTTATCGGTTTTTATTTCATAAATATCAAAGTCTCCTGTATTAACAACAACACCATCAAAATTCTCCCAACCAGACTCCCCATATATCTCATACCTACTATTCTTTATGAATTCCTGTTCCATAAACACCTTTCCTCGTTAACATATTTAATAACAGTTTGTTTGTCGTTTAAAAAATCAGTATCCCATACCTCTATTAACTTGATACCAAGATTACCACATAATTGTCGTTTTCTTTCGTCTCGTTTAACAACTTCTGGCAATGAATGCCAATAATTACCCTGATATTCTATTGCAATATTCAATTTTGGATAGTATATATCCAACTCAAGTCCACCAAGAATTTTGCGGTCATTATAAACCACTTCATCATCAATATGTTCTGATAACATTTCCTGTAATAATCTTTGGCCAGAACTACCCGCGCATATAGGACATCTAAAATATTGATGTTTGAATTCGGATGGTATTGCATCCCATTCATGTCCATTTGGACATTTAATTTTTATTCTTGTTGTTGAGTTGATATAATCTGATATTAAACTATAACCCTCTTCCTCTATCATCCCTAAAAATTCGTCTTTAGCGTAACTATGATTATTTCCTGCACATATCGAACACCTATACCCCTTTTTATATCCATGAGGGGTAGTGGTCCATTCGTGACCTTTTGGACACATCAGACCCACCCTTGTTCTTACATCAACGTATTCTGTTGTGATAACATAACCATCAACATATAACATATCAAAAAATTCTTGTTTTGATTTTACTTGTCTTTTTGTAGGACAAGATGAACACCTACAACCATTTTTGAAAGTATTTGGTTTTATTTTATAGATATGACCATTCGGACACTTTATACCAACACGTTCTTTGTCTTTTTTGTACTCAGATAAAAGGACATAACCTTCACTTTCAACCAAATCGTTGAACTCTTCTTTGTAGTCTCTTTTGTATGTAGTCATGAATCCATTCTCAGGTCATTGGCCAGTTCTTCCATTGTCATTGTCACCTCTTCACCAGTGATTTTATCCCGTAATTTCACGGTGTTATCTCCAGTCACACAAATCAACATCCCCATCGGCTCACCACGGAATGAATCTTTGGATGTTGCAGCAGTATAAATTTTCGTATGATTGTCGAATTCAACAGTCTTTTGCGCCCAACCGGGTACACCGGGCTTCAACCAACCCGGCATTAGTTCATACATATACTTTAATCGATGTAGAAAGTTTTTTGCTGATTCTTCTTTGTTCGAGACTATACCGATATTTTTGTGTCCGTGAAAACATGCATACCATAAAGCAAAAGCGGCAACAATAGTTGAGTTGTGAGAAGCAACATTGTCAGTATAATATATTGAACCATCAACACCCAACAAGTCATACATATTATCACAATCTTTTGTTTTGATAATATGTGATATTTCTTTACAGGTTCCTTCAATGGAATCTATTACATTACCTGATACCAAATCTTTGCAGAAAACTTCGACTCCATTTAATATAAAAATATGAGTATCGGCGCATTTAATAGAAGTGTTGTCAGTAAAACAAACCTCATATACTTGATATTCTATTGTTTTCCCTATACCCCCAAAATCTTTCCATCCATCGGGTGTTTCTACTTCCCATTCATCACTATATTTTTCTTCAACAAATTCTGCCATTCAAATACTCCAAACATTCTTTAATCACACTTTCTTTGTCTATCTCTCAATAACCAATAATACCAAAATTTACTGTATTTTTATTAGCCTAGTAATCGGGTTTATGTTTGGTTAAAAAAATTTTCCATTGTTATTTCTTTGATTTCGCCCGTGGTCTTATTACGAAGTTTTATGACAGTATCACCCTCTAAACATTTACCCGATTGTCGAGATAATAGACATACGTTAAATCTATGATTTTGAAATTTTTCTAACAAATCTATCTGATAGTCATATGGATCAAACAACTGTACGCCCGAATCCTGATGTACAATATATATATAGTTGCGTATAAAATACATCAAATCGGTTTTACATTTAACAACCTCTCGAATCTGTTCTTCTGTGTATTCATGTTCTTCGTTTGGTCGTTTAACATATTCGTCATATCTCACATTACCTGCAATAACACACCTTCCCTAATACTTTATTTTATTTTATTTTATTTTATTTTGTATGTTCTCTATTAAAAACCGTCTACCGTCTACCCCTCTATTTACCGCCTCTAAGCACTATATGACCATAAGTATCTTGACCTTTAAACAATTTTATATTCTCCAACACTTCATTGTTTATATTATCTTCATCTGTAACATAATATTTTTCCCATACTTCTATTAGTTTTATGTTCTTTTTCTCGCATAACATTCTTTTTCTTTTATCTCTTATTAGGGCCATTGGTAGTGTGTGCCAATAATCACCTTGATATTCCACTGCTATTTTTAGATCAGGATAGTATATATCTAATTCCAATCCATCTAGTGTCTTGCGGTCATTGTATACTACATCTCTGTCTATATGTTTTGTCAGAAATTCTTGTAATCTTCTCTGACCAGAACTTCCTTGGCAATGGGGACAACGTGTATTGTGGTTAATAAAATCATTTGGAGCTACATACCAATCATGACCTTCGGGGCATATGATGTATATTTTTGTCGTCGAATTTATATAATCATCTTTCAATTTATATCCATTCTCATTTAATATAAATTTAAAACCTTCAAAGGATTTTTGTATAACGTTTTCGGTATAACATTTTTTACACCTATAACCTTTTTTAAAATCGTTTGGTCTTGTTCTATATTTATGGCCTCTATCACATTCTAATAGCACTCGATTCATCACTCCAGTATATTCTTCGTGCAATGTATAACTACACTCCTCCACCAAATTAATAAAATCTTGTTTAGATTGTTCTTTGCACTTGTTCCCACACTTAGGACATCTAATTCCTTTTTTGAAATCGTTCGGGGTTACGTTCCATTCATGATTTTCTGGACAAAGTAATTTCATTTTTGTATTGGAGTTTATATACTCAGATTTGTGCATATATCCCTCTTTATATAACAACTCGACCATAGAGGATTTTGCATATTCTCTGTTCTTCCCTGAGCACACAGAACAACGTTGTCCATTATTAAAGTTATTTGGTCTAATTGAAAATATATGACCACTATCACATATTAATTTCACAAGAACACTACTATTAACATATTCTCCTATCATTTCGTATCCAACAAGTTCAACGTTATCCCTGAATCTATGCGAATAATCTATTTTCATATCTAGACATTGATCCAATCGTGTGATATTATAATTTTGTTTCGCGCACTAAATCTGCTATTGGACCCCTTGATTTACTGCCTCCAAGCACTATATGACCATAATTATCTTGCCCTTTAAACAGTCTCACCATCCAATTCAATCCATTATTCTCTTGATTTAAATGGATATTATCTATTTGTCTAACGTCACCTGTACAAATGACCTTAACATTCTCCCCCATACGAGAAAGAACTGTTCTCAATTCGTCTCTGCTTAGATTTTGAACTTCGTCTATAAGAACAATAGCGTTATCGATATTCATGCCCCTCAAGAAATTGATCGGCAACATCTCAACACATTTGCGATTAAGTAATGGAGTGTTTTCTGTTGGGTCTTCCCATGCTCTATTGGCTGGTCGAAGATCATGGAGCTTTTCCATTAAATCTTGGATAGGTCGAAAATATGGATACATTTTTGCCCCCACATCTCCCGGCAAAAATCCAAGCTCATTTCCAATTTCGATGTTTGCTTTGAATACAAAAATCTTTTTAAATTTTTTCTTTTCAAACACCTGATCAAACATTGCAGCAAGGGTCAAATATGTTTTCCCAAAGCCTGCCTCAGATTGGATTGTTACTAGATCAATATCATCATTCATGATCAGATCCATTGCTGCTTTTTGGTATTGGCTGCGAGGAGCGACCTTCCATACTTCTCTGTCAACAACCAAACTCTCTTCACCGTAATGATTGTTGAAATGCAGTTTTCCTTCTTTCCAATAGTAACAGTTCTTTTCCAAGATTTCACCGTCATCTACATTAACAAACCCTGTATATCTCTGGGATTCTGATTGGAATGGGTTGCTATCTTTAAAATCTTCGGAGGGTATGTTCATTTTTTCTGCTTTAAACCGTAGAAGATTATCATTTGTCACGAATATGGGATTCTCTATCTTATCGATATTGGCTTGAATTTCTTTTAGGATAAAGTTATCAGGGGATTCATGTTTAGTGCCATTATGTATAATGGTGATATAGTCTTTGTATTCACTGAGAGCGTGTATAGCTCTCATGACCTGATGTCTCTTTCTTTTGTCTCTCTTTAGGGTGTCCAGTTCCTCAATAACTGTGGCAGGAATGTATATACCATTCTCTTCTCCATTCCTTAAAATCTTAATACAATTCTCATTTTCTAATAGTACATTTGTATCCAGAACATAATTTTTCTTCATATAGAGGGACTCCTTTTTCCTTAATTTTCGTTAGTATTTTGTGTAGCAGAATCTATTTGAACCTCCTTTACATCTTCGTCAATCATCTTCAACAAGTCTTCCCGACTCATAACAACAACACCCCCCGTGGAGGGTACTGCGCCCATGAGTTTTCCTTGGGCAATGGCTTGTTTGACAACGAGTTCTTTTTCTTTGACCTCAAGCATCTTCATATTATACTCATGTTTTAAATTTCCAAAGGCACCTGTCTGTATTGAACTTGCAGCGGTAGTGATTGCATTGATAAGCTGAGCGCAGACCTCGTATAGACGAGCATTAGTTTCACCCCCTCTTTCAGTTGCTTGTTGTGCGGTATCCAGTAGGGTGTTAGCCCTCTCGATGTTTTTATATAGGATATCATCGGGGTCTTCTCCGTCAATTGCATCCAACTGCAATCTCATAGCCCGTATCTGATCAAGTTCGTCTTGTCTTCTATCTGCTGTATTCAAATTAAACTCTTGTTCAAGAATGGATTCGTTGACTTGTGAGTTAGCTCGGTCTTCACCGTATTCCGACATTTTATGATTCTCCTAGTTGACATATTGAGTTTTTTGGTGTAGACTATCGTTTATAAACGACAAAGGTAGATTAATAATAGTATAACATATATGAAAAGTTGAATATATGTTGAAGTTACCTATACACCCATTTAAGCTCTTTTTTTGCCTATTATCTTTTCACCTTCATTCATATTTATGTAAATTTAAGAAAATTAATTGAAAGAAAGGATGACGAAACGTAGTTGAGGAGTCCTTTCTTTCTCCGTAGGATAAAAGATGATGTGAAGCTATTTTTTAATTCTTTTCTATTGATTTTATAAGTAACCTATAGTACTATGTAACTGTAATAAGGAACACATCAAACAATGAGTCATCTATGAGTGTTGGTATTGTCAGAGAAGAAATTACACAAACCAACTATTAAAATACGAAGAGCGTTTAAAGAATTATTGAGTATTTTCTAATAATACAAAAACAAAAAGGAGGTTTTAACTGCTTATGAAAATCCAACAAAATCAAAAGAAATCGGTTAAAATCACTTGCTTTTTTAACCAGAAATAGTGTATACTTAAGGAGTGAAATATGAAAGTCATCAACGTAACGAAAGAGTATTTCCAGACAGAGGACGAAAAGGTTTATTTCTTCGAGCCTTTGGAAAAAGAAATATCTGTTGAGGATATGCAGAAGATTGTGGATGCAAACGAGAAATTAATTAAGGAGTTGAAAGACAATGAAATACATGGGAAGCAAAAATAGAATAGCGAAGCACATTCTGCCAATCATGCTTGCGGAAAGAAACCCTGAACAATTCTGGGTGGAGCCTTTTGTAGGCGGCGCAAACATGATTGACAAAGTGCAAGGCAAACGAATAGGGGCTGACATTAACCCTTATTTAATTGATGCCTTGATTGCAATTAGAGATTGTGTGACTCAACTACCTAAAAACAACAAAGAGTTTACTGAAGAAAACTATAAGGAGCTGCGAAAAAGCGATAATTACAAATACAAAGGCTATGCTGGGTTTGCTTTCAGTTATAGTGGTAAATGGCTTGGAGGATGGTGTAGGGATAGTTTAAATAAACGAGATTATGTGAAGGAAAGCTATAAAAATGCAATAAACCAAAGCCCACGATTGAATGGTGTTAGATTGGTAAATGAAAGTTATTTAAATTTACAAATACCTGAAAATAGTTTGATTTATTGCGACCCACCGTATGGTGGGGTTACTAAATACGCTATGGATTTTAATCATGTGGAATTTTGGCAGTGGTGTAGAGATAGAGAAAATGAAGGACACATTGTATTTGTAAGTGAATATAATGCCCCGAATGATTTTAAATGTGTTTGGGAAAAAAAAGTGAATAGTAGCCTTACTAAAAACACAGGAAGTAAAAAGGCAATAGAAAAGTTGTTTAGGTATAGCGTATGAAAATCTATAAAATCACAGAAGCAAGCGATTATCTTGGGGTGTCAATAAACACTCTCAAGACGCTTGCTAACAACGGAAAGATAAAGTCTTTCAAGACTACTGGTGAGCATCGGCGTTTTCGCCAAGAAGATTTAGATGCTTACATGGGGGTCGAGAAAGAGAAGCAAGAAAAGTTGACTGTGATTTACGCAAGATGTTCAACGGCAAAACAAAAAGAGAATCTTGAACGGCAGAAAGACAGGTTAAGAAAACACGCAGAAACCAAAGATTATAAGTACGTTTTGATTGATGAGATTGCCAGCGGCATAAATGAGAAGCGGAACGGCATACACAAGTTAATCAAGATGTGCTTTGAAGGTAAGGTTGAACGAGTATTGATTGAATATAAAGACAGACTTGCACGATTTGGTTATGAATACCTTGATGCAATTTTTACGAATCTTGAAATTGAAGTTGAGATAATAGAAACCAAAGAGAAGAAATATGAAGAAGAATTAGCAGAGGATATTATGAAAATACTCACCTGTTATTCAGCAAGATATTACAAAAAAGACTTGACAAAACCTAACAGATAGGTTATACTATGTGTATGAATAATGAAATTAAAAAAACAATGTCATATTTAGGTTCTATAAAGACCAATAAAAAAGCAAATTCTTCTCGTGAGAATGGCAAAAAAGGGGGTCGTCCGTTGAGTGGTATTTTAAAAACTTGTTTATCATGCGGAAGGGAGTTTTATATTCCACAGTGGCGATTGAATCAAAACCCCAATCGTGGAAGTTACTGTTCAAGAGGGTGTCAGGGCAATCCAAGAATTGAAATCAATAAGGACTATTTTAAAATTCAATCAAGCGATATGGCTTATGTTTTGGGATTGTTGAGTGCTGACGGTTGTATAACAAAAGGTCAGGTATCGTTAAAATTGATTGATAAAGATATACTTGAAAAGATAAAAAGTTCGATGTGTTCTGACCTAAGTATTTGCAAGGCGGGTAAAAATATGAGCGGTTTAGAGAATTACCAGCTTCGAGTTTCGCTTAGTAATTTTTCTGTTACGCCATTAGAGTATGGATTAACGGAGAGAAAAACTTTTACAAATCAATTTCCACATAACCTAAAGTCGGAGTTTTATTCTGATTTCATTAGAGGTTATTTTGATGGAGATGGTTGTGTCAGCTATTCAAAAGATAATCGTAAGGATTCATATTCAAGTGAAATTGTTATTGTAGGGACAGAAGACGTTTTGTCAAAGATTGTTGAGTATAGCTGTGTTGAGGGAAAAATCATACCGTATGGAAAAGTTTTTAAGTTGAGGGTTCATGGGGTAGAAAAATTAAAAGCATTCTTCAATTACATTTATTCAAGTAATTCTACTTTGTTTTTGGATAGAAAAAAACAAAAGTTCAGTGATTGTTTCAATGCTTACGGTGCAAGAGGTGGTAGAAAGAAGAAAAATCAGGCTGAAAATACGCCTGTCGAATCTAATGGAATTTAAAAAGGAGGGAATCATGAGAAGCTATGAGGAAGTTCTGGATGAAGTGAAGTTGATTGCCAATATAGAGGATCACGCGGAGGCTGTTTCTTATCTTGATTCGTTTATTGATCTAAAATGTATGTGGTCCATCGCCTATGACTTTGATGCGTTAGATGAGAATAGATCATGCGAAGACTTTTCTATCGCCCACATGACCGAATACAACAAGTTGTTTGGGAAAAAATATTAAAAGGAGAAAATATGAAATTTTTAATATTTTTTGTGTTGTTGGTGATTGGATGTGCTCCTGATAATACATCAAGAGTGGATTATTTTTGGTATCCAATAGAACTTGAGCAGGTAACCTGTCCCGCATATAAAGGGACAGTGTATAAAATGATGAACAGTAAAGGTTGGAGAAGTTGGACGTACTATTTAGATGCTTCGTATATGTACGAAGTCGATCTACCCGCTACCTGTGTTTTTGTCACAATAAAAAAATATCCAATATATGAATGTGCAGATAGGAGTAGATCCAAACTAACAGATGAACAAAAAGTATTGATCATCGAAGGATTTTGATTTTGTGCTTGATTCGTCGAGGAATCTGTGGTATGGTGTATTTACAATCAACCAAACAAAGGAGTTAATCATGGGTTTACATCTTTCGATCTACCGTAATCCACTCGGGGACTGTACGAACAATGGCGTTTCCAAATATGCCAAAGGTCTTACTGTTATCAACGTTGATGGGCCGTTTGAACCCAGTGAAGATTATCCTGCGGTCGAATTACGGGTTGGCCCAATGAATAGTATGAGATTAGTTCCTGTTAAAAATCAGGATGACTGGGTAATGTCTGGCGGAAATTACGCGGGAACCTGTGACTCTCGCTTCGGCAACGCTGTCAAAAATCTTTGCGGTTATGATCACAGTATGATCAAAGTTTTTGACCGTGTTGAGAATTAGTCGTCTAAACACCTAATATAACAACTATTTATTTCCATAAAAACATTACATAAAAAAAGGAGCCTTTCGAGGCTCCTTTTTGCGTCAGTTCATCCAATCACATTATTGGTTATTTTATATCGTAAGTTTCCACAATCCCATATTCTATCAAATCCCTGAGACTGCATGATTTGCCATTCGGTCATAGACATATCAACATTACCAAACAGAGATGGTAATCTGTCTTTTCTGTAATTAAATCTGTGCTTCCTACTCACACCTAGTTTTTGTGTGTTGAAATACCAATAATTAGGTTTTGTCTCCCCTGTGTGATTGAACCCTATCTGCTTATATAGATTACCTTCCGACCATCTTAAATCAGCAAAAGTAAATATTTCATTCCATTCATAATTTTTCTTGAAATGGGATAATAATTTTGACGCCCCACCAACAACCTGACAGGAAGAACAAAACCTTGATAATTCATATATATCATTAAATGACTTTTTGCCTTTTGATATTGATGGTTTTGCAAATGTCATAACAGCAATCAGTTCACCGTTGTGATGAAGACCTAATTTAATAGAACTACCCGTTGAACCTTGTAAATGGTATTTGTTGATAAATGTATTGGCTATCTTTGGTGATATCTCCTTGACAACACATTGTCTAGCATATACCGTTCTCCCACCTTGACCTAATATATACTTCAATCTAGACTTAACAATATCTTGTTTATTAGCCCATTCATCTTCAAATATGGTTATTAGTCGATATCCTTCCGACTCACATTTCCCCAATTTGTTAAGATGATATTTATTGTGTTTGCCTTTGGTTTCTCCATGCCAAAACAAACCACAATATTCAATCGCTATTTTCTTTTCAGGAATAACAATATCCAACTCTAATGGTTTGATGATTGTCCTATCGTTTTCCACTACAACAAAACCAAGAGATTTTATATAATTAGATAAATCTCGTTCTGCTTGAGAAAAATGTTTACAACATTCAACACATAATATTTTGCCTGATCTAATGGAACACAATCTTTTTATTGTTATATGACCTTCTTTGCATTTTACTTTAATACACGTTCCATTATTTTTTCTAATATATGAATTAATATATTCATATCCAAGTCCATTAACCAATTCAATCAATTCCCGTTTTTTTGTGGTGTTCTCTACAAAAATATTATTTATTGGTTTCCTGCCATTATTCCAAGATTTTTTAACGGCCCTTGATATAAGACCATCTTCAACCATTTTTTTCCTATGAGAGGGATTTAACCACATTTTTGTACTATTATCAGATATCTTCTTCTTCACATCTGGTCTATTGGATGTATGTGTATTTCTACAGGTTCTACAAAATTTTCCGTTATTTTGTTTTAAATAATTACGGTATGATTGTTCTACTTTATCATGACAAACATCACACTCAAATATAATTTTTTTCTGGCTACCATTTGTAAGTTTCTCTATGGAGGTACCATCAACAACTCCTAATATCATAATATCTCCTTAATTATATTATCAACAACAACATCCTTGTTTTTTAAAAAATCACTATCCCATACTTCCAATAATTTTATACCCTTTTCTTTGCATATACTTTTCTTTCTTCTGTCTGTTTCTCTTTTTTCTGGTAAGTTGTGCCAGTAATTACCTTGGTATTCTATAGCTATATTTAATTCTGGATAATAGATATCCAATTCCAAACCATTTAATGTCTTACGGTCATTGTAGATTACTGGACTTTTGATGTGACCTAATAACATTTCTTGTAACATTCTTTGTCCGGTAGAACCAGAACAATGAGGACACCTGTTACCATTTTTGAAATCATTAGGTGTAACCTTCCATATATGACCCTCTGGACATTTCAGGTTCACTTTAGTTGAAATGTTTATATATTTTGATAGTAATTCATATCCATTATCTTTTAAATTTATGATAAAATGTTCTTTTGATTGTTCTGAACACAGTCCCGCACACTTAGGACATCTATGACCCATTTTAAAGTTATTAGGCCTCATATCAAAAATATGACCAACTGAACATCTAACACTGACACATGATAATGCTTTTACATAAGGAGAGATCAAATCATAACCTTCTTTGTTTAATAATTCAACGAAATTGATTTTAGCCTGTTCGGGACATTTACCGGAACATTTAGGACACCCACTCCCTCGTCTAAAATCAGAAGGGGTTTTCTTGAATATGTGACCGTTTATACATTCCAAATCAACAGGTGTTCTATTATTTTTATATGTAGATAGAAGTTTACATTTTTTAAATAATAGAGTCTCGTTGAACTTATTAGATGCTTCTTGTTTTGATGTGATATTAGACACTATAATCCCCTATACTTTTATTATATAGATATTTATATAAAATGTAAATGTATTGGTCTAATGACTTAATAAAAAAAAGGGTGAACCCGAAAGTCCACCCTTTAAATTCAATCTAACTACCTAATATTACTATTAAGGTAGGTTCTGAGCTGCCACTTGAATGTAATAATTCTCGGCTCCGAAGATGTGTTGATGGATTGCATAGCGGCTCATCAAACCAACAGTAGGATTAAAAGAATCTTCAAATACAGCTTTGGATACCAACAACTGAATGTATGGTAGGTAGATGATACCAGTGTCATATTCACTGGGGCCTTTGTAGCCGATGACGATATCATCAAGGGTAGCAAAAGTATCACGATAGATAGCCATGCGACCATCAAGTGAACCAATTTTGGAAACACCGGTTACTGCTGTGTTCACGTCAGCATTCACAGGCTGAATAGTGAAAGAAGAAGTGGTTTCCAATGCAGCACACAAGGAAGGAGCAGCAACAACAAAGTTGCCAGCGCCACGGCGAGTGTCAACTGCGATACGATTAGCCTTACGGATAATCAAGTTGTAGAAGTTGCGGTACTTCTCAGCTTCCCAACGGCCATCAGCAACAGCATAATCCCACACAGCAGACGATGCGTTTGTAGATGCAACGCTACGAATAACGTTGATAAGTTCACGGTCAATTTCTGCCGTAATCTCGTATGCAAGAACGTCCATCATTTCCTCTTCGAGGTCAAGACCATGCATAGCTTTAAGGTCTTGTGCTACCTCAATGCTCCAACGTGAACGCAACTTACGTGTTCCCGCTTCTACTTGGGCTTTTTCAACGGTCATGCTCAATTCTTTGATTTGTTTACCGGTCCCGATACCAATACCACGGTCACCAGCAGTTTGCACTGATCCACCTTGAGTTAGATACCCATTAGTAGTGGTGTCAGATGCACGGGAACCAAGGGCTTCGCCTTGAGTCATGTCCATGGCTGACTGTTTTGTACCGTCGCCTGTGTAGTAAGGATCAACAGTGTTGTACCCTACTTCTTGTCCAGCCACACCAGCATAAGATTGATCAGCACGGAAACGCAACGCGAACGCCAAACCAACAGGCCCAGTCAATGGCTGAACACCTACGATGTCGTGAGCAATAAGCTCGGGGAAAGTACGACGAACCATAGGGATAGCGATCTTGTGGAATTCACCATTAGATTTATAATCTCCTGCATTACCAGCGCCAAACACATCAGAACTGTATGCATCTCCACCACCCATAATACCACCGGAAGCGGTAGTCTCGTTCATGGAGTCTCTACCACCAGCATTACCGGTCAGATAGTTCATCTGATTTTCAAGCATAATAGCAGTAGCTTTTTTTACCTTTTTATTACCAATACTTTCGCCTTCTGCGAGAATTCCGTCCCACTTTTTGACGAGTTGATCAACGTATTTACTCATTATTCATTCCTCCTAGAATTAAATGTCTTAACTGATACGATTCTCGCGAATCATTCTTTTCCATGTGTCCATGATGTTGTTTTCACCAAGGGTTTGTTTCTGCACTGTGGTCGATGCCTCAGTAACAGACTCTGTTACTACTACTTTTGCAGGAACAGTTACAACCGCTTCCGCGACAACAACTGTTTCTTTTTGACTTTCGACATTCAAAGACTCAAGTACAATGTCGAACTTTTTGTCGATCTGTTCTTTGCTGGCCCCTTCGAGAATACCAAGAACCGATTTCTTTTGTGATTCGGTCAATCCATCAGTTTTCTGACGAAGATATATGTGGTTGGCCATTTCGCGGGCATCTTTTTCTAGCTCCAGAGTTTTTCCAGTGGATTCATTACAAAGAGTACGCAAGTGTTGAATTTCTTCTTTTGCTTCTTTCAACATTTCCTTGACTTCGTTGTTAAGCAGACCTTCATCAATTGCAAGGCGAACCTTGAACTGCTCGATAAGGTCTTCATACAATTCACCCAAACGAGCAAATCGTACAATTTTTTCTGGAATAACCATTTCTTCTTCAAGAATACCGTCAACAAAATTAGAAAATTTTGAGGTGACATCTTCTTTATAGTCTTCGAATTTAGCCTCAAATTCCTCGACCAGTTTAGTTTTTTCCGCGTTCAAAGATTCCTCAACTTTACTAGCAGCAAGTTCTTGTGCTTTTGCTTCAATAATAGTTGTGAGCGTATCTTTGATTTCGGTTTGCTTGGACTCGTCAATTTTTTCGACTCCGAGCATTTCAAGAATTTGTTTAATACCCATTAATTAATTCCTCCCTATAAAATAGTAAAACTTTGCCTTAATCCCTACATATATTTAGGAAAACGTGAAGTCATTCTAATTGACTTCACGTTTTCTCTTTGTTTACAAGGAGTTATGCAATCGCGATTCTTACAAGTTCTTTTCTATTTTCCTGATATTCTCAAGAATATATTTGTAATATTCATTCTTTGCGTATTGCTCTGATATAGTCTCTTCTTCTTGTTCGACTACAGCCTCGCCAAATCGATCACCCATATCCCAAGTCTTTGATTCATATATACCTTTTACCCAACTAGGGTTATTCGATGGGTCTGTCACCAAGTCCCATGTTAAAAGATTATAATCCTCATTGACGGTTCCATCTTCTGCTACGGTTCCGAGGCCACGTGAGGATATACCAATATTACCCTCTCTAACCAAAGTCTTTGCAATATTACCCATAGGAGTATCAAGAATTTTTGCCTTTCCGTATAGATCCTTTCCCTGCCACTCAAGGGATTCAAGTTTGATGGCAATCTTATCCATATTCACTTCGGGGCAGTTACCCGTAAAAAATGATACACTGTCATTGTTTCTTATATAGAAGTTTTGATTGGGTACTTGTACACAATAAACAAGCCCTTCGTATTCCTCCTCTTCAAATCCCATAAATCTATCATCGGTATATATACGACTTGTTGTATATATTTTTAGATGGTACAAAGGAGATTTATTGATTGACTCTATAACTCTCCCTGCAAAAATATAATCGTTAGTACAATGACTAACCGTTTTTCTAGCAGACATTCCACATTTAAATGCGACCTCATGAAAATCATCAACCAATTTTTCTGATACAGAGAAAATGTCTTTTTTTGTGTCGTTATTCAAAAAACCTCGACCATCTCCAAGACCAAACCAATACAACAATTCCTCAAGATACTCTATACCAAGACATTTCACCGACTCTGGTATATATTTTGTGTAGCATGTACCCAGTGGTTTTAGATGTTGTGCCAATCTACCATCAGATAAACTAAAAGATATTTTTCCGTTATCATTTGTTTCTCCCCATTCCATTTCTTCTGGGAATCCGCTTAACATTTCCCGAATCATATCGGCAGTAGGGCCTTCATTTTGATATATGGTGACACGGTTTCTGTTATTTTTTGTGACATTACCTTCAGCCAACCATATACCAAAAAACCTTACATACGTCATCAAATCCACAACCACATCTACAGAATGATTGTAGTTAGATGAAGACACACTATCAAGACCTTTCAATGTTATAGTGGAATCATCTTGTTCACTACTTAACCATATACCCGTTTTAGGTATATACGATTTTCTTATTTTAAGTGTTTCCGAATTTTTGATATTATCCGTGGTTTCAAAATAAGGCTTGTCATACTTATCAAACAACAAGTGTCTATGATCAGGTGTAAACGCAATATCAATTTGCCTGTTTTTAAATCTAACCATTTTACCATTGAAAGGATTTATAACCTTTTTTGTGATTTGGTTATATTCTATTAATCTAGTATCGGGGTTAAGAGTTGCAACTATTTCGTCATCATCAATATCTTGTATCTGTTTCCATCCATTATTGGTCAAAATTTCGGTATCCCCTAAAACACAGGGTGGATGGCCAAGTTCCCCCCACAAAGAAGATTTTCCGATCTTTTCTAAAATTTTATTTACTTCACGTTTCATGGTCTTTTCTTCATAGACTCGACCATTATTGTTACGAAGACCATAAGAGGAAAAGATCCCTGTAATATACAAACTCTTCCCATCTTTTCCATCCTCATTGATTTCTAGATCATGAGAACATTCTGTGATAAGATAACCTTTTTTCATTTGTTTCTCCTATTAATCTTCAGCACCAACCTCGGCAGCAACTTTAGTATCCACCACATCGGGTTTTGGCACCAAATCATTTTTTAATTCAAGTTTGTCTTTAAAATAATCGCTTATAGCACCCTTAACTTCTTTACCAATACGATCCTTTGCCGCAAGAAAATCCTCTTTCTCAAAGTCATCTAAAGCTTTTTTAATTTCTGTGTTGTCAATCGGCATAACAGTTTACCTCCTAGTATTTATGTTTTCACATTTTTTATTAAAAATTGAACTTACTACCCTCACCATCCCCTTCCGGTTCCTCTGGTTTAAGTTTTTTGTCCATCTTGAATCCAGCAATATTCGCCTCAATTTCATCATCATTCCATCCAAGATATTTCTTCATTAGATAGTATTTAGAGAATTCTTCCTCTCTTGACAATGATTGATAGTTGGTGAAATTTTGTTCGAGTAATTTCTGTTTCATGTGGTCCCTATAGTTGTTAGGGGATGTCATGATTATACGTAGTTTGTCCTCATCCAAGTCATATTGTTTCTTCATTCCTATCAGCTCTAAGTGGGTCAGAAACATTTTCAGAAAGGCATCACAGAATCGCATTTGTTGGCGCTCTAAAAATTTGGCCCATTTAATCTCATCACGAGTTATTTCCCCCATCTGTCCGCTGTTAAACATAATGTCGGACTCAGCACGTTCTTGTAGGGATGACACCCGAGATGCCGGATATTTAAGTGATTTGTATAACTTCCGTTGGAAATAGTAAAGATCGTCAAGCTCGGCAAATCCACTGGGATTACCACCAACACTATCGACCTGAGACCCACGACCATCAGCAGACTGTGGCAAAAAAAAGTTCTCAAGTATGGAAAATACCTCAGGATCATTGGTCAAACGACCAGTTTCCGCGTCATACGTTTGCCTTTTTTGAAACTTTTGTTTAATTTTTTCCACGTACTTCATGGCTTTATCTTTGGGCATGTTCCCCGTGTCAATACGAAACACGAATCTTTCGGGAGCACGAATCAACCTATAAATCACAACAGATGTTTCCAATAATCGTAAATTGTTGTATGGTTGTTTTGCTTTTTCAAGGTAACCTAGAAATTCTCTTTTAGTTGCTCCTTGATATCCATAATGAACCAGACTTATCTGTTCAGGGTAAAATACTATTATGGTGGGATCTTCGTTAGCATCTTTTACTGTCGGTGGTCTCTGTCTAGGACGTTGTGCCAGATATTGATAATATGCAACAATGTTACCTGTTATAGGATCATATTCAAAATCCATCGTCTCCGAAGGTAACCTTTTTATCCCAATTAACCCTCCCTTTGGATTATTTTGGTCAACTAAATGTTCGAAATATACTTTACCATCAACGAAATAGTTGTACATTAGATTCCATATTTCCCATTTAATCTTTGTCTTTCTGTAGAACAATTCACGGAATTCTTTTTGTACATTACTGACAACGTTTTTGTTTGATAGTAGATCCTCATCAACTATTTGAAGTTCTACCACCCTGCCATTCATATCTTCTTGGGTGGATTCCATAGCCGCGTCTTCAATAACATCAGCGATTTCTGGATAAGCAGACATTTCGCGATATGCTTTAAGTCTTTGTAGTTCATTTTCGAAAGACTTATTAATATATGTGTTGTAAAAACTATTAAACCCAAGAGAATTGTATTGACCATGGAGAATGAAATCAATATCCTCAAACCCTTCGCCTTGTCTTGCTTTGGATTGATTCTTGTTATCTCCTACTTTTTTAAAAGCTTCTATTTGCTCGTCAATCCTATGTGGTTGATTTCCAAACAAATTATCATACCATTTTGCCATATTCTCTCCGTATACGTTTTACAATTTTTTGATCACATGTTCACATATATATTTATGTTTAAATTGTTAATATTTTATACAATACTGTAATGCAATGTTATACGGTCTTGTTTCTGTACCACCAGCACTACTGGTTGCAAGTATTTTCAGTCCTTGAGTAGGAGAACTTGATGTTACATCATATCCCCCTGCAGGACCGGTACTGATGTCTTGATATGTATGTGTATGTGCTCTAAATCCATCCGTCTGGTTTGACCCAAAAGTTCTACCTGTATCAACTCCTCTGCCTGCGTCAGATCCCCTCACAAAGTATCCTCTGAGATCAGGAACTTTAAAATTTGTTGCCCCAGTACCACCATATGTTGTTCCAATTTTTAACCACAGAGCATTGTATAGACCACCACTAGTAGTGTTGGAGTATGTCCCCCCATCACATGGCAACCAACCATAAGGGACTGTCACTGTAGCAAATGCCATGACAGCCGCTGTCGGAACAATTGACACCCCTAAAGAACCAATCACATCAACCCCAAGTATTCTAAAAGTACCGGACACATTCACGTCGCCCGTGGCATCAAGAGCAAAAGCCGGATTATCGTTTCCACCGATCCCCACATTCACTACATCAGCCCCAGTTCCACCTATAATACATTGGTTGGATGATGTTGCCGATGATGGTTTAGCACCATAACCTATGCATATATTTTTGCTTCCGGATATTATGTTAATACCAGTATAACGGCCCACCAACGTATTGGAGTAACCCGTGGTCATAAACGTGCCTGCATTATCCCCTATTATAACGTTGTCATACCCGGTTGATAATATTTTTCCTGAACTTTTGCCAATAGAAATATTATTCGATCCACTAAAAGAACTATAACTTAAATTATTAAATCCAATGCCAATATTATTAGATCCCGCACTTGAATATCCAGCATATGATCCAACAAAAAAGTTTCCAGTGCTATCATGTAGATTGTATCCAGCAAGCCTGCCTATAGCCACATTGCATCCAGTTGTAACAGTATTGTCTCCATTAGAGCACAGTCTCCCTGCCCTGTACCCAAGAAAGACATTTCCGCCATTACTACCGCTTTGTAATTCACCTGCTTCCCACCCAATAACAACATTACTTCCAAATGTATTTGTGGAACTCGCACCCGCAGACACCCCTATATGGATATCACCAACAACGCCAGTTCTTGACACTCCTGCTATTCCGGTAAAGGTGGGGGTATCTGTGGTACTAACATTTTGATCTTCTAATGGATGGTATGTTGTGTCCAATGCTGTTTTGAAGTTTGCAGGAAACCCTCCACCCGTAACATAATTAATATCTTGTAATAACTCTTTGAAAGAAGAGGATGATCCGATATACAATCTATCAGTCACTGAATTCCTGACAAGTCTTCTATCATCACCTGTTACCCATGATAAGGTGGCCTTTTCTTCTACAAGAAGTGATCCCTGCATATCTATCCCATAATACTTCATAATTCTTTCTCCGAAGACACGTTATAACTTTTATTTATTTAGCAACCCAACCCGTCGAAGCTGTGGGAGAAGATTCTTTAATGTAAAGGGTTGTGTTAGCCCCACCATTACTGTCTGTGTAAAAAGATCCAATAGGAGAGCTAACAACCCCCTCAGGAGAACCCACACCAGAAGAAATAGTGATGCCTCCACTTAGCGCTATCCCATTAGTGATATTTAATGTATCAAAATTTCCAGAACCTCCAGCAAAAACATCACCCTCCACCCCTAATCCGCCCTGTGTTACTATTAGGGCACCCGTATCCTTTGACACCGAAGCGACAGCCCCGGAAATCAACGATGACGCAAAGTTGCCTGCTGTGGAAGAAAAAGTACCAACAATTGAGAAGTTGCCGTCAACGACCAAATCAACACCAACAAACAAAGACTTTGCGATAGACATCCCACCCCGAGTTGAAAACGAACTTGTCTCATCGTTGGCCGCGCTTGAATCATTTGTGTCTAGAACGTGAATAGCTTCTCCTAGATAACCGGGACCACCTCCCCCAACATCGGTAATAGCATCCTTTAATTCGTACAGAATTTCATCTAAACGGTTACCTATAAAGTAATTATCAGGGTCATCTACCGCCATATAAGTATCTTGTAGTACGTTTATCCAACCTGTGTTGTCGGTATTTCGCACAAAAAATTTGTAATCGGTGTCAGCCATGTGATATGTCTCCAAATAATATTTTATTATCTATAGTGTATTTATAAAAAAAGGGACACCAAGATGGTATCCCTTATATTCCGTTATAATTAAAAATGTGTTTATTTGAAAAGCCTGTCCAATATCAAAAGTTCTTTTGCACTGACTTGGATATCGCCGATGCTATCAATCTCAATAGGTTCATAACCTATCTCCACCTCTGCCACCAACAGTTCATTAAACTCATCGACAAACTGTTTCATTGCTCCTTCGGGGACTTGTACGTTTCCTTCTTCGTCGGCTACTCCTAGTTTTTTAACAAGACCAACACGAAATTCTTCGATTTCTTGTAACTCTTTATCAAACTCTTTGACCAGTTTGTTTAGTTTCCATGCAGATTTGATTGGAATCTCTTTCTCCAATAGTTTGATAAGCGGGTCTTTCATGTTACGGATTTCTCCGAGTTGAAATTTCATATAATATACCTCCAACAGTTTAATTTATGTTACATCTTAATACATATATGGTAATATGTAAACGATAAAAGTTTAGTTATTTATAATATTTTTTATTCTTTTATTACTTCTAGCTGTTCTTCACATCCTTCAAGTTCTGCTATGGTATCCCAATATCTGCCCCGGTGGTAGATCACCCCGCCCAGCACATCAGCCGCTATTCGAAGAAGAGTCTCATCATCATCTTTCCATTTACGGGTTCCATTCATATAATCAAACCCAATAAAACCCCACCACCTGCCATCAACAAATATAGGCACGGCTTCCACGACAACATCATCTGTGCAGGTGCAATTGTGTTTTAGCGGACATATATGACATTCAACCAAAGTGCCGGTCACGGACTGGCCTTTTGTCATTAATTTTTCCCATTCAGGGATCATATCATAATTCAGACACTCGTTTATGGTCCCTGCTGTGCAATCACGATATTTATCATTATGGAAACAGTGCTGTAAAACAGAACATACTCTTGTCTCTCTATCAATATTTCTATATATATAAACGCGACTAGCGCCTATAGCCAATCCAAGGTCACGCAAAATCTGTTTAACCGCATCGTTCCAGTTCGCATGATTAACAAGTGTTTTGCTCATCTCTGAGATAGCATGATATATTCTTGAACGTCGTTCTAATTTTTTTGATTGTTGTTCAGAATTTGTGATGTTTCGAGATATTCTTACCACCCCTACGAGACCATCAACACTGTCACCAAAAATGGGATTAGCCGTAACTAAGAATACGGTTCCATTGGTTTCTATTTTGTTTGTTATGGGATGGCCGGTATCGAAACAATCAGACACAACGCATATATCATCAGGAAGTTCCATGTGCTTCTTGAACTCTGACCAAGAAGTTCCCAGTAAAGTCTCCCATGGTCCCCCGCGTTCTTTGACGTACTGGATAAACGATTTGTTTGCCTTTGATATGGTCAGGTCAGAGTCTATTATGACTATATGATCTACTATAGAATCGAACGTTTTATCCCACTCAATTCTTGACAACTCGAGCTCGGATTCTTTTCGGATAAGTTCATCTTTCAACTCTCGTAATATGTCAATTTCTTGAGAAATACCTTCCATCTTAATGTCTTTGACATGATCACTCCCATGTTTTACGATATGAGAAGCCAATTTCTCTGACAGATTATCAATCCATTTCATACATCCCCCTCATGAACATTTAGACGAAACTCCCCCAATAGATCATCTTTTGGGAGTATCACGCTTTCTCCTGTAACAGGGATGCGTGGTTGAGGTGTTGTTTTATCCATAGTATTATGTGTTAGTTGATATACCAATAAACCCACTATCAAAGACGTTATCAAGGAGGCAATGACCCCCGCAACAGACCCCCATACCCCGGCTTTTGCTTTCAATGTAGCTATGTCTACAAGTGTCTGTTCTCTATGGAGCCCTACTTTATCCTCAAGTACGTCTACTTTTTTTTCCAGTTTTTCGAGTGTGGTTAAGACGTGGTTTCCCCATGCATCCCAACCTGCACGACCAGAATCTATCTGATTCCTATCCGACATGCGAAACCCCTAAGTATTGTATTTGGTAACCGTTTCGACTATACCGAAACAGGTTACATGTATTTATATTTTATACAAAAAGAACATATTGATTTCTATATACATTTATGTTTGGTATTGTTAATTATTATTTTTTCATCTTCTTTCCTCTAGGGGAAATAGAATCTCTCATTCGGTCTATGCCCTGTTTGGCTTTTTTGAACTTTTGGACCAGACTGGTTCTCAGTTTCTTACTGAAGTCCTTGGACCATGTGCTTACCACAACTTTATCCATGTCCTCCATGGGAACTTCTATAGGGTTTGATATATAATAATTTGGTTTGTAAAAATAGCGTCTTACAGCGTGTTTGAGATATGGATATTCCTGTAGAACTGTTCCCCAAGTAAACTGTATGTTGCCGTTTGATTTTTGCCACACCTGCATCCATCTTTGAGCAAATTGTGCCCTATCTTTCCTAGGTATGTATGTGAAATTGATGCCCTGAAAAAAATGCCATTCATGCATTGTCTTTGGGTGAGTTCCACTAAAAGAGTACATTAATATAATAACAGGCTCAGGGTCATGCGCCCAAGCAGACTCAAGAGTAGCGGAACTTATAAATATGCCCCGACTTCCAGTTAATCCCTTTGAATCTTTTGTCGTAATTAACACTTAAGGCCATTATATTGTTCCGCTACCATCGCGTCCTCCTTATCAAAAATTTTGATCATCAATTCCTCCTTTGTCATATCACATCTACAGTTTTTTCTGATATTATCAATTCGAGGTATCATCTGCAAATTACATAAATCAGATATAATGTATGGTGGTATGTTATTTTTAAACCCCTCTAATATTGAATATATGTGATCGAGATGATAGTCAGTTCTGTTTAGGTTATTCGGGTTTATCTTATTTATATATTGTCTGTATACTCTTTCTGTCATATTATAAGTAATTTTTTTATACAACATATATTCACTCCACAATTCTTCACGAGTGAACCCTCTAACGTTATTCCAATACTCAACGGCTTTTGCGGCAGAGTTTTTCTTGATGCAATATGTTTTAATGAGGTCTTTACTGAATCACATATATTGATTTTATATTCCGGGGTATTTCTTGTGATACAAAATTGATCATAATTCTCCACCCACACCCTCTTCTGTATACACGATGAACATATATTGTTTGGAAATTTTTCAAGAAAATCATAGTTATTGGTGTCATACTCCAAACTACATTTGCCACACTTGATTCTCAGTTTATTTGTTTTTGTTTTAGGAAAATGTTCATCTAGTTGGTTGTCTCCATATAAACATACAATAAACGATTTCTGTTCTTCTGTTAAATATTTTCCATTTTTGTGATGTTTGAGATTCCATCCATTTTTACACGAACAACTCCTGCACAAATGTATACTTTTTTGTTAACACATAATAGTTCCCTTTAAAGACAGATGAGCATTCATCACATATAAACTGTGCTGTCGATTTCCCCTTATCTCTATCCGAAATTAGCGCCATTACTTTCCGAATAACTCCTTCTCGGTTATTATTTTAAATTTCCAGCCCCGGCGTTTGCAATAGTTTTCGGCGGCAGCAAATTTTGCCTGATTCGTTCTCCATGTTTTTATTTCTAACAACAATGTCTTCTGACTTTTTTTTGAACTACGTACTGGCGGTTTTGTTTGCTTTAATGGTTTTACTTCTATTAAAAATATTTCACCTTTCTCTGTTTCTATTGTAAAATCTGGGTAATAGCTCCTCCAGTGAGGTTTTCCGTATTTTACTGGCTCAATGGGATCTTGGAATTTAATAATAATATCTTCGCTGGCCCATCTCACAATTGCCTGAGAATAGTCAGCCCAACGGCAAAACGCCGCCTCCCAAGATGACATTATCCTAATCGGTAATTTTCCTGTATATTTTTCATAATAAACTGGGGTATAATATCCACAATGTGATGGCTGTTTTTTTATATTACCTATCATAACAATAACTCTTTTATAGATATATCACATCTAACACTCTTTTTGTTATTATCAAGTGCTGATAATATTTGTAGATTTGTAACTGATGCCATAATCTCTGGTTCTATTTTGTTATCAAAACCTTTAACAATACTATATTTATGGTCTAATTGCCAACCATTCTTACTTCGTGCGTGGTTGTTTGGGTTTATTATGGCTTTATATTCTTTGTATGTTTTTTCGGTCAAATATCTTACCTCTTGTCTATACATATAAAATCTACTCATAACTTCATCACAATATCTATCACCCAATTTTGTTCTTCGTACCTTTTCATATAATTCTTTTAAATCAGAATCAGACGCATCTTTATGCCATTGTTTTAACCCCACTTGAATTCTGTCTATATAATATTCCCTTTTATTATCTGGAACACTGTTCAACCAACCAAACTTTTCACTTCTTTCTTCCACTGACATATTTGATATGGTTACCTGTTTTGTTTTTGTCATTCGGTTAATTCTTCCAATCTCATCCCCTTTCCACAATTCCTTCATATTACATGAAACTTTTTCGGTAAACTTTTTGTGCAGTTCAGGATTTTCTTTTAATTTTTTTCTAGTATATTTAATCGAACAACTTCTGGAACACGTTTTCTGGTATCCTTTTGATAGATTTATAAAAGGTGTTGGATTGGAACAAACAACACACAAACAATCAACCAAAAGATATTTTTTGTAATATTCTTCCGATAATATGTTGTGTGTCTTGTTTACATGTTGCGCAAGAGAACCAAAAGATTTAACATCTCGATTACATATTTCACACTTCATATACATTCTCCTAATGGTTTCCCTACATATTTTTCATAATATACCGGGGTGTATAGTATATCGGATTTCCTGATATGTCTTTTTATCGAACGTCTATCCATCGATCAATTCACATGTACCTTCTTCTATTAAATCCTGTTCAGCTAATAACAAAAGAATCTTTTTTGTACACTCGGATATATCCATGACCCCATCACTTTCTTTGTCCAATTGAACACAAACATCATCAAGATTCATAGCTTTCCTTTAAGTCTTGCAATCTCTTCTTTGATTCTATCCGCTTTCTGTGCCATCCTTGCAATCTCTTGGTCAAGATGGTTTATCTCTTTTTCATCAGCATTTTCTTTTTTTGAGTTCATGTACCCCATTCGCTCGTTCTGATCAACCAGATCCTTCTGAAGACCTTGAATCTTTAATTTCAATTTATCGGTACGGGAGTCAGGCTTATTTTCTGCCTCCAATACCATATTAATGCGGTCTAATATATCCATTATAGATTATCATACTTGAACTTTTCATAATTTTTTCTCATTTCTCTTGCGTCCAAGTCTCCACGTCTTCGTGCTACGGCTTTTTCGAACCTAGAAAACATTTCTTCTGCGTTTGGGTTGTTCTTTTTCCCACCAAAAAAACGAGCAATAGATAAACTCAAACTCTTCTTTCCAAATTTATTTATAAGGTCTTCTGCTTTCATTGCTGCGGCAGTCAATTGAGCATCTGTTGATGAAGAGTTAATGTCAGCTAAAATGTTTGACATCGCTTGCAGTGCCTGACTCTCATTGATATCTTCTCCTACCAATAAATCTATCTTTTCTATAATGTCCATATTACCACCTCGTTACTTAATTTTCTTCAAACCAGTCATGGTTACTGGTATTTATGTTTTTATAAATACATATGAAGATCATGCAATATATGATGGAGGATTAACATAATGGCAATAGTACCAAAGAACGGATATTCATATACAGGGTACACAGAACCTTTTATTTGCCCTACCGGAGCAACCATTGCAAACGGAGCGGCCTTGTCTGTGATAGCTCCTGTACAGTTCGTGGGGGTTGTCGGCGCGGTTCCGCTTGAATTCACCGAGTTTAAGAATGCCGGATTATACGTGTATGCATCAGAAACAGCATCTGCGGTAGCTTCGTTTGCATCCAAAACCGTAAATTTTGATGGACAAGCAAGAATGGATACAGGTCATGGTATTTTTGTTCTGGATATTGGTGGGGTTTTTTGTGAAGTATCGGATGTTACCTATGACGTATCCACCAACCTATATACTGTATTTGTAACAAACACCCCGGACGTGGTTTCAGGTGAAGCATATAGAGTTGTTGGCCGAATTCCCGACACAAATTCCGCCGTTGCGTCTCAAGATTATGTTGCTGGCGAGAAAGTCATTGAAATATACCCATAAAAATAATTAATTAGAGGATTGTAATGGACATTATACATAAATTAACACAATACCAGTATACCATCGAAGAACTTAGAGATATGACCGCTTTGTTGGAGCTTTCTATGTTTATGGAAGCGGATATTAATCGATTGGATGAGGCTTTTGGACTGAAAGACCTAGCAGATACCGCTGGGAAGTTATTATCTAAAGCAGGTCTACATCTACATAAAGGAGACGGTCTTGTCCAACAAGCAATGAAGGGTGGCACTGTATTAGCAAAGTTTGTTTGGTATGCTCTAAAATCCGCCACAGGGGATAAAGAGGCGATAGCCAAAGTCAAAGAACTGGCTAATACTGAAATAAAAAAAGAAGATGTGTTGGCTTTTTTGTTAAACTTGGATATGGCTACTCTACATGTAATTACAGGCCCGATCCATACCATTGACGCTATCACCGGATGGCACTTGTGGGCAAATGTCAAAGAAGCTGCCGGAGCTAGTGTGGATAAAGCATCCAAAGCAATAGAAAACTTAATTGATGTTGCAAAAAACGCCTTACCAGAAATCAAAAACAAATTAATACATCACATGAAAGGCATCATATCTCTGGTGGGATTGGATAAAGATTACAAAAAAGTGGACGCTCTATAATGGACATCTTGGACAGAATAAACTATATCCTTGATGAGGACGGCGCAGGAACTGTTGGATCAGGTGCTGGGGCTGACGGGGTTATAGGAATCAATCCCGGTACAAATACAATGGATATAGAAAAACTCGAAAAAAGAAAAAACATTATAACAAAAAAGAAAAAGAAACCCAAGAAAAAATTAAAAGAATACTTCCGGGTGGAGTGAGCGATTAATCCCTAGCTCCCTATAATTTAATGCGATGATATAACCCCTTGATGTTTAAGGGGTTTTTTCTTTTACAAAAATATATATTTTTTCCCCGAAAGTCATGTTTACATAATGAGTTGAAAGTGATATAAATACTACCACACCAAAGAGGAATCTTGTGTGTTGATCTTTGACAATCGAAACTATTGATGACGTAGTTAAGAGTTACTTCTACTTACAGATATGGTGGTATAATATTCCCGAATCACCAACGTGAAGCATAAAACACAAAACACAATACGGATATTCGTGTTCTGGAATAAACCCAGAAACACGTTAAATACAACAGAAGGATTGACCAACAACTAAATCATACCCTTCGGTGTCTCTTGGTGGCAATTTCTCAATAGTTTCTTTACCCATAATAAAAAGGTGCCGTAGTATAGAGATACTTCACTTCAAATGAAAATTGCGGGCATAGCCCCGCGTATATGCTCTGTTCGCTTGTTGTCCTTTTTATCCATCTTTTAACCGAAAATGACGTATTAATTCTTGGAGGTATCAAAATGACTAGATTCAACCAAACAGCAAAAGACCGCACAAAAACCACAAACCTTGAAGGGGGAGTAGCTTATACACTTACTCCAGAAATGGAACTGTACAGCACTGTTTGTACAGCATCGTTGTATCCAAAATATTATGAGGGACCAAAAGATACTGTTCAACGTGTCCGTAATCTCGTGAAAATATGTGACGCCGAGTTTGTCGCAAAACTCGCCGTGTACGCACGTGAGAAAATGAACCTACGTACAATTCCTTTGGTTTTGACTGTAGAGCTTGCCCGAGTTCACAAAGGTGACAACCTTGTCAGTCGTTTAGTACAACGTGTTATTCAACGAGCAGACGAACTTACCGAAATTCTTGGATATTACCAAACCGCTAATCAACGTGTTGGTACAAAAAAACTAAACAGGCTATCTAAACAATTGGAAAAGGGGCTTGCTGGTGCTTTCGGCAAGTTTGACGAATACGCCTTTGGAAAATATAATCGTGACAGTGAAATCCGTCTTCGTGATGCATTATTTCTTTCACACCCCAAACCCGTCAATGAAGCCCAAAAAGCTTTGTTTCAGAAAATAGCCAACGGGACTCTTGACATTCCCTATACATGGGAAACCAGATTGTCCGAAGCAGGACAGAACGGGGAATCCAAAAAAGATGTATGGGAAGAATTGATCGCGTCAAAAAAGGTTGGGTATATGGCCTTATTGCGTAACCTACGCAACATCCTTGATGCCGGGTGTTCTGGTGCATCTATTACTCAAGTATGTGATTATTTGAGTAACGAAACCGCTGTCAAAAGCAGTCGCCAATTGCCGTTCCGATTTTTGTCTGCATATCGTATGCTAACAACAGGGGTTGCTCCTGTTCCGAAGAGACGTCTTTGCGGTACAGTGCCTTGTGCAGTAAAAGACAATGTGATTGGTAATCCACAACTCGGAAAAGTTTTGGAAGCGTTAGAAACCGCCATTATACATTCTACACAAAATATCCCAATGTTTGATGGGGAAAATGTGTTGATCGCGACGGATGTATCCGGGTCCATGTGTCATCCAGTGTCCCCCCATTCGGTTGTTCAGTATTATGATATTGGGTCCGTGCTTGCGATGTTGGTACACCACAAAGCAAAAAATACCGTTACAGGGTTGTTTGGGGATAAGTTTGAAGTGTATCCTTTCCCTAAAACAGGTATTCTACGGAATTCCGAAAAGGTATATGAACTTGAGGGCAGAGTGGGGTACAGCACTTTGGGGTATAAAGTTCTTGAATACGCAAACGCTGCTCGGGTAGATTTCGATAAAATTTTGATATTCACCGACTGTCAAATGTACGGAACCAGTAACACGGGGTCTGATATCAATAAAGAGTGGAAAAAATATAAAACACAAAACCCAAACGCGAGACTATATTTGTTTGATCTTTGTGGATACGGTACCGTTCCGGTCTCTCTGCGAGACAATGATGTTACGTTAATTTCGGGATGGAGTGATAAAGTTTTCGACGTAATGGATGCGATGGATAATGGCGAAACTGCCTTGGATCTGATTAATAGTATTGAAATCTGAAAACAAAAGCCCCTCCTGTTAACATGGGGGCTTTTTTAGGAGAACTTAATGTCTGGGATGAGACAGCTTAAAAATATCATAAAAAAAGAATGGAACATTTCATATAAACAGATACCAAAAGATATCACTTTAATACAGTTAGCGGAAACAATTGCATGTCACGAGACAAATCTTTCGCCAGAAGATGTGTACAAAATAGATTTCGGTAATCCAAACTTGTCTTTGCCTAAAATTATCGCCTTTTATATTTCGGACGAAATGGGCTGGAAACCCGAAAACGTCAATATTACCATGACATTATATGAGATTTTGTCCAACTAAAATTCTGGAAAATATTTTTCATATCATAAATAGAAGCAAGAACCCTTTTGGGTTATATATAATACAAATATTTGGAGGAAAAATTATGGCTCTTGGATTAAAACAAGCAAGACCAGTAACAGCATTTGAGTTTACGGTTACCACGTTAACTGGTATCCCAGCAACTCTTGCAGCAACCGTGGATAACGCAAACGGTGTTCTGGTAGAAGGAACTTATGATAACACTGGACTTGGTTATGCAACTACAAGTGGTGGTTCGGGGACAGGATGTACCGTCGCCGTTACAATTGACGCTCTTTTAGTTCCAACACTTTCTATTGTTACTGCTGGCACAGGTTATGTTGCTACAGACACAATCGTTTTAGTAGAAAATGTGGATTTCTCTTCACTGGGAACAGGTTCGCTTGATACAACAGTTGCTACTATTGTCGGTCAAGCCGCTACAACCACTGTTACTGTTGGCGGAACCGGTTGGATTACCGGTGATGTTGTTTCTGCTAGCGAAACGTCATCCGATCTTCTTGGGTCGGGTATTACTGGTACTGTCACTGCCTCGGCTTTGGTTGGTGATACACCCGAGACAGGCGGTGTTGTTTCGGCGTTCACTGTTGTTGATGGCGGAACCGGTTATGTAACTGCTGATGCAGAAACCGTAACTTATATCGGCACAGGAGAAGTTGGTATAGCTGATCCAGTTTCTTACTACAACCACAACCAATATGAACTTGGTGGTGTGATTGAAGAATATAAGACAGGTAATGGTCTTGTTGTTACTGTAGCCGAAACCCTTGGGGTTATTGACACACTTACCGCTGTTGATGGTGGATACAATTATCGCGTAGGCGATGTTGTTGCTATCTCCGGGGGTGTTGCTGGTACAGGTGTAGTTGCTACCGTGGACGCCCTTGGAACGGTTCTTACTTTAACCGTGGGCGGTGCTGGTACAGGATATTCTGATGGAAATGAGAATACAGTATTTGTTTCTCGCAAACTGAACCAAGTCGCCACTGGTGTTTATGTTGGGTCAAATTCCGACAACGACCCCACCGTCACGGTTGTTCGCAAAGCTGATCAACAACAACTTCAAGTTCAAAAACGCACCATCGACAACGGAACTATCACTGTGTTCTCCGAACCAACTACCGTAAACGCTTATGGTGAGGTTGTTGGTAATACCATTCGCGCAGAGGATATCACAGATGAATATCGTTGCGTGGCTGTTTATCTATCCGATGGTGTTACGTCTCGGTTTGTATGGGACACAACTACAGCACAAGCAGGAAACCGTGAATCGTATGGTTTCTGTCGCGAGAAAACGGCGGCTGAACTCGCTGGTGATGCATTGGTAACAGCCGACTGCCCCGCTGGATATGTTCACTCTGGTGGTAACTGTGTGACCGTTGCATTTGGGACCGTTAACACAAACGAATTAGCTGGAACTATCACATCCAAGGTTGCTCGTGAGCAGTGTGTTGCAGGTGGTAACTGGTACGAGCCCAAAGCCGCGAATGGTAGCCGCTGCATAGAAGCAGTTGCTGATAACTTTAGCTTGGCAAATTTTGCATACACCACAAACAGTAGCGCACAAGATTATGCCGCCACTGTATGTCAACAAATGGGTTATGACTGGAAACCAGTTCTTCGTACTTGTGTTGCCGCTCAAGACGTAACCACATTGACTACACAAGCAACATGTACCGCTGCTGGACATGTTTGGGTAGCAGGAACTTGTTACAACAAAGCTGATTTTGGAGACGGTTATTCACGTCAAGGTAACGAAGGCAATACTACCACCAAGATTCCTAAGTAATTAGTAATTAACTGGTAATCCCCAAAGGGAAGTGGGCTTTTGTCCTGCTTCCCTTTTTTGTTATTTTTATTGACACTATAGGTTACTTATGATAAAATGTATTTGTGGTTAAGACAAACCCCCATCACAAAAAGTATGTTGCTGAGTATGATCGGGTTAAAGAAATTCTAGAAAAAGCGGGGGGGTATGTGATGAGTTTATTTTTCGGAAAGTACGGGAAACATATAGGATTGAATGCTGATATCCAAAAACATAGAGATGAGGAAAAAAGAATCCTTCTGCTTATAGAAAAATATGAAGCAGAAGGAAACGAATGTTTAGCAGAAACTTACCGCAGGTTCCTTGACCTTCTTCGAGTCTCGAAAACGGAACTTGTTGATCAACTCGGAAGAAAGAAAAATAAACATTGATCTGTATAGGTTACCTGTGATATTAAGTATTTGTGGTTAAGACGAAACACTTACTTAATGGAGACATAATAAATATGTTAAACATAAACAAATGGTTCGACAACTCATCCTTGTCGGTTAATGAATTAAATGGGGAGTTTTTTATTTCGGCAAAAGATAACAATGAGGGGATGTTATACTCCAAGAACTACAAAAGCAACTCAAGTGCCAATAGAGTATAAAAAAGCTCAAAAATAAGGATATAAGATGTATAAAAAAATGATGACAAATGAAATGTTCCGAGCGGGTCGCGAACTTCTTGTCCAACTAACTGATGCTGGATATGAGGCATACTTTGTTGGTGGATGCGTTAGAGATTTGTTGCTTGGGGTTGAAGCAAAGGACGTGGATATCGCGACAAATGCTTCCATGAGTGCTCTTGGTGAGATGTTCACCAGCTTTGATGTTGGTGCTGGCAAATCTTTTGGTATCGTGGTTGTTCCTCACAAAGGGTTCAACTTCGAAATCGCCCAGTGGCGTACCGAGGGTGCTTATACCGATGGTCGCAGACCTGACGAAGTTCAAGCTACTCAGAGCTTTGAAGAGGACGTTCAGCGTAGAGACTTTACCATCAATGCCATGGGTCTAGATAAAGATGGACGCCTTGTTGACTTTGTTGGTGGGGTTGAGGCAATCAATAAAGGTGTGGTTGCCGCTGTTGGTGTTGCCAAAGAACGTTTCAATGAGGATCATCTGAGAATGCTCCGAGCTGTCCGGTTCGCTGTCCGGTTCGGATTCAAACTTGACCCAGAAGTATTTGAAGCAATTAATGATGATGCTTGTCTGATCAAAAAGATTTCTGTTGAGCGTATCAAGGACGAACTATTCAAAATGGCTAGTCTGGACGGCAAACATTTTGCTGATGCAATTGAACTGTTGGATGAAGTTGGTCTTCTGATCCACATTCTTCCAGAAGTCAAAGCTCTTCAAGATGTGTTTGAAACCCAGAGATGGCACCCAGAAGCATATACCCATGGTAAAGGTCGAGTGTATGATCATGTGCTGTGTGCTGTTAGAGAGAACACCAAAGAGGATGCTCTGTCCAACTTTGCTGTTCTGTTTCATGACCTCGGTAAAGCCACCACCCATGAATGGGATGAAGAAAAAAAAGCTCATAGGTTCTTCAGTCATGATGTGGTCGGGGTGGATATTGTATCATCTATCGCTAATAGATTGAAAATGAGTGGGGCGGAAAAAGCTCTCCTGAAATTTACTACAGGGGAACACATGAAAGTTCTCAACATCGACAAAATGAAAAAATCCAAGGTAGCAAAAATTGTTACCCACGAACACTGGGATACTCTCAAAAACGTGGTTTACTGTGATGCCAAGTGTAATGGTAACGGATTCGACTTCGAACCATATTTTGAAATTCTTAGAAAATCTGAAGAACTGGGGAGGGAATTCTCGGCCTTTGTGGACGCCAACCACAACTCCATTGAAGTGGTCAATGGCAGAGATATAATGGATCTTCTTGATATCAAACCCGGACAGATGGTTGGGGCTATCAAGAAAAAAGTCACCGATAGATTCATTGATTCTGATGTGTTTGTTTGTATCAGAAAACTGATAAAGGATGTCCACAAAGAACTTTCCTGAATGATTTGTTAAAAAATACACCTATCCCGTTAATTTATAAATATAGTTAACGGGATTTTTTTGTTAAAAGGATATATTAATGAGATTACAAAAATATTTAATAGAAGGTATCAGTTCTATCCTATACCACTCAACAGGAATATACAAACTGGATGCTATATTGAGGACAGATAAATTCAATCTAAGTACCTCAATTGGAACGAGCACCGAAACTGATCTAAGCAAAAAGGGCAAATTTTTTTATTTCTCCACAACTAGACATAAACTTGGTGGGTTCAGCTTAGATCCAGCAGAGGGTACCGCTATGTTGGTATTGGATGGATCTAAATTAGCGAACAAATATTCAGGGGAAGCAGTTGATTATTGGGGACCAGAGTTTAGGAAGATTGATCCAAAGAAATTCGAAGCAGAAGATAGGATCTACAGCAAGACGCCTCAGATAGACAATGCCTCAAAATACATAAAAGAAATTCATGTGTTAGTTCCTATTAAGTTTAATTGGAGCTGGATAGACCAAACCGACCCTAGAAACAGAAACATTCGTTCAATATATAAAAATGCTTTGATTAAAAAAATCCCAATATATTTTTATGAGGACAAAAAAGATTTTTTGATTCAGAATAAAAAAAATTCAGTTAAAGTGAATATAGATGATTTAAAGCCACTAGCGAAGGTGGAGTATCGCAAAGAATTTCCTCGTACCAATTATTTTAAGATATGGGAAGAACTGTTTTATACCACAGACAAAGAGAAGCTTTCAAAAAGAGCAAGTGATATAGCATATAAGATCGCAGGAATGAGTGCTACTGCTTTCTATTTCAAGGATTATTTGTCATCATTGGAAGCTGATATACACAACGATAAATCGGATGTTAAATTTACCGCAATGTTATTGAAAATGTTTAAACTGGCAAAAGTTAGTTCTGCTAAAGATTTCTTGTTATATTTGGCTGATAAGTGGGGAAAAAATATATGAGTAAATTTAAACGTTACTTAGAAGAGGAATGGTTTGGGTATTCCAGATATCATGGCAATGAGTTTGATTTATGGGTTAATCCATCCAGACAGGAACTCCAAAAGATAGGACGGGATGTTCGATTTATTGCTGACGGGAAAACCAAAAAGATTTACATAGCAAATGCTCACAATGCATTGCATAATGCTATATGGGATTTGGTTAGAAAAGAATCAGGTGATAGCAGGGTATCTCCTTATAGTGGATCGTTGATGCCGGGCGAAATGTTTCTAGGGGAAATCGATTTGAATTCTCTTGTTTTCATGAATGATCGGGAATTGGCTGTTTGGACGAAAACTGATTGGTTATGGACCAAGAAATGGTTACCGGGAATTGCGGTTGCTATCGAAGATTTTAAAAATATAATATAAAAAAAGGGAGATTATTAATCTCCCTTTCATTTGTCTACTCTAAATTTTATACTACTTTCTTTCAAATTTCTTCTCCTGTTCTTTCTTTTTATTTTTCTGTTCAACAAGCTCTTTTAATTTTTTCAATTTTTCTTCCATTTCTCTTTTTCGATCAACTTTTATCTCCCCATAATCTTTCTCCTTTCTTCTGTGATGCAATTATTTATCATTTTTTCGAAAAATAGAATATATATGAAAAACTGAATGTCTTCTATTAATTAATCTACCTTTTGCTGTTTATAAACGATAGTCTAACACATCTGATAAAAGATGTCAACCTTAATATAAATTATTTTTGTTTAATTTTCCAAATGAGAAATAATTCCCGTTCGAAATAAATCTTTATTCCGAACGCCGAACGCTTTCTTTATTACATATCTGACTTTCGATTGTCTCGAATCTGAACCGGCACCATAGCCCTCTCTTTGGGGAGCATCATGGACAAGGGTAAGAGAAGCAAACATGCTACATACAGTATTTCAAACATAACAAACTCCTTTGATAGGGTGTAATATGAGTATCGCATATACCTGATATAGTGTCAATAAAAAGTAATTCACGTTACCTTTATTTTTCTCTTGCACTGTGAGACGATATTTGATAAAGTATGGGTGTAGCGAAAATAACCCACTCTTAGAGGAGAACGACAATGATTGTACCTGTGAAGATGTTGGCCTTTGATTTTGACAACGAACAGAAGACCCGCCTTGTGGATTTGGGAACAGGGAGTTATGGAATGGAACCTGATTTAAATGTCGTTTTAAACAAGACTTTTGAGCTTGGCCAAAATGACTTCCAACCCCAAGACATGCCCTCCGTTAGCATTGGTGATGTGATCCTGTTCAATGGTTATCATAGAGTCGGTAGGTGTGGTTTTACTGAAATGACCCTAGAAGAGTATGAAGAGTATTTGAAAATCGATTACCGGGATCGTTTTTTCTGGAATAAAGGTGAATGATCCAGAAAAAGCTAGGAATTATCAGCGGAAGAATCGGAAGAGCTAGAATATAAACCTAAAGGGTTTGTTGGGGAAATTGATTCTGGTGACGATTTGCCTTATTAAGGAGATTTTATGTTTGGGATAGGAATTAAAGTGTTTCGATTCACTAAGGGAGTAAAACCATGCCCTCATTGCGGAGGACAAGCCTATTTCGGTATATATAGTGGGGGAGTCTATGCCGTGCAATGTGACGAATGTCATTCATGTGGCCCTCGGGTTGAACTACCCACCTATTACAGCAAAGGTTTTAATAGGTTGTGGTCTAGGTTGTATGCCCGTGCTGTCATTCCTTGGAATAAGAGGAAAACTGGGCCAACACAATATGATACCATGGAAACGATGAAACCCCAAAACAGAAAACTACCTTGACGTATAGAATCATTTATGATACCGTAACGAAAAACAAAGGAGATTATCATGGAAGAGTTTATTGGATATGTTGACCCCGAGCTTGCATTGTATCTGAAATATGATGGATTTGATTATTCGTCTTTTATCGGAAATGAATATGCCCCTGTTGGGATCATCGTATTGACTCCAAACGAAGAGGGCGTCTATGTTGCCATATTGTAAATATTTCGTTTCATATGAAGCAATAGAATCCAATGGCAATAGATTTTTAGGAAACATAGAAATATATTACCCAGAAATTTCGGGAATGGATGATATTCGGGCGTTACAAGAACAAATAATAGATGAACTTGTAGTAGACAGAAAAACATTAAAACGGGTGTGTGATGTGACTATAATCAACTGGAAGGTGTTTTCGTGAAAAATCGTCAACGGGTTCCTGCGAACAAGCTCATTTTGGGGTTACAGCCCAAATGTTGTCCTAACTGCAAAAGCATTCAGTATGTATGGTTTGCCAACCAATCAGATCATGACAGTTGGACCTGTCCAGTGTGCGAAGGCAGGATCGAGCCACATAAGGATTATATTAAACAAGAACCAACAATTGTTCCTGTTGAGAGAGCGGAAAAGGTTTCTGTCTTACCAGAACCAGAACCAGAACCAGAACCAGAACCAGAACCAGAACCAGAACCAGAACCAGAACCAGAACCAGAACCAGAACCAGAACCAGAACCAGAACCAGAACCAGAACCAGAACCAGAACCAGAACCAGACAATGGTTAAGTTGAAGTCGATTATGTTGTAGCCAAAAACCTAAATAAAACATAAATAATTTTGGACTTATTTTTTTGTAGGAGGTAGTTTATGTTATCATATTTAGGTACTCTGGTATTAGGTTTCGTGGGAACGGCTGTTGTTTATGCGATATTTCCGAACTTTGGAAAAAATTTAACAGAGATTCAAACAAAAATTGTGGATCTTTTAAAAGAAAAGTTTTTTAAAAAGTAAAAGATTGATAATCACTTATTTGTGTTTTTTATTGACAATAAACCAAAGGGGGTTTATAGTATACCTATATTGAGGGCAAATCAATGCAAGGAGACAAGACAATGATCGCACAAAGAATCCAAGCTAAAAAGAGATACGAAGAAGCCCTAAAAGCGGTACGCATCGCCGAAAAAAACGAAAATTTGCAGGAATGGGAGGCGGCGGACGCCTTCCTAACCGTTGCCCGCCGCGAGTTGGTATCCGCCGAAATGGCCCACCCGACTAACCGAGAAAAGAAAAAGGAAAACGAACTGCTCTGGCTCAGAAACAGAGGGTTGGACGTATGAAAGCCGGAAAAAGAGAGGGGACCGGAAGTCCCCCGGCAGCACGACCCGCACTAGCCATAGAACCGATTTTATGGTGATAACAGGAAATTCTTCAAAAAATTCAAGATATACAAATAGTGAACTAGGGGGGGGATAGGTTTTTGCTCATCCCTTTTTGTTTGACATTCATTCATCCTTTTGATATAGTATATACGTCAACAGAAAGGATTCCAAAATGAAGCGACTTGATGATCTGAAGATGAAGGTTTGGGATCGTATACATGAACTGAATAAAAAAACCACAGTTATTTACGGTGTTGTGATTCCGAATGTAGAAGTAAAATATGATCTCGCGGGTACGAGGGTTGCGGGAATGGCGGTTACAATAGTAGAACAACAGAAATTCATCATGCATCTACACGAAGCCGCTCTTTTGGAATATAGTGAGAATTATATTGAAGAAACTGTGGTTCACGAATTCGCTCATCTGGTGCAAGATCTTGTTTGGGGAGAAACAAGATCCCATGGACGTGAATGGAAAAATGTAATGAAATCCTTTGGGGCCAAACCAGATCGATGTCACTCGATGGATCTTTCCAATGCTCTCATGAAATTGGGTAAAATTACAGGCACCCCCGGTCAAAATACGAAGCAAAAAACAACATGAATACCGGTGCGCATGTCGTGTTCATGTGTTATCATCCACCAAACACAACAAGATCAAAAACGGTAAATCAAGTTATGTTTGTAGACTTTGTGGGAAAAGAATATCTCAATTATTTATGGCTTGACTTTGTGTGTTGTCTGGGATAAGATGTGGTAGTGGGTTAACTAAACAGCAAAGGAGAACGCTATGTTGGAATTACAGGTCTGGAATGTCGAAACATCAAGAGGCGAGTTTCTGGGAACCGTTACGACTACCAAAGATGCTCCTATAAAGATTGCCCAAGCCAAAGCTTTGGTTAAATGGAACTCGGGTGGTAGGTTCACTATCGGGTTCAAGCTCAAGGTCAAAAAAGCCAGCTAGTGGTTGTTTGGCGCATGTCACAAGAAAGATACATTTGGTCAAGGAGATGACCGAGAGGAATATTGGTGATGGATAAACCGACAAGAATATCTAACGAAAAATACAACAAAATATTAGAACTTTCTGAAAAGATTAAAATAACAAGACCTTCCGAGGGTGCTGTTATACACAAACTTGTTATGCATATCCAAGAAATATATGACTATCTTGATTTTATTGAGAAGGGAGAAGATACGGGTCTTGATGATGAGGCATTGTTGCGTCTTGGATTCACGAAAAATCAGATCAAAGACATGTCGGTCGGTTCTTCTGCTGAACCAGCGCGACAGCCCACACCAGCTAGGTCTGGGCGAAATTCTCGACCCAGAATCTCTCCTACCCCAATACAAGCACGAAGATTTTTATTAGATGATGATATACCATTTTAAACACAAACATTAAAGGAGTTTTATATGAAAACTACGTTTGGAGCAGTTAAGCAATTCAGCGAAATAATTGAGCTAGTCAATAAAAATTTCCCTAGGCTTTCAGATAAGGAAAAGGCGCAGATCTTAAAAAAGTGCATTAAAATCTCCGCTGATTCTGATCATTAACCAAACATTAAAGGAGGTTTATATGAAAAGCATTAAGATTTTTGTTGTGCTGTTGGTGTTGTCGTTCATGTTTGTCCAGTCTGTTATGGCAAAAGTAGAGATTCTACCTGATCTGACCCCCGAACAATCGGAATCCCTGCAATTGGATGTCAATATTCTTGGTCTATGTTTGATCAAGTGGGCCACAGCATATATCCCATATGGCTTCACCACTGAGTTCTCTTTGGATTCTTCGCTAAAGCCGTGTGAACCTGCCGTTACTTTGTTAGCAAATCATTTGGTTGAACTGGGTGCAACGAAAGATGAGGTCAACGACACTCTCAAAAAAGTGTATAATGATGTAAAAATTCTTCTTGATAATGCCAGAAATGAATACGCTATGGAACGGTTGAGACAGGAAAAAGAAAGTACGCCGCCAACAAGGTCTGAACCACAAAAACAGTTAATATAATTTTTGTTGACTACCGAGCCGAGGTGGTGTATGGTAAGTTATATGTTTTGCACCCAAAGGATTCGACATGACAACTAAACCCAAAAAACATAAATTTGCTGTGGGAGATTTGGTTAGACTGAAAAGCAATCTCCAAGAACGCATCATCAACCACAAACAAATCTTCAGGTTGTACAGTCAATGGGGTGGGCCTAGAGAATGGATCTGTAATATGGTAGGACTGGGTTTAATGCGAGTCACTGCATTGAGCTATGATTTGGGAGACATTCCCGTTGTAACTTTACACACTGATCCATGTGACCAAAAGTGGCACGAAGATTGGTTCGAGCTTGTTGCCAGCAATGCTTTTGTTGACCAAGAAGACTTGTTTGAGGTTTAGTCGAAAACGGATTTTCAGATCAACAAAAATCTATTTGAGAACGCATAAACGGTTTGATGAAATAATGTTTACAGTGGGGGCTAATTACTAATGGAACACTTAAGCGTGGACGAATTGAAATCACTGTATTTTAAATATGCAAGATACCGGGATAGCGAGTGTGGTGGTAGGGCTGAGATTTCGATTATGGAGTTTTACAAACGCTATGGAATATAGCCGCGAATTTCAAATATGGTTTATTTTTATGACACTCATTGGAGGGCCGGTGCTGTGCATTATAGTGATGCTGGCCTGTAAGTGGTTCAGGATAAAGTAACGCCTAACATTTTTGGTGTAGGATACATAAATGATCAAATTCGTGATATGCCCGCATTGTAAACGCCCGGTGTCCCAAACGGACCTTGATAAACATTTCATGGGTCGATATGGTAATATAAGCTCTTGTGACTTTCTACCAATGCCTTGCTTGCATTGTAACAAATCCGCATATAGGATTGAGTGGAAAGTTATGGTAGGGGAACAAAGAAAAATAAGTTTAACCGAGGATCTATTTACACTATGATTCCAAATATACGCCAAAGCCTCCTGAGAGGCTTTTTGGCGGGCTCATATGTCTCATGGGTATGGTCGGTAGCGTGTGTGATAATAAACGCCTCGTTGGCTTGTTTTGGAGCTCCTATGCTGTTTTCCACATTCATTGTTGTTTTATATTTAACCGTGTCTATCGGGTGTAATGTTGTGTGTGGATTTTTATGTAGATCTAAGAGAATATAACCAAAGGAGAGTTGTTATGAAAGATGGGCAAAAAGAGACAAAGGATTTGGTGGCCGGAGATTATGTTGTTGTCACAACCAATGCGGGAAACTCTAAACAACTAAAAATTGTGGATCGAACCACAAAGACGCAAGTGATCATCGGGGCGTCACGGTACAACAAAACATCAGGGATACGGATCGGCGATTCTGTCTGGTTTAGAGAATCCATAGAACATGTTACGCCGTCAATGGTTGCATTGCTGGTCAAGGAAAAAGAAAAAAACTTGGCTATTTATCACGTGACAAAAATGTTTAAAGAACTTAATCTTCGTGACTGGTCCATCGAGGATATACACGAGCTTGAGAGATTTTTGGACAAATGAGGATAACGTGGAATCTGGCATTGCGGTAAATTGTACCAGATATCTATACGGGAAGATGACTCAAAAATAAAAAAGGGGGGGGTCGATGCGAAGAAGAGTATTTTGTCCAACGGAAAACAGACCATTTGATAAATGTGTGGACAAAACTTTTGCTGAGTGCTATAGATGCCCTCGCCGTAAACTTCTCGAAGAAATGTATGAAGCAATGAGAGTTAACAGGAAATACAATGACTGATGAGTTGGTGAGAGCTTTGGCTGTTGCCACAAGATACCGGAAATTATATGATGATTCTAATCCAGATGTTGGTATGGGTCCGTGTCTAATTGATCACATAATATACATATTAAATGTTGTTATGATGCCCACGACAACCGCTAATATCCAAGAAATAAAAGACACCTATAAACAGAAATGGAAGGACTGATTACTTCGTAAACTTACTGTTTCGATATCAGTTCAAAAACTTGCTTGACATTCATAGGTAACCTTGGTAGCATATAAATATAAATATCCCGTAACAAGACTCTCACTGGACAACGAATTTAACGACAAATGAACCTTTTGGCGAAAGCATCTTTGGTCAATATAATATGGATATTGTGTGCCATACATTTTGATTCATCTATTTTGTGGAGTATATGTGCCGACTCGGCCAGTACCTCCCTATTTTTACTATACCCTCTATTTTATAAAAAAAGGATAAAAGTATGCACGGTCTTGAAACACTAAAAAAGTTAAACGAACAGACAGAATCTAGAGAAGCTGTTTGTGTAGTCAGGACAGACACGACAAAGATTGTCGTTGAAGATACAGCCATCTTTGGTGGTTTCTGGTATGGGATTTGGCGTGGACTGATTGCATTAAAATCAAATACAAAACGTTCTTGTTCAAACAAAAAAGCTTGACTGATAAAAATACATATGATATAGTGTCCATATAATCCCGCGTGTGATAGGAGACCATGATGGAACAAATCAACTTTATACAAGCAAGACTTTGTGATAATGATTTTGGGTATTCTGCAAATAGCTGTGGTTTTGTTGCGGATGATTTGAAGTATTGACGGTCAATAACGTTACTTAATAAAACTTTACTTTGCCAAAGGAACATCAAATGCATCAACACCGGTCAAAAACAAATAGTATCAGAGATGGCCCGTTAAATAACCCCCTAATATAACATAATAAACATATAACTTAATAGAAAAATACCCTCTCACCACTTATGTGAGAGGGTTATTCGTTTTTGGCTTGACTTTTAGAGGGCGTGGTGGTATATTGTTGAAAGGAAACAATGGAGTATCCATGAAATTAACACTCAAAAAAATCAACGACCGAATAGCCGACATAGGATATGAGTTGGTTCGTGGATGTGGATACTTTTATTTTCACCCACTTCACAAATCTGTTCCCATGCTAGATGACAGCATGGTCATGGTGTATCGGTTGAACGATATGGATACAGAACAATGGGTTGATGTGCTGCAAGCAAAAATTTTAGATTGTGTTTGACTTTTGGCCCCAACTTTGGTAGGAGATACTACATATGAATACACTGAGTCAAGAAAAACGGAAAGAAAATATTACCGAAATCAAGGCATACAGGGATCTTGTTGACTTGCTTCAAACCATCAGTAAAGGTGGATGTAATTTCGGACCAGCACTTGAATATCATGGTTTCAAATCAACTAGCATCCATGTCGCCGTTTCTGAAGGATATCTGGCAGAAGATCTGAGATGGTCATATGCTCATAAATCTTTTACCCCTTATTATTACCTCTCAGGCAAAGGAGAGGTTTTCCTGAAAACCTTACATTGATTAGAAAGGATTTATTATGAACTATCAATCTGATTGTTCATGTGGGGGAGAATGCAAAAAGCCTTGCATCGCCGGTAAACAATTAAAAAAAGAACTTCGTCAATACAAACAAACACAGACAGAAAAGGAGAAAACAAAATGCAAAATGGTGGATCGATAATTTTATATAGGTCACGTACTGAAATGGAGTTGGACAAACTTCTCTGGAGCGGAGATAGTTCTGTGTTTGAATTTTTGGTATTTCTTTTCATTGCAGTCCCTATTTTCGTATTTGTTTTTTCTAAACTTCAACGTTTGTTTCGGAGTGATTTGGTGGTGTGGCTGATTTCTGTGCCAACGGCGCTGACTGGATCATATATCGTGTGCAAGCTTCTAGCTTGGCTGATTTTATTTCTTTAATGTGATATGTCGAAAAATCTACAAAAACTTGTTGACATGTAGAACCCGGAAATGTTATGATATAATTTTTACGACCATTAACTATGTCCTTAATCCTGCTTAGGAGAAACAAATGTCTATTGACCAAACCGCAACAATCCGCAAACTATTAGCCGGACTCAAAGAATCCCGAAAACTCAACGAAAGTCTGGATGCCTTGGTGCAAGACCAGCTATCTTATATTTCCCGACTGAAAAGCAAATTGTCAGAGTTTGGGATTGAGGTGGAACCGAGTAATCAAGAAGAATACATTTTTGAGGAACAAATAAAATCACCATGTACAGAAAGTGATAGGAAAAACATCGAAACTAATGACTCTACTCTTCACAAAACCCCACCATCAGGTTTTACCTCGTCAACAGGGGAGCAAGTAAACACACCACCCAACAATTCTGGAGGGCAGGGATGTGGGGGGAATTGTACCTGTGGAAACAAAGAGGAACCTGACCCCGAACCACAACCAGCCCATATTAATAATTACATTGACGATCTTGATTGTGGAGTGCCATACACTTGGGTTATGGATGTACTCACAGATAAACCAAATAACAGTACATTGTTTGTTTGGAATTTCAACCGACAAGCTCTTTTTATAAAAAAGAAAGGTGTTGTTTGTTTAGTGCCCTCCCATTGCCAAATTGTGTGATTCCCCCTTTTCGCTGACAATAGGATTGGATATCACCAAACAACGGAGAAAAATTTGTGAAATGTGATGAATGCATGTATAGAATGGGCGAAGAACTAACTGAGTATAATTTGAGTAGCCCATGGGCTTGGTGTTCAAAAGGACATTGGGAGGGAGTTCGGGTCATTCAGAAATGGGAACTTGATGAGTGGGATGATTGTTATGCGTTTAAACGCCGATATTCCAGAACCGAAGATATTGGTGGGGATAGACGAAAAAACGATTAGCCATTGTTCATGACAGAGACGAGAGAGTTATGTATTTATGGAGAAAATTCGGAGAGTATGTTCCGGTGATACATTACGGCATAAACGAAGCCCTCTGCAAAACAAAACGAGCAAGAGGCAAGGGCTTGAAACTTACGCTTGTTGTTGACAATATAACCTGTAAAAGATGTTTGGCCAAACATAAAAAGAGTAGTGTTGTGGAATATTTTGATGGCGATTTGTTCAAGATATAAGGAGATAGTAATGGATGAAGCAAAAATTCGCGAGGATTTCGAAATGTACCATCTCAGGGGAAACAAGCATACAATGAGACGCAACGAACATGGCGATTATGTGTTGCCGTCAATTCAAGATGCGTGGTGTGGATGGCGGTCTGCATATGAATTCGGGGTAGCGTCACTTGGCTTTATCTAAATTCCCTCGGGTGCAACACAATCAACCGTCTCCATGCCAAGCAAGACAAACTAAACCCCAAAGGAACTTCGGTGAATAATCAAACAGAGTCAACCAAATGCCCAATCTGTTTTATAGGTTACGTAGACTACTTGGTAACTAAACATGTATTGGATGAGACGATTGATGGGATTCCTATTGTTGTGGATCTTCATTATGCTGTCTGTGATTACTGCGGATCTGAACAAGCAACAGTAGAACAAATCAGGCTCAACAAAGAAGCTTATATCAAGGGAACCAAAGGAAAAGATCGATAAACCCCGAGACAAGCAAATTCAATAACACGAAAATGGACTGAATATTTGATACCAGAAAGGAGGAATTATGGCTTTTATAGATCGGATGGCAGGACAAGACTATATCGACAAAACACGGCAGTATTTAGACTACCTCGAAGATCATCTTGAAAATGTGCGATTAGCGTTTATTGAAATATCAAACGCTTGTGGTGACATGTTGTGGGTTGGGGATGATTGTGGTTGGCATACTCTTCGGGCCGAAGTGATAGCGCACGATTTATCGAAATTCAGTAAGGAAGAATTTGTCCAGTATAGGGCATCATTCTCCCCAGTGAATGACGAAGACAAGAGATCCAGTGGCTTTGATTCTGCGTGGAAAAATCACAAAGAGAAGAATCACCACCACCACGAAACCGCTGAAAATTATATGGATGTTATCCATATGGTTATTGACTGGACAGCGATGGGCTACAAGTTCGGAAATACAGCCCAACAATACTATGAATTCAATAAAGCAAAAATAAATCTTAAAGACGAACACGAGGCGTTTGTTTATGAGATTTTCGACCGGATCGAGAAGCACCGTGCGGGAGTTTAGGTTTCTAATTTGTTGATAAACAGAAAAAGAGTAGGTTTTGTTTTTTATTAAAAGATTGTTATCAAAAAACATTAAAGGAGATTGAAACGTGAGAGACAAAATACGCACGGCTATAGGTATGCTAAGTTCCATGGTGTGCTGCGGTGAAGGTCATTCGGCAACTTCAAGTGAAGCTATTGCTATGGCCTTGGATGAGCTGGACGTTCTTCAAAAACAAAACGAAAAACTACAAAAAGCCATACTGGACATGCCTAACCATTTTGAGTTTGAACATCCATCTTCGTGTGATTTTGGGTATTATGACAAAACTTGTACATGTGGTCTAAAGCACCGTGTTGGATCGTATCTAGAACAAACATTATATGTACATGAAGACGATTCTGAATAAACCATAGCAATAAAACATGTGTCTTGGTTAATGTTGTTATCAAAAGGATTGCTTTAATGACAAAGAAAATAACAAAGGAGGTACAAATATGTATAAAAAATATCGAAGGACCAATGTAGCAGAAATGAGAGAGTATGTTCAGGGAGAGAATATGACCGGTATTTCTGTGTCTGATGTTGATTTCCCTGAAACTGATATGGGAATGATAGCCCGGAATCCAAAGAACCATTCCGATTTGTGGTATGTCGCACGTCAATATTTTATTGACAATTTTGAAGAAATTAATTAATATATTTAGAGAGGAGAAAATTTTATGTATACGCTAGATCCTAACAGCATCGTGAAGACAAAACAAAACCACTCCCCGGCAGGGGAAGTTACAAACAACAAAACAGCAGAAATTACACAGGCGATGGGCAATCTCTATTCCGCTCTGGAACGAAATGAAACCATTATCAGACACCTGAATGACATTTTAACAAGCGTGACTAGGCCCGCACTTCCGGTTTCTACGGAAGAAGATGCAGCAGGTGAAAACGGTTTTCTTACACCACTGGCCTCGGATATTGATTATATATCTACTAGACTAAGAGACCAAACAAACAGTCTAGAAGACCTATATGATCGTATAGAACTATCGCGTCCAAATAACTAGCCTTTAATAACGAGGAATGCATCACGGACATCATTGATGTTCGTGGATCTAAACCACTTTGGTTGTTTTGTGTTGACATCAAATAGTTATTGGTGTATAGTTTGTGTATAGTAAACGACAAGACAATCCCCCAACCAATAGGAGAAAGACATGCTTAAAAAAGAATTGGCACTGGATATCTTTACTGTGATGAACCACCTGAGCCGTAGCCAAGCCGTAGCACTCGCAGAACGAGGTCACGGTGAATATATCGCTCTCCTCAAAAGAGGAAAACTGGAGCTGGTTGAATTTCACGAAAAAGCGTTGAAGGTCGCTCAAAGTAATGGCTGTTGCACTTGCTGGGCTGATCACTGTGGGTTGCACGGAAATTTGCACAGAAGTTAGAATAACCATGTAAAGGATTGGTTGAACGGTCAACAATCCCACAGAAGTAATTGTTGTGTTTTGGAGGTTCAGTGGAAAGACTATGTTTGCATAAATGCTCCAACCCCGGATGGTCGAAGAGATTCGATAGCGAGGTGGAACTGGTTGAGGAATTGAGGAATTGGGTTTGCGATAGTTGCTTGACAGGTTCTGTTGTGATTGACTATAACAACTTGGACGACCTTCTATGGACCCCTTGCGGATCGGAATTTATCGCAGACAACGAAATCATATAACATTGCCCCCATAAAATAGGTGAGAATCATGACAACAGAACAAGCAAAAGAAATTTTTAACAACGCAATAAAAAATTCGAAAAATGCGGACCAGATAGCAAATATAGAAATTTGCCGCGAATATTTCACCAATCCCGAATTCAAAAAATTTCTCGAAGATATTACTTTTACGGTAAATCATAAGGAATTATGACCGTATTAAAAGCACTTGAAAAAGCTCAACAATATTTTAAGTTGCTATATAGACCGACACAAGAGGAGCACTGATATACCCATAATGAAAAAACATAAAGAAATTGTTCTCCGTGAATCATACGAAGTCAAATTAAATTACCGGGGGAATGATGGTTATTGGGTTCAATCACATATCGAAGTGATAACGATTGAAATTAAAAACGGCGCAAAAGAAAAATGTAACCACAAAAAAGCTGAAAAGATTGCAAGGAAAATGTTCCCCGGATGCACAGTAACCACTGTTACTTATATGTAAAGGAGAGAAAAATGGAAACAAGAGAAGCCGTGGCGAGAGCGATATGTATTGCCTGTGACGAATCACCAGATACCGCTGGTGATGCTAGGGGCAACGAAAAACGATGGCAGGACTATGCCCTTGTGGCCGATGCCGCTATCACCGCAATGACATCCAGTGTCTCCCCACAAACAACTCAATATAGAGAATGCCCCTGTTGTCACCATAGAATTAAATACAAAAATAGACACGAACCGTTTGGTTTCCATAATGAGGGTTCCTATGACGAGGGGATATGGGGGCAATGTATTGACTGCAAACATAACAATACAGAAACCAACGAGTTCCCATGCAGATTCTGCGAACATGGGCAAGAAATAAATGATTGAGATAACTGAGCCTGATACACCGGGAAAACAACATGGACGACGAACCTCTTATTTTTTGTTGACATTAAATTTATATTGATGTATGCTTTAGTTAAAGGATACCGAGAGAGCTTGCTCTCACAACCAATAGGAGAAAGTCATGCTTAAAAAGAATTGGCACTGGTTGAATTTCAAAAAGAAAAAGAGTTGAAGGCCGCTCGTCAAGAATTGATGTTCCGTTGTAAATTTGAAGCGTTGATCACCACCCGCGAGGGGATGGTTGCTGAGAACAAGCAGCGTGAACACGCTGGCCAGTTTATGGCTTATGTTGCAGAGGACTTCAACCAAATTCAGCATCAGTTCTGTCTACTGGAAGAAGAACTTCGTATTAAATAAATGACGAAAGGAAGCAAAATGGATCATTACAACAAATTGACGCCAGCAGAAACAGAGCGGCTGGCGCACCTTCTCGAAGAGTTGGGCGAAGCCCAACAAATCATCGGTAAAATTTTGCGGCACGGGTATGATAACTATCACCCTGATGATCCCAATAAGACAACCAATAGGTCAATGCTGGCGGCGGACAAAGGAGATAGGGATGGCAAGCAAATGGAGCAGGGCTAGAGCTAAATTATGTTGGGTATACGGACACTTTTTTGAGAACCAGTTCGACCCACATGGACAACGAAAATGCAGATTTTGCGGGGAGCCTGAAAAATACGAATGAGCAAATCCCCATTTGATATATTCGATATACAACAGAAAACACTTGTGATCAAGATTTTAGAGTCATGGTTGTCCGGTGAAGTCTCTCCAAATCCCCATACAGGTATTTGCGGAAATCTCGAAAAGTATTTTGATATTGTCTCGTGTGGGGGTGTTTTGAGAATGATTGATAGTACCTATCAAAGCTGGGATAAATTTTCAGGCAACTATTTGTATCCAATAAAATTTCCGGGGATTCAAAGAGCCAATATCTCTTTCTGTGACGCCGCTAGAAAAGGCGAAACCTTCAGTCGTCAAACTGTATATGGAAGGTTGCGCTGGTCCCTCGTAAGGCATATCACGGAAACATTAAAAAAACCCACGTAATTGTTGATATTCCATAAAAACTTTCAAAAAGTTTTGTTCGTGTCAAAAAAGTATTTAACCATATAACGCTTGTTTTCTTGAAAGTCCCGCCTGCCTCTGGATCTCTGGTACCCTGCCAACCAAATACCTGCCTGTATATGAATATAATGTCGATTCATTTGTTGTTGCTCATATTTTGGCTGATTCGTTAACTGGCATTGTCCTCAAGGGGACTGTTGGTAATATTAAATATTCTTATGAAAAATTTTCCAGTGACACAAATAAGGGTATTCTATATAGCCTCATTGGAACCGCATATCCCCATATCCCCAGTGGATGCTTGAATTATGACACATAAACAATTGGTGAAATCAGAAACAGAACTCGGGTGGGGTTTTTGCCCGACTTTAAAAAGTTCTTGACATGGTTTCGTTATATGATATAATTCAATTATCGAGACAATACAGCGAAGGAGAAACGAATATGACCGCTTCCACAAAAATTATCACTAAACTTGCAGAAGTCTTCGCCCCGATGGATGCCGAAGTTTTGACCGCTTCACAAGAATGGGCAAAGGGTCGGGTTCAGGCAATTCGCGAATTCAAAGCGTCGGAAGAAGGCCAAAATTTGCGCGGCGACCAATGGTCTTATTACAGCAAACTTCATGCTATCGCGGGCGGTAAGACTTGGTACAAGGCTTTCAACGGTTGTAACGCCGCAATGATTGAAGAATTCGTAACCAAAAATTGCAAAGCAATTGCCAATAAACGCAATGCCAGCATTGCCGCCAAACTTAACAAAGCTGGCGTTACCGAAGTCTTAAGCGAAGAATTCACGCATACCCATGACGGCTTCAACGGCGTGTTTGAGGTGAATACCAATGCCGGTACAAAGCGCGTAACGATTAACACCATTCGCGCGGGCGGCTATAACGTGCAATGCCTCCACCTTCGGGTCTTGACTAAGGTGAAATAAAACCTCCCCCCCCCCCCCCCCTTTTTTTTTTCTTAACCCTATAACCCTAGTGATTCCGGGTAGTTATAGGGTTATTCTTTTAGAAAAACTGGTGTTTTTCCAGAAAAAGTTTTAGGGTTTTCAATGAAAAAAATCCCCCCAAAAAATTTTTTAATATCCTAGATTAGAATACGTTTTTATATATGAACACTAATCTGTTTTTAAAAAGTATGGGTTACCTATAAACCCTGTGGATGCCTCTTGTGTTCTAGATGTATCAAAAAAAGTTTTGAGAGATGAAGTCAAAAAAGTTGACATACATTGAGTATACCACATGGGACCCCTATTCGTCCTCAATTAACAGGGTTCTGTTTCGTTTTTGAACGATATACCCCCTATACACCCCTTCCACCCCTATATGATGCGTTTTTACCCTATATGTAATGTCTAGTTCAATGTCTAGTCCATTTCTTGCATATATTCATACAACTTCTTGTATATATTATCTTATTACCTTGTATGATAGTCTATACCATAGCTCACATATACAAAATATCTTCATTTTCTCTGTTTTTTGTGGTATTTTCTCTCATATATGTTATTGGCCCCCAAGGCGTAGCTTTAGTCTCTTAATGAGATTATTATAACTATATATTAATCATAGTTGGCATGATATCACATTAAAGGATTATAATCATTGAATGATTGACTGAGCTGGACGTTGTGTGTTATAATGGAAGTGAATGATTATTGATACCATATATAGTATGTATATACCATATCATGAGTATACCATATAGAGTAATGCTCTAATAATACACCAAAAGATATCAACATATTCAATATGAGCTATGTATATTATTATATACCATATAATGTGTCCTCGCTAGCCCAGTGTTTATGCGGGTTTGTGATTTAAATTAATTTTCTCTAGTTTACATAATATACGTTATACGACGTTATGTGTTATAGGGTGTGAATAACTTTTGGCATGATTTATAATTGTAATATCTAACTATAGATAATACATAAGATATGGTATAAAAATTTTAGGTCGTCAATTCCATTATACCACGCAACGTCCAGCTCAGTCAAACAAAATCGTACACAAATCAAAATAATTTTGTTCGGTGAGATAAAGAAAAGACCGAATGAATGATGTATTTCCTCTAGGGAGAATACATACACTGTTCGGTCAATGTCTTGTTTGTCAGATGATTGTTCTGTTTAGAACAAACTTCCTCTAGGGGAATACTCCCAGTTCTTTACTTTACCTTTTAATGCAATCAATTCTTTTGCTGTCATCTTCTCTGGGTAATGTTCCCCATTCATGGACTTAAATTCTATTTGTTGGTTATTCATCCCATAATATCTCCACACACCATTTCTCGCTGTTCCATGGAAATCACCTGTAGGATCATTTCCTTCGACCAAATACTTCTCTACTGTTTCATTAATCATTGCGTTCTCCTGTATTCTGTTCTCTTGTATATTTATATTTTCTCGATTTTCTGTGATATAGATTTACCAGATATGGTTAAAAGTTGTATCCGGCCTAGGTGCAAAACCTCACTTGACCCAGTAAATATCAATGTATATGTTTTTTTATATGTATTAATTAGATAGAATGGGGGGCATACTATATATAGTGTATGGTTGATATTAAGAAAGCTTATTTGAGGTTGTAGAAGAAAAAACCGAATGAGAATGTTTCTTTTAGAGAAGACATATACTTCATTCGGTTTATAAGTGACCTATGAGAATGTTTATTATCTATGTTTTGCTTGTAATTTTAGTTCAGCAACTATCCATTCGATATGATCTTGTATGTCTTGATTTGACGTTTCCTTTTTATCCAACATATCAAAAAACATGTTGATCGCCTTGTCAACCGTTCTTCTATTATACCCTTCAGTAAGATATTCATTGAATTTCATTGGGATATGTTCTCCTTGTGTTAATGTTATATGTATTTATCTTTAATCAAAAATATCTAAATCCAGATAGGAGCTGCGTCTAGGAGGCTCATTAGCAAAACTTGCTACATGTTCATTCTGGGGGAATAATTCATTACAACGTCTAGCACGTTTCCATGCTTCTTCGAGGGTTGTATAAAAGGGTATTGGTATCATTACCCAATCTTCTTCAGATAAGATCGGTTTCCAATATACATAATATTTCCTCATACTGGTCATTTCTCTATGTGGCATTCTCTTTCCCCCTTATATATTCATTAATTCTCCTGCCCCCAGCTTTTCCGAGGTTCACAACTTCTATTAATTTTCTCTCTCTCTCTCTCCTATATTTATATTTCCTCTACCTTCTATGTTATAATATACCATATATGTATCATACTTTCCCTAGGGGAAAACCTCACTTAACCCCTCTTTCCTTTCATTAATTTATACTTTCATTAAGATAATTTCTAATGATATCAACCATTCATGGTATATTTTTACCTCCATTTTCTAGATTTTTAATGATATGAATATACCAGATATGGTTAAAAGTTGTATCCGGCCTAGGTGCAAAACCTCACTTGACCCAGTAAATATCAGTGTATATGAAAAATTGAATGTCTAGTTTTAAATGTAGGGTTGAGAGAAAAATATTTTTCAAAATGACTCGGACTCGATGGGATCGTTTAACTTTATAACAGTTGACACACTGTTTCCCCTTGGTATCAAAGGAATTATAAAATCATCATTAAAAAACAGATATTTTATTCTTTGGTATCAAAGAATTTATTGGCATCAGGAAATAATACAACAATATTAGTTATATATAAACAAAGAGTACATAGGAGTGGGAGAGGAATAGATACCTTCATTGAATAGGGGCAAAATGCCCCATTATTTTATATCATATGTAGTGTGATATTTTTCTAATGATATTAATAAGTTAGACATATTAGAAAGGGTTTAGGTGGGGGGGGGGTATAGACAGACTTTTTGACATGGGGCAATATTGTTCCGTAGACTAGAGAAGGAATAGGTAGAATATATTATTTTCAAATAAGGGTTTATAAAATGAATAGATCCTCAGGGAACTGAATAGGTGGGGACATATTTTGATATAGAGACAAGTCAAAGGGATAATATGAGTTATGTGCTCCATTATCCCATTCAACAAAAACGGTAAGAACATTAATACTTGGAGTAAAAGAGTGAGTTACAGATCCAATAATTTGGCCAAAATATCCATTCCATCTGGGATTGGAAATTTTATCGGGATATGTATTAGAAGTAAGAATGACTCTATCACCTATTATGAATATGTTATCCAAAGGAATCTCCATGTAAATAGTTTATATTAAAGACAATGATAACATAAAAGGGGGGTAGAGACAAGGGATTATCGCCATTTTTTCTTTTTATCACCATGTAGCAATAGATATTCGAGTTCTTTAATATCGATATATTGTTTCATCCATTTGAAGTCAAATTTAAGTAATTTGAGATTATCGCCATTTTCTATAACACTAGTTATGAGATCAGAGTGTATTGTTTTATCTGGATCAACAGAACCAGTGAACAAAAAGTCATTATTTTTACCATTCCAGTATTGATTAAAGTCTGGCAATAAGGAGAGATGTTCATGTCGTATCCAATCCATAGCAGATACATGGAACATTTGGACATGCCAAGCATAGAATTCTTTAGTTTTAAAATTGATTAAGAATCTATACTCTGGGAAGGAGGGTATACTTCTTAATTCTTCCGCAGATGGATTAAGGAATATTTCCATATTGTGGTTAGTTTCAACAGATGTTAGGTACCGTTCATATAGATAGTTATATAGTCTCATATTAAGCCTTTGTTTTGATTATTTTGATTATTTTTTAGTATAGTTTTAGTAACAAGATAGTTATCAGTCCATATCCAACCTTGAGATAATAGAGCATTTATATTTTTTGGTGTATATAGTTTATTTATGTTACTTGTATTTATATAAAGAATATATGAAGGGAGAAGTAATGGTACCATATTGATACATAGGAATTATAAAGTAAACAGATGATCCGGGAGATGAACCGTGTCAAAATATTTCGACACATGAACAATTTCGTGTTCATGAAATAGCCAAAACAAGGTAATGGAGAAGAGAATGGAACGTTTGGCATCGGTACGATACATGCCACCATCAAACCCCGTGATAGTATAAATGGGATGTTCTTGAGATTTGACATGAGCAACGAATTCCTCGATATAATCGCAACCCGGTGAATATATTTCATCTAGGACATCTTTGGATAATACCACTTTATCGCCTATATTAAAATTCATATGGAATAGAGCCTTTTGTTAAAGAGTGAATATTAAAAAACATTATTTACTGTTTTATCTTTTACAGAGCAAGAGTATATATAGGGTAACATATATTATGGGACATGTAAAGGAACTAGTGGGGCATTTTGCCCCACTATTTTAAATATATTTTATAAAGTGAATAGATCTTCATTCAGTAACATATTGACAGGATTAAAGAGTAATATATTGACAGGTTTAATGAGAGACAAGTCTTCTGCATAATATGAATTGGCAATGTTATTATCCCATAAAACTCTATACCTAATGCCGCAGACAAACTCATAGATTTCAGATATTGTTCCCTCAATTTGGCCATGAATGCCGTTCCATATAGGGTTATATTCAGAGTCATGATATTGTATGGTAGTCAGTTTGACTTTATCATCAATATTGAATGAATATTTCATGTTGTTTCTCTATTAGGGTAAATGGTTTAATGATCAGTTCGAAGGTTCTCATACAAAGCTTTTTAGTGGTGTAAAAAGGAAAGTTTCCTATTGATTACTAAGAGGATATCATATTGGGTATGAAAAGTAAAGGAATAAGAGATAAAAAAATAGTGTATTATTTAATCATCGACAATATGTATATCATCAGCAAGGAGTAGATCTTTAAGTTTGTTGATATTAATGAAGTGTTTAAGCCAAGAGAAGTCATGTTTAAGTAATTTGAGGTTATCGCCATCTTTTTTCAGAGTATACATATGATCAGAGTAAACGGAGCCATCCGGGTCAACAGAACCAGTAAAGATGTAGTCATTATTTTTGTGACCATACCAATATTCTTTAAACTTGGGAAATTTTGCAAGATTTTTGGAAGAGACAAAGTCCATAATGTTATCGTGGAAGGTGTTGACATGCCAAGCATAGAATTCTTTAGTTTTGAAATTGATCAAGAATCTATATGCGGGGAAGGAGGGAATATCTCTAAGTTCTTTGGATGAGGGGTTAAGGAAGACTTCGATGTTATTTCCGGCATTGGAGAAGGTGGTAAGATATTTTTCATTAATAAATTGTTTAAATTTCATAAAAGACCTGTGAATAGATTGAGGTTAAGTACATGTATATTTATAATAATTACAAGATGAATAAATCATCGGGGAGAAGAGAGGCGATAATTTGTGGGATAATATTGCAGTGAGATATATGAACATATGCATTGAGTGGGGTAAGAGTATGTGAATCAACAAAACGATAATAGACAGTATCTCGCGCAGGCGTAACAACACAAATTTCACCGATCACATGTTTGGAATAGTTATAGGATTCACCCATTAATATTTTCACAAGTAAGAGGTTTGAATTGGGGGGCAGAGGGGTATTTTTATAGATAGAGGATCTAGTAAAATGTTCATCAACAGTATTCATGGTATTATTCCACTGAGAAGAGGATATTATCGAATTGATTTTTTGATTTCATATAGGATAATATTTGAAGAAATTATTATCTACAGTTTTAATGATAGCATAGGAGTTCCAACCGGCGTAGTAGACTTCGACAACAACGCCTTCAACCCAGTACATATTGATCCAGCCGGAGAAATTCTCATGAAGTTTTGGTAATCTATTGGCATGGAATTCGAGTTCTTGGCATTTCAGAGATCTTTCGAGGAAGGTCTCGGGGTCACAGTGCGTCATAGGGATATCTCCTTGGGCAAGAGTGTATGGTATTATTCTACAACACAAACAAGTCATTGTCAAGTTCAAAAGACTTATATTCTCATAAGTCTTTTGAATGGTGATGGGAGTTATCTACATATATAGAAGACGTGAGTATAACTATTAGTTCGACCTATAGTGATTCCATAAACGCACATTTAACTACTTGGATTTATTGGGGTTTTCTTTGAACATATTAATCAAGTCGTGGTGAGAGTGGACAGAGGGGATCGATGTTATTATCATTGATTATCATATCTTTCGATAATTTCCTTGAGCACATTAATGGCTTTGTTTCTTGTGACGGATTTTGGGTGAGCTAATAATTCGGACATCATACGTTCTCTATCGACATACATGTCATATTCGATACAGTGTGTTGATGATTTTGGCCAATTGTAATGTACTTTATCAGATAGGGGAATTTTTTCATTTTCGGTCATGGATAGTTTCCTTTGGAGTATTATATTTGATATTCGTTTTCATAAAACGAACAATTCTTTGTTTAACATGTATTGTGAGGGTGATGGTGGTTTTATTTTGGTCAAAGAGTTTTCATTATACACTCTTCGATAACCGACTAATCGGATATGTCTTTTATTATCCCAATATGAGACACGATCAACGATACATTTTTTGTAGGCGTTTTTCAGTATATATTGATCTGCTCTATTGGGGTTGTTTTTATCAATTTGAGCTCTCTTAATACGTTCGGATGTAAAGTATACAATATCCCCTTTTTCTAACATATTTGACCTTCCTTTTTTATGATAATGACTAGTATATTATTCAATGAGTGGTTTACTGTATATTAAACTAGTCATTTGCGTGGTTCAATTGCATTACCAGCCATGAGAATTGTTTTTGGGGTTTTTTGTGGTCAGTGATTATGGATAAAAAATATCCTTCTACTGGTTCATTAATAGAAGGATATCATATTGGGGTGAAAATGTAAAGAGACTGTGTTTTATTAATAATCCTTATTACAAATTTCTTCTAATACGGTTATGGCATCTTTGGAGAGAAAGATTGCTTGTAGGGGTTCATTTGGATGGATATATGATTAAAAGGAATGCCATGTTTTTCCCAAGTATCCCGGTATTGGTAACATTTGTCCCCATCGGCAGAAATAATGCCATCACAATAATCTGAGTTCAAATTAAGCTTGTCGAAAAATTCTTTCAGGTTATTGTTTAGCCATTTATAGTGATTCATTTGCCCCCCATTGGATAACAAAAAGCGCAATCATTGAATATTGCGCTTTTTGTTTTGGTGAAGTGTCTTTTTTAGAGAGAAGACACTTGGGATTTGCGAACCCAGACACCACCGAACAATTCGGCTTCGAGAGCTTCTTGTTTGGAGTAGGATTCCTGCTTGACTTTGGCCATTTTGCCTTTCATGCCGACAACTTTACCGACCACCGATTTGTTGCTACCCTTGGACACGTTTACCACAGATCCGAATTTCATGGTGATTCTCCTTTTTTAGAGTTAGTGTTCCGTCCGTCTTACATATACATCTTATCAAGGTTACTTATAAAAGTCAAGGATTATTTTCAGTTATTTTTTTATTATTTCGAGTAAGGTGAATCTAGCCAGACACCGAGAGGCCATGATTGATTGGTGGTATCGCATTTCGTACTGGTACTATGAACACCTTTTTCACCGGGAAAGACAGTGTTCTCGAACCACTCAAGATCGGATTTATATTGGGGAGCGTAATATTTCCCGGCAGAACAGGGCTTTTTTGCCCAAACTGGAACATGGTCCATGGTATACCGATAAACATATAAAGCTTTTGCTTTTTCGAAAGAAAGCTTCCGTTTCATGATGGACCCCTTTTATTTGTTGTGTCATCTTGTTTACAAATAGAGTTTATCAAAGTAATATTTAGGAGTCAACGGTTATTTTGGCTAATATCCTTTTTTCCTGTACTGTTTTATTTTCTTTTTTCTTTCGTCATATTTTTTATTTTCTTTGCGGATATAATCAATATGATTCATGGCATCTTTTTTGGTGTCCCAGCCAAGATCCCAATCATCAATATCCTCCCAATAAGGAAATATCCAGAAAGCGAATTTCTTTTGATATATTCTATATCTAAACACTTCATCCCGGCCCATTCTTATCATGATGCGGTATAGTGTATCTTGGTATACAGGGTTTGTTGGTAGATTGTCTTGTTTTCTCATAGTGGTTACCTATATCCTCTCAATTAATTGATATTTTCTTCCATACAGGTGAATCTTTCACTTTGTATCCGTCTTCCACATCAGACACCCCTACTCTATTACCATATCGTGGTTTGTCTCTTCTAATTTCCGTCACTTGTCCTAGGTCATCGGGTGATAGTTTCAAGACATTAACAAATCTATATTCATTGTTGAAACCAAAGATCCATATGGGTTTGCAGTTCAGTTCTTGTGCTATGGAGACGAGTCTTTCCAGTTTTATCTTGGCTATTACCCATGTTGGGTATGTATCAGAGTTGATATATCGACGTTTGAATTCTATAATTGATACTCTTATTCCTTGATTATTATATAGATCAAAGTCGTAATGGTTATTGGGTGTTTCATTGTGAATCACGTTGAACAGAGGTGTGAGTCTTTTGTTGAGTATTGATACTATTTGTTTTTCTTCTGCGGTGTCTTTTTTTGATTTAAACCTTTCTGTCCTTGACATGTGATACCTTCTTGTATTTGATTATAAGAAGGTATCATATATGGTACTAGATGTAAACAAATGTTATTTGATTATTCCCATTCGATGGAGGGACTGATCAATATGGGAATCTTCCGGGGGGCGGGTCTATGAGTGTAGGAGGGGTGCATTCAAGAAGTGTCTCTATATGGACACGTTTTTTTGTCTTCCGGCCAAGCTGTTGATGTATGCGCATTATTTTATCTTTGCTTACTGTTAAACAACACCCAAACAAAGGAGAACTTCGTGTAAACCAACGTTGTTTGTTGTAACCTAGTATGTCCAAATATAACCAAAAACATTTTATTGCATACTGGGGTTCTCTTCCCTCGACTGTAATAACGACAATTCGTGGTTTCAAGTTGAACTTTTTTCAGAACATCATAGTAGGAACAATTCCTCATCAAACGTGATTGGTTGTATTGCTGGAAGTGTTGGTGTTGCTATAATCTCATTTTCCCAAAAATGGGCGACAGTACCGGTTTCGGGGAAATCTTGGTAGTATACAGATGAACCACTTTCTGTTTTTATAGTGTACGAAGGGCGTTTCGGGTGAACTGTATCGATGATAAATATGGTTGATTTGTTGTCCCGCCAAAACTTTTTCCACAAAACACTGTAGGCACCAAATGATCCCACGTTATTGGGTGTATTTAAAACAACTCTATCTCCCTTTTTGAATTTCTTCATAACAGAAACAACTCCTCGTTGTCCTCGAAAATGGTTGGTTGTGGTGGTAATGGTTTTAGGTAAGTATTGACCGTATACGCCCCCCAATATGCCGTCGCTCCCGATTTGATCCAATATAAACAATATGTTCCTGTCTTCATGTCATAGTCCAATACAGTACAACGGATATCGGGGTCTCTATACAAAACGGTTCCCTGTGCATATATCATAGAATAAATAGCTCTTCATCTAATTTGATGCAAGGCATGAGGGGGGCCTCATCATCCAAAATATAGTCTATGTCATGGATAGACACCATAGCATATCGTACTACGATGTAAGTGTCATTGTCAACAAAATAAAATAGTTCGTTGTTGTGGTCAGCGGGTTTCAACAGTACCCGTTGTCCTTGTACATGACATGCACATAAGGATGTATCAACCCTGTCGCTAATTTTTGCTATTCGGTAGTCTGGACTAACAGCAACCCTGTCTGTTATACTTGACTTGACTCTGGCCGATAACGTAAAATGGGACATATAATACCTCTTTAGGAAAAGAAAACCATTGGACGAACATAACACGCCAAGGGTTAAATGACAATATGAAGGGAGTATTAGTGTTTACTATGATTCCATCCGAAATTCTGTAACCCTTTTCTCTTCATACAAAGATTCGATTAGATCATCAAGGTATTCACACGCTTGATCCATTGAAATGGAATATTTACGCATTAGGAATATAATAACAATCTCTTTATCAAGCATACACATTCCGATATTAGGGGGTTAGTATATTTCGGATAGGGTTCGAGTGAACTCCTGCCCGTTGTGTTCAATTGTTGCAATGTTTTTTGTGATTTTCTTCACAGACCTCTCGCCTCTTTGTCCAATAGCTTGGTTAGGTCAGCACCATGGCCGGGATATTTGGATTTGAAGTCTTTAATCATTTGACTAATTTTTTTGATTTCGGATTTGTCTGTCATGTCCATAATAGCGTCAAGGATAACATCTTGATCCTTTAGCATGGATTTTTGGTCACCCGAGAGTGCTTCTCCAAGGTATTTGTTTGTGATTTCATTAATATCTGTCATCGTATCTCTCCTTTTTATATTGTCAAAATATTGAACAATTGTTTATTTATTGATTGGGTATTTTCCTTAAAGTCAAAATACTCCCGAACATAGCCATTCGGGAGTATTTATCAATTTTATATAATGAACAATTCTTCGGGTAGGTTATGTTGTTCGGGTTTTCTGTGGTACACAATATTGGGCACTCTAACACTCATTCGGTTTTTTATAAGTATATGTGTCTCCTTTTCGTGATCATATGTGACCATGACACATAAATGTGCTAGTAATAGCGGTTTGAGCGGTGGACTGGTACATTCTTTCACTGCATAATATTCTGTTTTGTGGCCATGTTGGTCATACATCATGAATACAGTATATTTTTCATCTGGTCGAGTGGGTCTATAATGGTAGTCTGTATAGTTTACCATCTTTCCTTATCTTTCCTCTTCATCCTGAATGGTTTCGTCTTCTTCTACGCATTCGTCACAAAAAGACATGCTGTCATGGCCCGTATCGACCAGCCAGCCCAAATGACATTGACAATCACAACATATTATTTCAACAAGAGGCATGATCCATAACCTTTATAGTTCGGGTCTAAACACAAATACAGCATAGAACAAAATAGAATGGGTGTCAATACTTTATTTCAGTATTTTTTGGGAAAACTCTCAATCCTTTTTATTAGCTTGTCTATTATTTCCTTAATGTCTTTTTGGGGTATGTATCGGTTAATCCATGTCATATCAGTATTATAGAGTTTTGTCATCTTTTTTACAGTTTTATCATTGCCTGCGTATCGTTGTATATCCCCATGAATACTCCATGAATCAGATATAATTTTTTTGCCCCACTCCCCACTTCCAGTAAAAACCCTGTCAGTATTCAATCCTTTGGTGTAATAATCGGCAAAATCGAAGTTTGGCAATAAATTGGGTTTTATTTCAAACAGATCCTCATGTAAAATTTCACTTGAAACCATATAGATTTTTTTGTATTTGGTGTCAACCACAAACCGATATCCACCGGGAGAAGCGTCTTTTAAATCCGTCAACTCACTCCGGGATGGATTGACGAATAATTCTGATTGATATTGTTTATATACAACAGTATCTACATATTCTTCTTGTAGGTAACGTTGAAATTTCATGACAATTCCCCAAAAACGTTTCGTATAAATAAATGCAATTCTTCCGACCATTTCTCTGGTGATCTGTGTTTACGGTACAAGGGTATAACTTTTTCATTAAAAAACTTTAATTTATCACTTTTCGTCATATCCGCAAATTCTGCGGCAAGCATTGATCCTTTGGATACACCTCTTTTAAGATCATTGGCTCTGGAATCTAGTTGACCGAACAAGTATTGTGCAAATTCTTTGTCTTCAGTTAAATATTTCCGTAATTTCATGAATACCTCTTTTTCAAGTTCTCTTTGTCTTTTTCTGTTAGATCAGACTCATCTATTTTCCTGTGAATAGTTGCAACCAATTGTTGTCTCTTTTTAAACAAGGTTTCGTTTATTCCCTTTTGTTCAAGTCGTTCGATCCACGATGGACACAGTTCAAAGGTTTGATGTTGATGCTTGGTGAATTCTAATTCTCTGATTTCGGGAATAGATTCAATGAGAGCCTGTCTTTTCTTGTTGTTAAACAGCCCCTCATTTATAAGTTTTTCTAATCTCATTTCACTGTACCTCTTTTAAGAACATATCTACCTCGTTGGTAATCTGCTCCCAGTTTTTTATATATTTCTTTTGCTGAGTTATTGCTATCTTCGTCCGATACAATCTCATATTGTTTGTTTAAATGAGATATGATTTCTGTATAGACACCCTTTCCTCTCATCTTTTCATCAAGTATTACGGCATATTCAACCTGAATACCTGTAGTTGAAAGTTTTGTTGCATAAATTAATGCAATAATTTTGGATTCATTCCATACTTTAATGATCAAATCGGGATATACATCACTTTTCCACGGAAAATCCCCATCATATTTCTTTGTTTCCTATCTCATCTCTTCTGTCAAATATTGGGCAAACCTCATATTATTGCTCCAATTGTGGTTTATTATGGCGTTTCAAAAAGAATACAGCTTCTCCTCGATCTTTCAACAAAAGATTCATATCATCAAATGATATATAGCACTCACCCTTTATACCCCAATTTGCGCCCCAAGAGTTATGAAGAGTGAATCTTTGCTTTTTTATGTTAACAGAATTCACTAGAATACAATGCCCACCGGCAACATATCCCGATGCATGAATAAATCCATTACTGTCAGGGATAAACATGCCAGAATACCAGTTGATACCGATAACAGCAGGACCATGATATCCTACCCCCATTTTCAGGTCTTCAATCCCGAATGCCCAGTGATAAGACTCCATCCATCCAAGTTTGTGTGCCTGTTTAACTCCGGCCAACACACTGGTTCCCTCATAAAAAGGTGTTGCTCCGGGGTACGAACCACCATCCCATGGATCATTTTTTTGGGCTTCCCAGTATATTTGTTCTTTGGCATATTTCTCATCAAGACCTTTGACTTCGGCAGGCCGGGCAATGAGTTCGTGTGTTACACCAAACCCCACACACGACCCCTCGGCCCCTTGGTCAAGCTGAGCATTACAGCGCCAAGTATAAGATCTTGGTGTGCTTGCGCCTATTAATTGCCTAATAGGAAAATTTCTGCTTCTATCGTCAAATTCTTGAATACGGTCCATTTTAACCGAACCTGTTTGTGCTCCACCTCTTAACTGAATCATATCTACTCACTCCTTGTGTATAGCGTCTTCTATTAATTTCTTTATCGTTGGTATGTCAATATATCTTTTTGCCCACGAGAAATCTTGCTTCAACAAAATTTCTAATTTTTTGTCATATCCGGGGAATTTACCAAACATATTTAATGCATCAGATCCGTATTTATCACCCGCAACATAATAATCCCCGGTCAATATCCACTCAATCCCTTCTCCTTTATCCCAGAATTTGTCGAAAGTGGGAAACCCTCGTATGACCTTAAAGGCTCTCTCGTGAAAGGTTGCGGCAGGGAAGACATAAAAGTTTTTGTTTTTGAAGTCGAGAATGAATCTAACACCATATGCTGAATTCATTTTCAGGTCATTGTATTCTTTGCGGTCAGGATTGAGGAATATTTCATATTGGCCGGTACCTGACCCACCAATGGTATTGAAATATTTTTCTTGTAGGTAACGTTGTAGTCTCATAGATATAAAAATACTCCCAAGTCATTAAGTCTCAAGAGTATTTATCATTTTGTGGCAGGTCTATTGTTTATAGAGTGAACAACTCATCATCAAATAACGGGGGTGGTGTATGTAGGGCGAAATGTGCTGACAGGTGCCATCTAAAATCACCTTCAACCTGTAATAATATCATTGATGTTTGTTTATTGGTATGGGGGTCAAGAAACGATGATTTGCAGACATCTTTAACCGTGTATACCTCCCCCCACTCAAGCCCAACAGGTGGAGTTTTTGATATACATTTTACCAACTGTCCTTTTTGTGTTTTTGGGGAATACATCTGGTTGTCGGTATCCATTGAGCGGTATAGTGCCTTATTAACAAGTAGCAACGAATTCACTTACTTTTTTAAGTTTTGCTTCCAGCTCCGCAACTCGATCACGCAATTCTTCATTTTCCAGTTTGAGGATATCAAGCCAATCAAGAACAGGAGCCTCAACCACTTCTTCAACAACAGGAGCCTCAACCACTTCTTCAACAACAGGAGCCTCAACCACTTCTTCAACAACAGGAGCCTCAACCACTTCTTCAACAACGGCACCCTCAAAGACATAGGGCTTGTTGTAATCACCGGCTGTTAGCGTCATGTAATGACTGCAATGGAAATAATCAGACATGGAATCCGATTCATCGAAATACTCATCCCCTCTCATTGCGCTGTGGATTTCTTTGATGAAGTCACGACACTTGCCACTGTAATTAGTGTCAACCCAATAAAGGTTGATGTCCAAGTGCTTCATGTCAGGGCGTTTGTGTTCGTCACGGGCATTCTCGTTGTAGTTACCGATCAGATCAAGTTTCCCGCTTTTCAGTTTAACTACCAGAGTGGAATAGTGCTGAACACCAATAGAACCTTTCATTCCATATTTCTTTAGAACAGCTTTGATGCCGGGTGCCAACCGCTTTTTGTCTTCCTGAGATACATATGCCATGACTTTCTCCATTCGTCAAAGGGTTCGTCCTAACCACAACTACATAATAACAAGGTTACCTATGAAAGTCAATATTTATTTTTGAGGATAACGAGATATTTTTGTCAATCAACACTCGTCGTTGGGTTTGTGGAATTTCTTTAATTAATTCTCTAAGTCAAACATATCACTGTCAAAGTAAGTAGGTGGGTTGGGGGGTATTTCAGTATTAGCCCCTTTTAACACTTTCTGTAGTTTTTTGTTGTCCAATTGATGATTGACCTCGTTGTCTTTGACCGTGATACATATTTCTTTTTTTATTTCGATCCAGACGCTACTCCCGGCTGTTCCTGTACGACCCAGCATATTAACATCCCATTCAGGATAATACAATCCCACCAAAGTCTTTATTTGGTTGCGAACATTTGTCAGCCTCTCGTCGTGTGTATTGTTCTCTAAAACAATAAATTCCTTTAATGCGGTTGCTAGTCTGGGGAACTCATCAACAATGACTTTATATGTTTTTAACATGTACCACCTTTCATAGTGTCAGATGCAATCCCGTGACCTCTTCGAACTGCTCCTTGAGCTGATCGAAGTGCAGGCCGCTCATCTCTTTTGCTACACGGTAGGTGTATCCACGGATTTTTCCGAATTCCACGTCATAGGTATCCATAGAGTTCAAGATAACCTTGATATAGTTGGCCACTTTAGATCCTTTGAAATTGAATGATACCCCAGATTCGTGGGCACAAAAGTCTTTTGCTCCGGTCATGGCAACGAGCCGACCCGTGCCACCCATCTGCCGAAGGATTGTTGCTGCGATTTCTTTTCTTTTTGCCATATCCATGATAGACTCCTTTGCCGTTGTTTGTTGTAATAACATTCTAGCAAGGAGTGTTACTTAAGTCAAGGGGAAAAATACAAACAGCCGGGTTTTTGTGTCATCGAGGGTTTCGTTGGCTTCTGTCATGTTTTATCTCCATAATAGGATACTCAATAGCCCACCATAGCGTGATATCGAGTCAATATCATACCACAAACAAACCACTGTCAAAGTAAGTAGGCGGGTTGGGGGGTATTTCAATATTAGCCCTTTTTAACTCTTTCTGTAGTTTTTTGAAGCTATATTCTTTTCTGTAATTCCTGATGGAATGTTTTTTTGAGATGCCTTCCACCAAATGAGAGGCCCATGTGTGGGTTATTGTTGGCCTGTTCTCCCGAGCAAGCGGGCCGGTTTTTAGTGAAACCGAAACAATGGTACAGGTGTAGTTTACAGTTTGCCAACACAAACCCACGGGATAATGCTCTACTTGAATTTGGTCCATATTTGTGATCCCCTACGGTTTCAGTATTAACAAAAAATCGTCAGCTTCGTGCTCGACCCCCCGCACGGGATCTCCGGCGATACTGGGCTTCTTCTTCTTGTCGCTGCTGTTTTTTCTCGTATTGACTGACTTTCCATATACCATATAAACCCAATACAATGAATACCATAGTATATATGCATACTAATAATTGGAGTTCTATCATTAAAAATCCCAACAGAACGCTTTTAGCGGCAACCCACTCATTTGCTCCAAACATATTGGGAAATGACGTTATCCATATCAGACACACAAGTTTCGTGTTCTGTTTGGAATGTATCCTAGTAATACGATCCCAGAAAGCGATGGTCATTGGCTTATTTTCCTTTCTATTTCTGTGTGTCCCCCAAAAAATATCCTATCATAATTCAAACATGAGCGTCAAATGAATAAATACCTATATAATAGAATTTGGAGCGTTTTATGAGATTCAAATGGTATAGATTTGCTGTATACTTGATTGTTGGTATATTTTGTTTTGGTTTATGGGTGTCCTATAATTACTCCAATTATACTCAAAGCACCGAACGAGGTCAAGCAAAAATTGAAAAAAATATCGCGTTGATAGACGAAACAACCAAAGATATCACAATAGAAGTAGGTAACCTAAAAATGGTGCAACAGGAGATCGAGGAAGCTGAAGAGGGTCCACAAAGATCCCCCGCATCCATCGATCCTCTTAAACAAGAACTTGAGTCTCGTATTGCTGAGTTGGAAAGAGAGAAACTGGAATTAGAGCGAGACAAGTTTTACATAAAAAGCGTAATAGAAGACTCGGTTAGCGTGTTCAAAGGAATAAAGGTAGATAATCCACTAGTTAATAGCATAATTATCCCAATATTTCTATATATAATGAAGAAACTTATAGATATGGTATTTGTTAGATTAGAAGAGTGGCATAATAGGAGAGAACATGCAGTTTAATAGATACATAACAGAGCAAAACATTACCTTTGATGACTATTGTTATGCTGTTGACACGGTATTCGGCACCAACGAAGGAGTGGTCGATGTTCTTCGTGACATAAAAAACGCGGCTGTAAAAAAGATAATTACTCCCATAAAAGACGAATTATTTTCCATAGGCACTGATTTTCAAATTGGAGTTGGTGATATTGTGGATGCTCTCAAAAACAAATCTCTGTTTGACTTGTTTAAATCTATTGGATGGAGTTTGACCAAGCTGATCAAATCCATAAATAAATTCTCAGGTCTTCTGCAACAAGGATTATTGGATGTATTTAAGCATTTACACAAAACAGGGGCATTTCAACAGACAACATCAGGTGCGAAGAAGATGGACGAATTTATCATCGAACATCCCCTTTTAGCAAAAGTGACTGGCCCCGCCGTGGCTGGACTGTTGTTTTTTATATGGTTGAATATGACGTTCATTGGAAACATGGATTATGATTTTGACTTCAGTAACATAGCATTAGCATTAGCCGGAAAGTATAGTTTGGAAAAGCTTTTCATGTCTCCGGAGGGGTTGATGCTTCTGTTATTGTTCGCCACTGGCGGTATTATTTCTGCTCCATGGTTGGGTAAAGCGACATACAATTTGGTGCTTGCTATTGTATATACTTCCGTCAAGCATAGCGTCAAACATCAGATACCACAAAAAGCCATGGCTGTAATGAAAAACAAAATCCCATTAGTGAAACTCTAGTTATAGACAGACAAATAGTATCGGATGTGGTATGGTAAAATGTTATAAATACCAACATGAGGATTGGGAGATTTTATGAGATTTATTAAATATTTGATAGAGGGTGGAGGGGAGAAACCGGGAACGCTTGAGATCCTTAATACCCCCCTTGAAAAAGCACGAATGATGTTTGAAAAAATGTTCAAATCAAACAACAAAGAACTGGACAAAGAGATTCCAGAGTTTGATGATCAATACGAGAAAGCTAAACAGTCGGCGAGTTTGGGGCACACTAAACGAAAAGATATGCCTGTTATAAGTTCTGGTGATGTTAAAAGTCTCCAAGATCATTTGGCCAAAGGTAAGATTGATATATATGCTCCCTTCTCACCCGACACCGACCAAGATGAATTGTTTCCGGAGCGCCTAAAGGGAAGTAGGGCAAAAGGATGGTTAAGTGCCGGTGAACCACAGAAAGACAATGGCAGAAAAGAAGACGATGTTGTTCGGGTTACGAAGGGTCACGAAGCCATTTGGAAACTCAAACCGATCCAGAAACAGATATATGTATCAAAGGTACTTGATTCTCTTGATGGCAGAACCGTTGATAGCACTATAGCATTCCTAGGGAAGTCAGTATTTATTGTAAGTCAAGACGATTTTATTATTGATGGACACCATAGATGGTTGTCGGGGATGCTCCTCAAGCCCAAAATGCATGTACATGTATTGCGTATTGATCTACCAATAAACGAACTGATTGCGTTATCCAGAGCGTTTGGGGATGCAGTCGGAAATGAGAGGAATGCGTGATGAGCAAAACATTAAGAGAATGTTTATTGGGTGAGTCTAAGAAATCACCTCAACAAGAAGTTGTTGAAGAGGCATATGGGCAAATGTTTGAAGATGCTACTTTTGGGTTGGATACCATTCTTGACCACAAGTTATTGCCAGCAAAATACAAACCAAAAATCAAAGCAATGTTGAAAGAGTTGAGACAGATGGAATTTGACATCATCAAAGATATTGGGGAGATTAATGGATATAAATGAAATAGCTAATAAATATCTGATCGAAAAGAAAGGCAACCTACTTCAACGATTTGGTGATGATATGAAATGGGCTAAAGGCGCAATAAGATACCGGTTAGCGTTTGAGATAGAATCAGCCCATACAAACGAAGATGACCCGTTCGAGTTAACAGGAAAAGACCACGAAGCATATCTTAAGTGGACAAGTGGTGACAAAAACTGGGACAAAGACTTGATATAGCGAAAATGTTAATGAGGTATTAAATGACACTAAAAGAAGAGTTTGAGCAATTAAGGTTACTTAAAGAAAAAACAGAACATGACCCAGAGGAAGATAACGACAAAATCGACGAGGTTCACGGTCTTAGTATTCTTTTGCTCACATCATCCACTGATTCCAAGGGGAACAGAAGTTCCAAGAACCCCACTATCAAAAAGTTTGAAGCATATTGTACCAGAAATGATATAAAATACTATACTGCATTTGCCGACACCGCTTATTTGGAGACAAAGAAAGACGGAAAGGTAACCATCCACAATGTAGGGGATGACGATGGTTTCAGAATTAACAGAGACAAAACCTTTGTTATTGCCCGAAGAGGCGTTGTGTTCCATGGATATTCACGCAACCTCATATCTCAATTGGAGCACTATAAATTCTGTTTTCTCAACGAACTCACTGTGTTTGAAATATGCGAAGATAAATATCTAACTTACCTTAAGTTAACAGAAAACAATGTTCCCACCCCCAAATCAATGTTGGTATCAAATGAGGATATGATCCAGTATGCCCACAAAAAGGTTGGTGGCCAGTTTCCTGTAATTATCAAAACACTTAGCGGAACTCAGGGGAAGGGGGTTGCTATTGCAGGAGATGCCAAAGCCCTCAGATCCACGTTACAGGCGCTATGGTCCGTTGGTTCCGGTGTAGAACTTATGATACAGGAATATATACAATCAGACCATGATGTTAGAATCCATGTTCTGGGGGATAAAGTCATTGCTTCGATGAGACGAGATGTTGTGAAAGGGGATTTTAGAAGTAACGTGCATCTTGGGGGGGCAACAAGAGAGTATGAACCTGATAAAGCAACTGCCAAACTAGCCATACGTGCTGCCAAGGCGGTCAGAGGCAAATGGCTTGGCGTTGATATTATGTTTGACAAGGACGGTAACCCCTATGTACTGGAGGTTAATGCCTCCGCTGGCACAGATGGTATTGAGGCATTAACAAAAAAAGACATTATATCAGAGGTAATGGAATATGTCAAGAATGGCGTTAATTGGACAAGACCCTCTCAGGAGGTTGGGGTTCTAGAAACTATCACAATTGAAGGTATTGGTGATTTTGCCGCAAGGTTTGATACAGGGAATGCTGCTGAGAGTGCGTCATTGGATGCTCAGGACATCGAAATCAAAGGACGCAAGGTTACGTGGACCACTAATGGTAAAAGCATGACAGGAACGAAATACGATAGTGTACGTATCAAAGCCAATCATACATCAGATGAAAAAATGGACAAACGCCCTATTGTTAAACTTGATGTTACGTTTGAAGGGGTTAAGTATAAGGGAGTATTATTCAATCTTAATGATAGGAGCCACAAATCTACCCCGGTGCTGATCAATAAAGACTTTATGATTCGCTCCGGGTCTGTTATTAACCCCGGCAAAGTTTACGCGGTTACAGAAAAATTAGAAGAGACAGATAAACCCCAAGACGGCGAAGAGAGGGATGAAAATTAATGAGTGTAGGAACTATTTCTTTTATCCAATTGTTGTTGGCCCCACCCCCGATAGCCGATCCAACGGTGCCGGTGTATACATTTGATAATCCAAATGCTTATGATACCTCCTTTGCTGACTGGTTTGGACGTTCTGTTGGTGTTTGTGCTTCGTATGCGATAGTTGGTGCAGACGGGGAAGATGATGCTGGTGGCACACTGTCAGGAAAAGCTTACATATATAATAATGCTACAGGAGCATTATTATGGACATTAGATAATCCAAATGCGTATGGTACCTCTGCCGGAAACTCTTTTGGGTTTTCTGTCGCCATAAGTGAATCATATGCAATCGTTGGCGCATATAGTGAAGATGATGCTGGTGGTGGAGATTCGGGTAAAGCTTATATATTTAATCCAACTACTGGAGCATTATTATGGACATTAGATAATCCAAATGCTTACGGCACCTCTGCCATGGATTTTTTTGGATATTCAGTTGCCATAAGTGGATCATATGCAATTGTTGGTGCGCACAATGAAGATGAGGGTGGCCTCAGTTCAGGTAAAGCTTATATATTTAATCCTGCTACAGGAGCATTATTATGGACATTAAATAACCCAAATGCTTATTCAACCCCTGTCAATGATAGGTTTGGGTGGTCTGTCGCTATAAGCGAATCTTATGCAATTGTTGGCGCAAGGGACGAAGATGATGCTGGTGGGGGTTCTTCCGGAAAAGCTTATATATTCGATAATGCTACTGGAGCATTATTATGGACGTTAAATAATCCAAATGCGTATTCAACCTCTGCTAATGATTTTTTTGGATATTCGGTTGGTATAAGTGAAACATATGCAATTGTTGGTGCCTATACAGAAGATGATGCTGGTGGCACACTGTCAGGAAAAGCTTATATATTTAATCCTGCTACAGGTGGTTTATTATGGACGTTAAACGATCCAAATGCTTATGATACGTCTGCCACTGATAGGTTTGGTTATTCAGTTGCTATAAGTGAATCATATGCAATTGTTGGGGCATATACAGAAGACGATGCCGGGGGCACCGATTCAGGAAAAGCTTATATATTTAATCCTGCTACGGGTGGTTTATTATGGACATTAGATAATCCAAATGCCTATGATACGTCTTCTTACGATTACTTTGGTTATTCGGTTGGTATAAGTGATTCTTATGCTATTGTTGGCGCATACAATGAAGATGATGCTGGTGGTTCCGAGTCAGGCAAAGCTTATATGTATATGCTCTCGATATAATAATTAATACTTCTGCAAAACCCTGATCTGTGTGGATTATGGGCACATGTCACCGTTGTTTTCTCTCTCTCTCTCTCTCTCTCTTGAGGGATTGTGCAATGAGGTTAATGGCTAACCATTAACCTCATTTGTTATATCATACCCAATTTGAGAATAAAGCAAGAAAAGATCTTCGGACCGCCCCTTTTTTATTACCATGTATTCAGAAGTTCCATTTCTTCCACAATACTATCGACTTCTCTTTTGCGGATATCCGCAAAATCGAACTCATACACCAATGCTACCCCATAATAATCATCCACAGAACACCGCTGTCCGACAGAAAAGATTGCATACCGGCCTTCTGCTAGAATATTTTTGTTGAATCCTTCATAAAATTCGAGAACCTTTTTGTCAACATTGATGATGTAGGCATATTCACAAAACAACGAATTCAAAACAAAACCAGAGTCCTCCAGCATAACATTAAGACCGTTTTTGTATTCAAAGGGATTTCCTTGCGCTTCTCTTAAAAGACAATACCAATCATCAATGTTTTGTGTTGATACTTCTCCGTTGAAATATTGTCGAAGATCTTCTATTTGTTGTGGGGTTGGGATACTTTCTCCATCCACCAAAACCAATCGATTAGCTATATCTGTTAGCTCTTCGTCTGACGTTTCTTTGATGAAGGCGATTATAGTATTGCCTAGTCCACTGGGATAACTGTCAAAGTGGTTATATGTCAGTTTATCTCTATCATTTACTCTAAAACCATAGCTTCCTCGGGTGCCCATAATTTATCCTCTCTTTTTTTGTAGATCAAAGGGTAGTTTATCAAAACTCATTCCAGCGGCTCCCTTGTGACCGCCACCCCCATATCGCTTTGCTATTTCCCCTACATCAATACCGGGTTTGTCTGTATACATACTACATGACCAAACCCCATTTGTAAACCCAAAAACCAACATAGCATCATATTCATCATGATCCCATTTATCATCAAACAACTGAGAGCTAACATGTAGAGCATTTGCACACAAAAATCGATGATTCTCCCAATCCAGATCGAAGGAATGGGATTTGCAATAATTTGTGTACATAGCTGTTTGATAATTATAACACGTTGATCCCTTTTCTTTCAGTTCATTGTAATATTTCTCTGAATCTTCGGGATTAAACAGATGTTTCCAAAACAGCTTTGACTCAGCGGTTGGGTTATAGTATTTAATTCCGAACTGGACAGGCATAATGTCTTGGTGGTGGTCCAAATCCCATACATCATATCGCCCGAGCATCCTTACTACCTTTGGCATTGATGAGTCACAATCAGCACCAGTAAACCAATCCCATGCCAATTCACACCCAGCTTTACCGATCACTTGAAGTCCAATGAACGTCTGACCCGAATTGGATTTGTCTTGTATCGCGGTTTTGTGATGATCTATCCAGATAAAATTCTCCCTGCCGACCAGATTCCGAGCTTTGATCATGTCTGAGAATGGTTGAAAACAAAAATCAACCATATAAATTTTACGGGCTCTTTTGATCAATCCCCATGGAACATTATGACCATGGTTGATGCCGTGTAGGAGACAATCTTGTTCGAAATAATCCACAATTGCGGCTGAACAATGTCCATCGGCGTCGGTGTGATGAATCACAAGCACTGGAATGTCACGTTTATTCGTCTTACCCATTTACCACATTTCTCCTTAGTTTTTTAGTCCACCAAACTTGTTTCCAATATACATAAGTATATGAGATATTACTATAATTGTGCATATTAATCATCATTGTGGTGCAGTACAAGACATGCAACATCTTTTGGTCGTCATTAAATTTCTCTCTTTACAATTTTATAGTGACCTCTTAAAAAAGGTCTAATATGAGTTGTGCGCCATTTTTTGACTTTTTGAACATAATTATTAACATCAATTAATCCATGTGGTCCCCTGTTGTATGCTAATATAGCAGCATCAACATCTCCCCTTTTCAGCTCCAACAGGTAAGAAAAATACCGTACCCCTAATTTAATGTTGAATGGTATATCAATGAGCAAATCTATGGTTAGTTCTTCGTCAGAGGGGACACGTTTGCCATACCTCTTTTTGAATATACGGGGGTACTTGGTGTTGATGAATCTGGCGGTTGCGACTTGTATTTGAGAGGGTCCAAGTGATTTTGGTTTCCCTTTACGGTTAAGGTCACCTACAACCACTCCACTTTTTTGCCATATGTTAGAATTACACCATGATTCTTGATACATAACTGCTGCGGCGGTTTCTCCCCACCCCTCACCAAACAATTGAATCTTGTTCCCTTCCGTATATGCTATGTTGATGCATGTAATCTGTGATTGTTCTAATTCAATGACTTTCGCAGAGGTATTGCTTCCCACAAAAACCATAATGGTCAAAACAGCGGCCATTACGTAGTTTCTCATAAAGTCTCCTTGTCAGTTTTCAGTCTACTCCAATCGGTAGCAGTGTTAGCAAATATGGATGACCAATCATCAACTGATACTACAGTGACAGCAGGGTCGTTTGATGTAGATCTATCAGAACTATCAATCTCTGTTGCTGATGGTGCCTTTTTTGCATTGGATTCTAGGCGACACAGGCGTTGTACACGCTCATATATGTTCCGTTCCAGTTCATCTAGGTAGGCTTCTCTGCGTCGAACCTCATTTTCTCGCTGAGATACTACTGATATCCGGGACACCAGATCAGCCAAGTCGGATCTCAACTTGGCTTCTCGCTTGTGTAGATCCTCTTCATCTACTTCATCAAAATCCGAATCAAAGGTTGATGTAGAAGATTCAATGATGCCCATTCGTTCTAAATATAATTGGGAGTCAGTTTTTGTCACGAATTTTCCTTTCGTTAATTTACGCTTTGCTCAAGGACATCCAATACTAATTCTTGTAGTTCTACGTCGTTTGGATCTAGAGTATCATCATTTAACTCTTGTGTAAACTCCAAAATTACACCAGCCGCACCAGCGTACGAAGCCGAGTAATCCACACAGTAAGCAAATTCTTCATACAACTCTTCTGGAGACATATCATCGGTAAAAGCTTCAAGAGTATATCTTTCGTCTCCTTGCATATCACATCCCTCTTCAATAGCCTTTTCGGTGTAATATGTCCGAAAAATCTCTTCTGCTTCTACCTCGTTCTCTTTTACATAAGCCAAAAAATCATCGTACATTATTCTAACCTCTCATCAATTAATTTTTGCTTCCACGTAACCTTTGAATATAAATCAAGGCATGTCAAATCATATCCGAAAACACATCCATTGTCAACATCATATCTGTCTGGATATTTCTGGTGGTATCGAACTGCATCGGGCACCTTCATTGGGGTATGGCCGTGAACGATTGTTTTACCACCCCATGTATTAATGGGATTGTACATGAAAGTCTCCCTCAACCACAGTACATCGTCTTCGTGTTGGCCTTCCAAAGGGACATTATGACGCAAACCAGCATGTACAAATATACAACCACCTTCAACATGGAAGAGTTTTAATTCGTTATAGAAGTTTTGGTGTCTCTTTGGTAACTCATGAAATTCCAGCTCAAAGTCGTCGAGACCTTCTGGGAGCATTTTTCCTAATAGACGAGTATAATCAAAAAGAGTGATCCCACCCCCGTTCAAAATATAATCCTTTTTGTTTATTTCCGGGCCATTTAATAGATATCGCAGAAACAAATCCTCATGATTTCCTTTAAGGAATATGGTTTTAGGTAACCTATTCTTTAAGTCGATCATAAAATCAATTGTTTCTATCACCCCATTTCCCCTATCACAAAAATCACCAAGGAAGACCACTTGATCTTCTTCCGTGGGTTTGACTCTACTCATGAGAGCTTTAAGGGTATTAGCACAGCCATGTATATCGCCTACAGCGAGTAATCTACTCATTCTCTATTACCTCTCTTATTATATTATATTTTCGCTTCAAATAAAACGAAGCATCTTTATATAATTCTCTTAGAATATCTCTTCTATCACCTTTTATATAAAGATCAGAGCTTCTACTTTTTTCTCCAATATATCTTGATACATGAGATGGATTTTTTATCCTATCGGATATATAGCTCCAATCCTGTTCATAGTTTGATGATATCTTTATTTCAATGGAGTTGCCTCTCATCCTAATATAACCATCACCATCTATTAATCCTCTCAGGAAATGATAGAATAGCTCATCAGGTACAGCATTTGAATGGTTCCTGAATCCCAGTTTAAAAAAATTATCATACACGTCCTTGGAGTTTAATTGCCACTGAACCATATCATAGCATTTACCGGTACGTTTGTCAGGCACACTTCTTTCTTGATAGGCTCCACCAAAATGTTTCACTATGAAGTCTAGTACCTCTACGTCTCTATAGTTTAAGTTCATCTCCAAACTTTTTATGGATTTGCGTGTTGCGCGTTTCTGGAATTTCATATACCCATCAGCCCAAAGAAATCCATATATATACGCCTTCTCTTGGGTATCTATTTTCTCAAACATATCCACTATTGGATATGTTCTTGGTGAGAAGTTCTGCTTTTTGTTCCTCTCGGTCAGTGTACATTTTTTACACACAGGTTTGTAACCATATATTTTCTCTGTTGTTGTACTGTATTTGAACTTTCTTAGTGTACTGCATGACTCACAGGGCATCTCAATTTTGATTATCATATAACTCTCCTTAAATATATCTACACTTGTATTTATATTTTTGGGAGATTCTTTGTGGATAATAATCACCTAAGAGAATTATAATGTTTTAATGATAATCACCAAGGAAGATCAATTGATCTTCTTCCGTGGGGTTGACTTTGGTGATTAGGGCTTTGAGTGTGTTTGCACACCCATGGATATCGCCGATAGCGAGTAGCCTGCCCTTATCCACGGTATTTAAAGCGGCGAGTTTTTGTGGAAGATGTTACCATTACAACACCGGGAATAATGGCAGTATAACCAGCAATAGTGCCAACAAGCCCCGAACAGCAGATTCTAGCAATCCCCAATGCAACATCCATTGAATTGATTGGGTCCATTTTGATTGCTTCAGCCACCGCAGCTTTTCCGCCGATAAAAGCCCACCATACCCCCACATATAGTCCCATACAAATACCCAGCGCGATTAATACCCATCCCATAATATGCTTTGTGCTCATCGTTTTTCTCCTTATCTTATTTTGGTTACAATGCCGTCAGCAAATCCATGGGCAATTGCTTGCTCCGCATTTAAATAGGCATTACGTTGAATCAAGTCTTTTACCTCATCTGTGCTTAGATTAGATCGACCTGAAATGTGTTTTACATATAAGTCTCGGCAACGTTGAAGTTCCTCAATTTCTATCTCGATATCAGGCACCGATCCTTCATATCCAGCTACTGGATTATGAAGCATTAATCGTGCATGAGGTGCCATTAAACGCTTGCCTCTCTTTCCTGTACTGAAGATAAATTGTCCTGCTGACATTGCTTTGCCGATACAGATTGTTTGTATATCACATGAGATAATATCCATCATATCTACAATGGCAAATGCCGCAAACAAATTACCCCCATAGCTGTCTACCACCAAAGTAATATCTTCGAGTGGGTCATCTCTCTGCATTTTCAACATCTCACAGTTGATGTCTTGTGCTGCTATCTCGTGAATTTCTCCCGACAAGTACAAAATTCTGCCGTTATTACGTGGTTGTTGGCGTGGTTCATGTTGCATGTAATTCTCCGGTTATCTTTTTTTGTTAAAAATCTTTTTCTTAAACATCCCCATCCCATGCGATGCAAATAAAGACCACGTGAGTGGGAAAAGTAAAACACTTTTCCAGAAAAATCCCATGATTTGGGAGTCAGAGAATTCATATTCTTCTCGGAGAATATGTCTCCGTTTCACCATAACAGCAGACGAAATGCATCCTTGGATTATCATTCCCGTGATATATAAGACACATAAGAAGATTAATCCATGCCATGAGACAAATGGTGTTATGTAAGCAATAATCGTTTCCATTATTCTTCCTCTTTTTTGATATCAATGTTAGGCGGGTCATTTCCCTCTTTCTAAATACACAACATTTGAGGCACGAGGGTATATTTTCAAACACCCAACCCTACGCTTGCACCCCCTGAGCTGGTTCGTTAGCTGTGCATCAAGCACGGTGCCCAATACCATATCTGCCATAACAAACTTGGGTAAAAAAAGAACCAAGCGGTTGGCGTTATTACGCCAAGTCTCGGCCAACTTATTTGGTGTCCGACGATAATTGAAATAAGATGAACGGAGTTCAAAACAACCACTGCCATAGTGAACACAAATACGTAAACCATATATCTCTCCCATTAATAAAAATCAGCTAATCATGCAAGATCAGCGGACAATCCGCTGATCTTGGTCGTTATCTGCTATCGCCACCCGTAGGCCGCACTTGACGTGCTGCTCGATAGTCCTCCTATCCCCAACATAAAACCAAAATCGTACCACCCACCGTTGTTGTATATGGCATAGATGGCGGTCGAGTCGCTAAACAGAGAAACAAACCAAGCAAAAGGGGCAATCGTCCCGTGCCAAAATCCGTACCAAAACCCAACCGGTTCGGCTTTTGCTGCCTGAATAAATGTCATTGTATCCGCGCATCCCGTGAGAGACACACATAATAATAAAATAAACGCTAACAGAATGACCATCCGTGCTACTCGATAATTCACCATGTTCTCAATCTCCTCTTTTTGTTATAGTCTGAATGTTCATTGTTATCCCTTATCAAAAATATGATTGACCGGAGGCTTACCATTTCTTGCCCGTTGACTGTTTCTGACTTGTAGGCCTCTATCCATACAATGCGCACATCTCTGTTCGGATGCCGTAGCCTTGATTTACCTATATCTTATCACAAACGGTTGCGTTGTCAAGTAAATATTTTGAGGTAGCAACCACCGGGATAATCAAACACAGCGGATTTACCGCCGCTGTGCTCAACTCTCCTCTAACGTCTTCTGATGGCATTCTATAACTTTGATATACGAAAATTCACTGTCCATCCTTCAGGTTCATGACGGGTTTTATTCTGTGGATGATGGTTGCTGTTGGTTCAATACAAGCTTCAATGACTTCACAAGGCTTATATGCACCCTTGACTTCATCTAAGGGAATGGACGAAGAATATATACCATTGTCTTTCATTGATTTTGTTGCCATATCAAGATCGAGGTTGGCTTTTGCCGCAGATCGGGAAAATAATCGACCGGCACCATGAGGCGCTGAGTTGTTCCAGTCGTTGTTGGACTTGCCTTCGACTATCAACAACCCATCTTCCATGTTGAAGGGGATTATCATCAACTCCCCTTTGTATGAACGAATAGCCCCTTTACGAATAATCCAGTCTTTGAAGTCTACAAAGTTGTGTACAGTTTCAATACACTGGACTACACCCTTAAACGTGTCAGAAACCACACGGATAGAGTTCACTAATTCGCATGACATGACGTACCGGCTCATCTCGGCGTACTTCTGAGCAACAAACATATCAACCAAATACCCATAAACATCTTTGCCCTCAAGATATTCGGTTCCTTTCCCCACACGAGATTTGCCGCCCACTAACGTCTCGTATTTTGCTATTTCGTCTTGCCATTTCATTTTATCGAAATTTGCCTTAACGAATTCGACATAATCAGTCTTTGATAAAGCAGGCTCGTTCATGTTCTTATGGGCGATCTTTTGCCAATATTCAGCAATACATTTTCCAAAGTTACGCGAACCGGAATGAATAGTTACCCAATAGTCATTGTTTTCGTCTTTACCAATCTCAATGAAATGGTTGCCGCCCCCCAATGAACCTATAGATAACATCCCCCTATGATAGTCACATCCTACTCGATCAAAGATGGCGCGTAACTTTTCCGTATCCATAACAACAGGTGCCATTGACATGTTGTATCGAGTGTTGTATTCCATACAGAGTTTTCGTAGTTCATCGTTGATGGATTTCCAGTCAAACATGGCATCTTTGGACATTTTGCCCCTAGCAGAGGCACCAAATGGGATCCGCTCACGAATAGCCTCATCCAACAATGGCATCTTTTCATTGGACAATAGGTTACTTCCGACATTGAACGACAGCATACCACATCCAATATCGCTACCTATGATATTTGGTATCAATTTGTCCGATAATTCCATTGTAAAACCTACAACACATCCCTTGCCAGCGTGGGCATCGGGCATGATTGCTATCGGATTAGTGAAACATTGGTTGTTTACCATTTCGACTATCTGACTCACTGCCGACGCATCTAAATCATCGATCATCACCTTGGCATTAGTATATTTTCCGTTAATTTCGTACATCATTAATCCTTTATAATGTCCATTCTGTTTTGGGAGAATTTTATTTATTTTTCATCCTTAGTGAGTATTACATTATCATCAGAGTTTGTCAAGTCAAATATCTCTTCAGTATATTTTTCATAAAATGTTAACAACAATGAAAGTGTTATCTTTACCCTTTTCACTGCTTTTGGCGTTATATGCCTCCAACGAAGCGTCAATATCGTATCCCTCATACTCCTCATATTCCTGAAGATCGATTTTCATTGAGTTAATAGATGTGTTTGATACGAAGTGGATATTTTGTGAGGCTCTTGATGTCAGTTGAAGTAGATTGTTGGAGTATGCATTGGCACCACACAGGGATGAACTTCGAGCATAAAAATCAGCGATCAAACATTCGTGAATATGGCCAAACAATATATAATCGATTTTAATGTTTAGATCGGAGTATTTTCCTTTTATTTGTTGTGATTGTTTTGATATACTTCCTTTCATTTGATGTCCATGGATCAATAACACATTTTTGTTTTTTATTTGAACAACCTTTTCTCCAACAGATCCTTCGATAAAATTTACATTCGTGTCCCTGAACATCAGTTTTAACATTTCAAAAATGGTTACATCATAGTTGTCAGAAATCATAATTTCTGTTGTACCCATATACTCTCCAGCACGAGACTCGTTCCCGGTAACATAGGTCAACGTAACCTCAAAGTCTTGGGCCAAATCCACTATTACTTGTTCCAGTAATATCGCCGACAATGATGTTGCTTTTGCCCGGTTGGTCGCCATGTTGAGCAATTCGTCTAATCGTCTATCAGAGTTTAATAGATCCCCGGTCATTGCAACAACAACCTTTTGAATATTATGGGTTTTGAATTGTTTTTTTGCCACATTCACATACTTCTGTAACCGCCTTGCTGCGATTTTAAAGTCATATTGATTGCCTGTAATGTTTATTAGTTCATTAAAATGTGTGTCTGATATCTGGAAAATACCAACTACATCGTCGTTGGCTTGATGTACCGGGAGAGTATAGTTTACCTCTCTTTCCTTAAATATCTTTAATATCTCGGCACCATAGTCTGCCAAGGAATTGTCAACTCTTATTTGGTTGCGGATCTTGCGTTCAATCCGTTGTTGGTCCATCAGTCGTTGTTTTTGTTTTTCTAGTTTAGCGAGATATACCACTAACCGTTCGTCCGGGTCGTCAATTTCCTCTCGTTGTTCTTGTAATATCAATTTACATCTCTTGAGGATGGGTCTGATTTTTTTCTCAGAAACCCCATATTTTCTTGATAAGTTACGTCTACCTATATCAGGATTTTCCATAACATCATTCATTATATTCTGTTCTAGATCAGTCATTTAATCTCCGACAACCACTAGTGGCCGTATTTTTTTGTTTACTGTTCCTTTCTGTATATATAAGTACACCTCCCCTAATCAAAGAGAAAGTGTGATTATAATGTATTAATCTTCGATTTCATCGACAATCTTATAGAACATTAATTCCAAAGATACGAGGAAATTGGTATTCTAAAAAGAATTCGTGCGCATCTTGATCAAAGTCAGCAACTGCTTTTCTGTCAACAACCACTGTATAATCCCTGTTTGCGAGTTCTTCGATAGTACCTGCCACACAAATGCTTGTGCAACATCCACACACCTCAATGATATCGGGGTTTTCTGTTGATAGTGTTTCCTGTAGACATGTTCCAAAGAATCCGCTATACCGTTTTTTGGGTATAATGATATCTCCCGCCACCGGCGTTAGTTCCGGGATAACCTCTGCCCCCCATGTACCCACAACCGCATGGGAGGGAAATCTATTGAACTCCTTGTCGTTAATATCATGAGCGTCATTGAGGTACAGAACCATGTCTCCTTGTCGTCTTGCCAGATAAACTTTCCTAGCGATAACCGGTACAATATCAAAACCTGATTGACCCAACGAAAGCACCCCATCTTTGTCAATAAAATCGTTAAGCATATCAACAACAATTAATACTTTTTTCATGATAAAATCTCCTTTCGAGGGATATGCACTGGATTTGTCCTCTTATAGTGAGTTGCTTCATATCGATCAATAACCGGATGTTTCCCGCGTTTTGTGTTTAAATAGTCGATTATGATACTATCAACATCTTCATATGTCCTCGCTCCCAGTTGGTCAAGGTCCGAATTAGTAATACCAAGACCATCTGTTGGCACGGCTCTTACACATGCTCTCAGGGCACTACCCCATTCCCTAGCACCTGTTTTGTCATAAATTGCGGCTATATGTTTAGTAAGACCATAAACCTCGGTCTTCCAGAGATTTTGGATCATACCATAATCACCCACATCACCGTGCAAGGTCCAGAAGCCCATGTAAAGCTCTGTGAGGTTGTCGGTGCTTAAGACCATGCCCTTATTTATACCAGCAAGGTGATATAATTGAATCATTCGAATCCGTGCTTTTATGTTCCCATTAGCAATAGCAAGCTCTTTTGCCGTTAAATTTTGATTTAATTTATCATTAACCGAAACAAATGTTGGTGCTTCAATCAAATACTTCAGGTTACCATAAGCATAGGTTAAGTCAAGTTCTTTGAAGTCATCACAGAACAACTCACCAATTGCCTTTGCACGGGCAATCTCGTCTGGTTTATTGCTATCAATGGTAATAGATCGACCAATGATGTTAAGGGGAAAACTTAGCAATGGTTTGGTGTTTAACGCCAGTGCAGCAATTAACGCCGAATCTACCCCACCACTAACACCAAGAACCACTGTCCTGATATCATGCTTGGTTAGGTATTCAGCAAAGGTTTGGGTGATATTGTTAAACATTTTCTCATATTCCGTAGAAATTTTGTGCATTTTTGTACCTCCGTATATTGGGTACTTCTTTATATAAAGTACCGTTTTTTCAAATATAACATCTGTATTCAGTGCATTAGATATATAAGTTGTTTTCCTTGATATATTTTTCAACGGTTTGTGGCACCAATGAACTGGTTCCAACGGTTTTTAGTTGATGTCTTGTTGTGGTCGATGATATCTCGAAATCGTTATGAAAGGAAGCATAGAACGCTCTCTTTAACACCTTACTTTCGATGGGATATCCGTATCTCTCCATCACAATAAACACATATTCATCGTTTATCTTCTCAAACTCATACCAGTTCTGGATGTGTTTTAAGGTATCAGACCCAATCAATATGTCCATTTGGGCGTTTATGTCCCGAAATTTCACTTTTAAGTATTCAAGGAGAGTATAGGTTTTTCCTTCTATTGGGTGTTCCCTTTCGGCGGCAGAGACAAGAAATGTTGGGTTTTTATAATCATTGATAGCGCGGGTTAACATTTCCCATCTGCTCGTAAAAGATGCCATTTTTTTCCCATACATCGATGAATAACAGGGGACAAACAACACCCTGTCATATCCAAACATTGTTTGGGCATTATCCGCCACTGAAAGGTGCCCCATATGTACGGGATCAAATGCTCCGCCATAAATTAAAATTTTCATCTACCAATCCAGTCCAAATGGAGGTTCAGAATTTCTTTGTGGTCAAACACCATATCAGGCAACTCTGATAAGGGAAAAAACTTAATATCGTCAACCTCGTCGGGGTCGTTCGTTTTCAGTTCTCCCTCGTAGTAGTTAAATAGATACACCACTGATACAGTGTGTTGTCTGGGGTCACGGTCAGGATCTGATCTAACACAAAGTAGCTCGGGAGTGTTTTTCACTGTTAAACCGGTTTCCTCTTTAAGTTCCCTGATAATCGCTGATTTGGTTGATTCCCCGTAATCAACAAACCCACCGGGCAAAGCCCATCCTATGGGTTCGCGTTTGCGTTTCACCAATAGAATTTCGGGCGCAAACCATCCAAACTCATCGGGTGCATATCTTAGTACAACAGCATCAACTGTCAAGTATGGATTTCTTGGATACATTGGAATGTTCATTTGTTTGGGATCTCCTAATTATATGTTACGTTAGTAGCGTCTTTTGTGAAATTCTCAAGAGTCATTACAAAAAGCTGACCATTCATTATGTCATCACAATAAACACTCATATTTTCTTCTATGAATTGATGTACATCTTGTGCTAGACCTCTGAATAATACCTGACTAGTACCATCCAAATAATCCTTGCACACAACCACTTTAGTAAACGAATCAATAACACCACCAGTATATTCACTCAACATAACACCTCATAACATTTTCGGGGTTTAAAACAGACCTCACATTTGTGATGCTCTGGTTGTCCTGCATTGAATGCCTTGTGAATGTCAGGCAAACATGCTTCACAGACCCACTGTACCACAGTTGAGGTACTAATGGCAAGACGCGCGATTGCCTCAAGGTCACTTTCGGTCATCTCATCAAATGCTTTCATGACTAACCTCCAATCCCAAACACTTTGTTTACGTAAGACTCATATTCGGGGTCTTCACACATTCCCTTGCCCCTGCTATCTGATACTTTTGCAACCGGAGCACCATTGAGCATGACCACCTTTAACACAATGCTGATTGCATCACATCCCATATCATTCATGAGGTTGGTACCAATACCAAAACTCACCTTGATAAAGTCACGAAACATGTAGTACAAGTTATAAGCCAATTCGAAATCAAGCCCATCAGAAAAAACCGCTGTCTTGGTTTTTGGGTCAATACCCATCTTTCGATAGTGAGCAATAAGTTTTTCACACCATATTTGGGGGTCACCACTGTCATGACGGCACCCATCAAAGAGTTTGGCAAAGTACAGGTCAAAGTCTCGCAGAAAAGCATCAAATCCAACAGTGTCAGTTAAAGCAATGCCTAATTCGCCTCTATATTCTTGCACCCATGCCTCAAGTGCGGCTTTCTGGCTATCGACCAACCGACCACCAAGCTGTTGAAAGCATTGTATGAATTCATGAGCCATAGTACCAATTGGAGTTAGATTATACTTCCGGGCATAATATACATTAGAGGTGCCAACCAGAACACCAAGAGATAACTCCTTAACAAGTTCGGCTAATACATAGTTTTGCCACTTAAAGCTATATCTCCGACGAGTACCAAAGTCAGCAAAAGCAAATCCAGCCAACTTACCCATAGAGTCTTTCGTTTTCAGAAAAGAAATCTTCTCCTTCAGCCTTGATTTACCTTCTGGAAGGGTTGAACCCTGAAACTTGGTCATGCTATGCAATTCGGATACTATAGCAAGCACAGGCACCTCAAGCCCAGTAACAGCCATCCATGGACCATCCAAGACAATATCCAATGATCCATCCACCGCAACGGAGACGTGTATATACTCCCTGTTATATTTGAACAATCGCAGATATTCCAGAAAATCATCCTTAAACAACAATGTACCATTTTTTGTTCGTAGGTTACGTAGGTATGTGAGATCTTCTGGGAGAAACCCCAGAGTGCATAGATGATCAAGGCTTTGGTTTAGAGCCAACAGGAAATCAGTATCGGATGTTCCGTTTTTTGGGAAACCATTTCCTTTACGCGCTTTAAATCGCCATTTGGTGTTTGCTGAGGTGTACTTGTGGAACATTGCTTGCCACATAGTAAGCTTGTATAGATCAGTGTCCAACATGCTTTCGATCAATACTGGGGTCATGGTATAACCTTTCGGAAAATATTATGATATATTAATATATTTTTAACTACTCATACCCCGCGTGGGGCCGTGACACAAATACAGTTATTCAACTTCTTCAAAAGCTTCCATGTAAAATCCGTGGCATGGATCATTTGTTTGGGGATTAATATGGGCAACCGGGAACATAATTTGTCCACCCCCAGAATTAATCTTTGAGGGATTACGGAATTGGGCTCCATGACGCTTTTCCACGACTTCACCACATACAACACATTTGAGTTTCATGATCAATCCTCTTTCAGAATTTTATAGTGTTTGACGTATCGGTCCATTAAACTATCTGGAATGGCTACACCCCTAGAGCTCATGTTGTGCTCCATATCGTACCCCTTTACAGCCCTTGCGATAGGGTTTTCTTTGGCCCTCAAGATGAATTCAGTGTAACTTTCTCCCTCTCTTTTCGTCACCGCCATTACAGCATTGGCAACATGCTCGGGGAAATCCGATCTAAGCATTTCTTCCGTGTAAATCGTGTCTTCGACAACATCATGGAGTATCGCCACAATTTTTTCGTCTTCTGTCATTGCTTTGAGATAAACAGCAATGGGGTGGAGGATGTATGGCCGACCAGCTTTATCCACCTGATCTGAGTGATATGTATTTGCTATATTGAATGCCTTCTTTAACATAATTCTCCCTGTTATGAGATACGCGTATAAGTCACTGAGTAATTTTTGGTAAATGGTATTTTTTAATCCAATCTATACTGCCATCGGCCAATTTTCCTGCCACTTTAAAATTTTCGGTTTGTTTTGTGGCACGGGGGTTGGTCAAGTCTTGCCATGTTTTAATATTGGTGTAATAGAACTTTCGGTAAGTTTTCTTCCAACCGTGAATTATCTCTTCTACTTCAAGAATCTCCGGCGACACCATTTTAATATGCAACATCTCACTCACCTCTTTTCCAGTCGGACCAAATTGATTGATCAGCTTTGTTTAGTATTGCATCTTGTGTGGTTTATGTCAACAACAAAAGTTAATCCAAATCACGGGCGGCAACACCCAGAACCCGTTTGCGGATCTTGTCAAGTAATGATTTGATGCCGCACCAGAACAACTCAAACACGAAACGAACAAAATCGGTTAGAAAAAATGAAATCATACTGAACGGCCATTTCTTTCCACGTAATTGTTGATTTTAATACAAACTTTGCGAACCAAGCACTTAATATGGGAATCAGCAAGATAAACCAATGCATTATGCTACCTTTCTATGCTGTGGGTGTTTTGAGATACACTTTTATAGCATATAGTGTATGAAAGGTCAATCACAAAAATGGCAATGAACATCAAAACCTTTTCGTATAATAAACCATATTTTTAGTGACGGTTAAATGACCAGTAGTGGCCACTCCCACATATGCCCCAAGAAGATTAAAAAATATATCCCCAGCATCGATGTAACCGTCCATGAAAAATTCTTTATACATCATGGGCAATGTGGCCACAATGACTTTAGTTGGGGCATTCCATTCAGGAAAAATGCTCTGTACTGCCACCCCACTAATAACGTTGATACCGAAATGAAAATAGCTATGAGTATCCAATGAAAATCCATTAGTTAATCCATTTAAACTATTGTTTCTTACTGTATTTAATTCGTATAATGTGACTGCACCCAGATAGACTTTTCGCCATGGTCCATCCAAAATATATCGACTTATGACAAATGTCGCGGGGATAACCAACCCAAAATACAGGGTGACCCTCTCGTTTGTTGGGTGTTTGCCTAACATCCGATTCCGTTCAAAATGGTTCTCGTGATACTGGATCTGCATGGTCTGTGACGCATCGGCCAACAACGAAAAAGAGGCCACAGCAAACATTACACGGTCAATATTATCAAAATCTGTAGCAAAAACATTTCCACTTAAAACAACAAACAACACCAACATCCACACATATATTTTCAATTTCATAAAGATAACCTCCTTGGTTATCTTTATTTATATTTTTGTTTTCTGTTTATATCTCGTTGTCAAAATCAAACAAAAACCGGACATTATCGTATTTTTGTAATATTTTGAGTCCGTCATGGATAACTTTCTCCCATATCAAATATCTATCAGCCAATCCCGACCCTAGCCGTGATATAAGAAATGTTTGTTCAGGATTTGCCTCTATTCTTCTCATGAGTCTTGATAATTCTTTGTCAAAAACGTCTTTATATTCCATTGGCTTGAAATATGCATCTAACGAATAAGATGGACGTTTTTTTGTGACAAACCCAAAAGTATTGGGTTCATCTCTATGTATTGCTGCTCCTTTTTTGCCCCATCCTAGCATATTATCCCCATACACGAATATATGAGTAGGGTTTTCTTTTAGATATTCGGTTGTCACTATGCTATCAATATAGTCCTTGCATGGCTTCATACGGGGTCTCTGTCTAGGGACTTACAAGTCTCTAGATAGTCTTCAACTGCCGCCTCAAACTCTACCGTGATTTCTTTTGCGGAATGCGCTTCGTATGTAACAAGATCAGAGATGAACAGAATTTTTCCGTGAACAGATCCATTCGGGTCAAGTTCAGCACTACCAATGAATCCTTTGTATTTCATAACGTCTTTCATAGCAGCTCCAACACTTTGTTTGTGATTCCTCTGATAGCCATCCTGTCCCCAATCACTTTTTCATATGCATGGTTGTTTTCTTTGAGATAGGTTTCAATTACAGTATCCAATGTTTGGGCTTCTGGTTCCGTTTGAATTCTCCCCTTCGGGTTATATGCTTTTGTTCTCTCGATTACATAATTGACATTATCAAAGTCACAAAAACATTCTTCAACTAGGCTAAAGAATGAAGGATTTTTTGCCATACCCGATCCTGTGTACAGTTTTCCATAAATATTACTAAACAACAAAGGACTGTCACATATGGCAACATCTACCTGTCCTTTTAGAGTGTATAACATATGGTGTTGTTTTGCAAAGATATACAGTTGATCATCAAATATAGCTTTTCTGTTTTCCCACACCGGCCATTTTACCCATTCATGCACGTACTCACAACTTATTCCCTCTTGTTTAAGCAAAGAAAATACACCAGCAGCGGTGGTGCTTTTACCTGCTCCGGGTCCAGCAAACATGTTTATTGTAATCACAAATCTTTCTCCTGTTCATTTATGTGATTTATCCAATCTTTAACTACATTCACGAATATTCCTCTTCTGTCCACTGTTTCCAATCGAACCCACAATCACATGTATCTTCGCCTTCCTCACAACGAGGACATATTGGTACTCTTATGCTTATCCTTGCTCCAGCGGGAAACGAACTCAAAGTCAGAACAACATCTTCCACTGTGTTCTGACTTTCCATATCCCCTTCACAATAAAGATTCCAATACTTTCGATGTTCATCACAGTTCTCTTCCCCATAAACATCAACCTTTACTTCCCCTCTCATAATTTCTCGCATATGGTTCATCTGGTTCGTGCTCTCTTTTCTATTAGCACCATTTCATCTTTAACCGCTAATTTTAATTTTTTCAGCTTTGTTAGTTCAATAACTTCCTCGTATGATAGGGTACCTCTGTTTCTCTGTAAGTCATCTACCCTTTTGTCTAGGATTTTGTATTCTTCCATATATCTACGGAACTTGGGTGATTCTCTTAGAGGGGAATATTCATCCCCAAAAATGTTTCCGTCTATCATTTCTAGCCTCCAAAAAAGAAATTAAATGCTTGATTTTGTGTTAGAATATGGGCTTTCCCCATAGGCTCAAGTAATGCTACCATTTTCCGATAAAGGAATTTATCGATCATTTTTTCATAATCCGGTTCAACCCCCACCGCTGTGAACTCACTAGGCCATCTGTCATACATAATGCATTTTACGTTGTATGGGTTAGGTTTAACATAGACTAGCCTATTTTTTGTATCCTCTTCGATCTCGGGATATATGTCCTCTATGTTCAATTCTAGTAACATTTTATGATACTGTGAAGCCGCTCTAACGTGATACGGGGTTCCTTTGATTGGTTCGCCGTCGATTATATATTTAGACAATCCCTTGATCCCTTTGTTTTCTGATATTTCCTCGGGGTAAGCATTTCGTGCCTGTCTCTTGTACTCCGTATATGCATCAAATATAGCAGTATCATCAGAGTTTCGCAATATCATCCCTAGCATGTCTCTTAATGCTTCCCGGAACACAGAGGGGGTTTCTGACCGGACAATTTCCAGACCAGTAACATCAATCTTATCGCAGGGGATATGCTCTTTGTTTACCACATGGTATCCATATTTCTTTTTCTGTATAAATAGTGCTGATTTGCACACAATTTCCTGCTTGAATACAATAGAGAATTCCTCTTTGGACATCCTTGAGTTATACTCTCCAACCTGTGTTTCATTATAAGCACATTCATTGACATAATCTTCGACGATCTTGGAAATTTTTAATATACCATCAATGATCAATTCTTGGTCCAAACTTTTCCATTCATTAGTCAGAACTTGGTCAAGGAAATGCCCTACTTTGATGAAAACAGAGTCAGTATCGATATAAGCTACATAATCGTCCTCTAATGTCTTGGTTGTATCAATTACAATATCACCGCTGAGTGATCTGATTGCCGTGAGAATTTCGGGGTTGGTCCATTCACCGGAATGAAAGAACCTGTTCACGTATTTTTCCCCATTGATAATAGCTCTACGCCCACAGGAGGCGACTGCTTCTGCAACATTGATATTGAAATATCGAGAATAAGGCACCCCAGTAACCCCATATGCAGAGTTAAGAACGATTTTAAGTGCCCACTGTAAAGCATAGTAATTGTCAGCTTTGCGAGTATATTCAGCCTTTTTCTCTGGAATTCTCGCTCTCTGTGCTTTCTGCTTCATTTCCTTTTCAAGTGCCCTGACAGCTTTACGTTTCAAATACGTCTCATACTCAACCTGTGCAAATGCTCCTTGACGGTTCTGCATAAACATTGATCCACATGGAGCAACACATATCAATCCTCTCTCAAGAGCCAAATTAAATTTATCCAATTTGGCCCCATCAACAATGGATATGCCTGTTTCCTTGAGTAATTTGAACGGTTTGAATCGTCGAACTTTAACCATATCAGCAACAGGGGCTTCCATCGCAACTATTTGTTCAATGTCCATATCTCCCCGGCCTGCCATTGTGTCAATCCATCCACCAAAATCATTTTGATACGCGATCAGGCGACCATAATATGTTTCTGGTGACATATTGAGGGTGATAATCGCAGTCGGATAAGATGATGCGATATCAAGGTCCACAACCCAATCATGTTGCCCGCGTTGTGGCGGCTTGACATAGGCCGCTGGGAACCATTCTTGGTCACCACCAACCATTCTCGGAGCACACAAACCATTACGGCGGAAGTGGGTCAACATAAGACCTTCCACCAAATGAGTTGATGCTGTATAGTTTTCCATCTTGCAACGACAGAGTAGCGCCAAGTTCTGTGCCAAACGTATGTAACCTAGCTTATCCTCCATCTGTTCAATCAATCGACAGTCAACCGCATTGTAATCTACGTATAGATTCCAGTTCTGATGGAAAAGGGTTCTTAAATCATTAAACTCGGAGTAGTCCAGTTTCCCCAGATCAAGCTCGAACCTTGAAATGGTATCAAGTTTGTAGTTCTCAGGATGTTCCGGAGAATACCATTTATATAGGGCAAAATAGTCCATAACGGATACCCCGGCGATATCCACGTTAACAGCCCCAGACTCTTCGTCTTCCCATACACGAACTATACCAATAGGAGATAATTTCTTGTATTCCTCTGTTTTGGGGCCAAAAATATTTTTTGATCTATTTACCAGATATCCAAGGTCGAAGCCACCCCTTTTGTTCATTTTGTTGTTTGGGCAAATATTCCAACCCGTGACAACATCGGGCGCATTTATATGCCACCAATCAAAAAATTTGCGCAAAAGTTCAACTTCATTTTGACAGTGAGTATATTCAATGCCTTCGGGGTTGTCCCCCCAATATGGTTTGATCCCCCATGTTTTATTGACTCCACCACCAAATTCACGAACATTAATGAGAACTACGGTATGCGCGGCGTCTGTCACATGAGGAAACCCCCTTTCAGAGTGGACCTCTATATCCAATGAATATATTTTTAAAACAGGAACATCAATATCTTCATCGGATACCGTGTGATATCTCTCAGCGAGATATTGTATCTCCTTAGATACCTCGTTTTCGTAAATGTGGTTTTTGAATGTTCTTTGATATTCGTTATATTCTTGGTAGGTTTGGAATTCCTTTTTCTTTACCGAAATTCCATCAATCGTTTTAATTATACCGTTATCATCGGGGGTAAACACATATGGCACCCAATTGATAATATCATAAAAACGTTCTCCTTCTATTGTTTCCCATAGATGAACTCTTGAACGTTTTGTGTCGTAAAATACGTTAACTAATGACAAATAAACACCTCTTTATACTTTTTTTGTCAGTATAGCATGGTTGAAGGTGGATGTAAATTAAGGAGAAACTGATTGTGATGTTTGATCATCCGTATCATCTTTTTTCTTCTTCTTTAGACGTTCTGCTTGACGGGCCTTATAACGTTCTACTGGACTTTGTATCATACGTGCGCCAATCGCCATACGGGTATTGCTCAACTCGGCACTAAGTTCTCCTAAAAGCACACCAATCTTCTCAACAATGTCCATAACAATCTCCTTGTAGCGTTTTTGTGCAAGTATTTATTGTCGAGCGTAAACCACTGGATCTTTAGTCCGTAGGTAGTTCACAGATTGATAGTTTTTTGTGGATCATATGCGTTGTTCTCTTTGGTTAGATAGATTATATTGTCAGCATCGGTGGACACAATATCATAGTGATCCGAAAAACGTTCCTTGTTTATGATATATTTCTCGGGATACCCTTGGGGGTTACACACAACCCTAGACTTTTTGTTATCCGAGGTTACAATATAATCAAAGGATGCATGAGTATGCCCATGAATCCATACTTCTGGGTGATATTTTTCAAACATCCATTCCCATGAATTACCAAAGCATCTGTTCAACGAACTTCCCGCAAACCTAGGGTCAAGTGATCGATGATGAGGATAATGGTGAGTGATTACACATAATTTCAGGTCAGGCATATGTTGGCGCAACCAATGCATCCGATGGGCTAGGTATGACCGGGATTTTTCTCCCCACACAACCCCATCTAGATTGCCTTCATCTAATAAATCATATATCCTAGTGAAGTCGTTAAGACTGTGTTTTTGTGCCATCCCAATGGGACCATTGGAACCATCCCACCATCCTGTAGAGCCAAGGAAACAAACACCATTTAAACAAAAGTCCTTCTCTATCAACACATGGACCTTTGGGTTTATTGATTCCAATGCCAACATTTCGGGGTCCAATGATGATCTGTTGCGACCATAATATTCATGATTACCCGGAACAAACACAACTATTTTCCCAGAATCTTGTTGTATTTGGTGGATATCATCTACAATGGAGTCCCCACACGTAATGTCGCCCGCCAAAACCAGAACATCGGCTTTGGTATCTACCATCTTATCATGTAATTTATTAATACGACCAAATTCTAAATGTAAATCTGAACAAATTTGCACACGCATAATTGAAAAATCCTCACTTTTTTATAAATACTATTAAGACATAAAAACTATATCAAAAGGAATCTTACCATGAACAGCACCGAATGTAAATCAACATATTATAATTATATCATACTTGACCCAAGAAAACCGGGGCAATATTCATATGAACGGTATAACGCTCACCCTAATTTTTATATATTTTACCTTTCCCTTTACATTTGGGGCATCTAATAACCAGAATAGGCATATACCACACTGTTTCCCTACCAGTTCCATTACAGTGTTTACATTGTATTTTCATTTTAATAACTTATTAATATCCTTTATGTCATTTATGAGGTCTTTGTTTGTGGTTATTTTTTGTATCCTGCCCCATTCACCATAGTAACACAAATGAGAAGCCATGTCAGCATGTCTGTAATCCACCCCGATAGCATCTCGCACTTCATATTTGCCAGTAACATCAAGCAACCCCATCCCAATATTGTTGGCAAGAGAATAAGCATAATCTAACGATGAGTTGTATTTTCCTTGCCCGGAAAAAGACACGAACTCGCTCTTCAATATTTGTTCTTCGTGTGTTTTGATTTTATCTTTAACCAGTTTGGTTTTTGTTTGCCATTCTGCCCACATATGCGATAGTGAAGCGGCTTGAACAAACCATGTATTTATGTGGCGATAATAATTAGGTCTAGTCGTACCGAATAAAAGGGTTTTGATGTAATATTCGGCCTGTACACCTTCATTGTATTCTATGGTTGCTTTTGGACTATAGTGTTTGGGATATTTTGCCATCATACATGGGGCGGCAATTTCGTGATCATATAAATTCTCGAAAATAGGTTCTCGTAGAAAGACACATTCGGGTTTCAGTCGAACCATAGAGATTGTTTTTGTGACATCTCTATACAAAGCGTTGTTATCCACCTCGACAACTTTAAGTCGATCCAATTCTGCTCTGGTTGTTGGTGATATGCCTGCCCCAAAAACCAAAAAAACAGGGGCATTGGCATAAAAGCCCCCATTATTTCTCAAGCTACGTACCATTAAAATTGTTTCTTTTTCGTTACTACTGTTTATCTTTGCAGTCAGAGACACGCTTTGCTTCATAACACTTCCTTATCTGCTCGATCCCTGCTTCCATACGTTTTTTTGCAGGAGGGTTGGCAGAATGCACATTTATTTTTGGTGGTATGAAATCACCGAACTGTACGGCTTCTTCTATCCACAATACAACATCATACCCTGTTCCGACCAGTTTGTCATCACCCAAATCATGGTCTAATGAGATGTGTGTAACTTTTCCTGTTCGTAATAATTCTATTGCCTGTTCTGGTACATACACCCTCAACCATCCTTCGGGTGTCGTTCTTTCATCGTCAAGATATACTTTCATTATCACTTCCGATCATTGCAATATAAAACGAATGTCCTTCTTTGTCAGCTCAATGTCTTTATCACAAACAACTTCTTGCTCTTCTAACGCCATCTCTTTAGTTTATATCTATATTTATCAATAAACTTCTATAATATCTTATTTCGTTCCTGATGCCTCCCATAATGCAGCCTTTACCATGATTATCATATGATATCTGTGGTTCAGCCCTACCACAACCAAGACATTTTCGATAAGGATTTCCCCCGCCAAAGGTACCCCAACCGTCGTTAGGCAACTTAGATTGTAGGTTGCGTATTCTATGAAGGATTCTTTCTTTTTGTGGTATGTGATTAGCTTTCAATGGATATCACCTCCCATTTCTTCTGTTTTGGTGTTCCAAATGGTACTGGAGTATTGTTGGGCTCTTGCTGCAAATTCGATCTTGTATCCACTCGGAGTGTTTCGGTAAGCATATGAAATCAATGATTATTTAAACACCGTTTCGAACAAGCTGTACCTTCCCGAAGATAATCCAACTTCAGCCCTTTCCGCTGAAATTCGACCAAACCAAAGACCATTACCAAGGTAATACATAACGCGACCCTTTTTTGAAATAACCTTTTTGATTCGTGCATGTCTCATGATTGACTCCTTGGTTAATGTTCCGTCTGTCTTACATATACATAATACCAAGGTTACTTATAAAAGTCAAGCTATATATCCTTAAATTTTTGTAAAGAATATCTGATCAGTTCTTCGGCATCTTTGTTGAATCTCATGGCAGACGGAGATATACATAACACTGTGGGTACCAAGTGAGGACCATATTTTGGTGTTACCACTCTCCCATTGTTTTCAATGATACCATCAAAATCTCCAGTCAATTCTTCCATGACCACGTTGCCCAAAGCCAACATTTTCTGTGGAGCAAGAGCCTCTAGGTACGCATACACCCATGATCTACATTCAGATCGGTGAAATTTTGACGGTATCGTTGGTCTTCTGCGAGTCTTTCTTTTGCTCACAAATGGCCGACATTGTATTGAATGTATGTGCATAAATTGCTCGGGTTTGAGGTTAAAGCTTTCCCCTATCTTCCAGAATGTTTTCATGCTTTCCTCGTCACAATTTGAGGGTTGCTCCATAAACAAAGCATATAAAGAGTTATGATACCACGTGGGGGGCTTGTGTCCGTTCTCGTGCAACACACATGTTTTACAGTTCGAACATTTGCCGTGAAGATTTTTTAGTTTGTCTATATCCATCAATCCCACCAATGATAAAGATATTTGTTTATAATTTTGGTAGCAAATTCCAAATCTTGTTTTTTCATGTAATCCGCGTGTCGATGGAGACGAGAAGAGGCCTTATGTTCATAATTTTTGTCTTGGTCACTAATAGCCCGGTCGCGACTAAACAAACATTCAACCAAACCTTTCTCCCGAGGTGGACCATAAGCAATTTTTAATTCACCGTATTTTTTGTCATGGTTTTTGAATGCGTTAGTAATATATTCATCCGCAATAACGCGCTCAAGAGCCATCACTGCTAGATGGATGTTATCTGCATCTTGCTCAGATCTAGTATGGTTACCATATGTCCGAAGGGAATGTTCCATGTTTCCAAGCTTCTTGATATTCATGTTTAACCAATAGGTGTAGTCCCAATCTCGATCAGCCCACACAAAAGGAAACCATTTGATGAGATTCCCGATTCCATACCGCAAATCACGCCACCACCAAGTCCAGCCACGAATTTTGAAACTCATATACAATTTCCTTAATCTGTTCATTTCGTTATTCCTCTTGAAAGTGTGTCCACACAAGCGATCCTACTGGGTCAGTTAGTGGGTTAGACAATTCCTCTTCTGATATGATTTTCATAGTTGGGCCTATGGAACAATCTTCTCGATACACCACAAACTTTATGCCGTCTCTTTCAACAACTATGCCTTCGGTGTCTTGTAGTATGTGTATTAACGCATTGATAAACAAAACAAAAGCTCCTTTGTCCATGTCCGTGCCCTTCACCATCCGGCCTATCGCCTTTATCCTATCAGACATCATCATTCTCTGTTAACAAAGTAGGTTCTGGGTCATCTTGTTTGTCACGGCTAAAATAAAACTCATAGTTCGTAATAGCAATCACGTCCCACCCCTCTTCGGCAGCATCATTTAACACTATCTCACTATGAGCACGATTCGGGGGTATTTCTACTACTTTAAATTCTTTCATCTATCTCTCTCCTTTGGTTATTATATATCATTTTGTGTACTCAACCTTTACATCCAATGCTTTTACTATTAAGTTTTCCAAAACGGATTTTCTAGTAATCCCTTCAAGCTTGTAGATCACAGCCCCGTGAACCATAATTAATATGGTTGGAAGAGAATGGACTTTGTATCTACGTACCAAATCCACACACTTATCGTTGTCTGCTTGGTAATATGCAATATTAACCCCATCCATCTTGGTCAATTCCTCTGACCATTTTTCGAAGTGTGGGGTTAGAAATTTACAAGGACCACACCATGTAGCAAATACCTTTACAACAGACAACCTATCTTTGGTTAGCACCTCATTAAAGGTTTTGTTATCTAAATTCTTAACCATCTCTTCTTCTCCTGCTACCTGTTGGATTGTCATAATCATTCAATGGTCTATCTATAACAGTTGCGTTCTCTCGCGTGTCACCTGATATGATAACATCATTCATCCACACATTCATCTCAGACGAACAATACATTTTCATAGAGTGTGCGTCATAGAAGAACTTATCCATCTCACCCACTCGACCACCAAGGCGATTTTTTACAATCTTATAATGAACCTCGTTTTTATATACCATATGATCATCATTTGAACCCATGATCATCATAAAGTCGGCTGTAGCAGGAACCATTATCTTCAACAGAGTTCACAACACTCTGTCCGTCATATGATCTGTCCGTCATATGACTGCTATATGTTTCCATATAGATGAGACTATATCTTCATGGAGTTATCCATGCCTCCCGTTTCAGACACCATATGTTTGTGTCTTACGCCTTGCGGCTAGTCGTTGCACGTTACCCTTTCGGGTCTTCGCTCAGGATTGTCCTCAACACCACTTGCTAGGATGTTCCCTGAATTAGAGAGATTTTAAATGAGCCTTCATTTAACCCATTGAATTGTGTGTCAAAATCCCATTTGCATAGAATAGATGGTCACCAGAAACCTCTATATCTATGGTATCCATTTCCCCAATAGGGTCTATAGATAATATTTCATCTTTGAATTCTATCATAAAATCTCCTTTATTTTATCCAATACCTCAAATGGACTGGATTTGAAATCATTTTCCCATATAATACTCACATTGTATCCCCTTTCTGTTATGTAATCAATTCTTTTTTTATCATAAGACCATTTATCTTGCGCTGTAGTGCCCAATATTTTATGCTCGTATAATGGGTCATATTGTAATGGATTACAATGCCAGTAATCACCATAAAACTCTATAATCATATTATAACGGGGTATATAGAAATCGACAGAATATATACCTATCTGATATTCATATTGAACGTCACCACACTCCATATCAGTATTATCCAAAATAAAATTTATAAATGATAATGATTGTTTTGATGGTTTGTTGAAATCTTTATTATCAAATATACAGCGTTTATACATATCAAATACTTTATATCGTGCCCCATCAACCGAATATTCCCTATCAGTCCAAAATTTTGTAGAAAATACATTAATGTTATAGTATTCGGGATTAGTTTTTCTTTTTTTGTGCCATTTCATAGAATTTTTGGATTGTATTGATGATATTATATTTTTTGATTCATCTATAGAATATCCATTTCTAACCCAAAACTCATGGCAAAAACAACTTCGTTCTCTTTGCTTTTCTGTTCCTTCTCTATCAACCCTGAGTTTAGAAGATTTGGATAAATTGTATTTCCATTCTTCTATTTTATCATCTGGATTATCGTATTTGAGTGTCATCCTTTCCCGTAGAGATTTCTTGTTAGTGTTGTTATATAACAAAAATTCGATTTCACCTTGTTTCTCTCCATAGTACAATTTATATGTTTCTAAAATTCGTGCCCTTCTTTCGTTGGGTGATAGTTTATAGTATTCATTGTAACACTTTAGAATATGTTTAGGTTCATCACAATAGCTTACCAATGTAGACAAATGTTTTACTCTAATGTGTATTACTTTATCCCATGTGCTTATAATATTACCAATACATAATACAACTTCATCGGATACTACTTTTTCTTTGAAAACATAACCCAATTCCCATTGTTTTGTGTTGATAATAAAATTTATCCTTTCGTCAATAGTATCACAAAGAGAAAACCACCGCCTTCTTTTTAGATTCTTTACTTTCTTGTACATTCAATCCTCCACGAACAACTGTATTCATGAAGTATTTATACAATCTCCTTGTTCATTTCAATTTTCTTACATTTAATACAACATCTCTTCTGTACCATCATAAAATTGAAATCACCAGTGTCCACAATTTTGATAATCTGCCATTCACCCCAAACATGTTCACACATCTATATCCCCGTATTCAATTTATCACCAACTTTCAGCCCCGTTTCAACACACTTTTCTCCGATATCTGTCGGGAATTTGTGCTTCCCGCTACAAATTATAGTTTTACCACTTTTCGTTGTTATTTTGTAGACTTTTTTCCTATCTATAGGGAATTTCCTCTTTACCTCAACATCACCATCAGAACCTTTGATATGATCACCAATTTCTATATCTTTGATTTTTGTATTGACATATACCCCATTTACTTTTTTGTATACATCAGTATCAACATGTAGACATTCCGCGATTGAGTTAAAGTCAACATCCTCGAAGCTCATAAAGGTACCAGCACGGTTCAACTGACTAACCGAAATCATTGGAATATCAAACTCAAAACCCAACGAACGGGTTTCTTCTGCTATGCTTTTTACCTCAGTATATGACCCCTCGCCTTTCTTGACTTCAGTGCTCGACATGAGGTTAAGGTAGTCAAAATAAAAAGCATCAATGTTTATTCCGCGCATCTGCAATTCACGTAACCATGTACGAAAATCATTAACCGATCCTTTGCCAGTGGGGAAGGATTTGATATATAAGTTGCCCCTACCCGGTTCTCTTTTTATTTCTCTCAACTTGTCCATGAGTTGACGTTGCATTTGTCTGTTGAAGTAGAATCTATTAATATCCAAGAGAGAATAAATGCCATCAAATCGTTGAGCAAACATGTCCTCCGACATTTCCAGTGAAGCCAATGCAATATTGTGTCCCTTCCGTACTTGTCTGGCGATCATATTGGCCATGACATTTGAGTTATGTGACAGAATTCCGTTTGTATAGAATAGATGGTGATCTTGCATTGTAATATCATACATTTCCTCATCAACACCGGTATCAAACACATCAAATACCACATCAAACCCGTCATCAGATAGGATAATATCACCTTCAACAAGGTCTTTCGCCATAACCTCTCTATACCCATCACCAATAAGACAGTGATTATCAGCACATTCTAACTCTCTACCACTTTCAAATAGGACAACATATTTCCTGAAGGAATGGGTCTTGTGTACATAATCAACAGGTATCCACCCCTTATCAGATAATACCTGTACATTTCTGTCTCTTATATCAACACTTTCTTTTGCGATACTAAGCATGAATAAACTCCAAACATTCTTTAATAACAGATTCTTGGTCTTGTTTCCAATCTCGTTCTTTTACTCTTAATACTTCATATCCCAACGATGTGAGTTTTTCATCACGAAGGCTGTCACGTTCTTGATTACCTCTTGCCGTTTTCTCTATTCTTGTCCAGCCACGATTCATATTTTTTGACACCCTCGGTCTGACCATACTTATTAACAAACAAGTCAAGTTTGGATACCCCTTTCTGTGCGTTTTTAGATTTGGGTTTGGATATATTTTCTCTCCATTCTTCATACCTCGTCTTTCCCACACTTTCCCCGTGTTTGTTGATAAAAGACTGTAATGATGGCATTTGTGTTTCTCCTGTAAATACATTGTTACATGAGTCTTTATACAAATCACCTATTTTCATTTTTTTGATGACCCCGTTCTCTTGTATATGAATATATGAATTATACGAAACACATTTAAAGCCATGAATTTTCGCAACAAACACGCTCAGGGTTTTTGGTGGAAATCCCCCATTCAAAAATTCATCAAAAATAGGGAAATATGTGGGTATACGCTGAGTTTCATCGGTAAACATTCGCGTCAATCGAGGACCGAGATCCCCAAAATAGTCCAATCCAATATTATTGTCTAAGGTACGACATAGAGCAGATTCTATTAGAGTTCTGATTCTATAAGTATCTGCCCCACTATCAATGACATCAATGGAGTTTCTAACAGCCTCTTTAATAGCCTTGTCTTTCAGATAAGCAGAGCTTTCTTTTTTTAACCAACCATAATGTCTAACGATATCAATATCAATGGAATCAATTTCCCGGATATAATCTCTAACACCTTCTCGTCTATCAACGGGAATATTGTTTATCAGTATATCAACTGCTGGAATCTCTTTGTACTCCGAAAAATGCTGTTTGGTGTACTTGAAAATCTCTTGGACAGCGGGGTGGTCAAAATATTCTGGTTCAAACGCTCCTGTTATCAAAACCACAAATTCAGTCATGTTCAACAAACCTTTTGTTATACATTGCTCAAGATATGGGGGGTCTGTCGTTAATCCGTTTTCGCTCATAGGGCTCCTTTGGTGTGATACTTCGTGGTACATTAACATGTTTTGCCCCACACGTCAAGCTGCGACAAAACTCTTACATGTAATAATCACCACATAGGTGGGCTGTTTGCATTTCATCTTACACTTTAGGCATTTGGGATTTGTCGCGCCATTTTTTGTTTTCATATAATCTCCTCCTAAAAAATCATCTTACCCTAATAAATATCATATGTAAAGGTTTACGGACAGGGATCTGTGTGGTATGGTGTTTCAATGTCAAATGACCCACATGAACTCTTCTACACATTCAGCCAAACTGTATACCCGGTCATTCAGGCTCAACGGTACAGGAACATACTACTTGCTGTCAACAAGTATTTAGATATCCCATCAACAGGGGGCAGATAAAAATAGTATTGGGCATGTTAAACATGGTGTTTGGTGGAAACAGATCAGTGAGAAATTTCTCATAACACGATAAGATATATAAATACTAATGTTACTAAATTCTCAGGTGATAACGAGGATTTACTTGAGGTGTGATATGGAAAGAAACTATGACGAACTGTTGAATGTCTATAACAATGGCACTCAAATAATGATCCAAAAAATCCGTGACGAGCTTAATGCAGATGCCATGTTTTCCAGACTCGAAACTGATTATGATGTGTATGACCTCCTGAACTTCAACGAATTCAATCTAAAAGAACGACTTGAACGACTAGCTTTTCATATGAAGGATTTTAAATTAAAATACCTTCAGGAACTAGCCAAAGTGGAAGCAATAAAAGACCGATTGGATAAGGTTACAGGGGAAAAATATCAATCTCTCCGTAATGGTGCTGTTTCACTAAGTAAAACAGAGATTGAAAAGTATTATCTAACCACCGATGTAGAGATATTGAATCTCAAGGGATTGTTGAGAAAACAGGAAATGAGAGCACAATATTTTGAAGCTGTACATAGCGCATTTGATAAGATGGGTTGGAATATACGAAATTACGTGGACTTGTCTCGCGGGGGGTACTAATCATTAGTGGTAAAATTAGAACTTCACGATCAAATGAATATCCGTATCGATACGGAAAATTGGGACTATCTGCGATGCAGTTAATGGGAGATAAAAGCGTTCATTCCAAGGAATATAGTGACTACCCCCGAAGGTAAAGAGGTGTATATCAAAGGTCTTCGCCAATATTGCAGAGAGCATAGCTTAACACATGAATTGATGTCGGCTGTCGCTAGAGGAAAACAATACCATCACAAAGGATATAGATGTCGATATAATGATTAATTTTGTATTACATGGCCCACTACACGTGCGGATAGAGACAGACAATTGGGATTATCTTAGAGCAGTCAAGGAGTATTTCTCTCATTATGTAGAAAATTATAAATTTCAGCCTCGTTACAAGCTCGGTCAATGGGATGGACGCACTTCTATGTTTAATTCCATGGACAGAACCATTCCTTTTGGATTGTTGTTGGAACTTTTGAAGTTCCACAAAAAAGAGTGGCCAGAGCTTCAATATGATATATCTAACGAGGTTAAATTGATTTTTAGGGGCATAGTACCGGATTATCCCAAAGACCTCTTATTTGCCCCATATGACTATCAAGAGGACTGTATCAATGCTTGTTTAAAGACCTCAAAAGGTATTATCAGATCAGCTACCGCTAGTGGAAAGTCGCTTATGATTTCATATGTCCAGCGATCATTGTTTGCCTCTGGTCTGGTCAAAAACGGCATTATTATAGTACCATCTGTCGGCCTTGTTATTCAATTCTATACTGATATGGTGGAGTACGGCATTGACATGTCCAATATTGGACGTGTTGGTGAGGATTGGAGGGAATGGGACAAACCTCTCGTTATCAGCACATGGCAATCTCTTCAAAATGTTCCTGAGCACATGGAACGCATGGATTTAGTTATTGTTGATGAGTGTCACGGAACAAAAGCTAAAATATTAAACGAGCTGCTTCAACAGGCACCGAAGGCCCGATTTAGATATGGGTTCACGGGTACTATGCCCCACCAAGAACTGGAATGTCTGCAAATCATGTCTTTTCTTGGTCCTATCTTGAAAGAATATGGGTCTGTTGAATTGGCCAAACTTGGCTATGTGGCTGAATGTAAGATCAATATGGTACACATAGGTTACCTTAAGAATCCTCCGTCCAAGTTTACTTATAATGAAGTCAAGGACTTTGTGTTTACTAATGATTATCGTATGGGGGTACTTCGTAATATTATCGCCGAGTCCGAGGGGTCTGTTTTGTTGTTAGTAGGAAAAGTTGAAGACGAAGGTGAGGTTCTAAAAAGAGTGTTACAGGAGGCTCCCGAATTAGCCGAATATGAGGTTGAATTTTTGTCTGGACGAGATAGCGCCAAGGACCGTGAAGCATGGCGTAAATACATGGACACACAAAACAACGTTTTATTGATAGCGACGTTTGGTGTTTTTCAACAAGGGATTAATATTAAAAGCTTGAGGAATCTAATATTAGCTTCACCCTTTAAAAGCAAAATTAGAGTTCTCCAATCAATTGGACGTGCTCTGAGACTTCACGTTGATAAAAAGAATGGTGCATTGGTATGGGATATATGTGACAGTGTTAAATTTCTTGAAAAACACTCATACACAAGGTTGAAACATTACAATATAGAAGGTTTCAAAGTAGAAGAGAAATATATATTAGAGGGTACTGATATGTTTGAAAGCTCTCTGTTTGGGGAACAACAGAAAAACCCCACTCTTAGTTGAATGGTATTGTTAATTATCTATCAAAATGCTTTTTAAAATCCTTTTTGCTCTATCTTTTGTAGAACATATATTTTTTACGAAAAGCTCGTTCTTCGCTCAGAAAGTATCCGTATTTGTTGGCGATTCTTTTCGCGATCTTATCATACACCCCCTCTTTTTCGACACAATTAGCCTCAAAGAAGAAGAAAAATGGGGCTTTGCTTTTGATTGCGCTTTCGACAAATTTCATCATGTTTGAAAGCACAGCCATTGGATTTTCCGAAGGGAAGAACCCATAAACCCTGTCAGGGGGGAGATCCCCAAACTTATAATCAAATGAATCTTTGTCCAACCAAAGAGTGTTATCTGACTCTTTGGAGTCGATATAAAACTCAAACTCACTGTTTTCAAAGTTTGCTACATACACGATTTTACCGACCTTGAATTTTTTTTGCATAACGCATCTCCTGACTATATAACAAATATAACAGGTTACTTATTCCAAGTCAAGCGTTTTCCAATCATCATAAATCATTTCTCCAAGCTCTTCATCAGTAAATGATTCCCTGACATATTTCTTTTTATTCCCCAATGAAAATATTTTCTTTGAATCATATTGATCTTCTTTGCTCACACTTCCATCCTGTTTGCTGCGGTTAGCATTGTAAATTTGGTGGGCGGCTTCTTTGTAAGACCATAATTTTTTGGTCATGACCTGTAACTCGACAACGAGGCCATTGATGATCAAATCTATGTGATGAGATCCGTAGTATCCATATTCCTTATCCTGCCCTCTTTGCTTCTCTTCATACCAAATAACCGAACTTTTGTTTTTTCGTATAAACGTTTTAACATAATCGTCTGCATCTTCTTTGGTTTCAAGGAGAACAGCCCCACGAACCAAATCATTCAACGCCAATAACCCTTTCTTCCGAACAACGGCTTTGTCGATAATGGATTCAATAGATTTTATTTGATACATGAACTTGGTTTTGTTGTACTTTCGTAAATCTTTTTTAACAAAAGTCGCCAAATCGTCAAGAGTCTTCTTAAACAACTCTTTTTTGTTTTTAATAATTTCTCGTAGCTCTGTTGACAGTTGGGCCAGCGGTAATTTATCTGTCCTTAAATTTCTTTCGAATTCAGCGATTTCTTTGTCATTTTTGAAAGCCGGGTTAGTCGTACCCTCATCTAAGGAAGATAGATGCTTCCACATTATAATATCAATAGTCATTATATCCCTCGTGTTATGCGGTATGTTTGATCCAGTTTGACGCTTCCCCTTTAGTTTCGAAAAAATTAACTACATTGATCTCGCCTTTGGATACCACAAAATATCTCACTTTAGCTGGTTTTTTGTCCCCACCCCATACATCAAACATTGAGTGATCCATTGAATCATATACTGGGAGCGCATACATCCCCACCGACTTGTCTTTGTTTGTTGCCATGGGTTTATTAGCTTTTGCATATTCAACGAAAGCATGTGTTGTTTGGTTATATTTGGTATCATCTTTCTTGTCGGTAATATACCCACCCTTTATTTTAGTAGTCGAACCACTACCGGGGCCATATGCAAACCAGATTTCTCCGTCTTTTTTGACTTGATAAATTTTTCTCATATGGGATGTTTCGTTCAAGTGTCTGTGAAATCTCATAATTATCTCCCTTGTATTTGTTCGTCGTAATAATCGGCCAATTCAACCGCTACCTGTTTTTTGTCTTCAACGGAAAACATTGTACCATATTTTTTGGTATATAGTTTAGCCTCATCGTCAACCAAACGTCTCCACGAAACCAAGGAAGCCTCTTTTTTGAACATTCCTTTGGCAGCTTTCTTTTTTAAACTCTATATAATAGGTGTTACTTTATTTTTATATATGGCCCCGTCACTGATAATGGATTGAACCAATTCATCAACCACATCCTCATCATAGGATTCTATTAAATATTTGTCAATTGTTTCGTTAATGCTTTTCATCTACTCATCCCTGCCTTGGCGTATTTGACGCTCATCATGTTCATTGCTTGGTCTACTTTAACTTCCCATTCAACATCTTGGTTCTTTCTTACCCATGAGTTATATTCAACTTTTTTGTTGAATTGCTTTTCTTGACTGATGAGCTTCATTAAAAATTCTTGTTTTCTGGTTTCTTGGCCACCAACCCAAGGAAGTTTACTGTCCTTGAATTGCTTCCAAGTAACGTTGTCAACAGTACCATCATCATATTCAATTGCAAGCAACATCTTGCTTTGACGGCTTCCTTCGATTTTTCGACCATCCTGTGAATAGATGCCCTTTTTTACAGCAGTACGAGTCTCATTCAAGACAATATCTATTCGGTTTAAAATATCCATGCTATATGCCTCCGCGTTTGTGTGGATCAAACTTTATCTACAGTGCTCTATCTTTCAATCTAGGCAAATCAGACACCCCAAACTTCTTGTTTATCTTGGTAACTTCGTCGTCAGACAGAACTCGAATAACCTTCATAGCACCGCTAATGAGCCACGTACCAGTCATGTTACTATTCGTCTTGTATTTATAAAAACCACCCTTTGGCACTTGATCTGATATCTGAGCGGTACGGGGCACAATCTTGCCATCCTTTGTTTTCTTTGCTCGTTTATTGGCTTCTTCTTGCCAATCCACATCAGCCGGGACTTCTATTTCGGCCCACACTTGATCATCGGGGCGATAATCCGGCTTACCCCCCTTCTGACCGGGAACTGATATACCACCTATATGGGTAGCCATTGGCATATCACCTGAATGCCATCCGGGTCTAAACGCCAAAGGTCCAAGTTTGGATTTTACCTTACCATCTTTCATTTCACCAATATCGGCTTCAATCCACTTGTTCAATGGCACTGGTTCATTAGCAAGAACATATAAAGGATACAATTTGCCCCCTTTAATCTTGAAAAGCTTATAAGCTTTTACTGTTCTTTTTGGTGCTATTTCGGTCGGTAGCAAAGCCATCTCACAGATATCCATCCCCGATTGGTCTATGGCAAGCCATTCCTTTAATTTCATTAGATCTTGCCTTCGTATCCAATAGCCAGTTCCCCAACAACTTCTTCGGCGTCATCGGCATATTTTTTATTGACAATAATCAGAGTACCTTTCTTTGTTTTGATGCGAAAATGTGCAACAGGTGATAGCACAAAATCGATATCTTTTTTATTGAAAATCCCTTCAAGTGGAGTTCTGAGGCCCATAAGAGCAACCCCACCTTTAATAATTCCCGCAACTTTAACCACATCCGCGTCTTGTGATTTTTCATTGATCATACCGTTAATTTTATCCAAAATATCCATACATCACTCCTTTGGTGTAAATATTGTTTTTTGTGTTTTATGTTAATTCATTAGAATGCCTTGTAGAATTTATCATATTGTACTGAATCTAGATCGTTCTTGGCATAGCTCAACATATCTTTTAAAGTAGCATTCTGATATTTCCCAAGATCACTTGGCATATGTTTCTCCAAATCTTGGATTGCTTCAAGATGTTTGAAGATTTCCACCAACTTTTTATATTTACCTTTATTAATCTTATTCATTAATTCGGCCCCTTTAAGATAGGCCCCAGAATGATCATTACCGGCAACCATTGATGCGATGCTTTTTACTTCAACGTCAAACATAACAGAGCTTTTCGAAATATTCTCTGATAGATAATATGCAATTCCTTGCCCCATGTTTTTACTCCTTTATAATAAATATTGTTTTTTTGTTTTTTGTTTCCTCTGTAAACTTCAACCCCATTGTATCAGAAATATCAACTAATGCAAGAGTAAAATCAATGTTTTCTGGATACTCGAACTTTGTACCATTTTTCAAGTCCGTAATCTTCACTTCAAGATTCATGTTCTTTATCTTGATCTTTAATGACCTATGGCCCATTATTGCCTTGGATATGTCGCGGCGCTCTGCCGAACCTAGGTCTTCTTCATACAAATACCTTTCAATTTGTTCAGTTACCCCCTGAGGGGGTTGCCTTATTTCCTCAGCCGATTCGGGTTTATCATCTCCCAAGTTAGCTGTTTGATCAATATCGTTTGATCTACGTATTTCTGCTTTATCCTTCTGTAGAGCAGAAGAGCGTTTTGGTGCGATATGGGACCAAAATCTTTCGCCAAACACGGCTTCCATACTATCCAGTGTGGTTGAATAGTTTACCTGTGAACCCATCCCCGAACAATTGTCAAACTCATCCCAGTTCCAGTGGGTGGTAGCCGGTACATATCTTTTCGTTGCTCCCGTCAGTCTGTTAGGCACAATCTCCGGGACAAATTTGTCTCCCAGTATAACCGTACCTGTCGGCAGGTCATCATCACCCGAAACACCCGTACCATCTGTTGGATAGTTACCTGCAACTGTTGATTCCTTAAGGAAATTAGATAGTTTCGTCACTTCTTTTTGTTCTCCGTGATATCGCATGGTTCGTATTCAAAGTAATTAGACATTAAGCCAGTAATGATATTATCTGGATCTTGTAAAAAATCTTTATCCCATACTTCGATCAATTTTACACCCAATTCTTTACATAATTGTTTTTTTCTTTCATCTCTCTCTATATGTTCAGGCAAAGAATGCCAATAATTACCTTGGTATTCTATTGCTATTTTTAATTTAGGATAATAAATATCTAATTCAAGTCCATCCAAAACTTTTCGGTCATTATAAATCACATCTTCTTTAATATATTCTTCTATCTTTTCTTGTAATAATCGTTGACCAGAAGAACCCGCACAATGGGGGCATCTATAGTATTTTCTTTTAAAATTATCTGGTATTATTTCCCAGTCATGCCCTTTGGGGCATTCTACTTTAACACAAGTACGAGCATTCTTATATGATGAAAGTAAACTATACCCTTCACTGTCCAATAGTTCTACGAATTGTTTTTTTGCATACTTCAAACTATTTTTTGAGCATTGTGGACATCTGTGCCCACTTTTGTATGAATTTGGTTCTGCCCAATATTTATGTCCATTGGCACATAATATTTCAACTTTTGTATGTGTGTTAATATATTCGGATATTAACTTATATCCTTCCTTATCTAATAGAGTAATAAGCTGTTCCATTGCTTGATCTGAACATCTATTAGAACATTTTGGGCATCTTCTGCCAATCTTGAATTTACTTGGTTCTACCCAATAGGTGTGACCTTCTGGGCACTTAACATATACCTTTGTGTGTGTTGCAATATATTCTGTTAACAAATCATATCCATTTGTGTTCAGAATCTTTTCAAACCTCATAGCATACTTGTTCATGAAACACCCGTACCATCAGTGGGATATGTCCCCGAAATAGTAGCTTCAAATAAATAATAGTCCTTTAATTTCATCTAATCAATTTCCACCAACCTGCAAACAACACCCTCCAAAACAACATCATGGTTGTCCGGATGAGTGTACGCATTAGGGCGTTCCTTTCTTGGATAAAAGGTTATTAATGTTAGATCATTTTTGCCTTCAACAGCGGCTATAAAAGATTGCTTTAGCGATTTGGAGTAAAAGACTAGCTTCTCCCCAACATAGGTTTTGATCTTCTTAAACTTATCGAGAGCTTCAGCGAAGAGCCTTTTAAGTTCTTCCATGGTCAACTCGTTACGTTGCTGTATCCTCTGGACCGCATGATGAGTATCGGCAAGGGTAACCCCAGCGTGTTTAAAGATGGTTTGGCCACGAAGATCAACCGTATCATCGGCCATTTCATATATGTAGTGTTGGAATCTCATTAGTCAGTCTCTTTGTCCGCTTTCCATTCGCGATCAACTTCATCAAAGAACTTCTTTTTCTGGTCGCCTTTCAATTCTGCTTGTGTCTTGACACCAAATTTCTCCAATTTCTTTTGAAAGAATTTTTGATATTCGGTCTGTTCTGTCAGATATTTGTTGACTACTTCATCGATTTTCATTTGATATCTCCGAGTTCTTAATTTGTTTCTCATAACATTCAATGGTTGTATTCAGGCTTTGTCCATAGTCTTTTTGTACTTCGAGGTTACCTATCAGTATATTTATATTCTCGGCAGACCCGATATGTTTGTTGGGCAACAACTGTACATAATTTGGAGGATCATCTTTGGCACATGGGGTATAGTGATAAACATGTTCTATCTTAATAATCGGTTCGGGTGGTTTGGGATTTGCAAACCAAGCACAACCACTAAGGCTTAAAGAGATTGTTAATACGATTAATAGCTTCAGCATTTTTTTCATCGTTTAATATCCTCACTTCGTCTTTCTTAACGGAAACCTCATCTTTAGGTTCAAAGCAAATCTTATTGGCATATTTATCTCTCCACACAACAACTCTGGCCTTTTCGATATCTAGTTGATCCTCCAATAAAGCAATGTTGTCTTTGAATTCCCCTGTCTCACCTTTACATTGATCAATAACATCATTTAATGTTACCTCATTGGATTTGCATGTTTTGAAATCGGTTTTGATTGATACAATCTCGGATTGAAGTTGAACCACATCACCTCTTAGAGAGGTGATTTTAACCCACTGTACACTCGTCGCAAGCGTCATAACAATCAATGCTATAATCCATGGGCGCTTCAATAAACCTTTTCCCAATGTCATCCACCACATATTTTTTACTCCTTATATTCTTGGGGCGGGATCATCTGTTTCGGCCTCATGGGTAATCGATATTTGATTATCCCCCGTTTTCACACTACCAAACCAAGAAGCTTTTTTCATTAAGTTATATGTTGTTGTGATATACAGCATTTGTAGATGAGCTGGCTGTATATCCCCTGTTGTAGTAGTCCATATCCACAGGGCAAGAAGGAAGACGATCCAGAAGGAAATTCTGCCTATCGAAATATTTGCATACTTTCCTTTCTCATTCCTTTCTGAGATAAGGGATATAAAAAATCCAAGCTTGGATATAAACTTTTCATTTCTGGACATAAAATACTCCTGTCTAATATTCTAAGAGTATTTATATAAAAAAACAGGGTGACTACTTTGAATAGCCACCCTTTTCGTTGTATCTGCTTGTTGCCTCATTAATTACTATCTAACTTGCTCTCGCTGTAGAAGTCGCCAATGGTATAGTCAAATATATCATTGGAAAGATCACTCTCCTCAATGTCTGTGATATATCCCTTTGATAGAGATATCCCCAGTGCATCACAACAGTGTTTGAGTTCTCGCCGAAGACCGGCGATACCACCATCCACCTCAATTGCATCAACATCTTTTGCGGTGTAAAATTTCAAAAGTTCAAGTTTTACCGATGCAGGATCAAGCCCAAAATGTTCTTCAGTGGGGTGAAGAGGTTGTACTGTGGATTCAGTGTCGGCATCGTCTCCTTTTCCCCCATGGGCGTTATTAGCGCCCAACACCCCCTTTCTGTTGTTATGAACAGGATTATATTTGGTATATCTCACCGACCGTTCTGTCAGAATTCTTGGAGAAAACTCGGCAATAAAAGCCGCTTCATCCAACACGGACGAATAATCAATCTTGAACTTAATGTTATTGTTGATAATATAAGATCCGCAGGGGGTTTTTACCCGTACTTGGGCACAGATTTCGCGCCCCACAGCAGTTGAAACACATATTGATACATCATGATTCTGGTTGATATATGCATCATCGGTGCCGGAGAAGAAAGCCCCCATGGTATTATGGCTGTGGATCACCCCACAAATCTGTTTCCCCTGATCCCAACTATATTCCACCTGACCGACATGAGCCGCGCTGACAATTTGAGAGTCAGGAATGATCAACGACCCAATCTTCACCTCACGGGCCACATGATCAACACTGCCTTCGAGGTATGCAAGCCATTCAAGGGATGGGTAGGACCGTTTGAGGCATTCAATTTGTTCGTGAGCTTTTTGGGAAAAACGGATCAAATATGCCGGGGATTTTATATGGCCACAGTCCTCGATAATCTTGATCCCGGCATCCCAACACCCTTGGGGGGAAGAGGATTGTTTTGCCAAAATTCCCCCTTCTCGGTCGTGTTTTTCCACAAGAGCTACGAATTCAACATCGCTCATTGTTTTAAATTTTGTCATTTGTGTCCCTTTCGATTTGGGATATGAAGGTAATATTATACCACCCATCACATCTTATCAATTTAACAGTTATTTACTATCGATATAACTCAGAGATATCACACCCAATTTCTTTTGTATGATACTTCAAAATCTTGCCAACACCCAGAGCCGCGATAACGATTGCTGGCACACACCACGATGGAGTTGTACGATAACCCTCATGTTCATCTTCGTTGGTGTCCCAACGCGCAACTTTATCGTTGATAGCGATTCGAGTACCATCATAACCGATTTTGCAATACTTGGCACCGTTTTTTTGCGCCAACGCTTCGATTTCAATCTGACATTTGTGTTTATCAGTGCAGTCAACAACCCAATCAACGCCCCGAGGATAAGTATGTTCTTTGATGGGGAAGGGCATGGCCTTGATATTACAATCTTCCCTAAGAGATTTTACCACCGTTCGGACCACATCGGCTTTGTTTTTGCCGATAAAATCCACGGTAATATCCAACCGATTAAGGTTGGATTCTTCGATGATATCCGGATCAAAGACATACATTTCTTCCACCCCCGACATTGCGAGAAGTTTGGCAACATGAAATCCGATACCACCAGCACCAACAATCAGCACTTTGATATCTTTATTGATACCCTCGATCAGCTTTTGGCGAGTCAACATTTCTTCGGACATTGGGTTTCCTTTCGGTTGGATTTTCTTTAGTGTAATTTATCGAGTAATAAATGTCAAGAACCAATTCGACCGGTTATGATATTTTGTTTTTTAAAGTAATAGGGGGGCATGTCGCCCCCCCTATGTTAATCGCGCTTAGGTCATCCACACATCAGTGGATTCGCCCCGATCAGTCTCGGCAATCCCCGCTCGTTCATCCGCACGGGTCGTGTTATGTCGAGCGTTACGAGCATCAGCCCCTTCAAGAACATGCTGCTCTATAGTGTCCATTCTCGGGAGTCCGGAAGGAACACGGTTACCGGGAGACATGGGGTTGATATTCTCTAAAACCGCCAGTGCTTTTCGGGCAATTTTGAGGATATCTTCGGGGGTTTCCCACGATGCTGTTGGTGTCCATTTGCCCCAGCAATCACCATCACCGTGCTTGTGATAGTGATCGAACTTACTCAACCCTATTGTCTTGTTGACAACAACGCTTTGTACGCGTTTACCAACAGTTTTGATACACAAGGTAACGGGTGAAATCATCCGTTTGGCGTAGCGAGGGTCGATAGGTTTGTTATCGTAAAATTTCGGCCAATACACCCCTTGGTACAGCCAAGTCAAAGCATCTTGTTCAGCACTACCGGTCCTAACAACCGATAGCCCCTGCTTGGCATGATCGAAAGTGATATCAGGCATTAAATTCGCTTTCTCAAGTTTTGCCTTGAGTTTGCGTTCTTTTTCTTCGAAATCTTGGCGATATTGCTCGGTCAGATAAGTCATTTCAGACATTTTTTCGTTCAAAACATCTTTGATCTTCTGAAGTTTCTCAGTGACCTTTGCGGCATATTCAGCGCGAATTTCTTCTTCGGGGAGCGAACTCTCCCCAGTAACTTCCAGCTTTACTACTTTTCCGCCGATTCGAATAGTCATTCCCTCGGACTTCACTTGATCCAGAGAGATGTCGTCCAACACGACATCCATGTCTGTTTTAATTTTTTCGGTTCGTGCATCCCATGTTGCCATAAGGGAAATCCTTTCGATATCGGTCAATTAATATGGTGTATACAGTCGCTGTGATAAAGACATCTTATTCAGCGATTCGCGCGCCCGGCTTCTTCATATGGCTTGATTTCGAGGTGCATACCGGGACTCAGGGTGGCCGGGGCATCAGCGGGGTCAATTTCCCTTCCATCCAAAATAACCCGGAATTTACCCAGACCCGCATCACGAGCAGCACTAATAGCTGTTTCACGGAAATTGCTTTCTGCGGGAATGGTGCGAGTAGAACCGTTGATTGTCAGTCTAGTATCTTGAGCCATTGTGTTTATCTCCTTTTGTGTTGGTTGACTGTGCGAGGTAGACATTACCTCAGTTAGTGTTGTTAGTCAACACTTTTCTATCGTCTATTTGTGTTATTTATTTACTGTGAATGGATGGTATCACAGGATTTGCCTTATGTCAATATGTTTTTACGAATCCCATCCATCTTTTTTTTCGGTCGGTACCATATAAGGTTTTGTTGGTGGTACTACATACGGACTGATACCGGTTGTGTGCCAGTGGCCGGGTCTTGGCTTATCAATAGGGCAAACTGGAAGATGAACGGAGGTACGAAGAAAAGTCCAGCTACCCTCTTTGGCCTGTGCTTTATATTCACTCTCCGAAAGAATGTCCACATCAGGACACCATACATTTTTTGCTTTTAATGAATCCCTTTGACTAACCATCGCCCGAGAATACAGCCAGTAATACCGTTCAATATCATCCTCGGTTGGTTTCACTTCAAGGTCTTCGTCCACCACCTCTTTCAAGAATTCAATCAGTGGTCCAATCTTTTCCCTCAACTCTGCGGTAAATTCTGCTTGTTTTCTTTCGGCCTCAGCATACTCCTCGCGATATAACCACCTTTCAGTCGTTTCAACTAGCTTACTTTTGATACCACGCATCCACTTTTTCATAGAATCATCCTTTCTTTTTCAGGGGAACCAATATTGGGCTTTCCATGACCATCTCGGTTTCAATATTAAAACCACATATCTCAAATACTTCTTCTATTGATACTCCATCTTTAGGATACATGAACATGGTAACTTTGACAAGTCTTTTTTTGTCATCATAAGAAGCTTTGATATATCTCCCCTCTCTATCACTTAATTCATATATTTTAATCATTAATTACTTTCCAATTTTGACATTAAGTAATATCGTTCTGTGGCGTCAGATTTTTCAAAGATAACCATGCCAGCCCGTTGTTCGGCCCTCCATACAAGTTTTGACTTAAACCCAGCCGTCTCGCCCTCATCCACAGAAATGTCACCTTTTATACACTGAAACACGCCAACAAAGTTTTTGTATTCAATGCATATATCCAAGTCTGGTTGATCAACAGAGCCTATCACAAAGCTAATACCATTTGCAAATCTATTTAGGCGATCTGTGGTTTCTATTATCAACTGTCCTCCACGAACAGTAAAATATACTTTATCAAAAGTGCTGCCAACCGATAAAATCTTCTTAAAGATTGCTAATATTTCTTTGGTGATATGGATTTCATAAAAAGGGACTATTGGTGGTTCTGATTGATTAAATGTAGTTACAAAACTAGGCATACAAAAATGTAGATTTGTTTTGTGTTTACCGTCCTTCAGGTTAATCTTTTCGTCGGAAACAACCGCCTCACAGATTTCGTTGTCAATCAAGTTGAGATACGGTTTTACTTTAACATTAGGGTTGTCAAAGTTGATATCCACTATCCCGGTAACGTCCGATAGCACGTCATTTGGTAGATTTAATACAACAACAACATTGTTGTTTGAACTTCGCATCTTTGAGATGATTCTTTCTGAATCTATTTTGAGTTGTACTGTTTCGATTGAATAGTTAAGAGTTGCCTTTTTAATGACATCTTGAAGATTTGGGACATTGATACGCATAAGAAAAAATACCTCACTTTGTAAAAAATAGTATGGGACCATGATATCATGGTCCCATGCTTATGTAAACAAAGTTTTAGTTGGTTTTCCAAGGTTTTTTGGGTACATCTTGAACAGGGGGGTTGTCCATAACATCCATGCTATTTTTTAATGAATTAATAATATTCCCGAGATAAATTTGGTTTTTGATAGTGGGTCGAAAAAACCCAAGCAAATAAAACCCAAGGACAAACCACATAACCGTCCATCCCGAGAAGAACGACAAGTAGCCACGATACATACACACTCCAACCAGAGACGCATATAAAGCACTTCTAAGTTCTTCTCGGTAGAGTTCGTTTTTTGCGTGTTTTAATTTCTTTGTTGCAATGGTTTTGAGTGTAACGTTTTGCTGTTCCATGACTTCACCCTTTCGCAAGTGATCGAATGGCTTCCCGTTTAGAAATGCCGTGTTCTTTCATTAATTCTGCAAGTTGTTCGTCTCGCTCTTTGCCTTGAGCCGTTTTTTTTGTGAACTTTGTTCGGCGAAACCCTTTGGGAACTGTTTCGACATAATACTTAAAAATCAACTTGTCTGGTAGAGAAAAATGATATTTGTTGATTTCGTTCACAATCTTTCGAAGACCTTTGTCTTCGGAAAGAAACAGAGAAAGTATGTACGCTGATACGTCCTTGGGGTTATAGTCACAAGGCGACTTTACAGTAACAGCATTCAAAACCTCTGTCAAGTGATTATTTTTCTTTGCGGGTGCTTTTTTTGTTCCGGTGTCTTTTTTGGGGGGTTTTGTCATCGTCTTTTTTGCGCTCCTTATATTCGGGCTTGATGTTATCCATCAATGCCTGTTGCAATGTCTTCAGCACCTCTGGGGTGAGCCTTGCCGGTTTCGGGGTATGTTTTTTTTCGGCTTTCATTGTATCTCCTTAATATAGTTTTCATATACATGCCATGTTAATGCTTGATTCATCATAAGACATGTGCCTATGTATCGCAACTCGTGTTCACATGTCATTGATTGTCCTGTGCCAAAAATACGAAATCTCCTGACGGTTAGAGGTTTCTCATCATCAACCTCAACCCATAAGGTCGGAGTTTCTTTGGTTGTTGATCCTACCGGCGCGTAAGTTGTTTGGACACTCAAAACGGTAGCATCCTTTGGCATCTCTATTAACTGATAGTCTTTGAGTTCTAATGGGTATTTACAGATTCTTCTCATTTCCAACCTCTCTATATAGTATTAATACATCAGGTTTGCCGGTACCATGGAAGTCACCATGGAAGTCACCATGGAAGTCACCATGGAAGTTACACCGGAAGTCTTTAATCATATGGTTCCGTCCTGTAACATTTCGAAATATTCTGTCATAAAGTTAATCTCACGGATGGAACAAACAGAATCCCAGCGCATAGCATTACCCATATGAATTATTGCCCGAGCGTCACTGCTGAACACTTTGTCTTCTGTCATAATAGTTTCTTCTATATATGAATATAAAGATGTATAATCAATGGGGTTAGATTTCAATAATGTTCTAACTGCATCCGGATTACCGCTCACCATTGCACTCACAATACAGCGATACACCTCTTCACTCGATGATATCGCGATTGTTTTGTTCAATTTTCCGTCAACCACATTCTCTCTCAAGGTAACCAACGTTTTTCTGATATCTGGACGTTTTTTCCAGATGGTCTTTATGAGTTCAACAACAGTTTTTTTGTCGTACTCAACACCCTCTTTGTCAAGGATCATAAAACATCTCATGGCAACCTCTAATGCTGGGGGGTTGGACAACTCAATTACTTGACACCGTGATTGTAGTTCTGGGATCATTTTGTGTCCATAGTTGCAGCAGAAAATAAATCGAGTAACCGACTGTACCTGTTCCATGAGATCACGTAACATGGCCTGCGCATTGGGAGACAAAAAATCGGACTCATTGAGATATACTAATTTTAGTCCACCAAAACCAATGGACGTGGCAAAAGATTTAACCTTATCACGTATCGTATCGATACCCGTTTCGTCCGAACAGTTGATTTTTATACATTCGATACCGGTTTCTTGGCGAAGAACATCAACAAACGTTCCTTTGCCTACACCCGAAGGACCAATCAACATTAGATTTGGGAGTTCTTTGAGTGCCTTTGCTAGTTTTGGTTTGATTTCACCGGAGACAATCATTTCAGAAAAGGTGGTTGGTTTGTATGTAAATTCGTACAAATTTGTGCTCATGGTTATAAAGGTTCTCCTATTTTTTATAGTGTTTCTATGATGTAATTACATTCACTTTCTCGTATTGGTTCTCCGCGAAAAAGAGTAACGTTTCCACAAATTCTAGGTTTAAGTCCGAACTTCATGTAATTAAAGAAACGATCCGGACCAACTTCGTATACAGCCTCGCCACAAACAGGACAATTGTCTAATGTCTTTGTATAATCCGAATCTTCTTTTATGGGCTTTAAGTTGATTTTTTGGATACTTGTTGCTGTATATGAAATCCAATAATATTTCATACATTTACCACACTGCACCACATCGGAACGACTATGATATCTATAGTCACTGTCATACATCATATACTCATCATGCCCACAGTGAGGACAATTTAAATTGGAATCCATTTTAGTGGTTTTCCCCCAGCAACAATTTCAGCAACACAGTGTCTTCGGGTCTTGATTCAAGCTCCAATGAGTCAGATCGGCCATTGCAGTAATGTTCGCCGTCTAGTCCACGGACAACAAACCCCGCACCTATGCATTCACAGCCATTAGGACGCATGTCTCTAACAATATCAGCATGAATCACGTTGTCAGGGAACACGTAAATGTTTTCCGACTCACCGAATCTGCTGTCATGTTGTCTCAAAACAACATATTTTGATTGGATAAATACACTCACTTGAGTTGGTCCTTTCGATTAATGTTATAAGGTAGGATAACAAAAAAGGAGCGATATGTAAACGCTCCTTTTGGTGTTATTTCAGTCTACAGCATCTTTTAGCTGCTCTGATGGTCTAAATGTTGGAACTTTCTTTGCTCGAATATTAACCGACACACCTGTTTTAGGGTTTCGGCCTTTACGTGCGGCTCTTGATACTGTCTGGAAATTGCCAAATCCGGCCAAGGTAACCTTGCCATCCCACATCAATCCATTTTTGATTCCTATTAAAACTGCATCCACAATACCTCTGGCATCTTTTTTAAAAATACCGGTAGACTCTGCTACGTAGTCAACAAGTTCTGCTTTGTTCATTTCAAATCTCCTTATTCCACTTCAATGTTATTTTTGTGTTTGGTTGTTCTGTCGTACTTGGATTTGTCGCCCATAGCCTTGGATGGGGGTGCTGTTGGTTTACGAACCCGACTGAAAGGGTTGACCCTCTTTTTGTCCTTTTTATCCAAATATTTTTGTATAGTTTCTCGCATCAATTTTCCTCTTTTAGATGGGTCCACCAATTGCTTCTCAGGGTGGAGTCATTGACCAATGATAATATCGTTGGCGGCGTTTGTATATCCTCAAACACGAATTTAGAGTTTTTCATTTTAGAATAAAACTCCCCCGCTTTTGATGGATGCCATTTTCCAACACTAATTTCTTTGTTCTTTCCGGGATATCCTGTTGAGTTGGTTCCTATTAAATATCCCTTGGCTGTCTTTGGGTCAAAATAAAAAACAGAATCTTGGTCATACTTCGTGCCCAGAGTCTTCAAAAACAACTTGAAAGTATCCTCTTCTCCCTTGTTACCTATGACAAAAAATGATTGCTCTTGAACGTCTTGCGCGTTCTCTTTCCCATAATTTTCCACATAATGCCCTTCCATTCGGAAGAATCCAAGCCCTGCGGCCCTGATTGCTGACTCCATCTGTTTGTTACGAGACAAGTTATCTCTTTTCGTATAGCTCCCTCTAAAAGCTGTAATCATACCAAAGGGTCTACCACCCTCGATATGACTCCATATTCGGGCCAACGAAGCCTCTTTTATATATTTTTCTGCAATATGATCAATCATGTTGTGTTCCGGTTAACTTTGGTATAATACTGTTGTATTTATGCTTCGACAAAAGGTAGCCAGACAGAAGGGATAATAACTTTATCCCTTCTGTCTTCTCTGACTCTAATAATAATAATAATAATAATAATAATAATAATAATAATAGTCTAACTATAATAAGTCATCTCTAATAATAGTCTATACTATAGACTCCACCTGAAGCGTATAGTAGGTCGAGCGTAAGAATTTTGGTTTTTTTGCCCTGTATTTCTCCTGACACTCAGCTTACAAACAAGGCATGAAACGAGGTTTTGCCTCGGGTGAGTTTTCCGTTTTAGAGTAAAACTCACCCGCAGGGCGAAGACCGGGGCCTAAGCCGCCGTCTCCGGCCCGCGCATACAAGATTGTGTGTGATTATTCGTTGATATCGGTATTCTACCTCTTCTATGGGTTGTGCTTTTTGGGTGGCCATCCAAGGAAAAGAAATAATCTCTCAACGTTGACATTAAGATCAATCAGATAATCTCTCACCCTTTGTTTCTGTATAACTACAACTTAGCATACTCTTTTCCCAATGTCAAGCTATTATTTATGTCCCACAAAAAAAAAATCCTCCACCCAGATAATATAACCCACACTCGTGTTCATTAAAATATAGGAATGAGTTTTATATGTAACCGTGTGTTTATGTGTTTTTGGATTATATTTCGGCTTACGAACTATTTCAT